AATACATGCCAAGTATCGTGTGGGCAGTGACCTACAACAGATCCTAGACAATGCCGCGGCGTTCCGTAAGAACAGACGTAAGAATGATTGGATACAACATATCCGTTTTGAGTACAATGCAGAGGATAGAGAAAGCCCAGAGATGAAAGCAATCTTTGATCAATTCAGTAATGTAATGAAAGTTGAAACAGAAGGTGTGCGTAGAGTAAACGTCTACAACAAAGAAGTAGAACTAGGCATTCGTCCTGTTAAGACCCGGGAGCAAACTATTAAGTTGTTGTTTAAGAATCGTCCTGAGCCCAACGACGGTAAACAATACAACATACAATGCCGTAGTCTACAACAAAAGAAAATATACATTAACCAATGGGGACAGGTCAGTGCCTGTTATACTCATGCTGAGAATGAGCAAGACTACTTTCCAGCAGACAAAGAAGACATGGACTACAGTGATATCCTATCCTTTAAGTTTCCAGATTGTTTCCTATGTGAGAAGCGTACACGTACCTTTATTGATAAAATGGGATTGGACTTTGTATGTTAAAGATGCCTAAGGTTATTGACCTAGAGTTAGAACTTACAACATACTGTAATGCTCAGTGTGGACTATGCTATAGAAACTATACAGCATTCAAAGAACACTACCCAGAGAATAAAGTTCGTCCACTACAGGAAGTCATAGATCAATTAGAAACGTTTCCAGACTTAGAATGGATACGTCTTGTTGGTACTATATCGGAACCAACTATCTACAAAGACTTCTTTCCTTTAGTCAAATACATGAAGGCCCGTGGACTAAAGATTGAAATCTGTACTAACGGAGCAACACACAAGCCCGACTGGTGGAAAGAGTTATCTACTCTAATGAACGCAGATGACAAAGTTTATTTCAGCATTTGTGGTAGCACACAAGAACTACACGAAATATATCGTACAGGAACTAGTCTAGCAAAAATACTAGAGAATGCTCGTGCGTTCCGTAGTGATAATAAGAATGACTATGCTCAGTGTATTCGTTTTTATTATAACAGCGATGACTTTGATGGGCTAGAGTTCAAACAAATGGTCAGCGAGTTTAGTCATGTCTATTGGACAGAAACATTCCTGCAGAAAGAAGAATCCAATTACGTAGACAAAACGAACCTACTTAAATTAAGACCCAATCCTAAAAAAATAGATGACTATCAGCAGATGGATAAGTTTGCCCGTGCCAAATATGCTAGTCCAGTTAAAGGCAAAGCCTACTGCATGAGTTGGGAAAACAAAAGCCAGCAAGTGGACATTGACGGCAAAGTATATCCCTGCTATTTGTTTTTGGAAGCCAGCAAAGGCAAAGAATGGGACGGCGACTACGAGAAAATTTTGAACATGCAGTACGAAGTCTGTAAATACTGCGACCGTGCAGTTATAGAACTCTGCGATAAAAAAGACTTACGTTACATTATATGAATCATTGTTTACTTTTGGCTGTGAATGTTGTGCTAATTGATAGAGTTGGCGGCATACACAGAATGGCTAATCACCTTCGTTCCTTGAATTGGGACTGCGAAGTTGTGGACTTTATAATGTATTGGACTCCGGAAGAACTGTTAGAACTTGTAAAATCTAGAGTTACATCAAATACAAAGTTTATAGGATTTTCTTATCTTTGGAACAGAGCGCAGTCTATACATAAATTTCGTCTAGCCTTTGAATGGATAAAAAAGAACTATCCAGACATAGTTTTTATATCAGGCGGGCAATCGCAACTTATTGATTATTCATATTCGGACTATCACATTTATGGCTATGGCGAGTATGCTATAGAAGAGTTACTTAACTATAAATTTTCAAATGGCCAAAGTCCAAAGTTTGAAAATATTTCTAGCAGAACTAAGATTATAAATGCCAATAGAGACTATCCTGCATATCCTATGAAACATGCTATGATCAAATATGAGGATAGAGACTTTTTAATGCCTAACGAATGGGGCAGAATAGAATTCAGTCGAGGTTGTAAGTTTGCCTGTAAGTTCTGTAATTTTCCTGTGATCGGTGCCAAAGAAGATTATACTAGAGATATTAAAAACGTAAGAGAACAATTCATGGATGCCTATGATCGTTTTGGTATAGAGAACTATCATATTAGCGACGAAACATTCAATGACAGGCCCTATAAGATTTCTAGAATAGCAGACTTAGTTGAAACGTTACCGTGGAAGCCATACTTTGCTGGATTCATCCGTGCTGATTTATTAATAAATCGTAAGCACGATAGAGAAGATTTATTAAGAATGGGGTTCCTTGGACATTTCTATGGCATAGAAACATTTAACCCTAAATCAGCAAGTTACATAGGAAAAAATGGTAACACTACACGAATGAAAGAAGGACTAGTAGAAGTTAAAGAATACTTTCAAAAGCACGTAGGTAACAAGTACAGGGCAACTATCAGTTTGATAGCAGGCCTGCCACACGAAACATTAGACAGTTTAGAAACTACTTACCAATGGGTTAAGAATCATTGGAGAGATCAGTTAGCAGTGGCTTGTCCTTTAGAAATAATGGACTGGGGAGACTCTAGAGAAAATAGAATTTCCGATGATTTTCAAAAATACGGATATGAACAGATTGAAATAGATCTTAATCCTAATCCTAATTTTATATTTGAAAAAGATAAAACAGTAGACAGAACAAAAGTAATGTTACCTGGAACAGGTAAAAATCCTCCCATAGCCTGGAAGAATCCTAACATGGATATTATGCAAGCATGGGATTGGTGTAACAAATTAGATAAAATTTGGTTAGTGGGAGAAAAGAATCTTGCTAGGACTGAAGGATACTTATTGTCAAGAATATTGTGTCACGAAAACGGCGATGTGCTTACTCTTGAAGAAAAATTAAAATTAGTCGAAGAGACTGCTATTAAACACACAGAAAATTTTAAAGTGTTTGTCAACAACTATAAAACGAAGAAACTAAATTGGAAATAAAAAACAAACTAAACATAGACGATTTGCAAAATTTTTTAGACAGCACAGTTTTAATAACTGGCGCTGGCGGAACTATTGGCAGTGAATTGGTAAATCAGATACAGGCAAAAACTATTATAGCAGTTGATATCAGCGAATACGCTATCTATAAACTACAGCGCGGCATTGGTGCTAAGAACGTGCATTGTATAGTCGGAGATGTCAGCGACAAGAAGTTAGTCGACATGATCTTTGACAAATATCAAATAGATTATATTTTTAATGCCGCTGCCTATAAACATGTAGATACACTAGAAGATGAAAATAACTTTTATTCTGTAGTTAAGAACAATATTCTATCTGTTATTAATTTATGTAATCATTCGGACGAAGTGAAATGTATGATACACATATCCAGCGACAAGGCAGTAAACCCTACTAACAATATGGGCTACACTAAACTTTGGTGCGAACGTATTGTACAGCAATATGCTAGAACATCTGACACAGAAATGAAAATTGTTAGATTTGGAAATGTTTTTAGATCATCGGGATCCTTTGTAGAAACATTAGAGTGGCAGATAGCAAACAATTTGCCAATAACTATTACAGATCCTGAAATGAAGCGTTACTTTATTTCAGTACAGGATGCAGTATCGTTAATCATTAATATTGTTCATTTAGAATTTGCCAAAGCAACATACATCTTAGATATGGGCGACGAGCAGTCTATAATGGACCTAGTACCTAAAGATTACCCGCAGGTCATAATTGGATGTAGACCTGGAGAGAAACTACGAGAAGAATTATTCTACGACTACGAACAACTGCAAGATACTAGCAACACTTTGATTAAGAAAATTGAATGGAAGCCAGTGCCTATGATAACTAACATAGTCACTTTGCTAGACGAGTTAAAAAAGGATACAGTATGTCTAAAGACATTAAACGAGATTATCACAACAACAACGATTTTGTAGAACTATTTGAGCAACGCCTATGTGAATACACAGGTGCTCCTTATGCTGTGGCAGTAGATCGTTGCACCAATGCTATACTGTTAGCAATGGAATACTATGGTAAGAAGAAACAGAAAGTCAGTATACCAACACAGACATACCTAAGTGTTCCAATGACACTGATCAACTACGGATACAATGTATGGTTAGAGTTCGATGATTGGATGGGCAACTATCGTATTGGACACACTAATGTCTATGACTATGCTGTAGGTTTTGAAAAGAATATGTATGTGCCTGGGCAAATCCAGTGTGTTAGTTTTCAACAGAAGAAGCGTCTAGCAATAGGTAAGGGCGGAGCAATTCTATTAGACAACAAAGAGATGTATGAGAAACTAAAACGTATGCGCCACGACGGTAGAGACAGTGCTATTCCTACAGCACAGGACACAGGTATCATTATGGGTTATCATATGTACATGAGCCCAGACGAAGCCGCACGTGGTGTATTGTTGCTTAATCAACTCAGCGAACACTACACTAATGGCTCACACAAAGACTATCCAGACATTTCAAAGTTTGCGTGTTTAAAGGACTATGCAGTATGAAGTATGCCCTAATCACAGCCATCGAAGGAGATGCTAACAACCTTAACGAGCAGAAAGGTATTGTTGGTACTAGACGTTTGTTTGAAAGCGAAGCAGTACTGTGCTTTGAGAACTGGCGTAAGAATGGCGGATGGTTAAAGGACTGTGCTATCTATGCTTTTTGTCCCACACACAACATTGTAACTGACAAAACAAAAGAACGATTTAAAGAATTAAATGTAACTTACATAGAAGAGTATCAGCCTATCACAGAAACATTTATCAGTGGTTTCTTAAATGTTCCTTTAGTAGGTATGTTGCTAGAGCAGAGGCTTGCAGAAGATGTACTAATCAAAATAGACTTAGACATGAATTTGATTAAGCCCTTGCCGGAAGAGTTAGTTAACAGTGAAACATTGATCTGCGGACAGTACGATGACTACTGTACAGCACAACAGCGTACAGTTAAAGAAGGATGGAGTAATCCATTTGACACAGGCTTTACTATCAGCAGACGTGACAGTGGATTTTATAAATTCTTCTTTGATGTCCTAACTGACACAATGACTAATCATGATCCTGAATGGGAGAAAGTTCGTGCAGTCAGCGGAGACTACTACTTAGAAGAATACGTTATGGACAAGATCTATAACAACAAACTGTGGCCCGTACAGCCAATACAAAAGTATCAGATAGGCGAGTGGTATACACCAGTAAAGGAGTTTACAGACGATGAACTTAGAACAGTATACTTCTGGCACGAACACCTTATACATGATCCTGTGTATGACAAAGTCAGAGAGAAAGTAGAATATTTTAATAGAATGAGGAAGTTACGTGATTAACTCACACACAAGTTTTGGCCGTTTAAAAGAAGTAGTAGTTGGCAGAGAATTAAAACTAGCCAAGCGTATCAGCGACATTACATTCAAACAGTTTTATAGAGAAGCCTTAGACGAACGCATCTACGAAGCACCGTTTGAAAACTATACAGTCAGCATGGAATTGATTGATCAACGCAATGAACAGTTAGATGGGTTGGCAAAGACATTAGAAAGCCTAGGAGTAACAGTACACAGACCCGATGTGCTAGATAAGATTGTTCCGTTTACTACCCCTAGTTTTCGTAGTGAACTAAGTTCGGCAAGTAATGTACGTGATCTAACATTAGTGTATGGCAACAAGTTAATTGAAACTCCTACTTTTGTACGCAATCGTTATTATGAAAATACTCTGTTACATGATGTGTATAGTCGTGCATGGGATAGAGGACGTGGCGGGCAATGGATTAAGGCTCCGCACACTGAGTTAACAGAAGACACTATTGACCTAGGGCATTGGGGAGATAGTCGTGACTATGCAAACATTCCCAGTAACTATGTAATGGCAGTAGATGGCGCACAGTTCCTACGCATAGGCAAAGACTGTGTTGTTAACATCAACAGTTATAATCAATACTTGGGCTACGAGTGGATCAAGAGCTTTTATCCAGACACAGACTTCCATGTCTTACATGTAGCAGATAATCATATCGATGGTTGCCTAATCTGTCTACGGCCAGGAGTGTTCCTAGTTAATCCCTTGTACCCAAACATTAAAGATCTGTTGCCTGCTAAGTTCCGCAACTGGACTTACTTGTATCCTAAAGACCTAACAGCAAACATTGATGTACGAGGTATGACAGATATTGATATTAGACTAGCCAGCAGTCGTGGTATGGACGTTAATGTATTAAGTGTTGACGAAAATACTGTGTTGGTTACCGATCGTGCTGTTGGTGTTGCAGACATATTAGATAAGAATGGTTTTACAGTCATTCCTATTAAACTAGAGCACGGTGAAATCTTTGCAGGCGGCATTCATTGCTCAACATTAGACTTGGTGCGTGAGGATGAATACATATCTTATTAACAGTAAGGTGCAATTTATAAAGGAAGCCCGTGATGACTTTAAACGCATTTACGGACTAGACCACACGCCTTTTACTCGTAAGATATATTTTTACTTCTTTGAACACAATAACAAAAAGTACGTTCACAGGCGAGCGTTACAATTCATTTACTCTAATGCAGATACTTACACTACTGAAGTAGATCCTTACTACTGCTATTTGACAAAACAAAAACAGCCCGTAGACATATTTGCATTTTTAGAATCTTATCAGGGAAATCTATTACCCAAATTACTAGAAAGCAATGATAGTTTTTTGGTCTATGAATACTGGGAAGGAGATCCTGTAGAATCAGTTACAGAGCAGGAATTTCATTATTTGAAACTTCAACACAAACAGTTAGAACTCACTCCATTCTACAACAGCATGACTTATAATTTGGCTAGAAACGGCAATCAAATTAAATTAATAGATTTTAAGCACTTTGAACTCAAGGATAACAAGCCGTTCTTTCTCTATCTTTACAATGAAGATAATAGGGTAAATACACTATACATCGAACAAGGAACAGATATTGATACTATAGTCAATCATTTGGGTATTGACTATCCTGTATTAGATGCTAATATTATAGAATATTGAGGAATAAAAATGACAGAACCTACTAACGAACAAGTCTCTATCCCTGCGTCTTCTGTGGAAAATTCCAAAGAAAACCTTTTTAGACTTTGTGAGTATAATCCAGACGGACAGTCTGGTTGCCGCAGAACTAGTACAATACTTGCTTTAGAAGCAGAATACGACACGTTTGTCGATCCAGAAATGCAATGGGGTTATTGGGATCAATACTGTCTACACGAAGGCGCCGCATACTACTACAAAGGTTGGTTAGAAACTAATTTAAACGAAGACATTACCGAATTAGATTTCTTAAAAGATAATCCAAATAGTCGTGTAGATGATAAGAAAAAATATATTTCTGTTGTAGGTTCTCAAATTTTAGACGCATTTGACTTTGAGCAACTTTCTAATTTGTTTAAAAATAGACCAGCAGGTTTTCCAGAGCTTACTTTAGAAACTCCTCAGTTCTTTAAATGTATGGACGTAGGTACAGATGTTATCACTATAGACGAGCTCGATAAAACTTTACTGACAAAAATACAAAACACATTCACAGATAACATTAATCCACTTTTAACAGATCTTACAGATAAATTACATTTAGTTGACGGTAAAGTTTACTGTGTCGATTGTCTGTCATTTTTACAAAACCCAAATGTTAAATTAGGGGTATTAATGATTGCAAAGAATTCTGAAAAGTATATAAATGGAAATGGATACTTCTTTCCGTTTTCAACATTAACAGCAGAACAAACTGATTTCGTTAAAACTATTCCTCATGTTTATTTTGACGATTTTGCAGGGGAAGTGATTATAATTAATCTATGAAGTATCTATTATTAGGTGGCGCTGGTTTTATTGGCGCCCACTTAGCAAAGCGTCTTATCAAAGACGGACACGATGTTACTATTGTTGATTCCTTAATAACATCCAGTGCTCCAAACTTTCCAGTTAAGTTCATTCATGCAGACATACGCAACGCTGTACTTGATGAATTGCTGTTAGAAACAGATGTTGTATATTTTCTAGCAGGATCTGTAGGTGTTGCTAACATAGTCAACAATCCAACAACTACATTAAGAAACAATATTGAACTAATGAGTCGTTTGATTCCTTTGTTTGAAAGATATCAAAACAAAGTAATCTTTAGTTCTACATCAGAAGTCTACGGCGACGGACCATTCAGCGAAGATAACACTCTACACATTGGTCCTCCTACAGATTTGCGTTGGGGATATGCCGCGGCAAAGTTAATGACAGAGTTTATGATATCTGCCAGTACATTCCCTTACACTATAGTTAGATTCTTTAATGTAACAGGCCCTGGGCAGTTAGGCGAGCATGGCATGGTGCTGCCAAGGTTTGTTGATGCGGCCAAGGTTGGTAGGGATCTTACAGTCTATAGCGATGGCGGGCAGGTACGTAGTTTCTGTCACATCAATGATGCTGTTGAGTTGTTGTTAAAGATCGAAAACATCAACGGAGAAATCTTTAATGTAGGCAGTGACAGCGTAGTGACTATCAAAGAATTAGCAGAGCGAGTGATTAAACTATCGAACTCTACATCTAAGATAAACTATGTGCCAACACCGCACAGTGACATTGTCAGTAGAATCCCAGATCTAACTAAAGTAAAATATCTTACAGGTTTTGTAGCACAGTATGACTTAGATGATATTATCAAGGACATGCTGTGAACATACTGTTTGTCCTAGCACACCCAGACGATGAAGCATATGGTCCATACGGTACTATGGCTCGGATGGTGGCTGAAGGACATAAGGTTACACTATTCTGCTTGTGTAACGGAGAGCGTCCGAACTTTGAACAAGTTGCCGCTGACAGAGTGTTTGCACTCAAAGCCAACTGCGAACAACTAGGAATAGAATGGAAGATTTGGAATAATAAAGATCTTAGTTTAGAACTTAATGATACTGCACATCTATTGACACAGTTGTTTATTCAACATAAACCTGAAGTAGTTTACACACATAACATATCAGATATAAATCACGACCACAGAGTATTGGCAGATGCAGTTATGATAGCCAGTCGTCCCAAACCAGATAGTACTGTTAATCAACTTTATTTCTTTGAAGTGCCGTCTAGCACAGATTGGACATTTAATCAACTAACACCTGCGTTTCAACCTACAACCTATGTAGACATCAGTGATTATATTGACTCTAAGAAAGAGGCCCTAAGTAGATACTCAACAGAAACTTACGAGTTTCCAGATGCTAGGAGTATCGAGGCAATGACCACGCTGGCAAAGTATCGAGGCTATCAGGTTGGCCTTCCTTATGCCGAAGCATTTCGATTGGTATTCGACCGGATCCAGCGCAGTCAGTAATCCCAAACTTTTTAACTAGTCCTTTGTACAGTCCGTGTGGATCTTCGTTGTAAGGGAAACAGAAGTGCGTTGGTTTAAATCCTAGATTTGTTTCAAACCATTGTATCATCTGTTCAGTGTCTTGATTAATATAAGCAACTTTTTCTGCTAGACTAGTAAAGTTATCTAACCTAGTGTGACTGTGGCTGTGTGCGCCAATGATAACATTAGGGTCTTGCATGAGCTCTTTGATCTGTTCCACAGTCATATAATCTTCAAAGTCGCCCAATCTTGCTTTTTTATGTGCTTGAACACAGTTTGGAAAATCTAGGCTTTGACAACCACTGCTAACAATGCCTGAACTGATGTAGTATATTCTCTGCGTAGTTAATTGTTTGAAACAATCGTTGTAGTAATACTGGCTGTACAATCCGTCATCAAAGGTCAAGATGTAATCATTTAAGGGTAAATCAAACATCCATTCACGGACTTCGTGTATCATCAACAAAGGTTTCATAAGCAATATTTAACGATAAATATATTACAGTTACAAATATTATGGAATCCTGATTAGAAATCAGTATTCTAATCAAACAGATTTTAAATATCAAAGGAAATACAAATGAGTCAATATTATACAATACAAACGCTGGACGGTGTTGATACTAATCGATATCAAACTGTGAGCACTAATAATGCCAGTGTACAAAGCACAGCAATTACAGCAAGAAGAATTTTAATCACAACAGGAGCCCAACCGACTTATATTGAATTTGGGACTAATCCAACCGCAAGCGTTACAAAATTTGTAATCCCTGCAAATGCACAAATGATTTTTAACTTCAAATCTGGAAATAAGGTTGCAATTTACACAGCAACACAAAGTTATACAAGTATTTTAGACCTAGATTAATTTCTAAATAACGGAGTTATTCTATGGGTGTAAGAAATCCTAACTCGACAGACTACGTCCACTCGGACGAACCAAACCTTCTAAACCTACACAAGGCCATGGAGTACGACTTGGCTGGTAAGCCAATGATTCGTGTAGCGGCTAAATTGTCAGGGCCTAGTGTTGCCGGTCAGGTATCTGCTTTTGGCGAACCATTAGCAATCACTCCTACTGCTGTTATACAATTAGATGGTATATATGGCGCCACAGCAGATGTTATACAAACATACACAAACGGTACAGGATCTAGTGCCGGTTCAGTAGATCAGATGTTTAGAGTACACTCAGGAACCACAGCAGGTGGTTATGGTGTATTGCGTAGCAAACGTTTTGTTCGCTATCGTCCAGGACAGGGCATTATAAGTCGTATGACCGCAGGTTTTACTACGGGCGTTGCAGGCAGTAGTCAGTTTGCTGGTTTAGCCAATCAAGAAAATCGTGTGGGCTTTGGCTGGAATGGCAATCGTTTTGGAGTTGTTCGAAGCACAGGCGGTAAGGCCACAATCTTAACATTAATTATAAACACGGCACCCAACGCTGGGCAGACTGCTACTATCACTCTTAACGGAACGGCCTATACTGTAGCACTGACATCGGGCACAGCCGCACATGCAATTACAGAAATTGTTAACCGTGTAGGTGGATATGGTGGTTGGTTGATGCAACAAACAGATGGCGCTATGATGTGGTTGGCACCTAGTCTAGGCCCGATGAATGGCACATTTAGTTTTAGCAGTACAGGCAATGCTACTGCTACATTTACTGTAAGACAAGCAGGGTTGGCACAAACAGATAACTGGACCTATCAAGAAGATTGGAACATTGACAAACTAGATGGCAGCAATTCCATTGACTCTAATCCTAGTGGTATGACTTTAGATCATACTAAACTTAATGTCTACCAAATTGCTATGCGCTGGTTAGGCGCAGGTGTAATCAGTTATGCTATAGAAGATCAAGATTCGGGAACAATGATCTATGTACATCGCGAACACTATGTTAATCAACATACTACTCCTCATACTGCTAATCCAAGTTTTAAGATTACCTACAACGCTGTTAACACAACTAATACCACAGACATAAGTGTATATGGTGCTAGTATCTATGCCGCTGTCGAAGGTACAATTCACCTAAACGAACTCACACGCTCTTATTCAACAAGCAAAACAGGCCTAGCAAAAGATATCATACATCATATAATGACTATTAAAAATGCTGTAGTCACTAACGGATTAGCAGGTGCTAACAACGGCAACTATATCATCAATGCCAAAGAAGCCATTGTCAAAAGCATGAGCCTGTCAGTACAGAGCACAGACCCTGTGGAAGTTTACTTATACTTTGAACCAAGTAGTTTTTCAGGAACACACGAATACTATGCTATTACTCGTTGCAACGAAGTTCGTAGTACAGTCACAGGAACATTTGATAACACTATAGATACTCCTATATATACAGGCTTTTGTGGTATTAACGGAACTATTAACATTGACCTAAGTGCTTATCGTATCACAGTTCCGCCAGGTAGTTGGTTAAGTATTGCTGTTAAAAGCACAAACAGTATTAGTCCTTGTATTGCAGGATTAGTATGGAGCGAGGATTAATTATGAGCGAAAACAACGACACGACTTATCAAAGATTAAAACCTAAATGTCAGTGCTGGTGCACCGCACATTGCGGATTCAGTTGTATGACTGACGGCTGCGATTGCAACGAATGTGGTTGTTCGGATTGTTTAGATAAAAATGTCCAACGTAGCTCTAACTGATAACAAATTTGACGCCAACGGTTATTGGGATAAACCTGTAGAAAAGATAGTTTATATCCCAACAGTAGAGGATGTTGCATTATTTGATCAGAACGGTTATGACCTAACTGATCTCGAAAAGCACTATGCCTACAGTAATTGGACCAAACCAAAGAAGCATAGGGAACATCGCACAGCACTTAAACAGCCGTGGTTTACTCAGGAACATACAATAGAAGGCAGTGTATTAAATCACAGTCTATTATTCGAACGTAAAGGTTACGCAGGAGCCGCCTTAGAAGAACTACAGTACTGGGCAAAAAGTTTACCCTTAATACATAAAGTTATAGCTCTAAGACCCAAATGGGGATTAGATTTTAGCATGGACTATGTAGATCAACAGGGCAACGCACTTGAAGTCCTACACTGGGAATGGGATAGTTTTGACTATGCGGAAATTGAATCTGTACGTGAAACTATAGAACCTGTGTTGTTGGCTATAGATTGGGAAGATGCTGGTAAGCAGATACTAGCACATAAAAATTCTTGGCATCACTTGGATTTCTTTGCACAGAGTCGCTGGAAATGCGAATATTTCGGCATTCCTGAAGAAAGATTTAAAATGGTTGCGTGGAACTAAATAATTGTATGAGAGCCGCAGAATTCCTAAGATCACTAGCAGATATAATTGATGCACTAGACGATAACTCTAGTGATAAACAAAGCCACGATGCCGAAGAAAAAGACCCAGATCCTGTAATGGTTCCGCCATTACAACAGCATTTAGAGCTGGACAAAGCAGAACAGGGCAAAGACAGTCCTGTTATTCAAAAACTTACACGTAGCGAACACTGATACGTTTTACGGTAAATACATTAAACGTGAGATAGTTTAATGTCATTTACACAAGATTTCCGAACCCAACGAAGAAACTACGAAGACGGCGACACCCGTATAGGTGAAAAAGACCGTCTTTGGTACGATGGAATAACCAATACAATACGCATCTCTGACGGTGAAACTCCGGGCGGTTTAGCCGTAGGCGGAGCGGGCGGCAGTAGTTATGTGCTACCTACAGCAACTACCACAGTTAAAGGTGGTATTAAGATTGATGGCACAACTATTGCTATCGATAACAGCGTTATCAGTGTAGGCACAGTTCCCTACTCTAGTATATCAGGTGCCCCTACAGTTCCAACAAATGTTAGCCAACTTACAAACGACACAGGATTTATCACAGGTGTAAGTTGGGACGCAGTCACAGGCAAGCCTTCACTATTCAGTGGTGCTTACGCCGACTTAACTGGCAAGCCTACAAATGTTAGCTCATTTACTAACGACAGCGGATACCTAACATCCAGTTCATTATCAAGTTATGCTACACAAAGTTATGTAACCAGTCGCGGCTATATTACATCAGCAAGCATACCTACAGCAGTTAGCCAACTGTCAAACGACAGCAACTTTCTAGTTCAAAGTAATTTTGATCTAAACACTATCAATCTTGATGCTAATGGCAAGTTACACACTACAGGTATCCTCCCTGGCGATGCTGATGGATTCACAGCAGTATTCGCAGGACGTGCGGCAGGTGTGGCAGCACTACCAAATACAGTTATCCAAAGTCAAGCACAGGTCAACGACTACGCACAGAATAACTTCCAAAATACCAGCGACGGTGCTCACTCAAGTACAGAATGGGTAGCAACAAGTCCTAATGGCAGTGACACAGACTACTACATTGACATGGGTATCAACGGTGCGAGCTGGGATGGTACAGCAGAGAATAGCCTATATGACAACGTGGGACAACGTGATGGTTGGTTGTATGTTCAAGGTGGCAATGCTGGCGGAGGTAATCTAGTATTAGGTACAAGTATTGCTAATACCTACACAAAGATTGTAGCAGGCAATGTAGCCACAGGCGATAGAGAAGTCATTCGATTTAGTAGTACAGAAGTTAAACTGAGCAAACAGTTAACATTCAACGACAACACTACACAGACAACAGCGTGGTTAGGAACATACAGTTGGAATGATTTAACCGATGCTCCAACTATTCCATTAGATACCGGCGACTTAACTAACAACGCAGGATTTATTACCAGTGCCGCATTATCTGGCTATGCTACTTTAACTGGCGAAGAAACACTAACCAATAAAACATTTACCAGTCCAACAATTAACAATCCAACCTTCAACGGTACATTTGCTTTTGAAAGTAATAACACTAACCAACCGGCTATGACATTGACAGCCAGTGTCTTACAGGATGGTGTTGGTATTCTTCGTGTTATTGGTAGCGAACCAGATATTAACTTTAATCAAGTTTCGGCTAGTCCAGGATTTAATACATTTACATTTGAATGGAACGGAGATCCTAAACTGGCAATGGGTCGCAGAAACGATCACAGTTTCTATATTACTCGCAACGATGGTGCTTGGCACGACAACGCATTTGTCTTAGACTATGCTACTGGTGTACTGTCAGTAGAGTCTGGTATCTCTGTTCCAAGCATAAACTTTGCTGACGAAACTACACAGACAACTGCTTGGACTGGCTCTGTTGATTGGGCCAACGTAACTAATCAACCAACACTGACTACATCCTTGTCAGCACTGACAGATGTTAACGTCACAGGTGCTATCACAGGACAAGTATTAACCTATGACTCTGTTACACATAGTTGGATACCAGGCGGATCGGGTGGAGGTGCTACAGGTGCTCTAGGCTACTACGGTAGTTTCTATGATGTCACAGCACAACAGTCTAACGCAGGTGCTACCAGTGCTAACCTAGTATTAATTGGCGGAACTTATGAAGCCAACGGTATTACAATACAGAACGGATCTAAGATCACGTTCAGTTATGCTGGCACATATTCTATCGTATTCAGTTTACAGTTTGTCAATGACAATGCCGCAGAACAGGATGTCAGTGTTTGGTTAAAGACTACAGTCAATGGTGTTACTTCAAACGTAGATGACAGTACAGTGGTTTATACTATCGATGCTGATACAGGATCATTGGGCAAGTTGGTTGCTATCAATCCGTTCATTCTAACTGTTGAAGCAGGAGAACAGATACAGATATATTGGCAGAGTCCTAGCACTGATGTTTACCTTAAGACCATTGCCGCACAAACAAGTCCTTCAGTGCCACGAGCCCCGGCAGTTATTCTAACAGTTGAACAAACATCTAGTATCGTAGTTCCAGACAGTATTGCTGGCAATGCTGCCACCGTGACTAATGGTGTTTACACTACAGGAAGTTACGCTAATCCAAGTTGGATTACCAGTTTAGCAGGTAGTAAGGTTACTAATGCTGTTCTAACCACAGACACTGGTACTGTTACTAATACTATGTTGGCCGGCAGTATTGCCAATAACAAGTTAGCCAACAGCACAATCACAGTTAATGGAACAAGTATAAGTTTAGGTAGCAGTGGCACAGTCAACACAGCCAACGCACTAACTATCGGTAGAGGCTTAACAGGCACAGCCAGCACCTTCAATGGTAGTGCCGCAGTCACAGTTAGTTTGGATACAAGTACTACTACCGTTGTGGCAACAGCAGGTGCTACTACAACATTAGATGCCGCAACTATAACTAGATATTACAATGTTACAGGATCAATAAGCGGTACACACATATTCAAACTGCCAGACTTGACTACGCTAACTGCTGGGCAACAGATTACATTCTTTACTTCGGCAGCAACTATAACTTATCAGTTGAGTACCGGCACACAAATAGTTTCTAATACTATAGCGACAGCAAGACAAACTACATTCACCGTAGTCAGCACAGCATCTAACGCAACTGCTAACTTGTCTTATACACAGTTAGTGAGTGGATTGGTTGGAACAGGTACATCATTAGTTACTAACTCAAGTCCAAGTATTAGTACTGCTTACATTACTAACCTTGACAGCACAACCAGTACCAATGCTTATGCCTCAACACCTTCTTTAACATTGGGTCCTAGTAGTAGTGTTTTTAATCACACACTAAACATTCTTACCGCGGCAACGGGTGCTACCTATGTTAAGAATTTAAACATTGGCACAAACTTAGCAGGCGGTACAAGTACTATTAACATTGGTACGGGTGTTACAAGTGGTACTGCTACACTTAACTTAGGTAGTGCTACAACTACAACAACTATGAACGGTGCTGTGACTATCACAAGTCTAACAGCAACTAACAGCATTGTAGGTAGCATTACAGGCAATGCCGCAACAGCAACTAAACTAGGCACAGCAAGAACAATTAACAATGTGAGCTTTGACGGCTCTGCTGGCATTACTGTTACAGCCAGTACAACTAACGCACTAACTATTGGCAGTGGATTGAGTGGTACAAGTTTTGATGGTAGTACCGCAGTTACTATCGCTGTAGACTCAACCGTAGCCCTACGAGCAGACACGCACTACATTGGTACAACCAGCATAGCACTAAACAGAACAAGTGCTAGCCAAACTTTAACAGGTGTAAGCATTGATGGCAATGCCGGTACAGTAACTGATGGAGTCTACACTACAGGAACATACAGTAACCCTGCGTGGATAACAAGCCTAGCCTACAGCAAACTAACTGGTACACCTACATTGTTTAGTGGCAGTTACACAGACTTAACAAACAAGCCAACTATCTACTCTAGTGCTTATATTGGCACAACCAGTTTAGACTTTACAAGACTAAGTGCTAGCCAAACACTAACTGGTGTAAGCATTGATGGTAATGCGGCAACAGTTACCAACGGATTATACTCAACAGGATCGTATGCTAACCCTGCCTGGATAACAAGTCTTGCCTACAGTAAGTTAACTGGTGCTCCTACAGTTCCAACTAACGTTAGCCAACTGACTAACGACAGTGGCTATGCTACTCTAACTGGTGCTGAAACATTAACCAACAAGACATTAACACTACCAACGATAGGTGGTACTGGCGCTACGTTCAACGGCAGCTCAAGTGGTACTACAGTAGTAAAAGCATCAGCAGCCGCAGGTACTACAACTATTACTTTACCAGCAACTACAGGCACAGTAGTTACTACAGGTGATACTGGTACTGTTACAAATACAATGTTAGCAGGATCAATCGCCAATGCTAAACTAGCCAACAGCACTATATCTGGTGTAAGTCTGGGCAGTAACTTAAATGCCTTAACTATTGGCACAGGATTAAGCGGCACAACTTATAACGGTAGTTCAGCAGTTACTATCGCTATTGATTCAACAGTAGCAACCCTAACTGGTAGCCAAACACTAACCAACAAAACTATTGCTCTAGGTTCTAATACAGTCAGCGGAACCACTGCTCAGTTTAACTCAGCACTGACTGATGGAGATTTTGCTACACTGGCGGGCAGTGAGACACTGACTAACAAAACGCTGACATTACCAACCATAGGTGGTACTGGTGCTACATTCAACGGATCAACAAGTGGCACTACTGTATTGAAAGCAAGTGCGGCTGCTGGTACAACTACTATCACAATGCCAGCAACAACTGGTACAGTGATAACAACTGGTGACACAGGTACAGTAACTAATACTATGTTGGCTGGATCAATAGCCAACAGCAAACTAGCCAACAGCGCAGTCACAGTTAACGGTACAAGTATTAGTCTAGGCTCTAGTGCTACTATTGAAGTCAACAGTATCAAAGCCAGTGGCTTTACTAGTTCGTTAGGCTTTGATGGCGCCGGCAGTTTAATCTTATCTAACACAAATACATTTAGACAAGCAACTGGTTTAACAATCCAAACAGGCGGCCCAGCACCATACTATGAATGGAAGTTTAACAACGATGGAACCACAACTCTGCCTAGTAATACTCTTGACAGCGGCACTAACAGTATTGGCGTAAAGAGCAGTGGTGATACATCTAGTTCTAATTTGTATTGGAAAGCCACTACTATTGGAGCAGGACTTCCTTTTGACAGTTATGTAACAACTGATACTTCAGGTGTTACTCTTTATGTGTCATCAGGAACAGCAAGTGTAAGGTCTATCAAGACTTGGGTATTTGACAAGGCTGGACAGATAACATTCCCAGATAGTACTGTACAAACAACAGCCTATACTGGTAATGCTACTACAGCAACTACTCTACAAACTGCTCGTAATATTAACGGTGTAAGTTTTAATGGTAGCGCAAACATTACCGTTACAGCAGCCGCAGATACTCTAACTGGCGTAACATTAAAATCTACTGTGGTAAACAGTAGTTTGACTAGTGTAGGAACATTAACTGGTTTAACATCTAGTGGTGCAGTTAGCATTACAGATACTACTAACAGCGCAAACACAACAACTGGAGCATTGAAAGTATCTGGTGGTGTAGGTGTTGCTGGTAACATATATCTTGGTGGCGGTATCAACTCAGTTGGCACTATCTATGCCGGCGGGTTCTCTACCAGTACCGGCGATGTTACAGCACAGAATTTATTAACCGGAAACACTAGTGCTAATATCTTTAACACAACAGCAACTACCGTTAACTTTGCAGGTGCCGCAACTACTCTAAACATTGGCAACAGCAGTGGCACTACAAACATTGCCAGTGCTGTTAAAGCGGGCACTGGTACATACACCAAAACACTGGGCACTGGTGATATTGCCCTAGACAACGGCACTACAGACACTCCGGGTGTGTTGATGTATTATGCCAACAATAATAACTGGGCTGTTGATAGTTACAACGGGTCATTCACTGTCCTAAGCGGACAACTGTTCCGTGTGACTAACAACCTAAATGAAAGTGGCGGCGCAGTAAAGATGGCTGTAGATACTACAGGTAACTTGGCCACTACTGGATTTATACAAGCAGGTGCTTGGAGAGCTGGACAAGTCATCAAAGATACTATGTTGAACAACAGCGAGTTTACTGTTAATAATACTACAGTGGCTACTAGCACCAGCGACACAGATCTTCTTACCTACAGTTATACACCGACCAGCAATTCAAGTTACTTGATCATACACGTTCACGTGGCAGACTATAGAGCGGCATCAGATAGTGGTGGTGCTGGTACAGACAGTTATTTTTCTCGTATCAAAGTAGATGGTTCTGAAATAGTCTACGCTCGTCAAATGACAAGAAGTAATGAAAGCGGTAGAACAGGTAATTTATTTCCGCTAACGGGTAGATATACAAATTCAAGTACCACAGCAAAGACTATTACCGTTGGTGTTCGTAGAGACTCAGCGGACGATAGCATAACCGTTACAAATTCATCAACAGCACTAACACTTCGTATTACAGAGATCGCTCGATAACTAAATAATAGCACTTAATTACTAAGGATTATTATGAAGAAGTTATTATTATTGTTAGCGTTTGTTTCAACCCAAGTGTTTGCCTGGGAACAACGTGCTCCACTACCAGTACAAGCCTGTCAAGTACACAGTCCTTACGGCTTTGCTCAAACACAACGACAAGTTGCTCCAATTTGCCGCGAAGCATATCTAGTAGCATACGATGCTCCTGTTAAGATTCCTGCTTATGTAGCATACACATTACTTCCACAAAATGCTTTAGGATGCTTTCCACGTACGAACGCATTCGTTGCGGATCAGTCAGTTCCTGGGGGTGCTACTCCTAATGACTACGCAGGCACAGGCTACGACAAAGGACATGCCGCTCCCGATGGTGACCTAAGTTGGTCACAGATCGTGGAGTATGAGAGTTTCCTAATGACCAATATGTATCCACAACACGGCAGTTTAAATCGTGGAATTTGGAAACTACTGGAAACTTCAGTACGTGGGTGGGCGGTACAGCAGAATCGTCCGTTTACAATATACGTTGGAGCATTTTATGGCGCTGGTGACGGTGTAATTGGCAATGGCGTTATTGTTCCACATGGCTACTACAAGATTGTTATTGATCAACAAACAGGTGCTATTGCTGGTTGGGCTTTCCCACACACTAAACCATATGTTAATCTTGGCAACGACTTGACCAAGTTCCGTGTACCAGTAGCACAAATACAACAACAAGCAGGCGTTACATTCAAGTATCCTGCTAACGCAAAAGAACTACAACCTGGACAAGAATGGCCTGTGGACTACGGTGCGTTAACTAATGCTAAACGTGCTAAGTGCGGCAAAGCAGATTAACTGTAAATTTGTCTATATTTGAGTAATGCTAGTTGGCGAGCTAAAAACAATCGCCAACGAACATTATCACTGATACCGTCTTCGTGTTCAATCTTGTTTAAATCCCTACGACGATAACTGGTGATAACATCATCAATTTCTAGGAAATCTCCGTCCCAATCAGAGACAAAGATTTTATGTGGATGTCCAACAAATATCTTAGGTTTTTGGATTTTCGGTAGATTTACACGGACCTGTGCGCTTCGTATCACAGTCGGGTGTTGGGCAACGGAGACTGAATGGGTCGGGTTTTTCAAGCTCGTATTTGCCAGGCTTAATGTCAAACTTGTTGTCAACGCAATGAATACTACTAAGCGTTTCATAATTGGTCCTCATCAACATAGTAATCCACCTTTTTAAGTGCTATAATATAATAACGCCTAACCCAACAGAGAAGTTTACATAAATAAGACTATGAGAGCCAAAGAATTCTTATCCAAACTTTTTGAATCAAAATCCAACGTTTACGTAATTGGAGACAGTATTGCCAATGGCATTGCTGGCGCCGGTGGCGTTAGCAAAGAATACACTAATCCTGGAAAAAACACTACATTTGTTCTACAAAATCTTGTAACGCCCTTTGTTAAAAGTGGCAAAGCAAAAGGTGCTATTGTTATTTTAAGTAGTGGAGCCGCTAACAGTGGTAAAGTAGAAACAGAAGACGGAACACAGATTCAATCGGAAAACTTTGGTCCAATTAGTCAACAGATTAAAGCGTTAAAAGATGCAGGAGCATCGGTAGCACTAGTTGGTGTTGCTGATGGCAAAACACCTTTGCAAAAGCCTACAAAGTTTACTAATGGTAAACAATGGACTGTAGATTACACAGGCGCAAATCAAAAACTATCCGGCATTGCCGCAGGCGCAGGAGCAAAGTTTTTAGGTTCACTAAACACCTTTGATCCAAACATAGCCAAGGGCGATGGCATACACCCGTTTAACGGATACAGTAAACTATTTCAAGCAGGTTCTTCTATTGCCGCACCTGCTAGTAAAGATACAGCAGACAATAAAGAAAAAGATGCTACGGCAGTTCCATTTAGTGTAGAAGTTCCAGACGGCAAACGTGGCCCATTAATTGCAGATGCACAAAAGGCATTAGAAGCATTGGGCGTACCTTTACCTAAATATGGTGTTGATGGGATTCAAGGTAAAGAAACAACAGGTGCTATCAAAACCTTCCAAGAGAAGAATGGCTTAGAAGCAACAGGAATTGTTAATCAGCAAACTGCGGATAAAATGAACGCCATGCTCAAAGCCAAGCCTGAAGTATTGGCTACTTTAACAAAGAGTACTAACAAGGATGTTAAGTCATTAGACTATAGCAGAGGTGCTGAAGAAGTTGCAGCCTTAACTAGCACCGAGAGTACGCAAAAGGCAAGAGCAACAGCAGAAAAGTATCTAGGACGTCCAATGGACGACAAAGAATGGAATTACTTGTTACGTGCTACAACTGCTGAAGCAAGCAATAACAGTAAAGAACAAGCCTATGTTATGGGCGTTATCCTAAACAGAACACGCACAGGTAATTGGGGCGACAATGTTATCAGTGTGTTAAGAGCTCCAAATCAGTTCCAAGCAGTTACTGGTACAAGATTTGATCCGGGCCCAAGTGCTAACTTTACACGTGGCCCAACTGATAGACAATTGGCTAACATTGTAGATGGCGCAATTAATATTCTTCCGCAAGTTCCAACAAATCTCAAATACTTTACAGCGGCTTCTAGTGCGGCCTACGGTGCAGGCACTAACATTGGATTTAGAGATAAGATGATAGCCGCTGGCGGCGAAAAGATAGGCGGCACAATATTTGCCGCTCAAGTATAAAAAAGGACTCCGAAGAGTCCTTTTTTATTTTCTATAATTTCCCTATGGGATTAATATAATAATTATTATTTCTTTGCGCCAGTATTAACAAAAGCGTACATCTTTTCAGCGGCTTCTAAAACTTTCTCAAGTCCTGGAAACTCTGGCATATCTACTTTGCTAACAATCTGACCTGTCTTCTCATCACGAGTAGCAGTCATTTCCCAACCTTGAAACTTCACATGGAAGTCTTGGCTAACTAAGTCTTTAGCCATTGCTAGTATGTCAGTACGAATTTCATAACCGTTTTTGTTGAATTTTACTTCTGGTAGTTTTGGTGTTAAATCACTCATAATTTTCTCCTGTGTGTGTTAATTAATGATTACTTAGTGTAAACAGCGGCTGATGCGTTCTTAACGAATGCTTCTGCGATTGCTAGAGTAGTTTTAACTTGACCCTTGGCAAACTCAGTCTGTGCATCAACTAGTTTGATAAGTTCTTTTTTGAATGAATCGTTAGTGATAAATGTATTAACGATTTGCTTTTTAGCGTTTTGAACGCCGTCGATGTAAAAGTCTGGTGTAAACATAATTTTCTCCTTGTGTGTGTATGTTACGATTAACTAGCACCTTGCTAGTAATCTATAGTATATATGCCTTCTGTTAAAAAAGCAACGGAAATCTGAATATTTGAGCAAATTTCCTTTGTGTTTTGCCTAGATGGTCTATCTTAGCAAAATTGTCTTCCATGTACTCTTTCCATAGACTAACTGGAGTAGGGTTTGGAATTTCTATTTCACCGTGGCTGTCACTGTATTCTGTTTTAACAAGAACATTGTGTTTTCTAGCCAGGCTTTTAATTTTGTCATTGATACCTAAACAGACCATACAGCCGTGTTTGATATTACGATTTTGACAGTATTCAATAGCACGAGCCATTAGAGCATCGCCCATACCTTGACCTTGACATTCTTTAAAAACACTAAAGGCTAGTTCTGCTGGATCGTCTTCTAGACTGATATGTGCTACAGCAACAACTTCTAAGTTATCGTTTTCAATAGCAAATATTTTATGCTTATCCGAATTTAATTCCCAACGATTAACTAATTCATTAATTGTTATATTTGGAATATGAAATCCAAATCGTAGATATCTAGTTTCGTCGTCGAGACTTAACAAGTGAGTTCTATATCTATAGAACTCGTGAGTCGGCAGTTTATAGATAGTGTAAGACATTATTAATCTCTGTAGATTGATTGTGCGGCTTTGTAATCACCCATTCTTGCGAAGTGTGCGGCTACTCGCGCTTTTTGAAACGACTTTAAAAAGTCAGCAATAAATTTGAACATTTTGTATTCTCCGTGTATGTGTGTAGTAACTCATGGTTTCTACTGATATATTTATACAATATAACGCAGTGCCACATACTTCCGTTGACTCTTGCAATTCCAAAATCTTTAATGTATAATAGGTAAATACATAACAGGAAACAGGGCTTATGAAAAAACGTACACGTTCGATTTTAGAAGAACTTAGTAGTTTAGGCAATAGTAGAAATACAGAACTTCTAATAGAAAATAGAGGTCAAAATATCATTGACAGCGCAGTTAATCTACTAAGTTTAGTGCGCCAGCAGTTCAATGAGGAAGAAAGTGCAGAACTAGAACGCCGTTTCCTTAATGCTATACGCACAGGTGACCCACGCAAATTCCGCCGTGGAGTACAGAAAATTCAAGAACAGCGCAGAGCCGCTAAAAATAATCCTGAAAACTAACCGATAGACACCGGTTTTTCTCCTTTTGGCTAAATAAAATTACAAAAGTCCTATAGAGTAATAGGCATATGACACGAGGAGAAAAATTATGTCAGCAACAACACGTTATAATGGTAGCACAAAATTTGTGCAAGGTACTGTATACTCAGTATATCAATTAAAAGCATTCGTTATCGATGCTGGTGCAACACTAGCAGATCAAGATGGCGACGGCGCAGGTGAAGTAGATCAAGCTCTTGAAGCAGTAGTTCGTGAAGTACAACCTTTAATGTACTATTCAGCAACAGACAAGATCCATGTTATCGTTGATGGTCACGCTGTAGATGCAACAACACTACAAGCACGTATCCAAGCAATGGGTACTGTTAACGGTTACGACCTAAGCGGTGCAACTGTTACTTTAGCATCTAGTTTAACAATCGCTTAATAGCAAATAACCCAGGGATGGGAAGGAAGGGCCCTAGTTTATCTAGGGCTTTTTTTTGACTGGAAAATACATTAAATAATTGTTCATAGAGGCACAATTAAAATGAACGACTTCAACAACTTCAGAATAAAAACACTTAAACAAATTAAAATATGGGCATGGTTAGCGGCAGTACTACCCTTGGTATCTCTTGCAGGCATTTTCTTTATATGGGTATTTGGCGACAACACTCTCTTTGCCAGGGCTATGGTATTTGGTGAGACTAGTATGTTTGCCATAGCAGTGATATGGTGGTGGTGGGCAATATATGTTATCAACAAACTAGTACACCAGTGGGATAAAACTAGAGACAATGTTGGTGAAGTCTTGGTGGAACTTCGAGACATCAAAGACTTTGTCAAAGGTCGCAAATCGGTCAATACCGATAAATAAATATAACAAAGGCACACAACTAGGCATGTATTTTTATTTTGGAGATAAAACATGGCTACAGCGCCTACAACAGAATTAGAAAAAACTAGTTTAGAAGCACACGTTGACCTTTGTGCTTTACGCTATGGACAACTTGAAGGTCGTTTAACTGCACTTGAAGAAAAAGTAGAGTCAGTGCATAACGATATCATCGAAGGTCAAAAGAGTTTAACCAAAGTTATTATTGGCACAGCCGGCACTATCATTGCAGGCGTTATTTCGTTAGTAGTAGCAATCTTATTAAAGATGGGTTGAACCAACAGGATACATTAAAGCTCTAGTTTAACTAGGGCTTTTTTTGTGGCTGTTAAATACTCACATGAAAGAGTTTACCATACAGACGTTAGTAGATATTACTGAGACTGGACAGCGAAGAAAAGAGCCGGGCAAGGAAATAGACTATTTCCAAAATCAAAACTTTACAATGTTGATTCAAACCATAGGTATGCGTGTAAACCCGCACTACATCAACAGTCCCAAACTTAGGGAAGATGATGTCAAGGACTATGGATTTGGATCTGCCTACAAAGGCCAGCACAATATCTGGACATTTAAGTTTAGCATAGAGTATGCTGACGGATACAAAGATGCAGAAGGAAACAATGCAGGTCTGTTAATTGAAGATTTAAACTTCATTCCAATGATTGTAGACTTGAACGAAACAGCAGACTTGGAACGTGCTCTGCTGGATACTAAATCTCCACAGCACAAGAACACAGTAATTTTTGCGTCGGACGACGAATAAATATAGTATGAACGTCACAGAATTAACTGGTATTCCTAGTCCCGACTTTAGCATTAGTAATGCTGTGGTCTTCCACGACATACTGAACCCTAAATTGTTCACTGAGTCGGGTATGATGCACGGGGAAGTACGCAGAGCGTTGATTGATATTGCTCGCCACTTTAAAGATTTCATAGGAGTTGAGTTAGACGTTAAAGATATCACAGTCAGCGGCAGTAACGCGGCATTCAGTTATACTCCACAGAGTGACTTGGATCTGCACATTGTTGTTGCTGTACCAGACAAGCCAGAATTCCGCGAACTGCTGGATGCCAAGAAAAATGTATATAATGCTAGACATGACATCAAAGTGCGAGGTATAGACGTAGAGCTATATGCCCAGGACGTAAACCAAGAGCACCACAGTTTGGGAATTTACAGCGTGTTAAGGAGTCGTTGGATTGAAAAACCCACACGACAAGATGTAGATATTAACACACAGGATGTTAAGGATAAGTACAAGAACTACAGAGATAGAATTATTGTAGTGTTAGGCGACAATGACATTGCCCTAGCAGAAGATATGTGGAAAGACATAAAACGTATGCGACAGGCAGGTCTAGCCCGTGATGGAGAATTTGGCACAGAGAATTTAGTATTCAAAATGCTACGCAGTCAGGGATGGATCGAAAAACTCAATGATCATATTAACACACTACAAGATCAAGAATTAAGTATAGAGCAGAGACAACTATGAAAATATCAGACTTATTAGAAGCAGTACCCCCAGCACCAGGTGCCGCGCCCGCTCCAGGAGCCACAGCGCAAGGAGCCACACTGGATCCTAATAATCAAATGGTTGCTCAGGATCCTGCCGCACAGCAAAAACAAATGCAGTTACAGATAGCACAGCATCAAAAAGAAGTGCAAGACAAGAAAAAAGAAATTACTGATCAAATCGCTGATTTAACAAAACAGATAACTGACCTTAAAAAGCAGATGGCTGAATTAAAATGAAAATTAACGAATTTGTAAGAAAAATAGATGTATGGACCAGCAAGGAGGAACAAGAACTTCTTGAAACTATCACTGAGCCCAGCATCTTAGCAGGATTTAATGAAAGAGAGCAATCCATAATCGAAAGTCTTATACGTAAGAGTCTGTTAATTAAAGTACAAGGTAAACATTCTTCTTACGTATATCCAAATGTTTGATATTAAACAAGCCGCCGCAGATTTAGATTCCATGCTCTATGACATAGTTGTCAAGCAGGGCATCTTTGTAGCAGTAAACAAACGTCAGATACGATACAAGAAGTATATCATTGTAAAAGGTACAGACGATAATTGGAACGTAATTTTAGCAGACAAACGCAAAATTCACGTGGCCACAGTATTTTTAAAAGTAAGTGCTTTTGCTATATGCAAAATGCACGAAAAAGGCAAAAAACACAGCATCGATGATATTAAAAACAACGATGAGATTTTTAGAAAGAACTATATAGATTCACAGTTTTACAGAAAAACAGCCCAGAACGCAAAGGACCCTGTGACTAGGGAAAGTGCTTACTGGAGATTTGAGTTAGTCAAGGATTATGCTAAGACAGCCAAGGCTCGAATCGACAACCTGTTCTACTCGTCGATTGTATAAATAATAAAACAACTTCACAGGAAGATTTTAACCATGCGTATTACAGAACTTAACAAACCATTAACTGCCAAGGCGTTAAACGAAAGCGTAGCCCAGCAATTTGGACAGAAAATTGATTTAGAGAGTTTCACTCTTGAACAGTTAGAAGATGCACGTAACAAGTTACGTACAAAGATTAGTCAGTTTGAAGCCAGCGAGAGCTACAATGCTGTCTACGAAGACGAAACATATTCTAAGAACAAACTGTTCCTAGATGTGTTAAATCGTGCTATCGAAGAGCGTAGCAACGAAATGACTACTGACAGCGGCTATACTGAAATGGAAAGCATGGTATTAGAAAAAGTAGAGCAAGGTGTTATCGCATTTGAAGATCTTCCAGAAGAATTACAGAATAAAGTTAATAAGAACAAAGCCGTAGTACAAGTAGAATCTGTACTACGTGAAGGCGAAGAAGAAAAGGCCGAGTTAATCATGGCCGCTCGTGACATGGTTGACCGCGTTACAGGCTGGATGGAAGACACAGCAAATATGCAGGCCGAATCAATGTTAGAATTAATTGACTCTATAAGAGACGAAATGGGCAGTGATACATCAATGGAGTTCGAGGGAGTTGTTAAACCAGCCCTTGCAACTATCTACACAGCATTAGAAAGTTCACGTCAGCAACTAACACAAGCAGTTGCTATCTTAACAGGCGAAGGTGAAGGAGCCGCTCCAACAATGGGCGCAGAGCCAGCACCAGAAGCAGGCGCAGAAGAACCAGAAGCAGGTGCTGAATCAGGCACAGTAGTTGGCGGTGAAGAAGAAGCAGGAGCGGCTGCTCCAGCGGCAGGTGGCGAAGAGCCCGCAGGTCGTGCTACTCGTGAATCAATCGAGTTTAGCCGTAAACTAGCAAGTTTACTAGCACCAAAAAAAAAGTAATTGAGGCAACCGATCCAAACCTAATCCTAATTCTTAGGAGTTTGATCGGTAAAGCCGATAGCAAAAACATTCCAGGCAATTTTAGATGGGACGAAATTAATCGTTTCATGACAAACATTGGCCAAGAAGAATTCGACTACGACACATTTAAATTAACCTTCGATGCAGATCCTAATCTACAAAAATTAGTAGCACGATTTGATCAAAACGGCATTGAACTAAAGACTAAAAATCAAACACCACCACAAGGTCCAGTAGACGGCGACACAGGCAGTGACGCTGTTGCACAAATGGCAAAACACGCAACAAATACAGCAATGGCCTCTTGACAGGCTGTAAACATAATGTTATAATTGCGTCATGACTACGACATTATTACAGCCAAAATATACCTACACTAAACTTAATAGAGATGAATCCACTGGCAAGCGTTTATATGCTTGCCCAGATGGGTTTAAAGTTCCCAGTGTAACAACAATCCTAGATAAAACTAAACCAGCAGAAGCCCGTGAAGCACTGGCTAATTGGAAAAAGGCTGTTGGCGAACAAAAAGCACAACAGATTACCACCGAAGCCGCCAGTCGCGGAACTAGGATGCACACATACCTAGAAAACTACATTAAAGGTGAGCCACTAAAAGAAAGTGTGAGTAACCCTTATGCACAACAAAGCCTGGACATGGCTAAGATTGTTATTGCACAAGGATTCCCTAAAATTAAGGAAGTATGGGGCAGTGAAGTTCCTTTGTATTTCCCAGAATTATATGCAGGAACCACAGACTGTGTAGGCATACACGAAGGCGACGAAAGTATCCTAGACTTTAAGCAGACTAACAAACCCAAGAAACTTGAGTGGATCGAGGATTACTTTTTACAGTTAACAGCCTACGCTCTAGCACACAACGAAATACACGGCACTAATATACGCAAGGGTGTTATTTTAATGTGTAGCAAAGACTACGAATATCAAGAGTTTATATTAGAACCTTCAGATTTTGACTACTGGACAAATCGCTGGTGTGACAGGGTGGCACAATATTATAGACTACCCTAAACACATAAATACAGTCATAACGGAGTGTAGATTATGGCTGTAGTGCAAATATCAAAAATTCAGCATCGAAGAGGACGTAAAAATTCAGGTACTAGTTTACCGCAGTTAGCCAGCGGAGAAATTGGTTGGGCAATTGACACGCAAGAATTGTTCATAGGTAATGGTAGTGTTAGTGAAGGTGCTCCGTATGTGGGCAACACTAAAATTATTACAGAACACGACAACATTCTTGACCTAGCATTACAATATCAGTACAAGAGAAATGATGCCACAATCCAAACAGGTCCAAGCGCCGCGCAACCGATACAACGTACTGTTCAAGAACGTCTTGATGATGTAGTTTCTGTTAGAGCATTTGGTGCTGTGGGAAATGGTACTACAGACGATACATTAGCCATTCAACGTGCTATTGATCAATTATATCTAAACGATGCTACCAAAGGATCTACAGCCAGCAGAATTAAATTAGTGTTTGAAGCAGGTATCTATAAAATTACTTCTCCACTACGTATTCCTCCTTATGCAAACTTACAAGGTGCTGGCAAAGATAAAACAGTGATTCGCCAGACAGGTGCATTTGCAGTAGCATATACAGTTGGTAGCGACAGTACTCCAGGTGTCTATACAGACACATCTACTATGACCAGTTTAAATCAACCACAGTTAATAGGCATGTCCGACATGACCTTAGAAAATACTGTGGCAAATAAGCCTGGCTTAGAATTAATAGCCGCTAAAAATTCTACATTTAGTAATCTAAAGATTAAAGGTGTATGGGCATACCCAAGTACAGCCTTAAATGCAGACAGCGTTGGATTAAGATTAGTGGCAAAATCAGCCAGCGTATCTTGTACTGGTAATTTGTTTGACAATGTTGACATTACAAACTTTGCTTATGGTATCGACAGTACATACGACATCGAATCTAATCATTTTACCAACAGTACATTCTATGAACTACGTAGAGGAATTAGATTTGGCCACAACGTAGATTCATTAGCCAGTGGACGTCAGTATGGTCCGCACGAAAACAAAGTTACACATTCACGTTTTTCTAGAATTACAGAAACTGGATACGAAATTATTGCAGGTACAGGCAACGTATCTGAAAGCAATACCTATGTACAAGTTGGTAATGACGGCGGTACTGAAGAAACTGCAACCTATGAAGTAGTTAATTTTGTTTCAGGCGGTAACGTTTCTACTAACGATTACTTTGAAAGAAGTATCGAATTAACTTCTAATCCAACATACTTGAATTCTATTCCTTATATTCCAGAAGTAAAAGGCATAGTAAAATCGGAACACAAATACAACAACGAAATTTATATCGACTCGGGTGCAACTGGTAGTCCGTTTATTAAACTGCCTGCTAATACCAGCACTTCTCACATCATTCATTATTTCTATACAAGCCCTGCACAGGCCGTTACAAGACAAGGAACTATTTTTGTTAATGTAGATAGAGAAAATGATCTAGTACACCTTACAGACGACTGTAGTACCATTGGTAATTCTTCAAACATTGAAGACCTAAGTTTTTCAGCAACTTTAGAAAACGCAGGAACATTTACCAATGATCCAACTGTGTTTGTTAGATATACAAATACAGCAGTCTCTGAGGATGGTTATATTAACTATTGGTACGAAACAATTAGTTAATACATGGTTCTCAAACGATTCGAAGATCGCCTAGCCGCCTGGAGAGGTCTCAGAGACCAATTAACCTCTGACACTGATCCAATTCAAACAGCCATAGACTTTTGGAACACAATTCCAAAATCTGTGCGTAACATCGATCCTTATGACCAAACAACATGGCCAGATCCATGGGAGATGATTGAGGAGAATGTCTATTGCGAGTACACCGCAACACTGGCAATTGGATATACATTAATGCTAACTGAAAAATTTAAAGATTGGCATTATGAGATTCAAGTTGGCCTTGACAAAGAACAGTCCAAGTTATATTATATGTTAATTGCGGGCGACCGTGTAATAGGACTAGACCAAGAAAAAAGTGTGCATATTAAAGACATTCCAAAGAACATACATATAGAAAAAACTCATGTATTGTCCGAACAGTTTTGAACAGTACTAAATATCATACTTTGCAATCGAGGCGTAAATGACAAATATAACAGTAATAAAAAGAAACGGTAACAGAGAGAAATTAACGATTGAAAAGTGGCAGGCACAGGTAGCGAAAGTATGTGCTGGTATTGCAGACGTAAGTCAGTCGATGATTGAAATTAAAGCACAGCCTCATTTCTATGATGGCATTACTACTCAAGAAATCGATGAAATTACACTACGAGCGATTGTAGATTTAATTGACGTTGAACATAATCCAGATGTAGGTCATGTAAATTATCAATATGTAGCAGGCAAGCAACGCTTGAGTATGCTACGTAAGGATGTATATGGCGAATACGAGCCTCCTCGCCTCTACGAGATCGTAAAGAAAAATATTGAAGTCGGACTATACACACCAGAACTAATGAATTGGTATAGCGAAGATGATTGGAATAGAATGGATGATATGTTAGACCATTCTAAAGATGAAGAGTATAGTTATGCGGCTATTGAGCAGTTAATAGAGAAGTATTTGGTACGCAATCGTGCGACAAAGGAAATTTATGAAACTCCACAGGTTAGATATATGGTGGCCGCGGCTACAGTCTTCCATAAGGAAGAACCGAATAGTGCAAGAATGCGTTACATTAAAGAATACTATGCGGCAGCATCCGATGGTTTGTTTACTCTTGCTACACCTGTGTTGGCAGGGCTTGGCACTCCAACTAAGCAGTTTTCTAGTTGTGTTCTTATCCGCAGTGACGACGATCTGGATAGCATATTTGCTTCTGGAGAGATGATGGCTAAGTACGCCAGTAAGAGAGCGGGGATTGGATTGGAAATCGGTCGACTACGCCCATTGGGCTCCCCGATCCGTGGTGGAGAAATCATGCACACTGGCATGATCCCCTTCTTGAAGAAGTGGTTCGGTGATTTAAGGAGTTGCAGTCAAGGAGGCATTCGTAATGCAAGTGCTACTGTGTTTTATCCTATTTGGCATCATCAGTTCGATGATCTTATTGTTCTCAAGAATAATCAAGGAACTGAGGAGACAAGAGTCCGCCACATGGACTACGGAGTCGTCCTCTCAGCGTTCTTTTGGCGCCGATTCAAGAACAAAGAAAACATAACATTCTTTGATCCTAATGAAGTACCAGATTTGTACGAAGCATTTTATCAGGATACTAAACTATTTGAAGAATTATATGTCAAATATGAAAAGCAAAAAGATCTTCGCAAGAAAGTAATTTCAGCAGAAGAAGTTTTTAAAGGCGGTATTCTAAAAGAACGTACAGACACAGGACGTATCTATCTTGTGTTTGTAGACAACGTAATGAACCAAGGTCCATTTGATCCTGAGTATCATACAATCTATCAAAGTAATTTGTGCTGTGAAATACTATTACCTACTAAGCCATTTAAGCGTCTCGATGACGATGCTGGTCGTATCGCTCTCTGTACTCTGGGCTCCATTAATTGGGGAGCATTCCGCAATCCTGAGGATATGCGTAGAGCTTGCCGCATCCTTCAGCGTAGTCTATGCAACATACTGGACTACCAAGACTTCCTAAGTATTCAAAGTAAACTAAGCAACGACGAAATCCAACCATTGGGTATTGGCGTTACTAACTTAGCATACTGGCACGCCAAGCGTGGACTCAAGTATGGCGAAAAAGATGCACTACAAGATGTCAAGACATGGATGGAGCATCAAGCCTACTACCTAACAGAAGCCACAGTTGAATTGGCCAAAGAACGTGGACCTTGTCTGCATAGCGCACATACACGATACGGTCAGGGAGAGTTTCCTTGGGAGTTACGTGCTAAAGGTGTTAATGAACTAGCAGACTTTACTCCGGAACTTGATTGGGAAACTTTGCGTGGCGAGATGTTAGAACACGGAGTTAGAAATGCTACACTTATGGCCATTGCCCCTGTTGAAAGTTCTAGTGTTGTCATTAACAGCACTAATGGCATTGAAATGCCTATGTCGCTTATTTCAGTTAAGGAAAGCAAAGCAGGTTCCTTTGTACAAGTTGTCCCCGAGTATCATAAACTCAAGAACAAATATCAAATGATGTGGGAACAGAAAGACTGCGATGGTTACTTAAAGACTGCGGCTGTACTTGCGGCCTATGTTGACCAGTCAATTAGTACAAACACATTCTACAATCCAGCACACTTTGCGGATCGTAAAGTGCCAACTACATTGATTGCTAAGAACTTGATGCAGGCACACTACTGGGGACTAAAAACTTTCTATTATAGCCTAATCAACAAGGCAGGTAGTAAAGCCAAAGAAGAAGAACTAGTACAAACTGTAGCACAGAATTATGTAGAAGTAGATTTAGAAGACGATTGTGAGGCATGTAAATTATAATGGACGCTTACGACATACATCAAGAAATATTTAAAGCGTGGCAACAGTTGGCACACAAGGCCGATGCTACGAATATTAAGAAAAACTTTACTGAAGTTCCTGTGTACGTCGATGGCCGTCCAGTTAAACGTGTAACAATCGTAGACGGACAAATAACATTGGAAACAAAATGAGTAAAGCGCAATACAATTTAAACACAAAGACAGACTATCTTAATCGTAAGATGTTCTTGGACCCACAGGGTCCTGTTACTATTCAAAGATTTGAGGAAGTAAAGTATCCTAAAATTCAAAATTTCGAAACTACTGCTCGCGGCTTCTTTTGGGTACCTGAAGAAATTAGTTTAACTAAGGACGCACAGGACTTTAAAGATGCCAGCGATGCCGTAAAACATATCTTTACATCTAACTTGTTGCGTCAAACAGCGTTAGATAGTTTACAAGGCCGTGGCCCAAGTCAAATCTTTACTCCGGTCGTAAGTCTGCCAGAACTAGAAGCACTGGTTTACAACTGGACATTCTTTGAAACAAATATTCATAGTCGTAGTTACAGTCATATCATCCGTAACATCTATAATGTGCCTAAAGAAGTATTCAATACTATCCACGACACTAAAGAGATTGTAGACATGGCTAGTAGTGTAGGCAAGTATTATGACGACCTACACTTAATTAACTGCCGCAAAGAACTAGGCGAAGAAATTTCCGAAGTAGAACACGTCAAGTCAATTTGGTTAGCGTTGAACGCAAGTTATGCCTTAGAAGCATTCCGCTTTATGGTATCGTTTGCTACAAGTCTAGCAATGGTAGAAAATAAAATCTTTATTGGTAATGGCAACATTATCAGTTTAATTCTACAAGATGAATTACTACACAAAGGTTGGACTGCCTATTTGATCAATCAAGTAGTCAAAGAAGATCCACGCTTTGCTCGAATCAAGACAGAGTGTGAAGCAGAAGTCTTGGCGCTATATATGGATGTAATACGTGAAGAAAAAGCATGGGCCGACTACTTGTTCCAAAAAGGACCAGTGATTGGATTAAACGCTAACATTCTTAAAGACTTTGTAGATTACACCGCATATAACGCACTCAAGGAGATTGGCATTAAGTACACTAACCCTGCACCTAAGACAACTCCTATTCCTTGGTTTAACAAGCACAGCGATACTAGTAAAAAACAAACTGCTCTACAAGAGAATGAAAGCACTAACTACGTTATTGGCGTTATGAGCGATGCAATCGATTATGACGCATTACCAAATTTATAAGAGAGAAGTATGATTACAGTATATTCAAAACAAAACTGTCCGTTTTGTGACAGAGCAAAAGCATTGTTAGAAAGCAAAGGTATTCCATTTAAAACAATTATGATGGAAGATGAACCAGATGCACGTGAGTTCCTTATGGATCAAGGCTTGCGTAGTGTTCCACAAATTTTTAAGGATGGCGTTCTCCTTCCTGGTGGCTATCAGGGCCTAGCAGGTAAAGACGAAGCATTTTTTGAAACATTAAAGGGATAATATGTTAATTGACAAAGGCGTATCAGTAGGCGAAGTAATTACACTTAAACTAACTTCAGGAGAAGAATTAGTAGCCAAACTTACAGAGGAAACAGCAACTTACTATAAGTTGAGTAAGCCAATGGTTATTGGTATGGGTGCAAAAGGACCAGGACTTATGCCGTATTTGTTTACAGTAAGTCCCGACAAAGAAGTTAAACTACTTAAGACTACTGTAACTGTAGCAGAAGCAACAGACAAACAGTTTGCAGATCAGTTCATTCAAACAACAACTGGGATCACGTTAGCGTCTTAATTACGCTGAAAACGGTTGATCTAAACTACTAGGCAAGGCCGCTTCAGGCTTTGCCTTTATCAAATCCGCATACGTTTTAAAATATTTTGCTTCCTCTTCATCGGATAATACAGCCGATGTTTTAATAGCAGTTTCAATACTCAACGGTGCTTCGCCGTATGTTTTATTTTCGTCAAATAACTTTTTAAGCAATTGCCACTGACGTGCTCTCTCATTAGTTTGAGCTTGAGTACGACTAGCACCTTTCCAAAAAACAGAATATTCTTGGAAGTTTGCGTTAAGTTTATCACGCTTATCTGAGTAATACGTTTCTTCGGCTGTTCTAGTAGCAGGATCTGGTTTGTCTTTTACTACTTGTCTTCCTTTATCTCGTATAGCAACATATCCAGGGTACCAAGCATTAAGATTTTTTTCAAAATTATCTTTGGCAGTAATAGTCTCGAAGTAAGTCCTAATTTGTCTCCATTTTATTGCATAGGCTTCAACAAATGCCTCTGAAATTTTTTCATTAGGATCTTTGCCAAAGATTCCTGTTTTAGGTGTAGTTGTAGTAGTAGTTTCAGGTTCTTTAATTTTTGTTTCTTTAATCTCAGACTCTGGAGACTTAGGCGGTTGTGCTGGATTGCTGGCAGCGGCCTGTGCAACAACTTTATTAATTTGTGCGGCACTAACTTGACTAGCATCAATCGTAGCGGCCCTGGCCGTGGCCATAATGCCACCTGCAGGTTGAGCCAATTGATTAGCAAATGCAAATGCCTTTAAATCTGCAACACCTGCACTAACAGCCGTATTGGCTTTAGTTTCGATTGCACCAAATGCCGCAGTAAGACCAGCACCCGCAGTAGTCATAGCAGTTTTTAAATTTGCTAGACTACTTAACTTACTGGCATTATCAGGATTAGCGGCAAATGTAGTATATGCCGGATTAGTAATAGGAGGACCACTGGGATTCTGTGGATCCGGGATAGTCTGCGGAGGTACACTATTAGCAAACGAAGTAATTGATGCGCCTGCGCCGGTGGCAAGACTTGATACTTTATCTAAACCTGCCTTAGCAAAATTAGATGCGGTGTTTAATGCCGCAGGAAGTTTTGCACCAAAGTCTGCTCCTGCCTGTGCTACAGTTTTACTAACAGCCTCTGCCTGTGCTTTTAGAGCGGCAGGTCCATCTTGAAATATAGCCAATGCACCGCTGGCGGCTTTTAGTTGTTCTTCAGTTGGTGGTGCACCGGCTGCTAATGCTTTCTTAGTTGTTAGATCCATATTAGCCTGTGCTACTGCCATTAATTTAGGAAGTTGCGCCTGCGCCGCGGCCATCTTTGCGGCTACTGCGGCCTGTGCAGAAGCAAGTCCTTCGCTGACATCAGAAGGCAATGATCCAGCAACGTCGCCGATTTTATTAATCGAAGCGGTAATACTTTTATTAATAGATCCATTTTTAATAGCATCTATAGTAGCATTTAAACTAGGACCATTAGAATCTGCCGGGGGAGTAAATGTGCCTGCATCTGCAGGAGGCTTAGGAAATGAACTGGCTATCTTCTTTGCCGCATCATTAACTATACTAGCCGCAGATTTGATTAATGTACCGGTTTGTTGACCAAATCCATTAGTAGCAAAATCAAACCCATCTGGTGGGCTAGGTAAATTTAGTAAAGGCATTGTTACGCTCCGTCATTAAACACATTAGAACTTCCGGTGATAGTTGTATATGTATCTCCGCCTTGTCCAAGGCCTGTATCTCCAATACGATGCACAGGCAAGTTTTCTGCAAACACAGTAGCAGATCCAGTAAGTGTTTGGCTAGTATGTCCGCAGGATTGTTCGCCAGGATCTCTAGTGGCTACTAGTTGTGCTAGGTTGTTTGTAAACACAGTACTGCATCCGGCAATGTGTGTGGTAGTATAATCTACCGGTGGGCTAGGGGAGTGCAAAGGACATTTTCCTTCTCCCAAATCTGTTAATCTTGCTAGTGCTGGCATATTCATATTTATCGGTTGACAACTACCAAAAATAATACTAAACTACGATAATTGTGCGATAAATATTACTACAACGGAGACACGACATGATTACAATAACAGAAACCGCTGAAAAAGAAATTCAAATGGTGCTGGATGAAAGCAAAGAAAAATACCTTAGAATTGCAATAGAAGGTGGAGGATGTTCGGGATTTAATTACGTGTTCGATTTTGCAAAAAACAAAGAAGAAGACGACTTTGAATTTGGTAGAATATTAATAGATTCAATGAGCATGAACTATTTGCAAGGAGCCAAAGTCGACTTTATCGATGACTTAATGGGCTCTAGTTTTAATATTGAAAATCCAAATGCACAAACAACTTGTGGATGTGGAAGTTCGTTTTCAGTTTAAGGAGATTAAATGGCTTATTCCGATAGAGTTATAGATCACTACGAAAATCCTCGCAACGTAGGTAGTTTCCCTAAAGACGAGGAAGGCGTTGGCACAGGCATGGTGGGAGCACCTGCTTGCGGCGACGTGATGAAGTTACAAATTAAAGTTAATAACGAGGGCATTATTGAGGATGCGAAATTCAAGACATACGGATGCGGAAGTGCTATTGCTAGTTCATCGTTGGTCACCGAGTGGCTCAAAGGAAAAACGTTGGATCAAGCGGGAGAGATTAAGAACAGCGCGATTGCCGAAGAACTTGCACTTCCACCCGTTAAAATCCATTGTTCAATTCTTGCGGAAGATGCTATCAAAGCCGCAGTAGCAGACTACAAGGCAAAAAATGATATCACTGTCTGAGAAAGCCGCAGAGCGAGTAAAGATTACACTAGACCGTAGGGGCAAAGGGCTAGGCATTCGATTAGGTGTTAAAACTACAGGCTGTAGTGGAATGGCTTATATGATTGAATTTGTTGACGAGCCCACAAAAGAAGATATGAGTTTTGTTAGTCACGGTGTACACGTATTTGTTGATCCAAAAAGTCTAGCATACCTGGACGGTGTACAAGTTGAATGGGTAAAGAAAGGTCTTAACGAAGGATTTGACTTTACCAATCCAAATGAACGTGACCGTTGTGGCTGTGGCGAGTCATTTCGAGTATAAACCAAAACACTTGACAGTTACCAAAAGTTGTTATATAATAATCCTATAGTAACAATATTTGGAGGTAACTTTGAGTATGCACTTAGAAGGCCCGTGGCTTAGTACCACTGGCAAAAAGAAAGGCAAACAAAAGTTTCGTTCTGCTGAACATGCCAAAAAGGCTAGAGAGTTAGACGAAAGTTGGAAGGCACTTCAAAAGAAGTGGGCCATCGAAGCCGAAGATAAAAAACGTAAGCGTGGACTAGCGGCACCGACGATGAATCCGGTAGTCAACAAGCCATTCGTTAGAGAAACACCAAAGATTGCTAGTTTACCATTTACTGGCGGTCCTTGTTTAAAAGCACCAGATAAAGTTTATACAGGCACAATGATCAAAGGCATCGGTACTATGCACAAGAGTAATGCAGTTCCAATTTTTAGTAATGAAGAAGCCGTAGAAATCTCCAAAATGAGAAGATAGGGCCTATTTAACTAGTGATTTTGGAATTATGAACTATATATTTGTACGTTTCGCAAAGAAACTAAGATAGTTGGATTAAAGTATGTCACAAGCAGAAACAATCCTGCGAGTCTTGGCCAATTGGAAACCCGTGAGATTCGGGCGGTCAAGTTCGCCAAAGGCACACAAGTTATGAGATTGTGCGTCCAATGGAGACAACTACACGAACCCAGGGTTCTTTAATTGAGCCTCGTGAAGTTAACTCCCTTAATGTAATGTTGTTGCGGTGCAATATTATGCCCAAAATAACACTAAGTGAAAGGAGGACTTATGGAAAAGTCATTTAGATTAGTATCCTATTTTTTAGGATTAGTTATGGTTGCCGTTTTGGTTCAAACTGTAACGACTACAAAGTTTCAGTCATTGCGTGAACGAGGCGGGCTATACTCACAGGACGTAGTGTCTATCAAGACACGAGAGCGTCAATTAGATTGTTTGGCAATCAACATTTATCGCGAAGCAGGTTATGAGCCATTCGAAGGTAAGGTTGCTGTTGCCCAAGTAACAATGAACCGTGTTGCATCAGGCAAATTTGGACAAGATGTCTGCGGTGTCGTTTACCAAAAGAACGTAATTATGGAAAAAGTTGTGTGCCAATTTTCATGGGCATGTGACTCTGCGGCAAAAACTAAACCTGTAAACAAGGAGGCTTATAATGAAAGTTACGAAGTTGCTAAGAAGGTTTTACTTGAGAATTTCAGATTGGACGTTCTCAAAGATGCTTTATACTATCATGCCTCCTACGTCAACCCAAGATGGAATTTGGAAAAAATAGGCAAAATTGGACAACACATTTTTTATAAAGGCAAGGAAACCAAAATATGATTAATAATATTGATCAACTCAAAGAGTTTGTTACTACCAAAGTATCTCAAATTTCCGCAGAAACATTTGGTTGGTTAGCAGTCATTGTATTACACGCTAGTACCATTCCAAGTTTGTTAGCAGTAATGAGTGGACTTACAGATAGACTACCAGCAGTTGATTTGGTACTGTTAGTTTGGTCCGGACTTGCGCTGTTGTTTGTCAAAGCCGCTGTCCAAAAGGATATGCTAAATGTAGTTACAATTGGCTTTGGTTTTATTGTTCAAGCCGTTTTAATGGCATTGATATTCTTTAAGTAATTCGATTACCAAACCAGTTGACACCACCTTCGGGTGGTGTTATACTTTTAACTGTCGTAAATTGTTTCACACACAGAAAGGCACATTATGAAAAAGGCACTTTTGGCAATATCTATGGTAAGTATTCTTTCTGCTTGTTCAAGCATGAAGGAAATTGAAGTCCGTAAAACTGCGGCACACCCAAGTTGGTATGCTGATTGCGAACAACGAGGCAAAGAAGGCTGGTTTTGGGCACGTGAGGGTTATGTCTATTCTTGCGGTATGGGCGAAAGTCGTTACCAGCAAGCATCAGAAGCACAAGCAGATGCCTTTGCATTAGACGGCTTTGCCAAACGCTTAGGTAGTCGAGTCAATTCTTTGACTAAAGTAGAAATTATCGACGAACGAAAGGCTACTCAGACCCGAGTAGAAACATCTACTGGTAACCAATTGATACAAGATCAATTAGAGTCTAAGAAACATCAGTACTCGTTAAACGGACAATATTACACTTATGTTCGTTTGAAAATGACTGAAGATACTTTCAATCGTCTTAAGGCAAAGGCTCAGTAATGACACACCCTTATACAGTTAAGAACTATCTGTGGTTAGCAATAATTGTAATGTTTGTGATTATTGCTCTACTCTCGGGCTGTAGTTCTGCTCCTACTAAAACGGCACAGTTTTGTAACACATCAAAAACTATCGAAGTAGTCGATGGAGCCAATGTGTCTAGCAAAACTACTGTAAGATGCTCCGATGATTTTATTGAACGTCATGTTCCTGCAAGAATTGGCGTAGATCAAAATTGTCGTCCTGTAGTTACACAATATGGAAGAAACTATGTTTGCGAAACACATCGTCAAGGTCATTACGTTTACATTTCTGACCCTGCTAATCTGTCAAACTAGTCAGGCTTCAGATCTCCGTGTTCCATTAAGTGCAACCGGAGGTGTGAGAAATGATTACGATTATCCTGGAAGTGCTGTTAGTGTTTTTGCCAACCTAATTAAAAGTTGGGATGGCGCATTGAGTAAAGAAGATAGACGTAGACACACAAATGCTGTTATACTAACATTAGAATCTGTACCAGATGGACAGGTTATGGAGTGGTATAACAACACAGAAGAATCGTGGGGTAAAATTAAACCGGTATTGTCTTGGCATGTTCAAGGCGGTGTATGCCGTAAATTAATTACTCTAGTTTATAAACAAGGCAAAAGTAGAGAATATGAAGAAGTTGGTTGCTATACATTAGATAGTCAGTTTTGGACTTTTGCTCGCCAATAAATAATAGATTATGCGATATCAAACTAGTGACAAACTAATTGCTTGGCTAACATTGTTCAGCGGATTAACCATATCCGCTGTAGCCATTTATTACAGCGTAGCGGGCCTAATGGCCATTTTCTCTGCGGCTGTTATTCCTATCATTGTTATGGGTGTAGCCCTAGAAGTTAGTAAGTTAGCCGCAACTGTTTGGCTAAAACAAAATTGGTCCAGGGCACCTAACTTTATTAGAGGTTATCTATTATCCGCTATTGCTATACTAATGCTTATTACCTCTATGGGTATTTTTGGTTTCTTATCCAAAGCACACAGTGACCAAAGTCTAGTAAGCGGCGATGTTCAAAGTAAGATTGCTATCTATGATGAAAAGATCAAAACCGAAAAAGAAAATATTGAAGCAAACCGTAAAGCACTTAAACAGATGGATGAAGGAGTGGACCAAGTATTGGGTCGCTCAGCAGATGAAAAAGGTGCCGACAAGGCTGTGGCTTTGCGTAAGTCCCAGCAGAAAGAACGTGCTAGACTTCAAGCAGAAATATCACAGTCGCAGAAGTCTATCGCGGAACTTAATGATGCCCGTGCGCCTATTGCCGCCGAGGTACGCAAGGTCGAAGCCGAAGTTGGTCCAATTAAGTATATCGCATCGTTTGTCTATGGCGAGACAAATGAAACGATTTTAGAAAAAGCAGTTACCTGGGTAATCATTATTATTGTTATAGTATTTGACCCATTGGCTGTTATTTTGTTGCTGGCTAGCCAATATAGTTTCCAATGGTTTAGGAAACAAGAAGAGGAAGAACCTGAGCCAGCGCCAATTGTGCCAACTCCAATTGATGCACAGAATGAACCTAAATACGAAGCAGACGATGGTCCATTAGTCGAAGAGCAAGTCGAACAGATTAAAGAAAGTGCTGATCCGCATCCAATTGGTTGGATGTATCCTAAACACGCAGACATCCAAAACTATCAAGTAGAAGATGCCGACGATGAAGATGCTGAAATAGTAGAACATGCTAGATCTTATATTCCAGAAGAAGAAAAGGACATTGTTGAAGACATTGGACTAGAGCAATGGAATAAAATGATTGAAGAAGCAGAACGCGAACTTGAAAAAGAAAAAGAAGCCAAGCGCATTTGGAAGGAACAGAATCCAGATGACACTATTAAGCATCAGGAAAAATTAAAAGAATCTGGTGTAATTGAAGAGTTACCTTGGAAGGAAACTTTGGACGAGCGTCCTGGGGATTATATATCCGAAGTAACAGGAGACAGATACAAGCCCGATCTTACAGAAGTCATAGAACCTGACAGTTCAAAAAAAAAGACAACCTACATAGTGAAGGAACAGAATCAACAAGTGACCAAGACCAAGGAGTAACCTACGTCCAAAACGCTGAACAAGACACAGAGACATTATGGCAGAGAATACAAAGAAGAAAATCAAAATCATAACCGCTCCGGATCGTATATACGATCAAAGTCAAACAATGCTAGTTATTACTCCTAGCGACACACTCAAAGACGCTGTACAGGAATATGCTTTAGACTGTAGTGAACACTTAAACATATATCTGTACACAGGCGACGAAGACAACATAGCATGGTTACTCAGCGTAGCCAATTCCGTCGACACTATTCTTATAGATATGGATAATAGTCCTGTAAGTATAAGCCAGTTCTTTGCTTACATTTTGAGTATTCCTACTACATACTATAGATGCACGAATATGCAAGCACCTTGGGATTTAATAAATAAAAATCGTTTTTACGACTTTCCAAAATTAACAGAGGAAGATAATGAGGGATAAACAACTACGTGGTAGTGGAGTTACTGTAAAAGACGGTGAACCCGTTGAAAGAGCTCTACGCCGTTTCAAAAAGAAAATACAGGATAGCGGATTATTGCAGGAACTAAGAGATCGCGAGTTCTATGAAAAGCCAACAACTGCTCGTAAGCGAGCAAAGTCTGCGGCTAAGAATCGTTGGCAAAAAGAACTGCGTAAACAACAACTACCTAAAAAAATGTATTAAAAATGGACGAACAAAATAACGAAGTTATGGACATTCTGCAGGAAGAGTGTGCAGAAGTTATTCAAGCAGTAAGTAAAATTAGGCGTTTTGGCATAGACAATGCTAAACACGGAACAGAGCAGACCAATCGACAGCACCTAGAAGAAGAACTAGGGGATATGCTGGCTATGATTGATATACTAATGATCAACGAAGTAGTCAGTTGGGGCAAATTGCACGAAGCAAAAAGGGCAAAAGTCGAAAAGTTAAAAAAATGGTCTAAAATACCAAATTTAGATAAAATCTGATATAAATAATTTTGTAGAACGCCAATAGGGTTTTACGAAACGGGCAGTTGCCCACAATTAAAATCTTGCTTAATTATAAGGAGAAATGTTATGAGCAAAGTCATCGGTATCGACTTGGGTACTACCAATTCATGCGTAGCAGTCATCGAGTCAGGAAATTCCAAAGTTATTGAAAACAGCGAAGGTGCAAGAACTACACCTAGTATTGTTGCCTATTCTACAGACGAAGTACTTGTAGGTGCTAGTGCTAAACGTCAAGCAGTAACAAATCCCAAAAACACAATCTATGCGGCCAAGCGTCTTATTGGACGTAAGTTCAAAGAACAGGCTGTACAAAAAGATATTGACCTAATGCCTTACGAAATCATGGAATCCAAGAATGGAGATGCATGGGTTCGCGCACAGGGTAAAGAATTAGCACCTCCGCAGATTAGTGCTGAAGTTCTGCGTAAGATGAAAAAGACAGCAGAGGATTATTTAGGTGAAAAAGTTACTCAAGCAGTTATCACAGTTCCCGCATACTTTAATGACAGCCAAAGACAGGCAACTAAGGATGCTGGAAAAATCGCAGGCTTGGAAGTATTGCGTATTATTAACGAGCCTACTGCGGCAGCTCTTGCTTATGGTGTTGATAAAAACGACAAAGCAGATCGCAAAGTTGCTGTTTATGACCTTGGTGGTGGTACTTTCGATGTATCGATCATTGAAATTGCCAACGTGGATGGCGAAAAACAAATCGAAGTACTAAGCACTAACGGCGACACATTCTTAGGTGGTGAAGACTTTGACCAACGTATTATGGACTACTTGGTCGACGAGTTTAAGAAAGAGTCAGGCATGAACCTTAAGAAAGACATGTTGGCCTTACAACGTCTAAAAGAAGCCGCTGAAAAAGCCAAGATTGAGTTATCTAGCAGTGCCAGCACTGATGTTAACTTACCTTACATCACAGCAGACGCAAGTGGTCCTAAGCACATGAATGTTAAGATTACTCGTGCTAAGTTAGAAGCATTGGTAGAAGAACTAATCCAACGTAGTATCGAACCATGTAAGGTTGCTATGAAGGATGCAGGTGTTACTCCATCAGAAATTGACGAAGTTATTCTTGTTGGTGGGCAAACACGTATGCCCAAGGTACAAGAAGCAGTTGAAAAACTATTCGGTAAGGCTCCACGCAAAGACGTTAACCCAGACGAAGCAGTAGCAGTTGGTGCGGCTATTCAAGGTTCAGTACTAGCAGGTGATCGTACAGACGTTCTATTGTTAGACGTAACACCATTGTCACTAGGCATTGAAACTATGGGAGGTGTGTTTACTAAACTTGTACAAAAGAACACAACTATACCTACTAAGGCTAGCCAAGTGTTTAGCACAGCAGAAGATAATCAACCAGCAGTTGATATCAAAGTAGCACAAGGCGAGCGTGAACTATTCCAATACAACAAACTCCTGGGTGAGTTTAAGTTAGACGGTATTGCTCCAGCACGTCGTGGCACTCCACAGATTGAAGTTACATTTGACATCGATGCTAACGGCATTATGAAAATTAGTGCTAAAGATAAAAACACCGGCAAAGAAAATCAAATCACAATTAAGAGTGACAGTGGTCTAAGCAAAGAGCAGATCGAACAAATGGTTCGTGATGCAGAAGTTAATGCCGAATCAGATAAGAAGGCACGTGAACTTATCGATGCTAGGAACACAGCCGAGGCGTTGATCAACAATGTTGAAAACGACATGAAAGAAACAACACTTTCAGACACAGATAAAACAAAGATCGAAGATGCTGTTAAAGCACTTCAAACAGAATTGACAGGTTCTGACAAAGACGCTATCGTACAAAAGACTAGCGAACTAGCAGTGGCCAGTCAAGCGATTGCACAGGCCAAACAGGACAAGCCATTTGAACCTGTTCAGGAAGATGCAATCAATGCCGAGTTTAAGGAAACAAACTAAACTCGTTATGTAGGGTGCCCGGGTGGGGCCCTACTAAAATTCTTGCTTAATTAAAGGAGATATAAAATGACACAATTAACACGTTTTGACACAGCCGCTCTAAACAGAGCATTAATCGGTTTCGACAATCTATTCGATACTTTCGAAACACGCTTTGCACATCAGATTTCGAACAACTATCCTCCATATAATATTGAAAAGTCTGGAGAAAACCAGTATAATATAGTTGTTGCTGTAGCAGGATTCGGTAAAGATGAAGTTGCAGTAGAAGTGGAAGGTGATCAATTAACTATTCGCGGCGAGAAGGCAATCAATGCTAACGAAGGCGAATACCAAGTTGAGTACTTACACAGAGGTCTTGCTTTCCGTGATTTCGAACGTAGATTTACTCTAGCAGAACACATGGAAATCAAGTCAGCAGAAATTAAGGATGGTGTGCTTACAATTCAAATCGAGCGCATTGTTCCTGAAGCACTTCTGCCACGTAAGATTGAAGTGAAAGAAGTTAAGTAAAAAATCGGGGGCTCCGGCCCCCACTAATAAATACCATTAAGAATGGAGGGCCAATATGCCAACTGTAGACACCGAAATTAAAATTGACGAAAAGATTAAAATCGATATCACTGAACCTAAGCGTTACAAGGTATTGTTTTTAAATGATAACAAAACTCCAATCGACTTTGTTATTGAATTACTAATGACTGTGTTTAAGCACTCCAGAGAAAATGCTGAACAGATTACATTAACTGTACACAATGAAGGTTCAGCAGTAGTAGGTGTTTATACCTACGAGATCGCCGAGCAGAAAGGTGTTGAGGCAACACACCTTGCACGTCAAGCAGGCTTCCCATTACAAATTAAAGTGGATTCCGAATGAGTCTAAAAGAACTTACACACGAGCAACATCGCAGAGCAGAAACAAGGCCTTTTGTTAAAGTCTTATTTTCAGGAAATGTAAATCCTAAACTATACGCAACATATCTAAAAAATCAACATCCAATGTATGAGATTTTAGAAGTCTGTGCTATGCCACATGGATTACTTTCCGGTCTACCAGAGATACGCAGAGCACCTGCAATTTTATCTGACTTCATAGAACTATGGGGCTCAGACAATCCTGAAGAACCAAAAATGTGTCCGGTAGTGGATGAATATATCAAATATATTCTCAGCATCAAAGATGATCCTAAAAAGTTGATGGCACACATTTATGTACGTCACATGGGAGATTTATCAGGCGGTCAAATGATTGCTAAAAGAGTTCCAGGCAGTGGCAAATACTATCAGTTTGGAGACGAACCTGAAAAGATCAAAGAAGCAATTCGTGCAAAACTAGATGATAGTCTAGCAGATGAAGCAAGAGTATGTTTTGATTTTGCGGCAAAATTCTTTGATCAAATGATGGATATAGTTCCACACTATGAGTAAAGTATGGGACACGCTGATTGAAGTTCAGCATCTTTTAGAAAGCAGTTTTAATGAAACAGGAACAGAAATCTTTGAACCGGGCATGGATCGCTTTAATCAGCCTGGTTGGGTTAATCGTGTTTGGACCAGTGGGTCTTATCGCCGTGCTCACGTTGATGTTGTGGATGCTAGAGAAACCAAAGGACTCTGGATGATGCATTGTTGCATCTTCCCACACTTACACAATCCAGCACCAATTTACGGCTTTGACGTTGTAGCAGGCAAGAATAAGATTACTGGCTGTTTTCATGATTACAGCAAAGCAGGAGATTCTAATCATCCTATGATGGAATGGTTTGCTGATTATGTTAAACGACTCGAATGGCGCAGAGAACGCCAACTACCAGAATGGGCTACCAACATATTCAGCCCTAGCATGGTAGCCGCAGGTAATGTGCAGAGCGAAGAAGAACTAGCGCAGATTATAGAAATGGCTAAAGATACACTGGCACATTACTTAGAAACTGTAGCAGAAACTAATAATACTACTGAAAATACCACAGAAGCGCAGAACTACTACGCAATCAATCAAAAATGTAACCCACATACTCCACGTGTAATGGCTAGTTTAGGCTTAGATGAAGAGGATGTTAGGGTATTCATACAGGAATGTTTGTTCCCAGAAATTCGCTAAATACAGAATAGACGGATTTTACCATGAGAGCAAAAGAATTCATCACAGAAGCAACCAATGCCGCACAACAAGCCGCTATCGCTATTGCTAAAAAGAAAAAGCAAAATGTAAAAGAATTTGCGCCGGATAATAGTGGCGACGAAGAAGAAACATTACTCAAGTACGCTCGTATTTGGTACAATGGCGATGACGACATACAACAAAAAGTTGAAAAACTATTAAATCGTATGGGTTGGGAAATTGGCGAAATCGAATCAGAAGAAGGCGGCGCATTTGTTGTGCAGTCTGGCGATGAGCATGGTAAGAGTTATATTGGTTTTGCCCCAGAAGACTTAACTGAAGCCGCCATGGCGGAAGGTGTCGATATTGGCCGAGAGTGGATGAGCGACACTGAATTGGATCAGTATGTGCCAGATCGCTTACAACAACAATGGCGTGAATTGTTGGGTTACGATCGCCATGGCAATCCAAGTGCATTGTGGGCAAACTTAACAGGCGGATATGAACCGGATGTTAATGATCGTCAACATCGTGCCCTAATGGTTAAAGTGGCTAACAAATGGTTTGCGGCTAAGAAGATTCCTAATGTTAAATTCTTCAGTGTTAGAGATGCAGACGATGAATTAGAATGGTTAGTTCAAATTGGCCCAGAAGGTATGTCAGAAGATTGGCAGAAGGTTAATAAGAAAGACAAAACCGATGGCATGAGCAGTAAAGCCGTTAAAGCATATCGTAGAGAACATCCTGGTAGTAAATTAAAAACAGCAGTCACTACACCTCCTAGCAAATTAAAGAAAGGATCTAAGGCAAGTAAGCGTAGATCAAGTTTTTGTGCTAGAAGTGATGGCCAAAAGAAAATGCACAATATTGATTGCACTAAGACACCAGACAAGGCAATCTGCAAAGCACGTAAACGTTGGAACTGTGAATGAGAGCAAAAGAATTTATTTTATTTGAATCTGAAGGCGGCATGGCCCGCCGTGCAGAAGAAGCCGGCCGTGGCAAACGTGTAGCATTTAAAAATGCAGATGGAAATGTTATTCATATGATTGCATCTCAAGTGTTTCCACAAGACGTAGACAAGCGAGACAATTATCAAGAACTAGTTCCAGAGATTATGGACTATGTGAAGGCTAACAATGTAGCAGTATCTAACGCACTAACACTTCCGCCAGTGGGCGGACTAAGCATACCTGAAAAAGCAGGTGCCGCATTAGTAATGATTTTTAAAGATGAAAAATCTAAAAAGAACATAGCATGGATCGCTCTTAAGCCTGCTAAGAAGCCAGGTGCTTATCCAATCTTCTTACAGACTAAACAGTTTTCAGACCTAACTGGTTATGTACAACTAAGCGGCAAAGCAGGAGAGGAAGATAAAATTTCTGGAGTACAACAACGTGCTCTAACTAATTTAAAACCTGTTGGAATTATTCCTACTAATACAACCATTGCTGTAGATGATATTCCTACACAAGTGCAAGGTTCTATTCAAGAGCGTGATGATCTAGCAGATGCTATTAAACAACAGGTAGTACAACTATTGCAGGCTGTTGCTTCTGGTAGCAGTAATCCTGTCCCCGGCGCCGGCGACTATGCTAAGAGTTACGAAATTGATTTAGGTGAAACAGCCGCACCAATTTCATTAATTAAGAAAAAGTTCTTAAGTGGTGCATGGCAACAGGCCGAAGCCGGAATGGGTTTGAAGTTTGAAGAAGCCGTTGGTGTAGAATTTCCAAACGATCCTGCTGAAAAACTATACGATAGTTATTTGAAGTTTTCAGGTGATGTGAAGATTCGTGTAAGTTCCAAAGACAAGCAAGGCGGCGCAAAGGCATCTGTATCTGGTGTGGTAGACGATATAGCGGCATACCCGCAACGTTATGAAGGATTGTTTGATCCTAAAGTCAACCCAGGCTTCCAAGAGCTACTAGACATTGTAAACATTATTAAAGACCCTGACATGAGTTATGTGGCTAAAAGCGCACAATGGAAACGAAATGGTTCTATTGCTGGTGCATTAGAATTAGGTGTCAAAGTAGGCATCATCGATGGTACACAAGCAGAAAAAATTATGGAAATCATTGACAGCGATCAGCCGCATGTTGATGACGAAACACTAGGCGACTTAAAAGGATTGTTAGTTTATAAAGGCACAGACGATTCGACAAGACCAGACTACAGAATTGGTTGGCATTTATTAGCCGCAGTAGCAACTGGCACAGCAAATAAAGTAAACAAGGACTACAAGACAGATGCTTTCTTCAAAGCAGTTCTGGAACGTTCCAATATGTTACAAGTCAAAACTTCATTACAACAGAAGCCTACTAAGGACGCTGAAGGTAAACCATCAAATGGAGCATACTTCTCCAATTTTGAAGTTATCTATCCTCCAGTATTCACGGGCACAATTAAATTGGATGCCAGCAGTAACTTCTACGCTACAAGAAGACCAGTTGGTAAAATGGGTTTCGCAATCCGTTAAGCCAAATCTAGTTGACAAATCTTACGAAGTTCATATATAATAAAAACATTGCCCCTTTAGCTCATCTGGTAGAGCAACTGATTTGTAATCAGTAGGTGGTCTGTTCGAGTCGGACAAGGGGCACCATTTTTAACTTCAGGAGAAATTTATGTTTGGTGCAAGTTACACAGGTACTGGAATTTACCGTTCAGCCGCACAGATCAATGAAGCAATGGGTCGTGTCTATGGACACATGAGCCTAGCAGTTCTTGTGTCTATGATTGTTAGTTACTTTGTAGGTACTAGCCCAGAATTGTTACAATTCTTCTTTACAGGTGTAATGAAGTGGATTGTAATTTTTGCACCACTGGTTGCTATCTTTGGTGTTAGCATGGTACTATCTAATAACCCTAGTAAACAAGTCGCCCAACTATGCTTACATGGTTTTGCGGCATTAATGGGTTTGAGCTTTGCTACAATTTTTGCTATCTTTACCATGGGCAGTATTGTTAGTGCGTTTATGGGTGCGGCGATCTTGTTTGGTACAATGAGCTTCTATGGATACTTTACAAAACGTAGTTTGGAAAGTCTTGGACAGTTTATGTTCATTGGATTGATTGCTATTGTTATTGCCAGTATTGTTAACATCTTTATTGGTAGTAGTGTAATGGCCATGGTTATCAGTGCATTAGCAATTATTATCTTTCTAGGATTAACTGCTTACGATACACAGCAAATACGAGAAATGGTTTCAATCGACTCTGATCCTGCAACCGAAGTAACAGGTGCATTAACACTATATATGGATTTTATTAATCTGTTCATTAATTTACTACAGTTGTTTGGTGATAGAAAATAATTAACTAGTATGTTAATTAATAAAAGGGCTCTTCGGAGCCCTTTTTTATTATGTGGTAATAGAATCTTTCTTGCTCTAGATTAAATAATAGTGAGATAGCCGGGAGCGAACCGAATGAAAAAACTATTATCACTTATAGCATTATTGCCTATGATTGTATCGGCAGCACCTTTAGGTGATTACACCTTTAAGAGTCCTGCCTTTAACGGCGTAGGTTACAGCAGTCATGTATTAACCATTGAGAATCAAGAGCGCACACGTCAGAAAGAACGTGCAGATAAACTACAGGCTGAAATTGACAAAGCAGCCGCAGATAAGAAAAACACCAACCTTGCTAAGTTTGTTAGTAACTTAGAATCACGTATCTATGCACAGATTAGTCAGAACGTAGCAACCGCTATGTTTGCCAATAACAACTGTACAGCAAGTAGCAACACAAACTGTTCTGGCAACATTGACTTCCAGGGCAACTATATTAGTTGGGGCAGAGTTAGTAGTGCTAACGATGCTAACTGTTCAACAGCCTACGGATACTGCATTATGTTAAAGATTGCAGATCCTACAGCCACTAACCCAAGTACAGCATCATGCACAGACACTGGAATGAGTTGTGTGTATGTTCCATTAAGTTCATTCCAAATGCCGGGGAACTAAGACATGAAAAAGACAATACTATCCCTAGCAGTTTTAACTATGCTTTCAGGTTGTGCTGTTATGCAGACAACTGGAGTACTAGACAAGAGTCCTGAAGTTACAGGGCAAATGACTAATGTTAAGAAAGAATTTGATACAATACCTAGTCCAATCGCTGGAAGACCACTAAGCGTGGCCGTTTATAGTTTTACTGATAAAACAGGTCAACGTAGACCGCAGGCAAACATTGCCAGTTTATCAACAGCAGTGACACAGGGTGCAGAAACATTCTTAATACAGGCATTACAAAATGTAGGACGCGGTCAATGGTTCGACGTTGTAGAACGTGTGGGCATTGATAACCTAACTAAAGAACGTTTAATTATTAGGCAAATGCGCGAAGCATATGAAGGTAAAGATGCTAAACCATTGCTACCAATGCAATTCGCTGGAATTATTGTAGAAGGCGGAATAGTAGGCTACGATCAAAGCACTACCAGCGGTGGTGTAGGTCAACGTATATTTGGCATAGGCAAAAATACACAGTGGAGCACTGATACAGTAACAGTAAGTTTACGAGCAGTTAGCGTAAACACTGGTAAGGTATTAGCCACAGTGACAGTACAAAAGACTATCTTAAGTTCAGCAGACAGCGTATCTGCATTAAAATTCTTTGACGCAGGCACTAAGGCATTTGAAGCAGAAGCAGGTTTAACTATCAATGAACCTGGCACTTACGCTACAAAGGCAACTATTGAAATGGCAGTCGTAGAGTTAATTAAGGAAGGACAACGTAAAGGTGTATGGGAGTTTAAACCAGAATCCGCACCAGCGGCCAAGGCACCTGTACCAGCACCAGCGGCCCAGCCGGTAATTAGCTCTGAGATTAAAGAAGAAGTTAAAGTAGAGGAGAAGAAAGATGTCGTGGTTCAATCACAAACCAAATCCGAAACCGAAACCAAGGCCGTACCCAGTACCGCCGCAAAAGAACTAGAGAAGTTACCTACAGAAGCAATTCTAAAGGATGCTCAGTTTATATACAAGGAGCCAAACGAAAAGAGTCAAAGGACTTGGCAGTTTAAGCCAAATACACGAGTATTCATAACCGGGAGCGAAGGTGATTGGGTACAAGTGCAGGACGTAGAGAAGCGTAAAGGGTTTGTTAAAAAAGAAGTAGTTAACAAACAAAAATAAGAAAGAGAGGTAGCACTTTAAATTTTTTAATGGTCTTAGACCAAGGAGCGAGTTAGGGAAGATAACCTAATTCTGTAAAAACGATGCATAAGAGAATCACAGGCGCTGGTGGGTTGTCGAGAAAATTACTCACAATTCTGGTGTTGTCTGCAATGACAACATTGGGTTATGCGGCTGACAATAGCATTTACATTGATCAGTCCGGCGATAATAGTACTATTACTATGACTCAAGACGGAGCAGGAAACAAAGTAAAGGGTATATTATTAAATGGCACAGCAGGTGGAACAACTGATCCTGCTAAACTAACTGGTGCCGCACAGACTATCAACATTGAGCAAACAGGAGCAACTAACGTATTGGCGTTAGGTGTTAACTCAACACAAGGTGGTACTGTACAAGGTTATGCTAATATTGGTGTGAATTTAAATTACCAAGTAAGTGGTGGTGGAAACACAGGTTACATTAATATTAACAATAATGGTACAGGCACAGCCAGTGGTAACGTTGTTAGTTTTGTTCAAAGTGGCGGTAGTGCAACTACAACACTTAACATGACTGGTACAAGTAACCAATTAACTGTTGGAACTAGTGGTGGTGCTAACAACACATTTACAGGTACAATCAACGCTGATGAAACTGTAGCAACTGTTAGTCAAACAGGTGGCGGCGGCAACGCAACTACACTTAACATGACCGGAAACAAAGGTCAAGTTAGTCTAACAACTGTTGGTGCAACTAACACTACATCTGTAACACAGAGTGCATACGGTGTAACTGGTGCTCAAGCAATTATCAACATCACAGGTTCTGGTAATACTACAGACGTAACACAAACTGGTGCGTACGATCACTATGCTAGTATTACTGTAACAGGCGGTAGCAATGGCATTACACTTGCACAAACAGGTGGATCTGCTACTGGACACAGCACAACGTTATCTGTAACAGGTAGTACTAATACTATTGGTATTACACAACAAGGATCAGTTAGCAATCTAACTAATCTTGCTATATCAGGAAGTGGCAACACTTACACTATTTTACAGAAAAACTAAGAGGGTTCCATGAAATTATGGATGGTAGTATTATGCGTTCCGTTGCTGAGTACATCGTTGGCCTACGCCGCGATAGGCAAAGTAACGGAACAAATCAATACACCCCCGACTATCCAGAGACAGAATTCGACACTAACGGCGTCGAAAGGGACTGGAGTGGAAATGAACGATGCGATCAAGACCCAGCAGGGCAAGGTGGGGATAACATTTGAGGACGATACTAAAGTCCAAGTCAATGAAAATTCTAAACTTGTAATTGATGATTTCGTTTATGATCCAAAAAGTAAGGCGGGTAAACTAGGTGCTAAGATTGCTCTTGGCACAGTTCGTTATGCGTCTGGACAGATTGCTAAGAATTCGCCTCAGAATGTGGCCCTTTCTACTCCTAGTGCTACTGTTGCTGTACGCGGTACTGACTTTACTGCCACTGTAGACGAGCTAGGCGAAAGTACAATTATTCTTTTACCTAGTTGTCCTAATGATAGACCAACACGCTCAGTTAGAGATATTGAAACTAACTGTAAGACTGGCAGTATTGAAGTTAGCAATGATGTAGGTACTGTAATACTAAATCAACCCTTCCAAGTAACTAAAGTTCAAAGTAGAACACAACCTCCTACACCGCCTAAAGTATTAAATCTAAGTGAAATGGCCATTGGCAATATGTTAATTGTCAGTCCTCCGCGCGAAGTCAAACAAGCACAACAAGAACAACAGAGAACATTTAATGCTTTAGACTTTGACTTTTTAAAAGAGAAAGGTTTGGAGAATTATTTAGATATGCAGGCCAATATGATTTATGAAGATAAGTTAGCCAAAAACTTTTTGTCTAATGATTTCCTTGCTAACTTATTCGACATTGTGGGAAACATACTGGATCAAAAGTTTTTAGATCCTGTAGATCCTGTGCTACCAGACTATAAAAAGTCCAGTGGCATTATAGCCTACAAAGATGATATGAGTGTTGAACTCTGTCGCGACAACGGTGCTGACATACAATGTGTTAAAACACCACTCACACAAAACTCAACAATATTACAAACACAGGGCAATTTAGAATTTAAGAACAGAATAAATCAGGGAGGTAATACTATTATTACCTTGATACAAAAATGATAAAACGTTTATTACAGTTCCTTGTGTTTTTAACTGTGTGCATTAGCGCACATAGTCAGGCTGTGACTTATAATGCTATTGCTACTGCTTATGTTACTACTACAATTAGTCAACAAGTAGTGTTTGATAGTAATATGCAACAAGGCGGTACATTTACAATGAGTGTACTAGCACACAACGGCGGCGGCCGTGCAGGACAAAGTGATACGGCTAACGTAAAGATACAGTTCTATAACAGCAGTGGTGGATTAATCACTAGCGTAAACTCAACTAACTCTGCTAACTTACCAAACCCAAATGCTGTGTGTGGTAATCCTTGTATTGATACTGCGGTACCTTGGACTACAGTAACTATCAGTGCAACGCTTACTGCGGCACAAGCAAGCCAAGTAGCCTATGCCACAGTCAGTATGTACGGTATTGATGGAAGTTACTGGGCAGGTGATTATGGTCCTTGGTATCGTGCTCCTACATTCCAACTTAATGGCGGCGGCAACTTATTGTATAACCCGGAGTTTGGGCCTTATAATAATATAACAGCACAAGGTTGGGTATCAAATCCAGGGTTCGGTGCTTGTCAAGGTGCATGGGGCGGATCAAATGCCTGTATCGTTAACAGCGATGGAGTGCCTGGTTCGAGTACAGTTGGCTTAGTTGCTAACGCTAACGGTGGCGGCCCTAGTGCTACTGGTGGTACTACTAGTGGTACTGCTGGTGGATATAATAACACAATGTCAGTGACCAATGCTGGCACGGGCGCAACTGCCGGTGCGGCTCCTGCTCCGACTCCTACAGTAACAGGAACTAGTGTAACTTATACAACTAGAACTGTGGTTAATGGTAATACAACTACTGTTTATCGCACACCTGTAACTACAACAACTTACAGCGACGGAACTAGCACAAGTACAAATGGTACTGAAGCAGTATATCAAACTAAGGTTGCGTCTAACGTAGTAACTACAAAAATTGTAAACGGTGTTCTGACAACAACTACAACACCAATTAATACAGTTACTACAACCGGCGTTAATGGCAGCACCATAGAAGCAAACGGCACAGCAACAACTACAACACAAAACATACAGCAGGGATTAAACTATAAAGTCTACAAATTCGATCCTTACACTTATAACTGCGGTTGGTTAGGTTGTATTAAAAACTGGTTAGGGCCATATCGTGTACCTGATATGCCACCTGGTGGACAGCCTGTTAGTATTGGTACAACTAGTAACGGAGTTTATGTTCCGACTAACGGCAGTTTTCCAAATATGGACACTGGTACCTTAGTTAGATTCAACGGAACGATTACTGCTCCGACGACACAAAATTATCCTGCAGGTACTGTATATAGATTATACTTCTATAGCAACAGCGATGACGGATTTGTTATGAGTGTAAACGGACAAACAGTTATCAACGATAGATCTACATTCCAACTTCAGAGTATAGGTGGCTATACAGCGTCTGGCTGGATAGACATAGTAGCAGGACAGACTTATAATTTTGAAGCATGGTACTGGAACGACACCGGCGGCTATGGACTACGTTTTCAATGGGACTACGGTGCAGGCCGTATGAACGTACCTAACTCTGCATTTACTACAGGGTGGATTACTGAAACAAATACAATTGACACTAGTGGATTTGTTTATTCTAACAGCGCAGTAGTTGACGTGTCGGGTACAACAGTTTTATTAGGACCAGTAGTTGAAGGTGGAACAATTACACAAACAAATGCGCCTGGTGATCAAGTTATAGGTAGCGGTGGCTCATACGTTCCTCCAGCAGATATAGATGTTAAACAAACTAGAATTAATACTTGGAACAACGGTACACAAAACTACAATAACGAATTGTACATCACACAAACATACGGTACTAACAATAATGTAACTATTACACAAAGTGGTACTAAGAACAAAATCGAATTTACCTTAGAAGGAAACAACAATATTGTTAATAATACTCAAACTGGCAGTAACTACTTAAAGCAAGAAGTGCCTGGGTGGGGCAATAACATAACTACTAATCAGTCAAATGCTAGTGGTTCAAATTATGCTGAAACTAAAATACAAGGAAATGGTAATACTGTAAATCATACACAAACCGGTAATCACATATTGTTCAGTAAAGTTACAGGCGATATTAATACTGTAAACACTACACAGTCTGGCGGTGCTGGCCATTTCGCTGATATTACACTAACAGGAAATAACAACTCAGCACTAGTGACACAAACAGGAAATACTGCTAACAGAGCAGTTATTGATGTAACTAACGCAGGTGGCCCAGCCAGTGTTGACCTGCAACAAACAGGCGGCAAATCATTTAGCATCATTCAAAGTTGTACAAATCCAGCGGGTTGTAGCACAGTTGTTCGCCAATAAAATCTAACTAAATATTGGATGCTGAAAAACATCTTAATATTAGCAATTATTACAACCTTAGCAGGCTGCGCCGGAATAGCATTTTGCGACAAAGACGGACGACCCAAGGGTTGCCACTCATGGGATCCTGCTACTCGAAACGGCGCGGCACCAAGATCATGAGAGCAAAAGAATTTATAAAAGAAGCAGAAGCAAGTGACGCCGATTTAAAAGCAAGATATGGTGACTTCGATCCTGAAGATAAAATAATGCTTCCAACTACAAAATTAAGCAGAGAACCTGCAGCCACGCTTTGGACAGCATATGATGTAGTTAGAAATATTCTAGGTAGAGATAGAGTAACTGACGATGATGACGAATTAGGTCCTGGAATGTATTATGTCTACCAGAGTAGCGGAGATCCAATGTTTAGGGATACAGGCGACGGCGTTGGCAGTATCAACTTACCAAATCTAGACAGCACCGCGGCACGAGACGTTGCTGTTGCGGCCCACGAAGCATATCACGCTTATGTACACGCTAAAAGTAAAGGCGGCTTTGCACACGCTAATGAAAAGATTATTAACAACTTAGCAGAAAAATGGTTGCGTAAACATTTATCAGGACAAGCCTTACATACAGCATTAGAACAAATTATAGGCAGTAGAATTAGTTACGGCCGCAACCACTTACCAAAGCCAGGATTTAAAAAATGAAAATACAATTCAAAAAAATACTAGTAAGTCCATGGACTGCTTTACTAACTCTAGCACTAGTTGTTGGTGTCAGAGTTGCAGATCCTACATTTGTTGAAAGCGTAAGACTACGTTATTTTGACACATTAATTACAAGTAAAGAAGTTACAGTTAACAACATAGTTACTGTAAATATCGACGAAGCCACGTTAGACAAATATGGTCAGTGGCCCTTACCAAGAGCAGAATATGCTAAACTTGTGAAGGAACTATACCAAAGAAATGCAGGACTTGTTGTACTTAATGTTCTTATGCCAGAGACAGATCGTACTGGTGGAGATGGTGCGCTAGGACAAACTCTAAAAGAGTTCCCTGTAGTACTAGGAAGTGCGCCAGCACAGAAAACAAAGAATACACCACGTGTTCCAGGATCGGCTGTACTAGGTCCAGAACATCTAGATCAAATTATTCAATACCCGGGACTAATCGCCAACGTTCCTCAACTAGAACAAAATGCCGCAGGTGTTGGCATTACAGGAACACTTCCAGAAGTAGATGGTGTTAATCGCCGCATGCCGTTAATTGTTACTGTAGACGGCAAATTATATCCAGCATTGAGTTTAGAGACACTTAGAGTCGCCGCAGGAGACTCTACCTTCCAAGTAAAACTTTTTGAAGGCGGCGTTGAGAAAATGCGTATTCCAAAGTTTGGTCCTATTGCTACAGATAGTTTAGGAAGAATTTGGATCGATTGGAGCCAAGAAGCTCATAGCGTTAGTGCTGTTAAACTTCCAAAAGATTTAGGTGGCGCCGTCGTTATTGTAGGTCCTACTGCCGCTGGTATTAGTAATCCGTTACCGACAAGCAAAGGTGCTGTATTTCCTCACGAAGTGCAGGCCGCAGTAATTGGTACAATGGTTAACGGCATTGTTATTCAACGTCCCGACTATGCCGACGGGGTTGAAATTTTAGCATTAGTATCACTTGGCATATTATTAATTTTCTTATCGAGGTGGACTTATGTTGGCATTGGTGCTACTGTGGTTATTGTTGGTGCCATCGTTCCTGGTACTATCTACGCTTTCAATAATTGGCTCGTCTTGGGAGACGCGACTGCGATCGCGTTTGGCCTTATTATCGTTGCTCTTCATTGTTATGGCGTTAAGTTTATAAGCGAGTTTTTACAGAAACAGGCAATTAAGAAACAGTTCGCTGGATACTGTAGTAAGGAAGTAGTAGAAATGCTACAAAAAGATCCAGACCTAATCAAGCGTGGTGTGCGTAAAGACGTATCCGTTATGTTCAGTGACTTGCGTGGCTTTACACCCATTGGAGAACACTACGGTGATGATGTTGCTGGATTAGGCAAGTATATGAACGGTTACATGGATGCTATTAGTCAGCCTATCATGGACAACAAGGGTATGGTCATAAAGTATGTAGGTGACGCAAGTATGCACATACACGGTGCTCCGATTGAAGATCCTAATCATGCCCGTACTATTGTTGCTGTTGGTTTACAGATGTTAGATGCTGTTGATGAGTATACTAAACTAATGGAAGCACAAGGCTTACCACCAGCCGCAATGGGTTGGGGTTGTAACTCAGGTATTGGCTTTATTGGTGAGATGGGATCAACTGACAGACATAGTTACGACATCTTAGGTGACATGGTTTCAACCGCCGCTCGTTTAGAAGCACGTTGTAAGGCCTATGGCGTGTTATGTATCATCGGTGCTGAAACTTACAACCGTACTAAAGATGACTTCTTCTATCTAATGCTAGATAACTTACAACCTAAAGGCAAAACTGTAGCAGACTTAATCTATACAGCATTAAGAACCAAAGGTGAAGATTACAGTAAAGATAAAGTACAGCACGAGTTGATGCATGCCTTGTATAAACAAAAGAAGTTCGACGAAGCAGCCGCTATGTGTAAAAAACTAAAAGGCAACTTTGGTGGACAAATGGACAAGTACTACAAAATCTGGATTGAACGTTGCGAGTTTATGAAAGAACAGAACCTTCCAGATAATTGGAATGGTGAATTCATAGCACATGAAAAATAATTTGACAGAGATTATAGCAGAGTGTACAATAGACAGATGTGTAGAGTTATATCTATATTGGTATTTTTTGCCTTTTTACATCATGGGCAAACAAGCGCCGCCACTGCCAAACCTCTGTCTATCACCGCTCAGAGCTGGCTCGTGGCCGATGAATCCGGCAGAATTATTCAAAGCGAAAACATAGATCAACAGCGTAGTATTGCCAGCATTACTAAACTAATGACGGCAATGGTTGTGTTAGATGCTAATCAAAACTTAGATGAACAAATCGGTAAGTATACCCGAGCCGAAACAATACAACTAGCATTAGTACACAGCGACAACAAAGCGGCTGATCTACTGTGTCAATACTATCCTAATGGTAAGGATGCCTGTGTTAGAGCAATGAATACTAAAGCACATCTGTTAGGTATGCACGACACAAAGTATGTCGAACCTACAGGGCTTAGTGTGTTTAATGTAAGCACAGCCACTGATTTAATTAAACTAGTTCTAGCGGCAAAGAACTACGCAGAGATTATTGAAGCATCACGCACACCGCAGGTTAAAATTAAGATAAAGAAAAAGTGGTTTATCTTTAATAATACTAATCCAATTATTGGCAAGCGTCATGAATTTATTGTCAGCAAAACTGGCTACATAAGAGCCAGTGGAGGTTGCATAGTAATGATGTTGGATACAGAAATAGGACGCAGAATTGTAGTAGTACTAGGAAGTAAGAATACTAAGACACGTATTCCTGAAGCAGAGTTTATTGCTGTTAATTCCTAACCTGTGCAAGGTTAAAGAAGCGTAGTACCTTAATATAGATCCAACCGATATCTAATTCAAACCAACGTTGACGGAAACTAGCATTGGCCCCATCGGCATGATGATTGTTATGTAGTTCCTCACCACCGATCCAAATAGCCCAAGGCCATAAGTTACGGCTAGTGTCTTTGGTGTCAGTATTACGATATCCCCACCAATGTGCCAGTCCATTAATAACACCAGCGGCCCAGAATGGAATCCATATCATTTGAATGCCCCACACAAGAATACCCCAAGGACCAAAGAACAATAAGTCTATGACTAACATTAAGAGAATTCCAAGGCGGCTGTGTAGGGTGTAAACATTACGCTCTAGCCAATCATCAGGAGTACCTACTCCTAACTTTTCAACCATTGCGGTATCTTTACTGGCAGAGTGATATAAACTCCAGCCTTTGAATAGCACAGTTTTAATACCGTAAACTTGTGGACTGTGCGGATCTAAATCTGTATCGCTGGCTTGATGATGTTTGCGATGTATTGCTACCCATTGCTTGGTAACCATACCTGTTGTAAGCCAAAGCCAAAAACGCATGAAGTGATTTACTGCTGGATGGAATGTTACTGCTCTGTGTGTTTGTCCTCTATGAAGATAAAGGGTAACACAGGCTATGGTGATTTGAACCATCACCAAGGTGGCTATAATTGTTGACATTATTAACTCTCGCCAGCGGCCGCAGTCTTTTTATCGTCCGGGTCAACTTTCTTTGCGCCAATCTTGTCTGCTTCTTCCATTGCTTCGTGGAACTTCTTGTTAGCCTGTGCTTCTACAAGTGCAGTTTCCATAACACGATCCGATTCAATCATCTTACCACGTAGGTGTAAGACTGTATTAACTTTTTGGTTAAGACGAATCAAGTCATTGTCTAGCATACGGATACGGTCGATAAGAGCAATCAACACAGTATTAGCATCGCTGATAACTGGCTTAACTTCTTTTGTGGCCCATTCCCAAACGTATTTGATAATGAAACCCATACCAACCGCCATAACGATTGGAAACCCATACTTATTGACTAACTCTACGACATCCATTATATAATCATCCCTATTATTAAACCAACAACTAATCCAGTAATGCCAGCCTTCCACATATCGCTGTCATACCAAATTGCTCTTGGCTGATCCATCCAATCTTTGATGTGTTGGGGTTGTGCATCATACCACAACTGCCATTTATTCTTCTTGAACATTTACTGGGTATCCTTTTACAAATTGCTCTACTGGGTGCATTTTAACCAGCATTGCCTTACCATTAACGTTGGTAATTCTAAAGCAATCGCCGTGCTTCCAACCTAACTTATCAATATCAAGTTCTTCATCGAATATGATACCGCTAGGATTTAAATCCCAACTGTAATCAACATACAGCATTTTCGACTCTTTCCTTAATCAATACATTGACTCTATTAGCACAGTTTCTAATATCGTCACTAAGGTTACCTCGGCCAACTTCTTGTTCAATTAGTCTGGCTATGTCATGCAACGTTATAATTGCATCTTGTAATTTTGTATTAGTCTCGTCTAGCATCGTTCTTACCATCTGCTCTAGCAATACGATCTACGTCAGGGCGTAAACCTAATGCGTTGGACACAATAGTATCAATACGTACAACATCGTGGTTCATTGTTTTTACACGATTGTCTAACGCAGTAATAATACCGGCCATACCTTTGATACTTCCCAAAACACCTTGTAGTAGTAATTTGATTGTTAGGTAAACAAAGTATCCACCTGCCAATGCCGCCGCTACCGGCATACCCAAATCACCAATTATTTTGAATATATCACCCATTTTACGCTCCGCTCTTTATACGTGTATTTATGTTAACTGAGTAGATAAGTATTTGACAGGTTAAATAAATGTGTTATAATAGTAGCACTTAATAAAGTAAGGAATCATGTCACAAGCACACGTTCAGAAGTTCGAAGCATCTATGTTTGAGTATTGCTCGGACCATGCCGAAAGGGCATACAAGTTATTTGAAGATGGAGAAGTAGATGTTGGATTGGAAAGATTAGGCCATTTAGCAGATATACTCCAAATGTTAAAAAGTTCTAAAAGTTCAAACGGAACTATTAACATTAATACATTTGCACAAGAAGTAAAAGCATTAGATGAAATAGATAAAGATGCCGTATACACACACTTCCAAGAGAACGGCTTTGGACAATATATACCGGAGTGAAAATGAAAAAAATTGATGAGTTCAATGCGGAAGATAGAATTGATCTTAGATTACTGGAAAATTCTACTTTTTATTTGAATGGAGAGATAGATGAAGATACAGTAGGCGAAGCCATCAAATGGATTCTCTATGAAAATTTACAAGGCGAAGGTAGAACTTTGACCTTGTATATTAACAGCACGGGCGGAGATTTGTATCAGGCTCTAGCGTTAATTGATGTAATGCGTAGCAGTCCACATATTGTAAGAACTATTGGAATTGGTGCTGTCATGAGTGCGGCATTTTTAATTTTTGCCTGCGGTGATAAAAAGCATCGTTATGCGGCTAGTAATACTAGTTTTATGTGTCACCAATTTACATCCGGAATGGATGCTAAGTATCACGACCTAAAAGCAGAAATGAAAGAAACCGAATTGTTAAATGAAAAGATGATAACAATTCTAACCGAAACAACAGGCTTGGTTAAAAGTAGAGTTAAAGCAAAACTACTACCAGCCAGCGATGTTTACCTAACTGCACAAGAAGTGGTTGACTTTGGGGTAGCGGATCATATAGTATAGTGATGTATAAGGTAAGATACTACATGACTGCTGGAACACTTTCATCGAGAACGTTTGCTACACTAAGTGAGGCAATAGAGTTTTCGGTGTACAAGGTCGGCTTCATGCAACTCTACGGAATAGATAAGATAGATTAAAATGCGTAATCATTATTGGACTTGTTCAAAATTTGCAGATTGGCTTCGTGGTACTACTAAACTAAAGTGTGGGACTAGCGAAGAGTGGGACGAGTGGGAATCTCGTGCTAAAGCCGCGTATCCTATCCGTTGGTGGTTAGCAGAAGAAGGATTGGATCATTTACAAACAGTTGTATTTTTTATTCCGGATAAACTACATGCTCTCAAATATTACATTAACAACCGTTGGGTTACTAAAACTCATGCCCTTACCGCTCATCCTCGTGATATCAAGCCCGGTGATTGGCACGATGTTGGTAATCGTTTTTTACCTTGTCTCTTTAATGAACTTCAAGATTTTGTCGAGGTTGAACTAGCCTGGTGGCACATAGCATGGAGTGACAAGAGTGAAAGAGAAAAATACAAAGCACCGTTTTGGGCTACTGGTTGGTTCAGATGGCGCACTTGGCGTTGTCCTCAAGCCGGACTTGACAACCTTGAATGGCAACGTAATCTACGTTGGAAAGAAGACGAAGTTGGACCAGACAGTAAGAACCTTGGCGAACTTACTCCGCAGGCAGTCAAAGCGCAGGAAATCTTAGACTTGTACACATGGTGGACACAGGTATATCGTAATCGTCCAGAGCCGATGGAAGCAAGTGGCTGGACTGCTTACTGTGAAGCCGCACGTTTAGCCAACGGTGGCAAATTAAGTTTCAGTAATGACAAGACTCCTGAACTTAGAAAGATGAGCGATAAAGCACACAAGTTACTTCGTAAAATCGAAGCAGACTATGAAAAAGAAGATGAGGCTATGATGATTCGCCTAATCAAAGTGAGGCACGGATTATGGACATAAGTTATAAGTGTCCTGTCTGTGAAAGTGAGAAACAATATAGCAACAAGTACGATGCGTATTTTTGCGAGTTGTGTAATAAGTGGCTAGAAGAACCGTGCAAGGATCCAGAGTGTCAATTCTGTACTACACGGCCAGAAAAGCCCAGCCAAGTTGGCTAAAAGTAATAAACATAATAACAAGGAGAAACATTATGGCAACAAACAGATTTCAAGATTTTTCAAAACTAATCGAAGCCGCAGAAGGTGACTTTGAAAAGTTCTATGACAAGGGTGTTAATGCCGCAGGTACTCGTGTTCGCAAGCACTTACAAGAGTTAGCCAAACTATGTAAAGAAGTTCGTAACGATGTAACCGCAGTAAAGAACGAACGTAAAGAATCCGCAGGTAAGTAATGGATAAAAAAGAAATCAAACGCGATGTAGCAACATTCGCTCATATGCTCAAGGAGTTAATGAACGATCCTACACCAGATGTACTAGTAACATTGGATCGCGACATTCAGCATTTCATCTATGGCAGAACCGCAGTATTAGTAAAACATAATGAAGGCAAGCCAATTGGTACAGTAGCAGATATTGCCGCAGTAGTTGGGGCGGCCTTTGCTGATGTACTAAAAGAATTTACTAGAGGTCGTGTTAGTGATGCAGAATTAGATACAATAGTCCAAACTGCAAGAGCCAACTTACTCAGTGGATTTGAAGCAAGAGCTCCTAAGCCTGAAGTAAATACAGAAGCACCGGCAGAAGAGCCAGCAAAAGAGGAAGTAGCACAATGATTCCAGCATACAGTGAAGAAGTAAAGATTCATGTACATGAAAAAGATCCAAATCTTCTTCCGCTGGAGCAACAGGTTCGACAACTTCAAGAGCAGGTTCGACTGTTACAGGAAAGCGTTGAGTATATAAATCGAGAACGCAGTCGTTTAAAAAGCGAACTTGATATAATTAGAAATGCAATGAATAGGAGTAGCAATGGATCGTGAAAAAATTCAACACCACATTAAGCATTTACAAAAGAAGCACGACGAATTGGATCGTTTAATTCAAGAAGAGTTTAATAGATACCAAGACGACAAAGCAGTAAGTAATCTTAAAAAAGAAAAATTACATCTTAAAGATGAAATTGAAAAATTTAAGAAGGACTTAGATTTATTATGACGTTGCTGTTCTGGTTAATTATCGCCGCAGTGGTCGGTTGGGTCATTTGGTGGATCATGGACTGGCACGATAAATTTCCAGATGGCGAATAACAATGCAGTACAATGAATTTTTAGATTGGGTAGATATTGACAAGTTTTCAGATGCTTGTAATAACATCTGTCATCAGACAGTATTAAATGAATCCACAAATCGAATGATGAAAGAAAAATTCATTATTGCGGCAATGCAATTATCTAATCATAAAAAGAACATCGAGTGGACTGACGTTCGCGATTACGATATAAAATTTACCGATTGGACCAATGGCGACGTAGAAGTTAAAACTGGCAACGAACCTTTGTTCTACGCAAAGTCAGGAACTCCTAAAAAGACAATCAGTCTTAAATTAAAAAATGTTTACGAAAGTAAGAATCAAAGAACTACACTAGACAAAGTTTTTAATCATTTAATGATAGTCCAAATTAAAGGAACATTCGCTGTTGCCTTTGTAGATTACGCAACAGTTAAGGCTAATCTAAAACAATTAACAGACGGCTTCTTAGTCAAACTAACACACGACCAAATAAATATTGTGTACAAAAAAGATATGAGAAATGAACCGACATCTTGGACAATTGACTTAGATCCAAAACCTTGGATATTTGGCACATTAGCAAAGGCAGGCGTTTAAAGAATTGTTGTAATCCCTTCAAAGCGAAGGACTTCTGGACGCGGGTTCGACTCCCGCCAGGTCCACCATAAGGACATAAATTTACTTTGGTATTCATTGTAAATTTACTTTGGTATTGTGTTTTTATGATGGGCCTGCCATGGTTTCGACAGGGGTAGATAGTAGAGACGGCAACACGGTAGGCGATGACCGTAAATCAAGCAAAACTAGTAAATGCAAACGCATCTACATTTGAGTACTTCACTGTTGAAGGCTTCACAGCCGACAATGGTCTAGTAGCAGCCTAAGAAACTGCAACTCCGGGGTAGGACTTACCTTGTAACCCAAACAACCAAAGGGCCTTCGGGCCCTTTTTTATTTTACCAAACACATTGACAGATGCCCTGTCCGAGCCTATAATACACAGTATCGCAGTTTTATTTCATAGAAAGATCACATGACCTATTTCCTAAAGCAAGGTAGCACTTACCGAGTATCCAAAAAAGAAGCACTTGATATTCAAGAGAAGTTGCCGGCTGGTAACTATGTCGTTAAAAAGGACGAGATGTCTGGGCAGTTGTTTCTTGAAACAATTGACAAGTTCGAAATCAAAGGCAAGATTTACGGCGATACAAACAAACGTGCCGACCGTATTCTTTATGCGTTTGAGGATCGTCCCAGTACTACTGGCGTAATGCTTACTGGTGAAAAAGGTTCTGGCAAAACACTATTGGCTAAGATGCTTTCTGTCAAGGGATATGACAAAGGTATTCCTACTATTGTAATCAATGCTCCTTGGTGTGGAGACCAATTCAATGCGTTCATTCAAAGTATTGAACAACCTGTAATTGTAGTGTTTGATGAATTTGAAAAAGTCTATGATGAACACGAGCAAGAACAGATGCTGACTCTGCTGGACGGTGTGTACCCAACCAAAAAGTTGTTTGTGCTTACTTGTAACGACAAATGGCGTGTTAATAGCCATATGCGTAATCGTCCTGGTCGTGTTTATTACAGCCTTGAGTATAAGGGCTTGGATGCAGACTTCATTCGTGAATACTGCATGGACAATCTTCAAAACAAAGAACACATTGAAAAGATTGTAGGTATTGCTGGTACGTTTGACCAATTCAACTTTGACATGCTGAAGGCATTGGTTGAAGAAATGAATCGTTTCGACGAAACTCCGCAGGAAGCAATGACTATGCTGAATGCCAAACCAGAATACGGTTCGACTTCTCGTTATGCAATCAAGTTGGTTATCAATGGCGAAGAAGTCAAAGAAAACAATTTTGAAGACAAGGAATGGGAAGGCAATCCTCTTAACAAGAATGTCAACATTTCTTACAAGGTTATTGAACGTGACGAAGAAACTGGTGACGAAGATTGGGATTGGCAGGGTATCCGATTCACTCCGGACGAGTTGAAGAAGATTGATGACAATGGTACCAAGTACGTGTTCACTAACAAGGAAGGTGCAAGCCTTATCCTTACCAAAGTTAAAGAGAAGACTTACTCTTACTGGGACGCTTTTTAAGCGCAAGGGTGTTGTAGAAATACAACACCTTTTTTACGATTGACATTTCTTACTAGATCGCTTATACTAAAAGCCTAGTAAGAAAGGAGCCCAAAATGTCCGAAGTTAGAGTTAGCACCCTGTACAAAGTCACCGTAACTGAGTACGAAGCAGGATGGGGACAGCGTCCTTGCCCAGAAGAAACCAAATTCTTCACTACCCGCGAAGAGGCCGAAACCTACGCAGAAGCCTGTAATCAAGGCACTTATGAGATCTATTGGAGAGCCCGCATAGATCAAATTGGTTAATCTTGTGTCGATGGGTTCATATTTTGGACTCATCGACAGTTGACAGACCACAGTTCATTTGCTATAATATACACATACAGTAAACAACTAGGCGCAGAAAGGCTAAAGATGATTATTAACAATGCTCCGCAAAACGAAGCAATTTTGAGTAATGTAAGTGAAGTGGGCGAGTTCCGTATTCGCAACTCTGCTAAGGCATTTAACATTTTGAGTTCAGGCTTGTATGCTAACAAGATCCGTGCTATCATCCGTGAACTGAGTTGTAACGCAGTAGATAGCCATACTGCCGCAGGCAAACAAGATACTCCTTTTGATGTACACTTGCCCAACCAATTGGAACCTTGGTTTAGTATTCGTGACTATGGTACTGGTTTGAGCCACGAACAAGTTACAAACATCTATACCACATACTTTGAAAGTACTAAGACCAACAGCAACGATTTTATCGGCGCATTAGGTTTGGGTTCTAAGAGTCCTTTTAGTTATACAGATAACTTCACGGTAACCGCAATCAAAGACGGCGTTAAAGGTGTTTACTCTGCTTTTATTAACGAAGCAGGTGTGCCTAGTATTGCCAAGATGGGTGAAGAACAAACCAGCGAACCCGACGGTGTCGAAGTTAAATTCTCAGTCAGTGACCGTTGGGACTTTAGTAAGTTCCAAGAAGAAGCACGATATGTCTACACTTATTTTGCTCTGCGCCCAGTTATCAGCGGTGTCAGCGACTTCCGTTTCCGTGATGTAGAATATGATGCTAAGGATATCATTCCAGGCGTTCACTCATACACAGACGGACACCGTCGTGCTGTAGCCATCATGGGCAATATTGCCTATCCTATAGATGTTCCTAACACAGAACAGGCTATGGGCGAATTGCGCCTGTTGTTGAACTGTGGTTTGGAAATGCACTTTGCTATTGGCGAATTAGACTTCCAAGCAAGCCGTGAAGGTTTGTCATACATTCCTCAGACTGTAGATGCCATCAAGCGCAAGTTAGAGGCAGTAAATGCTCAGTTGGCTGTTCACGTAGCCAAAGAAGCAGATGCTATTCCTAACCTGTGGGATCGTGCTATCTTCTTGACTAAGAAGTATCATAATGGTTTGTGGCAAGCGGCGGTTAAGAAGTATGTAGCAGACACTAACCTGTCTACATTCGATGACAGCCGTTACGGCGGTACTAAGACTTTCAAAATGGGTGTTGAAGATCTTGCTAAGAAATACAACATCGTTATCAGAGGTTTTAACTATGCCAAGCACACTAAGGCATATCCTAACCGTAAGGCTGACACACAATACAGTGATAACAAGAACGCTCAAGGGCATTACGATATGTTTGCCTACTGGGGCATTACTGTAGAGGACCGTGTACAGTTTATCGTTAATGATACCAATATCGGTGCCCTTGAACGTGCCAAGTTCCACTATCGTGAAACTAAGCCAGACAATAGTGCTACAGTCTTTGTCTTAGATAAATTAAACAAAGACAAAGTCATGAACACTAAGGCGTTCTTTAAGGCTATTGCTAATCCTCCAGAGGATCGTATTGTAAAAGCCAGTTCGTTGTCGAAGAAAGAACGTCAAGTTGGTTTGGCAAAGAACGTTACAATCTTGTGTTTGCAAGAACGTGGCACAGGTGGCTACTATCGTGAACGCGAAATGGTTTGGCGTGATGCTGGTAAGGCTGACAGTTTTGATGATGCTACTACTTACTACTACTTGCCTTTGAGCGGTTTTGAAGTTCAAAGTAAGTATGGTATGAGCAACGTCAAAGAGTTTTACAACGATTTGAAAGACTGTGGTTTAACTGGTTTGAAGACTACAATCTACGGTGTGCGTAAAGGCGACATTGAGTTTATTAAGACTCAAAAGAATTGGGTCAACATTGAAGAGCACATTGTTAGTGTTTTGAGCAAGCCAATTGATAATAAACTTGTTATGAGTTTGGTATTGCAGGCTGTTGACAATTTCAACCTGTTGCAGTATAATGAAAGCATCATGTTTAATGTTACTAACAAAAATAGTCCGTATGTTGAATTGGTAAAACAGTTCAAGGGCTATGAAAAGATTAAGTACAGTGAACAAAGTTTGAAGCGTTTGTGCAATCGTTATGCTCCTGGTGTAACCTTTAGTCCAGAAGCTCAAGTGCAGAAGTTTACTGATGAATGTGCAACCATTAGTAAGCGTTATCCGTTGTTGGCATACTTGCGTAGTGCGCCAAATCATGAAGTTGCTGAGTACGTTAATTTGATTGACACACAGAAAGGTGTTTAAAATGTTTCCATATTTGATTCAAGGCAAAAATATTGTTGTTGTAATTAACAACAATCCACATACAATTACTTCTACTCATATTGCCTATGAGAAAGTCAAAGAAGCAATTAAGACAGGTGACTGGGACACAGTACAGGAAGTAATTGAGCCAAAGAAAATTGTGCTCGAATATGGTGCTGGTAACATCGCTATCCAAGGAGACAAGTTCTACTGGAAGGGACAAGAGTTCCACAACACATTGGCAGATAGAATTATTTCTATGTACCAAGATGGTTTCCCAATTGAGCCTATGGTTCAGTTTATGGAGAACTTGATGAGCAACCCAAGTCATCGTGCTGTTACAGAACTGTACAAGTTTTTGGAAAAGGGTAATTTGCCAATTACCAATGACGGTCACTTCTTGGCATACAAGAAAGTTCGTAAGGACTATAAGGATTGCCACAGTGGTACAATGGATAACTCTGTTGGACAGATTGTTGAAATGGAGCGCAACCAAGTTGACGACAAGGCCGAAAACACTTGTAGTTCTGGTCTGCACTTCTGCTCACGTGAGTACTTGGACCACTTTGGTGGTGAACGTACAGTGATCCTTAAGATCAATCCACGTGATGTTGTAAGCATTCCTACTGACTACAATGCGTCTAAGGGTCGTGCTTGCCGCTACGAAGTTATTGGTGAATTGGGCGTACATCCAGACGATGCTTTCAAAGCACCTGTCCAGGATGAAGCCTACACACAAGAGCAGTTGGATGCCGCTGTTAAGGCCGCAGTCGATGCCGCTCTTAAGGTAACACAATGATTAGACTTTGGCTAGTCTTTGCAATCCTTGCCGTCCTGATCCATTTAGGTATTACTACCTGGAGGAAAATGGAGGGCAAGGAGCGTTGGTCATTGACAAAGTCATTGGCCTATAGTATAATTGTTTCACTGTTAGCACTAATGGTGATGACAGCAATCGTAATTTTATTTTAAGGAAAAACAATGAAGCGTATTTTAACTCTCTCTATTCTTGCCGCCGCAGTTTTGGCAACGGGTTGTACTCGTATCGAAACTGGTGAAGTTGGTCTCCGTGTCGGTTTTGACAAGCAGGTCAAGAATGAGGAATTGCTTCCTGGTTCGTTTAACCAAACTATTATCGGCGATGTACTTACATTCCCAACTAAGGAAATTAGTGTCAAAGTTGAAGACATGACTCCATTGGCTAAAGATAATAGCACAATGAAGGACTTTGATGCGTTGGTTACTTATAATATCAATCAAGCACAAGTGGCCGAGATTTATAATACAAAAAATAAATCATTCCACGCTAGTCATAATGGCGATGTTTACTTGATGTATAATTACATCTTTAATGCTTCACGTAATGCTATCTACAAAGCCGCACGTAAGTATGAAGCATTGGAAATGGGTGATGCACGTCAAGCAATGGAAACTGAAATCAAAGAACAAGTTACTCGTACACTGGCTGAAGAAAAGTTGGATGGTACTATTGTAATTGGACAAGTTCTTATTCGTAACATTGTGCCTGCAGACTCTGTTGTAGCCAGCGCCAACGAATTGGTCAAAGCCAAGAACGAGTACAAGACCGAAGAAGTCAAAGTTGCTACTGCTAAGAAACGTAACGAATCGATGCAGGCCAATCCGATGGCAATTCCATTGTTGAAGGCGGAGGCAGAAGCAGAAGCCATGCGTAAGTTGCCCGATGCTATTGCCAACTTCAAAGGTCAAACTTTGGTTATCAACGGTGTTGTAACTCCTACTGTTACTACCAACGGTAAGTAATATGTTAAAACGTTTACTTTGGCAACGCAGTGGCGGACATTACCTCTTTTGGCTGTCCGCCATTTATCTAGTAGTTGGCTTTGCTAACATTGCCTACAAATTTACAGAAGCAGAATACATCCAAATGGTTTGGATTCTTTGCTTAATGATTCCGCTGGTAGTTAAACCCGTAGCACGTTGGCTCAACATGACTACAATTTGGGAACGATAATGCGCTTGAAGCTCAATGGATAGGCAGGGACTTCTAAACTCCCGATAGCAGGTTCGATTCCTGTCTAGCGCACCATTTTTAAGAAAGAGAAGTAGTATGGATATGGATCAGGCGGCAGTATTTTTAGCCGGATCAGTTTTAACAGTTTTAGGATTCTTGATAATCCTAGGCGGTATTCTTATCGCTAATAACTTAGTTGCCAAATATTGGAAGTCGTGGGGTTGGTCATGGATGCCACATTGGGCACATGAACCACAACGGTTTATGACACAAGAAGAATCTGAAAAGATTCCGCCATATATGAAAGACAATCATGGCAAAGAAGAAACAAGCAAAACAGTTTAACTACGCAGTAGGACATTACTGGGAAGGCGAAACCGGCTCGGTAGGAACTTATGCTTACGGTAATGACATCTTCTACGGTACTATGGAACAGGCACAGAGCTTCTTGAAGTATGTTCAGGAAGAGAACAAGAAGAAAAAAGTGGCTGATCGCAGAGATTGGAGAATTTTTCAACTGATCGAAGTGCCGATATAAATAAATTTGTAGGGTGGTCCTACACTAACACTCTTTAATAACTAGGCGTTTAGAGTGTACGCCGTAAAAAGGAAGAACCATGATGTATAATCAAAAACTAGTAGCCTCTATCAAATCAAAAGGCAAAGTGCTCCGTGAATTCAAGGACACAGTCTATATTCCGTTCGCTAGCGAATATAGTATCTTACTCAAAAATCTTAATACAACTCGTGCTGTCGTAAATGTGTTTATCGACGGAGAGAATGTCGTCCCTGGCGGATTGGTCATTGACCCGGGTCGGACTGTCGACTTAGAGCGTTGGATTAAAAACGGCAATCTCTCCGAAGGTAACAAGTTTAAGTTTATCGAACGCACAAGTGCAATTGAAGATGGTCCACGTGGTATCAAACTAGAAGACGGGTTAATCCGTGTTGAATATCAATTTGAAATTCCACGCCCTATTCTAAACATTCCTACTTGGAGCTCAACTACTCTTACTAGGGGTATTAGTGGTAGTACAGGAGATTGGGCAAGCCCGATGGGTGCTACTTACTCTACCAATGCCAGTCTTAACAGTATGAATGTAACAGCAAGTGCCGCAAGTTTTAAAAATGAAACCGGCATTACTGTTCCAGGTAGCAAGTCCACTCAGTCATTCCAACATGTCACAGTTGGCGCACTAGAATCTACAGTACACAATATTGTGCTGAGACTAGTAGGCGACTTGGGAGATAACAAACCTGTTGAAAAGGCAGTGACAGTTAAAGCCAAACCAAAATGCGTAACTTGCGGCAAGCAGAATAAAGCTCACGCTAAGTTCTGTTCAGAATGCGGTACTGCATTAGAAATATTTGCGTAAATAAAAACACGGGGGGTGAAAGTCCCCCTTTAACTAAAGGAAACGAAAATGAAATAGATTGAATATGCTTGTAAGGACCTAGTGTTCCATTTTAACAAAAAACACTTAGAAGATCAGACCATACCTATGTGGGTCTTAAAATTTCATGGGGAGACATTATATGTCAATCACGTAGACTGTACAGTTGCTTGGAGCACCAAGGAAACACCAGACAACAGTCATACAAAAGGTAGCATTAAAGTCAAGAACGTACTATTACGTGTCGACGATGAAAACAATGCTCAAATCTCCGAACTCACGTTAATAGATAAATTTAGACTACGTAACCAAAAGTTAGGTATTACTAGAATTATGTTTAGACCTCATAGCGAAATGCACAAAGCATTGTTGGCTAACGAATACAAGCACGGTCCTATGAAATACATTCAAGGTAGATGTACTAGTACATTTATTATTTGTGATCTTTTGGATAGGAAACAAGTAACGTTCGCCCAACTCAAGTATGATGATTGGAGAGAAGTTAAACCAAACGAGTCGTACTACACACAATACGATGACACTAAAGGATCCAATTTACATGTCGACTATGGACACCCAAGTACACCGTTTGAATATAGTTGATTTGGCACTAAAATATATTGACTACTGATTTACACTTATATATACTATACAAAGTGATTTAGTATAATCGCTTTTAATTGCCGTACGGAAGGTATGTAAATTTGCCGTACGGTTTACACATAAGGAAAATTTAAAATGAAAAAATTTGTTATTGCAACTCTGTTTGCCGCTGTTGCCGGTGTCGCTTCTGCGGCAGGTAACGTAGTTGGATTGGAATATAAATTCGAAGATCCACGTGGCACAGGAGCCAACCAACAAGGTTATGAGTTTACTATCGGTACACAAGCCGCATCAAATGTTGGTGTTGACCTAAAAGGTGAAAACATGTACACAAATGGTAACGGTGCAAACTCTAGTAAACTAGAAGTTGGTGTTACTCCAACAGTTGGTATTACAGACAAACTAAGCGGATATGTTCGCGGTGCAGTCGGTGAGAAATGGCAAGTTGGTAATCGTTTCGATTACTACTCTGTTGAACCAGGTGTTAAGATTGCAGTTAATGATCGTTTTGGTCTAAGAGCTGGTTATCGTTATCGTACTGGTTTCTCCAGTGGCGACAACTACATGACACGCACTTGGAGAATTGGTGCTGACTACGGTGTTACTAAAAATGGTACAGCCTTTCTTGGATTTGATCGCCAGGAAGGTGATATCAACAGTAACGTAGTAAGTGTTGGTTACAAGTACGGTTTCTAATCAAACCAAAATTAATAAAGGGCCTTCGGGCCCTTTTGTTATTGAAAAAACCTATAAGCGTTATTAAAATAATTATTGGAAAAACCTATTGATTTTGCATTTTAATAGGATATATAATATACACATACAACGAAGAGTTGTTATAGTTTTCAAACACACACAAGGAGAAACAAATGAAAACAGTTGGACATAAATTAGAAAAATTCGCAATTACTGGTGTTAAGCCAGGACAACCAGAAGATGCTTTCTTTGACATTACAGATGAAAGTTTTGCTGGCAAGTGGAAAGTAATCGTTTACTACCCAAAGGACTTCACATTCGTTTGCCCTACAGAGATTGTAGCCTACGATAAACTAGCAGGTGACTTTGCTGACCGTGACGCAGTATTGCTAACAGGTAGCACAGATAACGAGTTTTGTAAAATCGCATGGCAAAAAGCACACCCAGACTTACAGAAAATTACACATACACAATTTGCAGACACACAGCGTGGCGAGTTGTCATTGATTGAGCAGTTGGGTGTATTTTATGCTCCAGCAGGTGCGGCTCTACGTGCTACATTTATTGTTGACCCAGAGAACGTTATCCAGCACGTTACTGTCAACAACTTGAACGTTGGTCGTAGCCCAGAAGAAACTTTACGTATTCTTGATGCGCTACAAACTGGTGAGTTGTGCGCTTGTAACCGTACAGTAGGCGGCGAAACTCTTTGATAGGATCAATTATGCTTGATTGTTTAATCCTAGGCGATAGCCTAGCAGTAGGAGTAGGACAAGTTCGTACAGAATGTGTTACTCGTGCTAAGAGTGGCATTAACAGTTATGACTATGTTAATCGTCATGTGTTACACACTCAGGGCACTACACAGGCAAAAAATGTAATCATTAGTCTAGGGTCAAACGATACAGCAAAAATAAACACAGTGGAGGAACTAGACAGTCTAAGACAACTAGTAGACGCCACTCGTGTTTATTGGATTGTACCTAATATCAAGGACGATAAGAGACGGGCAGTTCTTGCAGTAGCAGAAAAATACAAGGACTTTGTAATAGATGCTAGAAAGCACGAAACTAGCCCGGATCACGTACACCCAACTTACAAAGGCTATAAAAGCATAGCCAAAGCAACTAAAGGAGACACACTATGACACAATGGGTTGATCAATTAAAAGAAGGTTTACCAGAATACGCCAAGGACACAAAACTAAATCTGGATGCAGTAATCAAGCGTAGTACACTATCAGATGTTGTAGAAGCAGAAGGTTGTGCATTGGCCGCGGCTATGAGCACCGGCAATGGAAAATTGATTAGTTTCATCATGAGCAACATCACAGACGAAAAAGAACGTGATGCCGCGATGACCGCTGGTTCAATTATGGCACAGAACAACGTTTGGTATCCATATGTTGAGATGGCAGACGATGAGCAACTAAAGGGCTTGCCAGCACAGTTACGCATGAACGCTATCGCAAGCCATGGCGGAACTACCAAGGCTCGCTTTGAAGCATACAGTCTTGCCGCAAGTATTGTTGGCAAGTGTCATTTCTGTGTTAAGGCGCACTACGAAACATTGAAGAAGGAAGGCTACACCGTAGAACAACTTCGTGACATCGGACGTATTGCCGCAGTGATCAATAGTCTAGCAAAAGTACTAAACGGTTAATACAAAAGTGTGGCGGTTTTCAAAATGTTGCAAAATCGCCACATTTCAACATAGGTATTGACAAGTTTTATAAATACTCATATAATACAAATATTGTAAAGCAATCACTTTCCACAAAACATTAGGTTGTCCAAAAAAGACAAAAAGATGTTGACAAAGATGTTGAAAGGCATTACAATACAAAGACAGTAGCAATTCCGCTACAACTTTTAAGAAGGTAAGAAAAAGAGAAACAAAATGCAAACGATTAGTTTACATAGACAAACGATATCTAAACAAGCCAAAGCGCCGGCATGTATGTCCGCCTATTGGTCACAGTTTAGTAATGTCGGGCTAGGTCTAGGTAATGATCGTACACCTGAGATTATCGTAGGGTTCTTGGAGGATCGTGTAAGTTAACAGTAACATACACAATAACTTTTAAGAACCCTGGACTAAAAACCCAGGGTTTTTTGTTTTGTAAGATTTGGAAATGAAAATGAATTTTGAAGATTTTAGAAAACAGAAAAGTGCCAAAGTGCTAAGTGAGCATGAACTGGACGACGATGCTTTTGAAAAACTCATCGAAGAAAAGTTTAATCGTGCTCGTGCTTATCACACAGCACTTTACAAGAGAGAAGTTGAGCTCGTAGAGCAAGACTAATCTCAAACGTGTTATAGGGAACGCGACCCTGCCTGCACGTAAAACATGGGCTTAATGTGGGCGGCCTACCGGATGGTAAGTTCTAGGCGATAACTAGAATGTGTAAAAAGGTAGCGTATTAAAGCATACTGCCGAACAATCAAATGGCAGTAGCCGATGAGTAGTATGCTTTAATACACACTTTCGAAAGAGAGTGTTATGTATCCCTAGTGTTAATGGCAGCACGACAGTCTCCAAAACTGCTAGTCGGGGTTCGAGTCCCTGGGGGTACGCCAATAATGCAACGGTGGCAGAGAGGCCCAATGCAACGGATTGCAAATCCGTAAAACCGTCAGTTCAAATCTGACCCGTTGCTCCAGGTTATATCCCCCGTTAGCTCATGGAGAGCAGGTCGGCTTATAACCGATTAATCTAGATAAGGTCCAGGATGAGGTTCGATTCCTCAACGGGGGACCATAAGGAGAATATTATGGCAGTACTTGTAGTGTTAGTTATAATGTTCGTGTTGTATCAAGTTTTGAAAAAATATTAAAAGGAGAGTAGCATGAAACGTGCTAAACGTTAGTGTCACTCTAGATCTCCCGTATGGTCTAGGGTTGGCACGTAAAATCAAATCAATACGTACAACCCTGTTTAGCGTCAATGGTAGCGCACTTGACTCTTAATCAATGAGGTGTGAGTTCGAATCTCACAGCAGGGACCATATGGGGGTATAACTTAATGGTTAAAGTAGCGGGCTTTTAACCCGTAAATCAGAGTTCGATTCTCTGTGCCCCTACCATATGAAAGCATTCTTAACTGGTCGCATAGCGTCAGTAGTAAGGACGGGCCACCATCTTATGACGAAAAAGGCATAAGAGTGCTTCCATATGGTAGTGTATAAAAACAAACTAACCACAGCCAGGAACTATAGACTCTGGGTGCATAGCGCATTGTCGTTAGTTTCTTTTTGTATAGTATTATTCCTGGATAGTTAAATGGTATAACAATCGGCTGATAACCGGTCATTCTGAGTTCAATTCTCGGTCCAGGAACCAATTTACATAGCGTTCGACTTCTGGGGAGGTCATCACCCTTTCAAGGTGACTAGGCGGGTTCGATCCCCGTACGCTATACCAGAGCAAATAGAGATCTTGTGGGTTCATCCATGTTCTCTCAATGTTTGTTAGTTTCAATGGGTGGTATAGAAACTAACACCAATTTGGGGGCAGTAGTGGGCTACGGTCTTCCCTTGCAAGGAAGATGTCTAGAAGGATTCGATTTCCTCGGCCTCCACCAAATTTGCGACAATGGTGGGTTAACCGGCCTTGCCGGGGCATTCTAGATTACCGCGAAGGTTCGAGTCCTTCGGTCGCAATTATTTTTATCTCTGCGTAATGTCAATCTGGTAGACGGCCTGATCTGGAGTCAGGAGGCTGTACGTTCGAATCGTACCGTGGAGACCAATTTTGCCCTTGTATCCTTAGTGGTAGAGGTCCTGTTTTGTAAGCAGGGTGTGGTGGTTCGATTCCATCCTGGGGCACCAAGTTTTGTAAGTGTCAGCAAGAGAATGTCACGCTATTGTAGGTAAGTTCGAACTACCTTAATAGTAAAAGGGGACGGGTTCAACTCCCGGGGGATCGGAAGATCCCTGCAGATTGGTTGCTAACTGGACTAGTATCCCAAGTGACGTACCGAGTCCCAGCCGGCTTTATATACATGGGTGAATGGTTGCTATAACGATGGGGCAACTACTTACAAATTCAATCTGTTGGCCTATGGTGTAATGGTAACACAACTGACTTTGACTCAGTCGTTCCAGGTTCGAGTCCTGGTAGGCCTGCCAATTTTAACGGTCCTTAACTCAATGGATTAGAGTGCCAGTCTTCGAAACTGGAGGTTGGGAGTTCGAGTCTCTCAGGGCCGGCCAATGGTGTTGCTAGTGTAGTGGTCCGCACGGCTGTCTGTGAAACAGTAAGGCAGGGTTCGATTCCCGGCTTCACCCCAAATATCGCCGCTTTAGCAAATGTGGTCATTGCACCGGTTTGAAGCACCGAGGAACTTGGTTCGATCCCAAGGGGCGGCACCATAATTATGCCCTTGTACGCTAATTGGTAATGCGAATGGATTTAAAATCCGTTGTGTGTAGGTTCGAATCCAACCAAGGGTACCATGCCTCTGCTGATGGAGCAGTGCCAGGTCTTCTAAACCAGGTTATAGTAGTTCGAATCTACTCAGAGGCGCCAAGGCTCTTGTAGGTAAATGGTATACCAGTGTCTTGGTACGACACAATCGAAAGTTCGATTCTTTCCTTGAGCACCAGATATACCCCTGTGGACAAATTGGTAAAGTCGTCTCTCTCAAAAGGAGAAGTTCTCTCCGTTCGAATCGGAGCAGGGGTACCACATTTGTAGCAGATTCTATCTACAACGAATTATACAAGTAAAACAACGAAGCGTGGCAGAGTCCGGTTTATTGCACCTGTCTTGAAAACAGACGATCCGAAAGGGTCCGTGAGTTCGAATCTCACCGCTTCGGCCAAAAGGTGTTGACTTGTTTAACAGTTGATCGTATAATACAAATATAGTGAGTTGGCCGAGCTGGTCGAAGGCACCTTCCTGCTAAGAAGGCATTCCTGCAAAAACGGGGATCAAGGGTTCGAATCCCTTACTCACTGCCAAAATGTCTTGACTAGTTTCTAAAGTTCATATACAATAGAGACTAGTTAAGAAATTAACCTAGTTCTTTAAAAATTTCAAGCAGATATGGATGTGTAGGAAAATTGGTAACCCCAGTGGACTGTAAATCCGCCGCCTTACGGCACTGCTGGTTCGACTCCAGCCGCATCCACCATTAAGAAATAGCATTGACGGGTATCGTCTATGGACGCATAGACTTATGAAGGATAAGGCCATCTTACCCTTCTGAGAAAACCGTGAACAATGGCTTATGAGGAGAATCGAACTCCACTCAGAAATACGTTTCATCCCATAGGGTGTAATGTTATTTTTTAATGGTAAAAATTTAAGGGTAGTTTATTATCCTGTTGGCGGTTCGCCGTTGACGAAGAATAAGTTGAGTGATCAACCCAAAGGAGGTAAGCCTACGCAACTCCGCCAGTAATGGTTCATGTAAACAAGCCTGCTCACTACCGCGAGGTAGCGTTCACTGAGAAGACCGGTGGATGTAACAATGAAGCAAGTGTTAGGGAAAGAATGTGTATCGACTGGCCCGCAAGGGAACCAGGGTGCATGAAAAGTAACGGGTGGTGCTGACTTCCTAACAAAACCAACTTGCGAATTGGTATGAGAAAGGGTAGTGTATTTGTCCAAGGGGTCGCTCCTAAGGGCTTGTATGCAATATTAATGGTTAGTGGACTGTTTTGATGCAGGACATTGATCGTGAAATATCACTGAGTAGTCCGCGAGACAAAAGGTATGTGGTGAGTTGTATTCAGTAATCCAAAAGGTTATTGAGCAACAGAGGCAGCTCATCGCGGTAGGTTTGATATAGCGTAATGGTAACGCAATTGCCTCTTAAGCAATGGACTGTTGGTTCGATCCCAACTATCGATTATAAAATGCAAAGACTGCCTCGGTCATATGTGAAAAGCATCTAATACTCGAGCCGCAAGGTAATCGAGTCAGACGTAGCTCGCAAGGTGAAATCTGTTTATGCTGGAAGTTTCGTAAGTGGTTAGCGCCGCTGAATGGCTCGCAAGGTCAACGGAGTAGATAGCGTAGAATAGCATATGGCGACAAGACTACTGCCTGTCTTTAAAAACGGCGATGCTGATAGTGGACATAGGTACAGTAATGGCTTATGTGGATGTCTAGAGAAGGTTGGCTCGCAAGGCTGACTATAATGCTAGAGGCACTATTGGCTAACGTATAATCTCAGCGTTAGCACTATTCTAAAACACATTAGCTCGAACCGAATAACGGCATTATAAATGCTTCTGGTAGTTGGTTAGTGTGTTTCAGAATAGAATTTGCACCGTTAGCTCAGTTGGTCAGAGCGCCGGCCTGTCACGTCGGAGGCCAGGGGTTCAAGTCCCCTACGGTGCGCCAAGATAACTATTAATATGAAAACACTTTTAATTTTAGGAGATTGCCAAAGTAATGGCAATAATTGTTTGGCTGGTGACATAGTCAACGACGATGCTCCGAGGACTTGGAGTCTACGTTTCCATAATGATTTTAGAAGTGTTTTTAAATGGTATCTAAAACATAGAAAAGAAAACAATGTTACAACACCTATGCCCAATGGCAATATGGAAAATGTTGTTTGGCATTATCTATGGGAAGAAGAACAAAAAGCCGCATGGCCTAATTTCTTAAATGTTTCCAATGTAGTTAATATATCTATTAACGGTGGACATTTTATAGGTCATCACAAAAGATTAAAACAGTACCTAGCAGAGAATCCTAAACCGGATCATGTATTAGTTACAGATTACACGTTTAGTCATATAGCACACAGTTTCAAATATAACAATCAACGATATGTATTTGAACGTGAAAATTATGTAGACGGAGAATGGAATCCAGATAGATATCCAATTGAAGTTCATAAAAAGCGATTAAACGGTATTGCTTTTCAAAAAAGTCAAAGCAAAGATTGGCATATTCGTAGACATAGAAATGGTTACAATATGTTAATTAAGTTTTTAGATTCTCAAAATATTAAATGGACGACTGTTAGGTTTGGAGATCCTAATCCTGACAACTCAGAAATTTTTAAAGAGTTTATGCACACTGGTATAGATTGTACTGAATACGGAAAACAGTATATGAGTGCTAATGGTGAGAATGCAAAAATTAAATTGTCTGTGCAAGAAAAAATTGCAACGACAATTCAGGAATACTTAAATAGTATTGTCAGTTAATGCCCTGGTGGTGGAATGGTAGACACGCTGGTCTTAGAAGCCAGTGGCGAGAGCCGTGAGAGTTCGAGTCTCTCCTGGGGCACCAAAATATGCGGGTGAAGTGTTTGTGGTTACACGTCAGTCTTCCAAACTGAAATAGACGAGTTCAACTCTCGCCTCCCGCTCCATCATTCGGAGTGTAGCGCAGTCTGGTAGCGCATCTGGTTTGGGACCAGAGGGTCCAAGGTTCGAATCCTTGTACTCCGACCAATGTTAGTTTGCCTGGTTAGCTCAGTGGTAGAGCGTCTCGTTTACACCGAGAGGGTCGGCAGTTCGAAACTGTCACCAGGTACCAAGTTTATTCCCTAGTAGCTCAGCGGTAGTAGCACCTGACTGTTAATCAGGGTGTCGGTGGTTCGATCCCACCCTGGGGAGCCAAGTAATGCACGGTTCGTCTATCGGTTTAGGACACTGGCCTTTCACGTCAGTAAGACGGGTTCGATTCCCGTACCGTGTACCATATATGGCCTTTGGATAAGTTATAAACTTTGCCTTAGGTTCTTCATATGCGGGAGTAGCTCAGTTGGTAGAGCATTACCTTGCCAAGGTAAATGTCGCGAGTTCGAACCTCGTCTCCCGCTCCAGTTTTGCCAAAAGGCATTGATTTAGATTTAAAAGATTGTATAATAGAAACATTAAAGGAAAAACAAATGAATATCTCCCTACGTAAGGCAAATGCACTTCAGAACAGTATCAACGATACCGTCAAAGGTTTCCAGTTTGAGACCACAGTAAAAATCAACGAGTTCCAAGAAGCGGAACAAGAAATTTCCAAAGTTGCAGGAACACTCTGCGACAACCTTACACGCAGAGATGCGTTAGTGGAAGCACTTTACGAGATTCGTAAAAGTGTCAGCGGTGCTAACACAGAAGTTAGAATCGACACTAGATTGGCCGATGTTGCACATCTAGAAAAACAAATCCAATTCTACAACGGATTGGCTAGTAAGACCGTTCGCGAAAGCGCAAAGGTTGTAGCAGGTCGTTTGGACAAGATCCGTAACGACAAAAGCGAAAACCGTCGTAGCATCTATGGCTACAACGACACAGTAGACACTAGTGTGCTCACTCGTGAAGATCTAGACGGATTCCGTCGTAGAGTGGCAACTGCTAAAAAGCAGAAACAAAAACTTCAGGATGAAATCCTAGAGTTAAATGTTCAGACAACTATCCAATTGTCTGACAAAACAGAAGCAGTTCTGCAAGCAGAAGGTTTACTGTAACAGACCCCGCGTTAACTCAGCGTGATAGAGTTAGGTAATTGCTACACCTTAATGGCTCGGTGCATTGGATCTACCGCAAGGCTTGTTTAAAGCGACTTGAGAAATCACAAAGGCGGACCTCAGCACCGTCTAAATGGAAAGGCTAGTGGACAGAGTAACAGCTCGGTTTAGGGCTCCTGTGGTGGGAGTGGCTAGACACTTTATAAATGCTCTCTGAGCTGAACTACACTGGATAACACGAGTTAGGTGCTAAGTCGACTACCCACCGAAAGTGCCAGGAAGATAAGGAGCTCAGCAGGTTTCGTTCGAGTCGAACAGAGAGCACCTATAAAGTTATCGCGGGATAGAGAAACGGTAACTCAAGAGTCTCATAAGCTCTAGATCCTGGTTCGATTCCAGGTCCCGCAACCAAGTTTTGGCAAAGGCGAAAGCCCGAGCCTGGAGTAGAGAAGGAGATTAGGATAGACAGACTTAGGCTACATGCCTAAGGTTTGATCTCTTATAGAGACCGAACATCAACTACTGGCAAAACGTCTTGAAAACGTTTCGTGCTTGTGTGAACCAGTTCTATATATTAATCGACTTTGTGAGTTGCTAACTGGAAATATACAGGTCCCTGTGCTTTGCGCCTTGTGACTTGTTAAGGGTATCTTTATAGAGCCCGCTTGTACATTGTCCAGTCTATTACTTGCCTTTCTCTCTCCACCCCTTTTATTAGTAAGTAGTTAAGGTTCTAAAAGCATCCGCAAGGAGTTAACAAAGATCGGAAGTTTTTGTTAATTGAAGTTATAAACTTTAATGCTGTAGAGTATATGTATCAAGCGCCGGTGCAAGGTGAGCGGATTGAGACTACAAGAACTTCATGTTGGGCTAGACAAAGAGAGGGACGAATCGCACCGTCGGATGGCCTTACCCAAACCAAAACTCTCGGGACATCTTACTAATAATCTGGTAACGTAGCATAATGGTCGTGCACCTCCTTCATACGGAGCAAGGTGTGAGTTCGAATCTCACCGTTACCACCATAACACCATAATCTGCCCACTAAATGCTAAATAGTTATATGCTAACATTAATCAGAGAAACTACTAATCCATTACTTGACTATATCAAGGATGATCCAGTACGTCCAGAAATTCCCAAAGAATTTCGTGTTAGCGGTAGCAGATTTGTCGCCACCACTGTAGAAGGCGAAAAACCACGTGCAATGGTCTGTGTTAGTCTGCACGATTTTGTGCCAACAACTGTTGAAGATTTGGCTAAAACACCCACAGAACCAACTACAGCAATCTTCTATACAATTTGGAGTTATGCGCCGGGTGCGGCCGCAGAGCTACTTTTTGGTGTAGTGGATCAAATAAAAGAACTTTTCCCAACTGTTAATCGTTTTGTAACACTTAGCCCAAAAACTGAAATGGCCTACAAGTTCCATATCAGAAATGGTGCCTGTGTGTTGCAAGAAAACGACAACACAGTGAACTACGAATACCTCATAACCCGTTGACAAACTGCTGAAAAGGTTATATACTTAGTATGTGACCGTGAGCGAATAGGCAGAGCTCCAGGACTGTTGTGAAACACTCCGTGGGTCGGGACTAGGCGATATGCCGTCCTTGGAGGTTCGAACCCTCCCGGTCACACCAAATTCCCTCCCTCGCTATAGTTCAATGGATAGAACGACTCTCTCCTAAAGAGTAAGTCTACGTTCGATTCGTAGTAGCGGGACCAATTGACAAAATATTGAAGTGAAGATATAATAATTGAATGTATAAAGTAATATGGAAAGATGTAAACAAGAATGTTTACGAACGAGATTTTGATAATCTTGGCCCAGCAATGGATTGGGCAAAAACATTGGCAGTATTTGTAACTATCAAAAGTAGCGAATACGAAATTGTTGGCATGTTTGGTGCTGACAGCATTGTAGATGGAAAGTGTCCAGACGGTGTAGATTACACCTGGATGAAACGGCGAAAGCAGTAAGGAGATATCATGGGATATTGGGACAGAGAATATTGTAACGTTGATGTGTTGAAGGGCAAGACTTTGTCCAACATCAACGAGAGTGGCGACGAGATCGTTTTTGAAACCACAGATGGCGAACGCTATCGTATGTATCACGAGCAAGACTGTTGCGAAAGCGTAAGCATAGAAAGCATAGTCGGCGATTTGCAGGACTTAGTAGGTTCAGAGATTCTAATAGCAGAAGAAGTTGATGGCGAAAGCCCAGCCGACTTCGAAGCATACGAGTCTTACACATGGACTTTCTACAAGTTTGCAACTCGCAAGGGTTATGTGGACATTCGTTGGCTAGGTCAATCGAATGGCTATTACAGTGAAAGAGTTGATTTTGTAAAGGAGTAATTATGTCAATGTACAACATGATATTTGGCATGAATCCCGATAGCGGAAAGTTACTTGAAATTCTAGGCAAAACTGCAAGCGACTTTGGTCGTTTCCGTAATGTCTATATGGATGAAGGTTACATTGTTGTTCATACACGTAATGGTGGTGGTAACCGTGAAGACTACGAAGATGTTTTTGATGAAATGTCAGAACATCCTTGGTACAGTCATGATGAGGACGACTCATTTGACTGCACTTATGCTAACATCTATTTCAAGGTTCCAGAAAACTACAAGGATTTTCTTGCTATTATGAATCTTAACGAAGGTCAAAAGCCTAGTGAACAATGGGCTGAACTTTTCGGAATGATGGAAGCAATGAAAAAATAAGGAGGCATTATGCCTTGGATTGAAAATGTAGCCGCCGATGATATCCCAAAAAGATTTCATCACGAAGCAGGCGAAAATAGTATGCTGATTAGTATCGTTGACCCGGCGAGCTGGCGTCCTACTCCTGCCCATAAGTTCAAGGAAATTCATAACTTTGAATTTTTGGACGTGGAGGAAAACGACCACGTAGACGACGAAGCAATGAAGTGTAGTCAAGAACAAGCCAATCAACTTGTGGCTCTTTTACAACACGCTTTGGATAACAAAATGAACGTTGTTGTTCATTGTTTTGCTGGAATTTGTCGTAGCGGTGCTGTATGCGAAGTAGGCGTAATGCTGGGCTTTCAGGATACAGGGCGGTTTAGAAGCCCTAATCTGCTCGTTAAGCACAGAATGATGCGAGCCTTGGGTTGGACCTACGATGCGGACGAAAAGCCCAACATCGACGATTGGCGCACATACAAGCCCGTTGTATAAAAACAACATTTGCCCTGTCTTCGAGAGTTGACAGGGCGTTCTTTTGGCTGTATAATATAACAAGAAAGAAGAGCGAAAAAATGAAAACATGGATTACAAGCGACTTACACTTTGGACATAAGAACATCATGAAGTTCTGTCCAGTGACGAGAGCACGATTTAAAGACGACGTTGCATATATGAACAACGCCATGGCCGAAGAATGGAACCATAAAGTCAAACCTGAAGACACAGTCTACATCTTAGGCGATGTAGCGTTCATGTCAGGTAGTGATGCTGGTAGAATGGTAAAGCGTTTGAATGGCACAAAGATTTTAATTAGAGGAAATCATGACCGTAAGACATTGATGGACGAAACGTTCCGTGGTGCGTTTGCAGAAGTACACGAGTATTTGGATATTACATATGATGGTCACAAGATTGTCATGTTTCACTATCCGATTGCTGAGTGGGATCAAATGCACAGAGGAGCATTACATTTTCATGGTCACTTACACGGAGGTGTTAGTGGATTAGAAAAGTATCGTGCATTCGATGTAGGTATGGATTCAACCGGTGAGATTGTTGTGTCAATGGAATATGCGATTGGCAGAATTAAAAACAACGAAATTAAGGGTCATCATGTTTAAAGATGAATTGAAGGAGTATGTAAACACTAGTAACCTAGTCAACATGAAAGAATGTGGCGATGGTATCTATGTGCTAAAGTACAAGAAGAAAGTGTTCTACGATAACTTGTGGAACGAATACATCGCCGAATGTCGAGGTACTATTGTAGACTCTGAGTTTAATGTAGTACAACGACCATTCACAAAGATCTATAACTATGGTATTGAAAAGGAAGCACCAGTGCTATCCGACGATACTGAGATCACAGCACTTCGTAAAGTTAACGGCTTTATGGTTGCTATGACTTGGCACAATGGAGATATCCTAGTTTCAACAACAGGTTCTACTTCAGGCGAGTTTGTCGATATGGCAAAGGAATATATCACTGATAACTTCCGTGATGTACTAAGATGTGCCCCAGATTTTACTTTTATGTTTGAGTGCGTTCATCCAACTGACCCACACATCATACCTGAAGAACCTGGACTGTACTTTATCGGATTCCGTCACAAAGACTGGAACGGTAAGTTATACTACGAAAAGTTTACGCTAGAACCTTTGGGCAAGCATCTTGGATGCCTCCCTGTGGATATCTTTACTACTACAGTAGGCGAGTTAAAGGCTCTAGTAAAGACTGTTAAGCACGAAGGTTTTGTATTCTATACTAAGGACGGCGTTGGTTCTAAGATCAAGTCACCTTACTACTTGACTTCAAAGTGGGTTGCTCGCAATCCACGCACAGACAAGTTAGTAGACTTGAACAAAGACATCAAGCACAATTTAGACGAAGAATACTATCCACTAGTGGATGCTATCCGTGCTAACATTGAGGAGTATACTGCTATGGACGAGCAAGCTCGTTTATCTTGGGTACGCAACTATATGGAGACAGTATGAGATGTGAAGATGAAAGTCATTTGCCTGTAGCAGAGCAAAGCCTAGTGTTCCGCTTGTATAAACGAGCAGAGATACGTAGGCAGATTCCTGGCAGGTTAGCAGTCACAGAAGGTAAGCCCGACAAGATTGCTAACTTGTTAGAAGAAGCCGCAATGGAAATTCAAATGCTAAGGGCAACCTTAGCCGAAATCAGTAAGCATACAAAAGGAAGGGACAACTTTCAACCATGAAGTGTTATCAATTAATCGGAGTGCCAGGTGCAGGTAAGAGCACTTGGATTAAGAATCAAGACTGGGCTAAGGATATTCCTGTGGTTAGCACAGATAAGTTTGTGGAAGAATACGCTGAAAAAATGGGTAAAACCTACAACGAAGTTTTTGATGAATATATGCCTATTGCCGTAAAGTTGATGGCTAACCAAGTCGAAATTTGTAAGGCAAATAATTTAGATATCATCTGGGATCAGACCAGTGTTTCGATTAAGAGCCGTAAGCGTAAGTTCAATATGTTGCCTAACTATGAACATATTGCTGTGGTATTTCCAACTCCTAAAAAGGAAGAATTGGATCGACGTTTAGCCAGTCGTCCAGGCAAGAACATTCCAGATTCAGTTATGCGTAGCATGATTGATACTTTTGAAATGCCAACCGAAGACGAAGGCTTTAAGGAAATCTGGAGAACTTGACCTTCTCCAGATAACTATACTTTTAAGGAGTGTGGTATGGTAGCAAGAAACGACATCACAGGCGACTCTATTCAAACCAAAGGAGTCACTGACAACTATCGTAATAATTACGATAACATTTTTCGAAAAAATAAAAAGACAGATGCAGAAAAGTTTGATGAAGCAATAATGAAAAACGAATACTACGATTTGGACGAATCGAACGATAAACCCAAGAAGTAAACTTGACTTTACATTAATAAGATAGTATAATCATAAGCATGGACTATCTAACTATTGCACTCATTCTATTGGCTTTACTTCAGGTTAAGCATTGGTACATTGACTTTGTTAATCAAAGTGACGAAGAGGTCAAGCATAAAGGAATTTATCTCGACTGGCGTGGCATTAAACACAGTCTAAAACACGGCTTTGGTACAACCGTAGTCGTGCTAACTGTGGCCAATCTTAATGTAGCACTGGCTATGGGTGCGTTAGATTTTATAATGCACTACCACATAGACTGGGCTAAAATGAATTGGGGTAATAGAGATATTACTACTAAGGAATTTTGGAATCATTTAGGCCTAGATCAAATGGCTCATCAACTAGGTTATCTTTTAATCATTTTCATTCTGGTATAATATATGGCACAACACTTAATGGTCGACTTGGAAACTCTTGACACAAAGACTACAGCAACTATTCTTACCTTGGGCGCAGTAAGGTTTGATCCGTTTACAAATGCACCCATGAAAGAACTTTATCTGCGTGTGGAGATAGACAGCCAAGATGCTCTAGGTTGTACTGTAAGCGACGACACACTAAAATGGTGGAATCAGCAGGATACTAACATCATGGAGGAAGCATTTGATCCAAGGGATCGTATTCCAATCCATGAAGTTATTAATCAGTTTCATGCACTAGCATGGGGGTGCAGTCATTTTTGGAGTCACGGTGCTACTTTTGACTTAATGATTTTGCAGAATATCTACGAAAAATTAGGTCGTGCATATCCTTGGAACTTCTGGGAAATGCGTGACACACGTACATTGTTTGAACTAGCAGATCCTGAAATGCCGCAGGATGCAAAACACAATGCGTTAGAAGATGCTAAACGACAGGCTATAGGAGTGCGTAATGCCTACAGAAAACTCGGATTCACCGGATACAAACGTTAAAATAAGCTCAAGCCCAGAGCGTCATAGTTTTCAATTAAACGGATATATCGAACGTTGTGCGGAAGAAGGTAAAGAGCCTAGAGAAGATTACTTAAATCTTTTTAAAACCTTTCGTGAACAAGACGAAGAAAACATGTCTAACCCCGAATGGCAGGAAAATAATTTAGAATACGACCTACGTAGTACAGATTGGATTCTAGCCAAGGTTCGTAACAGCGATGCCTATGCACAGAATCTTTATGCGGCTATGTGTAATATGCGTTTTGTTCGTAAAGAAATGTTTCCTTATCTGCGACAAGATCCTGACAAAGATTTGTGGAGTGCTAGTTGGCGTAGTGCTGGCGGCATTGTTGCAGATATGCGTCAAGAAGGTGATTACATTGATTGGTACTGTTCAGGTATGGGCGGACTTAATCAAGAGTACGATGCTAAAGAAACTAATGAACAATGGCAAAAGCGTACAGGATATGTGCCCGAAGGCATTGTTACAGAAGAAATAGAAGCAGATTTACTTAAACTAGGTTGGATTCCTGTACCCTGGGAAGACGAATAAACTACAAACTTTACCCGCTTCGGCGGGTATTTTTTTGACTATTGTATCTATACCAAAACTCGCTAAATATAGGATAAGCGAGGATTTCCCATGGCATATACACCATTAAATTTAGGCGACGGCATTAGTAGAGAACCGTTAGGATCAGCCTTAAAAAAGATTGATACAATGATCGGAGAATTGTACACTACAATTCCAGAAGGTGACTTTTCAGCAGTATCACAAAATATTGTTCCAGACAGTGATTTAACATACAACTTAGGTAGCCCTACAAATCGTTGGCACAGTTTATATGTTGGTTCTGGATCTGTGTATATTGGCGATGCCAAACTATCAGCAACTACTAATGGACAGGTTATTCTTCCTGGTGTTTATGATCCTACTGGACACCAAGCAGTTGAAGTCTATCCCAAAGCAGGTCCAGTACAAGACAGAACATGGGGGAACGCTTTAAATGTTAAATTAATCGATGCTTTTGCATGGGCAGTATTAGGTGGTACACAACTAACTGTTCCCTATGGATGGATCAGAGCAACGTATTCTGCAACATTAGATGCTGATGGTTATATCAGCGGCGCCACCGTAGACACTGGCGGTAACCACTATTCTGACAGCGATATCAATGGAGTTGTTGATGTTGCTACAATCTGTACAGATTATATGTATGTTTACATCGGTGGCGTAACTGATCCGTTTGCCTCCTTTGTAGCGTCCGATTGGCAACAGATTCCTTTCGCTGTTCGCTGTCAAGCAACTGCTACCACTTTAAGTGCAACTATTGGTCAGAGTGTAAGTTATAACGATTTGTTAGATGCACCTAATCAAAATTTAAACACAACAGATAGCGTAGAATTTGCAGACGTCACAACTCCTTCGATTACTAATAGTACTAATACTTGGTCATTTGGTACAGACGGTGCGTTAGATTTTCCTACTAATTTAAAAATTGCTAAGTTAGGCGACTATAGCCCAAGTCTCGGAACGATGATGATTCAGGCACTAAATGAATCAATACATATTGCGGCACCGGGTAATAATTCTCAGATATTAGTAGGCTGGACATCTTCTAACGGTCTCGATTTGGCGACCATTGGCTTTAATTCTGATTCCGATGGATTAAAGGCAGTAAAGATTTCAACTGGTAACTATGGTGCAACCGTGCATGGTTGGATATTTGGAGACGATGGTACTCTAACATTACCAGCAGGTGGCACTATTGCATTTGACAACGGTACATTGGCTGTGGACGGATATACAAGAAATACTAACGACCCGTTTGCCATTAATGTTGCCGATACCGCAGGTAGCATTACACTTAACTGGGGTGTAAGTCATAGCGCATATACTAATAAAATTATTTTAAATAATACCGGTGTTAAATTAACTACAAACGGTACTAAAGATTTTACATTTAATACAGACGGTTCAGTAACACTACCTAACAACGGTATTATTAATGCAGGCAGTGCTGCCAATGGACAAGCATCAGTTGGTTGGAAAGAATTCCTAGCAGGTCCAACTATTGGTTGGGGGCTATATGCTGAGAACGATATCTATATTCAAACGTTCAACGATATTACCAAGCCTACATGGGTATTCAAAGAAAACGGCACAACAAGATTTCCAGGGTTCACATTCCCAGCCACAGACGGAACCAGTGGACAAGTTCTAGCAACAAACGGTTCAGGAACATTGGCATGGACAACAATTAGCGGCGGAGGTGGTGGCACAGATATTTCTACGGCCAGTATTAATGACCTGGCAGATGTGACTGTTTCTAGTCCAAGTGTTGGGCAAGTTTTAAAATGGAATGGTAGTGCATGGGTTAATGATACCGATGCAACTGGTGGCGGGGGCGGCGGTGGTACACTATCGACCAGAACAACACGTTCTGTTACTACTTCTTCGATAGCAAACTTAGCCAGTGCTAATGCTACAATTACAGGCTTCAGTGGTTATGCGTTATTAAGTATTCAAACTAGTGCGGCGGCTTGGGTAACTGTTTATACATCTTCTGCGGCACGTACAGCAGATGCTAGTCGTGCAATTACAGATGATCCAGTACCAGGTAGTGGAGTAATTGCTGAGGTAATTACTACCGGAGCACAAACACAAACATTTACTCCTGGTGTATTTGGCTATAACGATGAATCTAGTCCAACTACAGATATACAAATTAAAGTAGTTAACAGAAGCGGCTCAACAGCGGCTATTACTGTTACAGTAAAACTACTACAATTGGAAGCATAATATGACAACACCAATTCCTCATCTAGGGAATCCAGAAGATCAAAGTCTTAAAGAATACATTGTTACCTTAAAAGACTTTAAAGACTCGGAAGAGTTTTATAAAGATATGGAAACACCTAGCGGAAATTTATACATTCCTGATCGAATGGTAGAGTGTGTTAACAGACGACCTATTAGTCGAAATACACATTATATGTTGACCTATGACGAAGCGGCACAGGTTAGAAACGATCCTAGAGTTTTTACTGTTGAATTAAATCATACAGATCTTGGTATGGTTATCGGCTGTGACGGGTTTACTCAAACTAGTTCAAACTTTGACAAACGTGTGGCCAGCGACAGCGTCGATATCAACTGGGGCCTGTTACGACTAAACAGAAAAACAGATATTAGTAATTGGGGTATTACTGGCACAGTTAATCAAGCGGCAACTATTATTATGGATGCCAGTGGTAAAAATGTTGACGTAGTTGTTATGGACGATGGAACTCCGTACCCTACTGTGTACGAATATGCACAGAATCCAGATGGTACTGGTTATAGCCGAATGGTTGAATACAACTGGGAGCAACACAATCCTGTAGTAACTGGTGGTGCGGCAGGCGAATACAGTTATCCGGGTTACCGATTACAAGAACATGGTGGACATACTACTGGAAACTGTGCAGGTAACACACAAGGGTTTGCTCGCGATGCTAATATCTATAATATTACATTCTACGATAGCATAGATTATGTAAGAGAATTTCATAAAAATAAACCAATCAATCCGTTGACTGGTGTTAAAAATCCAACAGTTATGAATAACAGTTGGGGATATCGTTTAAATGGAATTACAGAGTCTAGCATTAGTTCTGTGTATTATAGAGGTGTTACATATAATCGTCCTAGTACAGGATGGACTACAGCAGATTTAGACACATTTAGGATCCGTACTGGTGCGGCATTGCCAACACAAAGTTCCGCAACGGATATAGATATGATTGAGGCGATGAGCGAAGGCGTCATCATTGTAGCCAGCGCAGGAAATAGTTATTGGTATATAGATGTTCCTGGAGGTCCTGACTATGACAATTATATGGTCTACGGAGGAGTTAGTTACTATATTCACCGAGGTAGTAGTCCTGGCTCGGCAAATGGTGGCACAGAAGATACAAAAATTATCTGTAGCGGAGCAATAGGACAACACAACGAAGCAACAAATGCTAGTATCTACGCCTCGACTGGTATTGAGGTCGGCGACTACAAAGCAGAATTTAGTAACTACGGTCCTCGCATTGATGTATATGCACCCGGTTCTGGTGTTCAAAGTGTTTGGAATAGTGGAGCATCGTTGTATGATGGGACTGCCGCTACTGATCCAAGAGTTACTGCATTAGGCGGATCTGACTCAATTAATAATAATTTTAAAAAGTGTCCTGGCACTAGTATGAGTTGTCCTAATACCGTAGGTGTAATTGCCTGTTATGCAGAAAAATATCCTCGTATGACACAGGCAGATGCTCGTGCATTAATAGCCGCAATTAGTACAGACACAGTATTAAGTACCAACGGCGGAACGTTTGATGGTAAAGATGCTGGGTTTACTTACAATCCAAATAGTTGTAGAAAGATGTTGTTCTTTCAAGGAACAAGACATCCAGGTCAAGAAGTCGGTGGATATTATCCAACACCTTTCCCAACAGTAAACAACTGGTACAGACCTACCAGTGGACAAGTATATCCAAGAAAGAAAACTCTTAACAGTTATAATAAGGCCGCAACATTTAGTCTAGCAGTAGACGATTCAACAGTATCAAATACTCAAACTGCTACAGTAACATTAACTACTACTAACGTTGCTAATGGTACACAGGTTCCTTATATTATTACAGCAAAGCCTGCGCCGTCCGGTTCATTGACTACTACTGCGTTCTCTGGTGTTTATACTGCTGATGCTATAGTTACTGGTATAACTTTAGATACAAGACCTAACAGCGGAAATAGATTCTTAACTACTGGTTTACCTAACGGTTCCAGTAGTGTTATTACAAATAGTATATTAGGTGCCCTAGCATTGTCTAGTTCAACACCTACTGTGCCTGGAGCGTTGACCTTTGTTGGCAGTCAAGACGATGGATACTGGACTGTTCCACTGCCGTTCAATGTAACATTCTGTGGTACAACATACAATACAATTTATATTGGAACAAATACATATATCACATTTGGTGCTGGTTCATCAAACTGGAGTCAGTTAAATGGTACTAACCCTCCTTATCCAAAGATAATGATAAGTTCTGCAGACAATAGTTGTCAACGAATCTATTATGGTGCAGAAGGCACAGCACCTAACAGAACTTTCCGTGTTCGCTGGGAGGGAACAGCGTCTACATCTGGCACACTAGGTTCACCTAATATGGTTTACGAAGCAGTCTTTTACGAAGCCACTCCTAATCAAGTTGATGTACATACAGGAGTTAACGCTCGTTGGTCTACTACTGTAGCAACATATCCATTTGCGGCTGGTGATGTTAGTGTTCCATTAACTGGAGTAATGACGGTTAGCAGTAATACCGCATCATTACCAATAACTATTAACACCCAATCGGCGCTGACTATGAATGTGCGTTTGGGGATATTTCCTGCACCAAATGTCAATATATCGGTAAACTAAAAGTTGACATTTTTAAACTAATATAATAAACTAAGGATTATGAACGAATCAAAAACGTACACGGTAGAGGAAATATTCGAAGACATACCTGGAGATCCAGATAATGTCATGTTCAAAATTCCTCCTGAAATCTGTGAAAAAATGGGATGGAAAGAAGGAGATAAAATTCATATCTCCGTAACCGATGGTCGTATGATCTTTACTAAAGAATGAGCAAAAGCGATTTATTAGAAATGGAAGGATCCATTTCTGAAGTATTACCTAGCAATATGTTTAGGGTAACTTTGGAAAATGGGCATGTTCTTACTTGCTACACTAATGGCCGACTGCGCCAAAATAAAATCAAAATCATCTTGGGCGACAAAGTTCGGATTGAAATGAGCCCTTACGATTTGTCCAAAGGCCGAATTACATACCGCCTTTGACTTGACTTTTAAATAATTTGACTGTATAATATTCCATATACACAATAATAATGTTGTGTGTAGGTGGCCAAGAGAAGGCCTAGAAAGGAAATTATATGACACAAAAAACCCATGCTCAGATTATCAACGAGCAATATCTCAAATCGGATAGCCATTTTGTAACTCTACAAGAACGTTTGGCTGAAGCACTCAAAACCGCTCCTATGTTTGTTGGACTACTCACCGGAGTAGTTGACGAATTTAAACGTCGTCACAAAGAATGGACAACCTTTACCGACCTGCTGTTGTGCCAAGCAATCATGGTGCCAATGGACAAGATCCTAATTGACTCCACGATGCAACGCAGTCTTAATCTGCGACATGTTCTAAACATTCTTCAACACTTCCGTAGCACAATGACTATGGCTATTCAAGTTTATATTGACGAAGACAAGCCTGGTTATTACATTGCCTGGGACGGACAGCACACCGCAATTACTCTTTACATTATTCTTACCAAAGTGTTCGGTGAACGCACAGCACAAACAATGGTGCCAGTGGTTGTGTATAATGTAAAACACAAATTAGAAATTCGTCGTAACTTTATTTTGTTAAACGGCGATGCTAAAGAAGAACTTGACTTCATTGACAAGTACAAGCAAATGGTTTATGGCTCTAAGGTTGACGGTGCAGATGACACCGAATGGACTGACACAGCCAAGAAGAACGATTATCTTGCGGCCGCTGGCTTGTTTGCCACACACAGCAAGTTTGGTGACGAAGACCAACCTGGTGCGTTCAGTTTGTTGGCTGACACACTTATGAGCAAGAGTCTGAAGACTCGTAAGGATCCGGAAGTCACCCGTATGTTTGCTCAGTACTGGACTTACTTAAACCAACAACGTCCTGTAGAACCTAAGGAAGCACGTCAGTTATACGAATACTTTAATCTGTGTTTTGAACAAGGCATTACTGTTGATGACAAATACTTGCTAGACTTTGCGGCATTTACAAAAGAATACTTCGATGGTGACTTTGGCCCCAACGGTCCGTTCTGGGATAAGGTTAAGATGGCCTATGAAGAATGGTACAAGAAGGCCAACCCAGAGTCATACGCAGAGTCAGGATTGCGTGGCTTTACTTCAGAAATGCGTACAGGTATTCCGTTCTTGATTGCACAGGTTAAGAAGAGTACTAAATTGAAGACACCAGAATATTCTGCTAACAACGGTTTTACTGTTGCTAAGAAAGACTTGTGGTAATATGTCCAAGCTCAGAGATCCTAATAAGGATAAACTCAAAGGACAGAGTATCCTTAAGGAACAATATCGCTTACAATGCAAATGTAAGTTAGAAGATTGTGACAATGACCTTACAATCTTCGATGGTCCTGGTAGCGATGGTTACTGTCGTGAACACCAACTGCAATTAACAGAGTACGGTGGTATGGGCAAAGCGGATCGTCCACACACATTCTATCGTGGGTGGGTGTGCGAGAAGTGTGGATACGATCCTCGTGTTGATCCGCAGTTTGACGATATCGAAGATCCGTTCCATAAATTACGTTGTATGCGTGGTGTAATGCACGGCGACCACTTAGAACGTCAAAGCGATGGTGGTAAAGATGTTGCAGAAAATATTCAAACACTCTGCTGTCGTTGTCACATGATTAAGACTTACAAAGAAAAAGATTATCTTAAGGGTAATAAAGGAGAATCTAATGGAAGTAATTAACATCAACGACCGCAACGAAAAACGTCGCAAAGAAAATATGCTGGATGTTATCGAAGAAGTGCGTAAGCGTATCGAAGAAGGTAGCATGGAAGAATTTGTCATGGCCAGTATAGACAAAGATGGCGAAGTAAACATTCACGCCAGCGTTAAAGACCTTATTGGCGGGGTAGGCTTATTTGAAATAGGCAAAAACATTCTTATTCAACAACAAACGATGATCGATTATGAATGATTTTACTCCATTAAATGAACGTACATGGCCTGCTGAAAATGTTTTGGCTATGGCCTGTGCTATTTTTAGAACTAAAGGCTATACCAGCGTTAGTGCTTTTACCAATGCAGATCCTGACAGCGATGAACGCTGGAATAGCAAAGAACATTTGAGTTATCAAATGGTTCCGGACTTGAATAAAGATTATAAAGTACTGGTCAAAGTTACTCAGGAAGATACAGATACAGCCAGTGCTATTATACATTATTATCGTAGACTGACATTTGGTGTTATTGCAGACAATCTCAACGACTATATGCAACGAGTGTTTTCTAGTACTCAAAAACCTGAAGTAATTTTTAAAGACTTTGGTATTTTGGCCAGCGTTCCTAGTTTGTATTTCAAAGAAATGGAAAAGAAACGTATTATCACAGAGTCCAAAACTGCCAAACAAGAGCATATCGGAGTAGTAGGTGAGCCAATTTTACTGAATATTAGATATGTTAATACTAGATATGTCAAAAAACTTAACTGCTATGCCCACGATGCTGTCACAGATGGCGGTCATTTGGTAAACTTTTTGAATAAGTCTGCACTAGGTAAGACTGGAGAGACTCAAACTATACGTGCCAGAGTCAAAGCACACGGTGTAAATTACACAACCAAATCCATTGAAACCCAATTAAATTATGTCAAACCAATTGACAAAGAGTTAATTTGGCAGTAAAATAATAGCATAGTTAAATTTTAGGAGATATTGTGAGCGATCCATGCCAAAATGTTATTAGTACACTAGAAGATCATCCTAGTCGTTTGAACAAAGAAGCAATCATTCTTGCACAAGCGGAGGCAGGTAACAACGAATTCTTCGAAGGTGTGCGTCTTGCATTAGATCCAATGATTACCTTTGGACTTAAACAAATCCCAGAGAAAACAGATGCAGACGGTCCAGGCTTAGACTGGGGCAGTTTTACTCTCGCTATTACTGGCTTTGTCACTCGCAATGTCACCGGTAATACAGCGAGGGATATGATTCAAACAATGATAAAGTCAGCCACTAAGAAACAGTGGAATGGCTGGTATCGTCGTATCCTTATTAAAGACTTGCGTTGTGGCGTAAGCGAAAAAACAATCAACAAAGTTGTGGAGAAGAAATATGCTCACTATAGTGTGCCTGTGTTTAGTTGCCAGCTCGCTCACGATAGCGCAAATCATGAGGCTAAGGTGGTTGGAAAGAAACTTATCGAAGTCAAACTTGATGGAGTACGAGTTATTACTATCGTCAGGGCCGACGGGCGTGTTGATATGTTTAGTCGTAACGGCAAAGAGCTTGTCAATTTTCCTCACATAGCAGAGCAGATTAGTGCAGTAGTTAAACAAGATCCTCCGCCATATGATTTGGTGCTAGACGGCGAAGTTATGTCTAGCAGTTTCCAAGATTTGATGAAGCAGGTACACCGCAAGAGTGATGTACAAAGCGATGATGCTGTACTTAATTTGTTTGACGTACTACCTTTGTCAAACTTTGAACAAGGCTCTTGGGATAAAAGCCAATCGGATCGTAGCGATATGGTCTACTACTGGCACAAGAAACATAAAGATGCGTTACCTAATGTAGCAGTTGTTGGACACGAACTTGTCGATCTCGATACTGATGCAGGTAAAAAACGTTTCAAAGAAATTAATCAAAAGGCAATCGATGGCGGTTACGAAGGTATTATGATCAAAGATCCTAATGCTGGATATGAATGTAAACGTAGTGTGGCTTGGCTTAAACTAAAGCCATTTATCGAAGTGTCATTGGCTGTTACAGCAGTAGAAGAAGGAACAGGTAAAAATGTCGGAAAACTTGGCGCTTTTGTTTGCGAAGGCAGAGACGATGGACGTGATATCATTGTTAATGTTGGTAGCGGTTTTACTGATGCTGATCGCGATGCTTATTGGTCCGGTCGTGAAGAGGTGGTTGGCAAAATCGTTGAGGTACGTGCTGACGCTATCACACAAAACCAGGATGGAAGTTACTCTTTACGCTTTCCGCGCTTCTTACATTTTAGAGGGTTCCAAAGTGGCGAGAAAATTTGATATCCGCAGAAGTATGCACAAGGATATGCTCTATGGAGCATTACTAGAACTTAGCCAAAACGGTAGAGTCTGGCACGAAAGTACTGTAAGTCCTGAATACAGTCACTTAACTGAAGACGGTAAGAATGCTATTATTCATGTAGTCGAAGAAATGTTTCGCGGATTGCAGACAATTCATAAACAAGAAGTCAAAGAAGAAGCCAAACGTCAAACGTTAGAAGGACTGAAGTCGTGAGTAAAGCAAAGCATAAACCTTATCAATGGATTGATGGCGAAACTGCGGATCGAATTACTAGTCTTAATCTAAAAGACTATCGTGCTTACTTGAAAAAAGAATTACGTCAATGGAAAAAGAATCCTAAAACAGAATCAAATCCAGACGGCTATTGGTTACACCCTGAAGATGTTGTAATCAATATGCGTACCATTGAAGCATTAGATTTAATTATTAGCCATTTCCCTGAAACCTCGGATGATATAAAATGACAGAAGATCAAGAGTATAACGAATACGAAGCCTTTGCTAAACGTATGGAAGAAAGATTTCCATTAATGTTTGCGGAACGCTACGGCGGATTTGCTGTAGGTAAAGGTTGGTGGCCTATCCTAGAAAATCTCTGTGCCAATATACAGGGCAGGATTGATTGGGCAAAGAAGCAACACGATTGGGACGTTGAAAATAAAAAAGAACCTGCTCGTGAACTTATTCCGCAGGTAGTTGTAGAACAAATTAAAGAAAAGTTTGGCGGGCTTCGTTTCTATTATCAAGGCGGTGACGAATACATTCACGGCATGGTTACCATGGCAGAATCCTGGGCAGACTCTTGTTGCGAAGAATGTTGTGCTCCTGGCAAACGTAGAGATGGCGGATGGATTCGTACGCTATGCGATATGCACGAAGCAGAGTATCAGAAAAAACGTCAATCACCCGAGGATTATGCCAAACAAAACGGTTTAGAACTTTAAGGAGAAGTAGCATGGCAACCTGGACAGTAAGAACTTATTACAAAAAGAGTGTACAAGAAGTTGAATTTTGGGTTCAACGAGAAGGTAAAGGCAGAATTACTACCACCAATGGATTCCGTTGGGGAGAATGGTCAGTAGAAACCAGTGACGACAATCCTCCAGAATTTGAATTTACAGAAGTTCCTGGAGGCGATGGCCGAAAAGACAGCATCAATATGCTAGACTGCTCATACAATAATATTGAAGAAGTTGAACTTATCAGTATGGACGACGGTGGTTGCTGGTATGATATCGAGTTTGATGGCCTAACAGAAGAAGAGGAAGAAGAACTGCAAGAGTTTATCGACGAGAATAGCATTTACGATTTAGAAGATCGCGAAGATTCATGGTATCAAGATGAAACTGAATGGTGGATTTGGGGTCCTATTGAGATTAAAAACGAAGACGGCGAAACTGTACGCATCATCTGTGCAGATGAAGACGGTAATGTTATTGACTTTAAGGACGAAGAATGAACGAACGAATTCAACAACTTGAGCAACAGGCTCGTATCTATGCTGTCAAGCAAAACGAAACTACAGCAATGCCGTATAGTCAAGCATACGCAGAAAAGTATGTAGAGTTGATGGAACGAATGGTGTTGGATGCAATGGTAGAATCTGAATGGTTTCATGGCAAGGCAACCAATAATCAGCGAACCCAAGCGTATGTGGCAAGAACATTTCGGAGTTGAAGAATGAGCAAAGTATATCTGATCAAACCGTTAGAAAAGAAAAGTATCTGCTGGCACATTGAAATGTACCGCGAAAATGCGGATGGTTCAATTAGTTGGTTCAACATCGATGATCACTATCGTTGGGGTCAAGGGTTTGTTGAAGAAGACATGGATTGTAACTTGCCTTTAGAAGGCGATGCTCAAGCACACGCTAAGACAGACTGCGGTTGGGGGTCTGAATTAGATGACCAACACGCTTGTTGGTTTGAATTTAGCGATGATATCACTGAAGAAGAGCAAGAACAAATTAAAGAGTGTTACCTAGAAGGCGATCCAGACGATGACGACGAGCGCAGTGGTGCGGCTTGGTTGTTTGAAGGCAATCATGATTGGCAAGTTGAAGATGACTACCTAGTTATCGACGCTCCTTTCCAAGTCAGTCTCTGTGAAGATGACGGTACTGTTGTTGAAGAAAACGTTAAATTACGTACTAGAGAAGAACTTGCTGAGTCTGTTCGAAAATGGCAGGAAGAAAATGGGAACAATAAGTGGCCGTTTTAATTGGCCTGTAACTATGCCCACTCCAAACAATTACAATAATAATCCTCCGGGTCATTACAAACATCAATATAATTTAATCGATGACAAGGTTGTAGAGTTCAAAGAACTAATTGTACATCGATTTAAAATGGGAGATGTGGAAGATCCAGACCTGTATGCCGCACAACCATTATTAGAATGGCAGGAAAGCGAATCGGGTAAATGGGTTATGAGTCACGCTGTAGAAACTCCTATATGGCATAGACATATGGCTCCAATGAACTATCATACCGATTATGCTATAACAGCCAAACTAACTGCTCAAGATGCTACATTTTTTATATTAAAATGGGGCAATAGCATTGACAGAATCGGTACATTTCAAGTATAATACTAGTATGAAAATTAAACTTGTGTCAGATCTCCATTTAGAGTTTAGCGACATCAATATCCAAAATGATCAGGATTACGATGTGCTTATTCTTGCCGGCGATATTATGATTGCAGAGGAACTCTACGACCATCCTGTTGTGCCCAGCATCTACGAGTATGGTGCGTTTGCTGACCTTGGACGTAAACAACAAAGGGTAGCTCGCTTTCGTGACTTTTTGAAACGTTGCAGTTTCCAATTCCCAAATACAATTTACGTAGCGGGTAACCATGAATTCTATCACGGTAAATGGAATCGTACACTTACTGTACTATCTGAGGAGTGCGCTCAGTTCCCTAATGTCTACTTCTTGGAGGCAGGCTCAAAGAAAATTGATGATGTAACATTTATTGGTGGTACATTGTGGACTGACATGAACAAAGGTGATCCTTTGACACTCCATGCTGTGCGGGATATGATGAATGACTTTCGTGTTATCAAAAAGGAAGAAGAAGGTTACACTAACCTTAAGCCACATGATACTGTTATCCGTCATCGTCATATGCTTGGCTACATCAAAAATGTAGTAGCAGAACGCCCTGACGAAAAGTTTGTTGTAGTAGGACATCATTCGCCGAGTTTCCAAAGTGTACACGAACAGTACAGAGGTGAAACACTAATGAACGGTGCTTACCACAGTGATTTGAGTGAGTTCATCTTGGATCGTCCACAAATCAAACTGTGGGTACACGGTCACACTCATCATTGTTTTGATTATATGATTGGTGAAACAAGAGTTGTGTGTAATCCACGTGGTTACGAATCAGATGGTTACAGCGAAGATAGTGGCTGGAACCCTAACATAGTATTGGAAGTATAATGAAAGTTGGATTAAGTTATAGCCGTTGTGTTCGAGACATTGTTGATGGTGTTGTAGATATCAATGATGTTCTTGTTCTCATTACTCGTACGGACTTTGATCCGCATAACGATGAACAATGGGGCAATATTTGGGAAGGCTACGGCGGTGGTCGTAGTGCGGGCAGTATCTGGAGTAACCCAGAATGGACTGGTTATCATAACGAACAACAGTTTCGTGATATTAGCATCGAATTGTATGATTCGGGTAAAATGCACCAGCCAAGAAAGTTTGGCGCACATCCAAGTCGTCGCCCAGAGATTTGGTTAGAAACAGTTTTGCCTAGCAGTGAGTTGGCTACTAATCCCGCGGCCAAGGCGGCATGGGATAAATTTCAAACAGTGGCTGGACTAACTAATGTAGAATTAGATAAGGAGTATAAATGATTAAAGGTATTAATTCTAGTGGAAGATTTGTTACTGTATCTGGTGGCCAGCCCAGCAGTAACTATATTAGTCCTGGCTCCAGTGGTGCAGGTATGTTGCGGTATAACCCTAACACGAGTGCTATGGAAGTCAACGATGGCAATTCATGGCAACAACTAAACATGAATTATGCCACTGTTGAACTTACACAAGAAGCAGAAAGTTTGTTAGAGTGGGCACGTGAACAGCGTAGTAAGCAACAGGCCAGAAAATATGCCGCAGAAAATAATCCCGCACTGAAGAAAGCATATGAAGCAATTCAACGTGCAGAAGAAAACTTTGATTTATTAGAAGCCATTGCTGGCAAATATGAATCCGAATCAGAACAAGTACAGAGTGCGCCATGAGTAATATTAAAGTGAGATACGATGCTACCTGCGAAGTTAAACAGGAAAGTTCGGGTAGAGTTGTTCAAGCAGATGTTATGGCATTCAATGAAGGTCGTAACTTAACTGTGGTAATGAACAAAAGTGTTAAACTATTAATGAACTGGAATGGCAGAGTTTACGAAGGTCGTATGGCCGGAATGGATTTTATTAGTAACGGACCAAAAGGTCAAAAATATACAGAGGGCAGATAATGAACGTTGTAGTTTCAGATCTTGATAATATTTTTTCCGCAACTTATAAAGAAAAAGCCACGGAGTTTCAAGAAGATCCACTGGTGTTGTCTGTAAGTCTAAAAGAACTTATGGAGGGAAATCCAGGTTCTTTTTATTCCATGGAAGACGACCGTGTAAAAAATAATATCAAAGATGAAACTAGAACATTAGCCGAAAAGATTAGAAAATATTACGGTAAGAAATACTTTTGGTCTAATCTTACTAATGCTAGAAATATCAGTGACTTTAGAAGTCGTGTTTGCTATTTGTTAGAAAATCGTATTCATACCTGCGAAGGCAAAGACCTAGGTATATATTATAAACTTCCTTACTTTTACGAAGAAGATATGATATACGATGATTTCAAAAAACAATATAACACCACAGATGTTCCACGTATAATTCGTGGTATGGGTAAGCCTGTTAAGAGTCAACTAAAATTAAAGTATTTGAAGACTACTTCTAGCAGACAACAGAAGCGAAATATTAATCGTTTTTGGTTTACAGATGACCGTTATCTATACAACATCGAAGTAGCCAGCGATAATCCTTTATTGGAGATGTTTAAGCAGTTAGTTGTTGACAAGACTGAAGTTGCGTTTGATACCTTCTATGAAGTTGACAGGATAGATCAATTGTATTTTTATAAACTTTTTAATTTTACGTTAGCAAAGGAACATAATGAAATTTCGTAAGAAGCCTGTGATTATCGAGGCTGTACAATTTTTTTACACAGACGAATCTGTTGCACAGTTAGAAGAATTCTGCGGAGAATCTCTAGGCAACATTCGCAAAGAACATAACAATGATCCAGCCGAAGCAGAAATACGCACATTAGAAGACGGTATAGGTTTAACAGTTAAACATATTGCCACCGAAGGCGATTGGATTATTAAAGGAGTGCAGGGCGAGTTCTATGCCTGCAAGCCAGATATTTTTGAACAAACTTACGAAAAGGTAGAATAAGATGCCACATTTGGTGCCAATGGTAGTAGAGTCCACAAACAAAGGCGAACGTGCCTATGACATTTATTCACGTCTATTAAAGGATCGTGTAATTATGTTAGACACCGACGTCAATGAACATTCAGCCAGTGTGATTGTGGCACAACTGCTATTCCTCGAAAGTGAGAATAGCGAAAAAGACATTAGTCTGTTTATTAACAGTCCTGGTGGAAGTGTAACTGCGGGACTGGCTATTTACGATACCATGCAGTTTATCAAACCAGATGTTGCCACTTACGTAGTTGGGCAGGCCGCAAGTATGGGATCATTCCTAGCGTCTGCTGGTGCAAAAGGTAAACGATTTGTATTGCCAGAAAGTCGCACAATGATTCATCGTGTTAGTTCAGGAACTCCTGGCACACGTGGTAGCGTACACGTACAAGAACTACAGTTCGAAGATGCTAAACGTACTTACGAGGAAAGTCAGCGTATCAACAAACGTCTAACTGAATTGTATGTTAAACACAATACGGCAGGTAAAACCTATGACGAAATGTTTGGCGACATGAAGTTTGATACATTCTTATCTGCACAACAGGCTGTTGAATATGGACTTGCAGATAAAGTAATTGAGAAACGTGAATGACCACATACGTAGACCATACTGGGCAATTTGAAAAATATAATTTTAGTTCTGTAATTACAGAACAAGACCAGGCCGATGCTATACAACGAATTACAGACATTGTAAATTCTGGACAGTATTTTAAAAACAGTCCCAAGTATCAAACACAGGTTAATTTATTTGGATTGCCTGACCCGCTTTGGATGAAATTTAGAATGAGTTTTATCTTTAGTGTGTTTATGTATTTAGGTAAAGAAGTAAAGATTAATCAATTAATGGCTTGGAGTTTCATGACTAACAATGAAATTACCGAGGATCGAGATAATCTTTGGCACACGCACCATTATACCGAAGGGAAAACTACTGTATCAGGCATTTGGTATTTAAAGATACCCACCGATGCAGACTATAAGTCAAGTGGTACAGAGTTTGCCCCTAACGGTGTCGGTCAGCCAGAACGAATCACCATAGAGCCTGTGCAGAATCATTGGTTAATATATCCTGGCAAGATATATCACAGACCAACTCCTCCACAGAGTAAAGAATTTAGATATGTATTAGCCGCAGATTTGGAGTTTTAATATGACACAGGTAACAGATTTAGTAGAGTTTCAAAGTGATTGGTATGCTACTGCCACAGAAGATGAACGCAAGTCATTTCGCGAATGGTTGATTAACGTTCTACGTATGCACGACACAGTGGAAGTAACATTCAAAAAAACTGATGGCACACTGAGAGAAATGAAGTGTACTCTTAAAGAAGGCATTTGCCCTACAGTAGAGAACCCAAAAACTTCAGAAGTTCTTTGTACAGTTTGGGATACCGTAATTGGCAATTGGCGTAGTTTTAAGTTTGAGAACATCCAAAAAATAAATTTCATGTTGTAATGAAACCACAGTTCCGAATCGACAAAAGAGACGGGTTTTGGACTGCTGACGTTTATTATGTTACCCAAAGTGGACAACAAGAACTCTTTCCGGAATGGGACGGGTTTGAAGAACCGTTTAGCGAATCTACTTACCAAAATATAAGTAATTGGTGTTACAATACGTTTAAGACGTATATTTGGCCCAAAAGAGCTCGCAGAATGAGCTATACCCAATTTTGGTTTAAGAATAAAAAGGATTTGGATTGGTTTGTTCTGTATTGGAGCGGAGTTGACATTTCGGAAGAGTGACTATATAATATGTTTATTAAGTTAATTAACAGGAGCAAAAATGGCTACTAAGACAGCAACCAAAACCCGTGTAACCAAAAAGCAAGTTATTGCACACCGCACTCGTGCAGTCAAAGATACTAGCCCAAATTGGGAAGGTTGCGAATCTTGGGATGCCGACAAGTTCCATAAACACTTTCGTAGTAGCATGGACTACTATCGTTTAGAAAGCGACATTAAAACTTACAAGCCAATTATTGTTAAGTGGATGACTGATGCAGGCTGTGCTAAAGAAGACATTGTTGCTATTAAGAAAGTCAAAGACAATCGTATCAGCACCACAATGGGCGCCATTGCTCACTGTCTGTTACGTGGTATGACTCCGCAACGTGCAGACTTTAACAGCGGCAAGGACACCGCCGCTTGGTTGCGTAATGCCATTGTCAATGTAATCCTCGAAGGCAAAGACGATACCGAGGGCGAAGAAAAAGTTGAAGTCAAAAAAGAAGTGTACACTCCTAGCATTCAAGAACGTCTGCGTGAAGTTGCGCTGAATATGACTGAAGAAATTGAAAAGGCCTATGAGTCGTTTCAAATCGATCCGGAAAACTTTGATCCAAAAGCATTTAAGGTTCTTAATTTGTTGAAGAGCCAGCAGGCCAAAGCCGCACACGCTCGTATCATTCGTGACTTTTATGCTCGCGATTTGGCAGAACTAGAAGAGCTTGCCAGCGGTAAAGCAGACGAACAGTTGAAAGAAGGTTACAGTCATCGTAGCAAAAAGCAGATTCGTAACTTCATTACATTTTTGCAGGAGATTCAAAACGCCTGTACTATGTTAATGCAGGAAGCCAAAGTGAATCGTGCTCCTCGTGCTAAGAAAGCAGTCAGTGTTGACAAACTTGTTGCTAAACTCAAGTACAAGAAAACTGACGAGCCATTGAAATTGGTGTCAATTAATCCTACTGACATTATCGGTAGCAAGGAGTTGTGGGTTTATAACACTAAGAGCCGTAAGTTGGGCAAGTATGTTGCCAACGAATATATGGAATTAGGTGTTAAAGGCACCACAATTACCGGCTTTAGCGAAACACTCAGCATTATGAAGACTGTGCGTAAGCCAGAGGAAAAGATGAAAGAGTTCAAAGCCGCTGGTAAGGTGCAGTTGCGTAAGTTCTTAGACGAGATTAATGCTACAGAGGCTCGTATGAATGGACGCATTAACGAAGAGATTATTCTTCTTAAGGCTAGTTCTTAAGTAGCACTAGCGTTAATTGTAATCACAGGACTTAGTCCAACAAGGGTTCCGGTAGTGGACCCTTGTCTCACACCAATTCTAAATGTTTCTGCGGCTTCTGCTCCGTCCGTGGCACGAATAGAAACTATACCGTTAATAAAATAGTTTCCTTGGCTGGTAATATTAAACGAATACGGTAGTCCGCTAACGTCTGCGGCTACAGCAGAGCTGGTGCTTTCAAATGTTAACCAATATGTTCCTTGAACCATTCCGTTAGGAGACGATAATGGTGTAGTTACTGTAATGTTTAATCCGTTACCTTCACTAGCAGGGTTCGGAGAAACTGCAGAAATTGTCATCGATGAATCGTATAATATTATCTGTCCACTAGTTACTAATACTGTTCCTGATATAGAACCTTCTCTAATTTGAACTGTAAACACTTGGACACTATTAGTTTCTGCTACAGTATCAGAGGCCGCACCGATAGTTAATGTAGTTGTTTGATTTAATGAAGTTGTTGTGAAAGATCCTGATAGACTTCCTGTAGAAATATCTGTGGTCAATAGTGTTCCAGATACGTTATTAAATGTATAATAATATGTTCCAGCAGGCCCAAGGTTTCCTACTTGTAATGTAGTCGATGTAGCATACCCGGATATGTTGCCTGCCATTTCTGCAATAGTACTATTGGCAGTAAATGAAGTAAATGGTGTCAATGAGGTATCAAGTATCGTTACACTAGTTGATACAATAATAGTTCCGCTAGTACTGCCACTTCGAACTTGTACGTTCATAGTTTCAGATCCTTCGGTTGTTCTATCCGAAGACGTAGTGATGCTAAATGTGCCCGTGCCGTTTTCTATTCCACCAGTACTACCGCTTATTGTAAATGAGCCGCTAGTAGCAGTTACATCGCCTGCACTAATACCAGATGTTGTCCAGTAGTATGTTCCGTCTGGGCCAACATTGGCTGCGGTGAACGATACACTACTTCCTTCGTTTACAGTTGCCGCGTCAGGTGTTAATGTTGGTGTAATAGAAATATCTGTTATAGTTATTTCATCACTGGCGCCAATAATTGTTCCTGTAATCGATGTTTGTCTTACTGCAACAGAAAACGTTTCGGTACCTTCTGTAAATAAATCCTTTGCAGGTGTTATATTAAATGATCCGCTATTGCTGGTCATTGTAAATGTACCAGACAAGGATGCAGAGGTAAAATCAGATGTAGTAATTGCTGTACTACCGGATGCTTGTTCAATTGTATAGTAGTATGTTCCATCTGTAACGTTTGTTCCAGCAATAGTAAACGTAATTGCACTACCCTCGCTGCCTGTAAGAGTAGATGGAGTTACTGTAGCAGATACTACTGTTACTGTTGGCGGCGTTACATAATTTTCAGTATATGGAGATTCAGCAATATATGTTACAAGATTGTTTGTCACTGCTATCGCATTGGCTGAACTATCAGTAGTAAATGTTCCACTAGATTTTACATTTAATAATAGAGATGCGGTTGCACCCTGACTTGTTCTAGTAAAAGGAACTTTGCTAGGAGTAAATCCTGTAGTGTATAACGCACTCTTAGAAATTCTTAAATTGGTTAAGTAACCCAATGCTGGGTAAGTACTATTGCCCGGATACCATTGCCCCACACACGGATTATATGTTGTATTAGTAGCATAGTTATTAGTACAGGTTGCAGAAGCATAGGCTACACCGTTTACGAACAATCTAGCACTACCACTGTTTCGAACTAAAGCAATATGATTCCAAGTGTTTAATGTCAATGTTCCACCAAATGCTCGAATGGCGCCGCCTACTGTGGCAAATACAATTTGGCCATCACGTTGATAAATCCAAAGATAATTATTGTTACCAAACCATTGAGCATATAAAACTTTAATACCAGTCAAATTAGTAATTGGTTTCCACCAAAACTCTATGGTAAAGTTTGCCGTACCGTAGGTTAAACTAGTTCCCGAAAATGTTAAGTACTGACTGCCGCCAACAAAGTACAAACTTCCTCCCGGCTGTATTCCAGAAGTTCCATATGATTGTACGCCTGCGCTACCTAATGTAGTTAATAATGGCATTGTTAAACCTTAAGCAAATCTAGCCTGACTAGCAATAATTGTATATGTACTTGCGGCTGTTTTAATAATTGTAAATGAATATGAGTCAATGCTACTAGCATTACCGCCTGTCGGTGCGGCACCGCCTAACCATTTAGGAGTAACGGCAGATCCATCGACAGTAAACGCTGTTGGATAGTATGCTGTGCCGCCTTGTGTGGCTAGCAATACTACTGTTACACTCTGTCCTGTGGTTAAGAATGTATTCATTGTTGTACTTCCGTCACCACGGAAGTTCAGTGTCCAGTTTGCGGCTGCATTAGAGGAATAGTAAAACACACTATTTGTTTTGCAATCTAATGTTGTTGCGCCAGTAAGTGCCGCTGGGTTAACTGAAACCGTTTCAATTGTGCTAGTGCCAATGCTAAGTGTACTACTTGCACTGACTGTACTACCACTGATAATACCACTGAATGTCCCTGCTGTAAGAACATTTGTGCTAGGATTGTAGGCTAAGTCTACATCAGTTCTAATATTTTCGTTACCTGTGGTTGTATCGACAAATGTTAGATAGTGTGCGGCATTAGTCGATGTTGCTGTTAATGCTACCTGACTTGCTGGTCCTGTAAACGCTGTGGCTGTAATTGTGCCTGCACTAAAGTCGCCGTTAGTATCACGGAATACAATAGTTGATGCTGTGTTGTTTGCAGTAGCATTTGAACTAACTGTAAATGTTCCACCTTCTGAACTCGAACTTCCTGATAGACCGTTACCGCTTACTCCGGCTGTAGCAACATAGTTACCTGTAGTATCTGTACCAAGTGCAACTGTATCACTGCCAACTGTTAATGCTACGCTAGTAACATCTGCCGATCCATCGATGCTGAATGAACCTGTTACATCGCCTGTGAATGTAACTGTACGAGCAGTATGCCATTTACTTGCAGTGGCGGCTTGTAAATTTGCCACAGCGGTAGTGCTAGCCACAGTAAATGGAGCAGTACCAGTTGTCTGAGTACTTTCAAATGTTGTTGCTTTTACATACCCACCAATGTTAGCATTTTCAAATACAGCAAGGCCGCCGGCGGTTAATTTTAATGCGCCAGTAGATGTATTACTACTGCCTGTAGCATTACTAATCGTAATTGCTGATGTAGTTGTTGCACCGCGGCTTGTAACATTTTGTAGTGTAGATGTAACAGCCAAATCTATGTTATCTGATGCTATTGGAGTTCCTGTTGCAGAAGTAATAGTTAAAATTGTTCCGCTACCATCAACAGAGCCTACAGTAATTGTTACATTGTTGGCCGGATTCAATCCGCCTGGGAAATTAGTTCCATAGACTGTTACGGTATTACCTGCGGCAAAACCAGTACCACCATTGCTAACGCTGGCCACATAGGTATTGTTAATAATTGAAATATTGAATACAGCATTAATGCCCGAGCCGCTAGTTGCATTTTGAGCAAATGTCGATGGCAAAGTAACGGAATCCTGATAGGTAACTGTTAACTCTGTATGTGTTCCGTTAGTCAAAAGTGAAGCAGATAAATCTTCAATTTGTTCTTGGCTAAATGGTAAACTAGGACTGTTAGAACCAATTGTAATCTGATTTGCGCCAGTTCTAGTAATAAGAATTGGACTTAGTGGATCTGGATATAATTCGATATCGCTAGTCTCTGCGCCTAGGTCGCGCTCTAAACGTAACTTTGTTGTGCCTAACGGTACATAAGTTTGATAATCTGGACCATGAATTGTAATGGTATCAGTTGTCTGTCCAGGCGTTGCTGTGGAACTATCCTCAATGCTAAATGCAATATTCTGCCCAGCAACAATGGTAGCAGTATCCGTGACGCTGTCTGCTTCAATTTCAGTATCTACAGTAATTGCGTTGGGGATAGTTGTAACGCTTTCGCTGGGTCTAAATCTTATTTTTCTAAAAAAATCGTAAAAGGCTGCTGGCATTTTAGGTATATTCCTGTGTTACCAATATTTATGCTATGTTGGATTCTATATAAATACTACACTATGAGCTCAAACATCGACAAAATTCTTCAAGATTTAGGTGACGCACTAAAATCAGCCGCTAACGGTGGCACACTATCTAAGGGCATTTCTGATACTGCTACACGTGAGCAGATGATTGTTACAGATAAAGGTGTACAGGTTGGCGTATTAAGTGCTGACAGAATTAGCGGAAACATTCACGTAGAAGGCGTTCTTGGCGCTGGAAAAATTGTTGCCGCAGGTACTAGCGAATTTGCTAACTTAAAAGTTAACGGCAAATTAGAAGCAGATACGCTGTTAGTTAAGAATGTTATTTCAGAACAAAGCCTAGAATCATTTACAAAATCCATTTCTTTTGCCAGCAGACAACTCAGCGATTTAGATGGTAAAGGCTTGCAATGGGACAGCCCAGATGTAAGTTATCAGTTTGTTTTTAAAGCAAACCCAAAAAGAATTTTCAGCACAGAATCTATTGATTTATACAAAGGTTCTAAGTATCAAATTGAAGGCACAGATGTTTTAGAGCGCACAAGATTAGGTAATTCAGTACGTGACAGTAACCTACGCACAGTGGGTCCTTTAGAAGAACTACGTGTTACAGGCGAAACAAACCTAGGTGACACAGTTTTTGTTAATGCCCTAGGAAGACTAGGTGTCAATACAGAAGAACCAAACGCAGTTATCAGTGCCGTTGACAATAATGTAGAAGTAATTTTAGGTGCGGATCAAGACTCAGTGGGTTTTGTAGGTACTTGGGGCAGTAACAGTTTCAGTATTGTTACCGATAACACAAGACGTATTACAGTATCAGGAAACACTACAGAGTTTGGCAATGCTAAGAGCAAAGGCGCAATAGTCAAAGTTCACGGCAGATTAGAAGTAGACAGCATTGTATCTGACATCAGAATCGAAAAAACTAGTCCAATAGAATTTATAGCCAGTAAGGATAACAGTATTTTTGGCAAGGGTATGCAATGGAAGGGCGAAGGTGGTACACGTCAGTTTATTATGCTTCCAAACCCTGACAGAATCTATTCTTCAGAAAGTCTTGAATTAGCAATTAACAAAGAATTCTGGATCGACGGTAAGAGTGTATTAAACAGAACTGACCTAGGAGTTAGCGTTGTTAACTCTAGTCTTACTCGTTTAGGCACACTGACATCATTAGATGTTGCTGGAACAGTAAACTTGTCAGACAGCATTACTGTACAAGACAGCGTAGTTACAATTAACAATTCTGTAACAATCAAAGACGGCTCGGGCACATTAAGATTATCCAGCAGTGGTATTACAGCAGATAAGTTTGGCATTGGCGAAGACTTTGAAGTAGATAACGCTGGCAGTATCCGTATCGGTGACAAAAATAATACAACTAGAAATGTAAACATCTATGGACAACTAAGTGTAAACATTACCAACCCACAAGAAGATGCGGCATTCAGCGTAGACGGAATGATGGTTATCAATGGTAAACGCTTTGCACACGGCGTAGGTGCTCCTACAGAAAAAGCCTGGAACAAAGGCGATATCATTTGGAATAGCAGTCCAGTAAGAACTAGTTACGTTGGATGGATCTGCGTAATGAGCGGTACTCCTGGTACTTGGGAGCCGTTCGGTTATATTGGCGGAAGATGATATCTGTATTTGGCAACGGCGAATCCAGAAAACATTTAGATTTAAATTCACTTACAGAAACTAAAGTTGGCTGTAACGCCATACATAGAGACTACTCAGTCGACCATTTAGTCTGTGTAGACAGACGTATGGTACAAGAAGCACTGGATAGCCACTTTGCTGGCACAATCTATACTAGAAAAGATTGGGCACACTTCTACAAAAACAATCCTGTAAAAATATTACCAGACTTGCCTTACCAGGGCACTACTAGACCTGACGAGCCTTTTCAATGGGGCAGTGGTCCGTATGCTGTTTTGTTAGCCGCTATGCTAGACGACCATGTAAACTTATTTGGTTTTGATCTACACAGCCCAACACAGTTTGTCAATAACATTTACAAAGATACTGCTAACTATGCAGATGCTACTAAACCCGCAGTGGATCCAAGGTATTGGATATACCAGATTGCTCGCGTGTTTGAATGTTTCCCCGATAAGTACTTTGTAGTTTTTAACAATACAGAATGGCAGATGCCCAGTAGTTGGCTTTTGGCAAATGTTAAATTCAAAACTATTGACAGTATAATGTAATACCTATATACTGTATCAATAGAGGACTAGACGCTCACCCCTCTTTAAATACTCTGCGTGTCATCAAACTTAACTTAAAAAGGGCAAGAGATGACTTGGATCATTGATAAAACATTTGAATTTTGTTATGGACATCGTGTTCATACACAAACACTAAACGGCGAATATGCGGCAGACTTGAAATGTGCTTGCAGACATTTACATGGACACGAAGGTAAAATGCAGGTTCATTTAACAGGCGACGGATTAGATAAAACTGGAATGGTCACTGACTTTAGACATTTAGAATGGCTAAAGAAATGGATCAACACTTATATTGATCATCAATTTATTATTGATAAAAACGATCCGCTGTTTACTAAGATGCTGGGAGAAAAAGTCGAGCTAATTCCAGTGTATGTTCCAGAAACCGAATACGTTGCAGGTTGGCATATTCATCCAATCTATTATGCTAATATGTCTGGTCCTGAACAAGAATACTACGAAGGATTTATGGTAGTAGACTTTGTTCCAACATCGGAACACCTAAGTAGTTGGATGGCAGAATTAGTTGATGTCAAAATGAAAAAATTAGGCGTCAAAGTTCACAGCATCGAATGGTGGGAAACTCCTAAGAGTCGTAGTGTTTTTTATAAAGATGGTACGTAAGTTTTGGAGACTATGGGCCAAGGCACTAGGAGAGAAAGCCGGTGTTACCAAACAAGAAGCGGACAGGATTGCATTGATTCGAACTGTTATTGTATTGACTTATATAATAACTAACATATTCATTGTAGCGGGTGTAATAAGGCACTGGTAATGCTAAACGTCATTAGTTTAAAACACGGTACAAAGTACGGTCCGGAATATGTAAACAAACTTTACAATATGGTCTCAAGGCACTTAACTGTGCCTTTTGATTTTTATTGCTTTACTGAAGATCCTACAAACTTAAATCCTGCAATTAAAATTAAACCCTTGCCCAAAGGACTGTTTTCTGGTTGGTGGTGGAAACCATATATCTTTAAACAAGGACATTTTCCAGACGGTGATGTAAATTTGTTCTTTGATTTGGATATGGTTATTGTAGGTAATATAGACAAATTGGTTTCGTACCTGCCTGGAAATTTTGTTGGTTTGGAAGATGTAGGCAGAGTGTTTAGACGTGTGCCACCAAAATTAGGTAGTGCTGTACTGCGTTGGCCCAGTAACCATTTCAGCAATATTTGGGACGATTTGGAAAACAATCCAGCGTTAACCAAAAAGTTCCCAGGTGATCAAGATTGGATTTGGCAGTCACACAAAAGTATTATAAAATTTTTCCCTGAAACTTGGATACAGAGCTACAAGTGGGAAATAAGACAGCGGGAAGAGTTGATTAGGGTTCAGGGTAAAAACGTGTTTAAGACGGTGCGTAGCCCGTCTATGAACCCGGATTGTAGCGTAATTGCGTTCCACGGAACACCAAATCCCGAAGATGTCCAGGACCAAATCATTGTTGACAACTGGCAGTAACGATGCTATAATATATTATCGTAACTTTATCGAGAGTTTTGTGAACAAACGTATTGGCTTTGCCTGTAAATGGATCGACCGTCCAGATCAAGTAGACGGTATTAAACCCAAAGATGAATGTAAGAAATACAATACAGGAGCAACAACTGTGGCTTGGCTTAACCGTCAAACCAAAGATGTGGCTGTTGAAAAATTGTGGTCTTTGCTTGAACAAAATATCAACTCAACTAAATTATTAGTAGAAAGGGTAGGGCAATTAGATGATGACTTACGTATGGTACGCCTTAGCAGTGATATTCTTCCTGTCTACACTGAGCCTACTTGGTGCTGGTTTTGGCGTGAAAATGATGTGCAGACATACGCCCAAAAACATTTTGCAGAAGTGGGAGATATTGCTCGTTCCCGCAACGTTCGTCTCAGTTTTCATCCTGGTCAATTTACTGTGTTGGCAAGCGACAATCCTGATATTGTTCAGCGTTCTATAGAGGAGTTTGAGTATCATGCGGATATGGCGAGATGGATGGGGTATGGTAAAAGATTTCAGGACTTTAAGATCAACGTCCACATCGCCGGTAGAGCCGGTCCAGCCGGTATTAAAAGTGCCCTCCCGAGACTTTCCCCCGAAGCAAGAAACTGCATCACCATCGAAAATGACGAAATCACCTGGGGAATCGACTCAAGCCTCGAACTTGCCAAAGATCTCGCTTTGGTGCTAGACATACACCATCATTGGATTAATACTGGAGAATATATTGAAGCAACTGACGACCGTGTTAAAAGGATTATCGATAGTTGGCGTGGTGTGCGCCCTGTCATACATTATAGTGTTTCACGGGAAGAGCATCTTAATGGCCATGCCACAGACTCCGCTCCCTCCCTACTTTCACTAATGGAAAGTGGACACAAAAAAGCAAAACTCAGAGCACATTCGAACTTCTACTGGAACACAGCAGTGAACGAATGGGCACTGAGTTTTTGGGATCAGTTTGATATTATGTGCGAAAGCAAGGCTAAAAATCTAGCCTCGTTTGCACTACACAAACAAGCGATTACTTCTTAGGGGCTTTCTTAGCAGGAGCCTTTTTTGCGGCTGCTGGTTTACGGCCAGCGGCCTTTTTCTTAGGTGCTTCTGCTTTAGGTGCCTCAGCAACTGGAGCAGGTGCTTCTACTTTAGTTTCTTCCACTTTAGGTGCTTCAACCTTGTATGGTGCTTCTGCTACGGTTTCTTGAGACTTACCGCCAAATAGTTTTTTTAATAATGACAACATTCTAGTGTCCTCCATGAGCAAATATTTATAGTTTACTAATATCATCCAGGCTCGAAACAGTCTTATCCCATATGATTTTGCGTTCTGCACCTTTTTTCTGTGCAAATCTCTTAGGATCGCAACTAGGGCAACAGTGAAAGAAATTATTGTTTAACCTATTAGGATCCATTGATCCTTTAGTCCTAGTAAATGTTTCACCGCAGTTATCACAGCGCAGGACTACAATAGTTTTTTTACGTTCATAAGTATGCTCACGACCAAGTTTACTAGTTCGTGTATGCTGACTTTTTTCTGTATCTATACGTATGAACATCAGTTATTTACATTAAGGTTATAAAATTATCTGCTAAATATTGGATACAAAGTCTTTTTTGGAGTATTCAATGGCACGTAAAATAGTCGACATCGGCGTATCAGGTAATGACGGAACTGGTGATAGTATCCGTGAAGCGTTTAGAAAAACGAATGAAAACTTCCAAGAGTTATATGCTGTTTTCGGTCAAGGCGGATTTTTAAAGTTCACTGACCTTAGCGATACTCCTGATACATTAGTAGGACAAGGTAATAAGATTCCAGTAGTTAATTCTATTGGTACTAGTTTAGTATTCAAAGACTTTTTCAGTCCTAACGGTACTATCCAGTTTGATTATTCCGAGCAAGAAACCTTTGATATTGTTAGTGTATCAAGAAGTAGCAACGTTGCCACTATTACACTTTCAGCAAACCACAATTTAGATCCTGGACAACGAGTTACAATCGCGTCCACAGACAATACTTCATTTAACACTACTTCTGCCCTATTGTTAACTGGCACAGTAGACAATGTTCTAGTATATACAAACGCAGGAACAAACTTATCAACTAGTGCGGCAACTGGTACTATTACCAGTTACGGTTCCGTTAAAATTGATACATTAAGTTCTAAATTACAGGACGACCCATTACCAAAATTACAATATGCGCTGGATGCACGTAATCAATTAATCGGCGGCTTACGCAGTCCTATTAATCAAACAGATTTCCAAACTGCTGTTAATAGTTTCAACACACAGCACGAAACTCTTTATAGCATAGATTCCTTTGCTATTAACAAAGGTTATGCCGACTCCAAATATGTAAACATTACAGGCGACACAATGACTGGTCACTTAAATGTGCCAGCAAACGCCACAGGTAACCAAGCACCACGTGCCGCAGAAGTTGTATTAAAAACTGGCGGCGATATGACTGGTGTGCTAAACTTAGCAGATCATCCAGGCGGACTTGCAGGTGCTGGTACGCCTAACGGAGAAGATGACTTACAAGCCGCTACAAAATATTATGTAGATAATTCAAGTTATTCAAGCAGATTTAACTTGTACGTTACCACAGGCGGTGACGACACACAGGCACGTACACCGCGTGGAAAAGAAGGACGCGATCGTTCTTATGCTTATGCAAGTATTAACAAAGCCTGTCAAAAAGCAGAACAATTAGTAAATGATGCACCATGGGAAACTGGTCCTTATCGTCAGTTAATTGCCTACGGTGGCGGTGAAGCGTTCTCTGAAGTTACAAGAATTGAATCTGGTGCATCTGGTACTACTCGTGTTTACTTTACTAACAACGGTGGTTCTCGTGTTGACCAAGGTCAATTACCAAAACCAGATATTGTCTCCGGTAAGATTGTTGTTGGACGTACCAGCGGCGCACAGGGTTTCATTTATCAATACTATGGCTCCGATGGTAGTTCAAGTATCGGCGAAGACTATTTTGACTTGCAGGATGTTATTGGTGATTTTGTGCCTGGCGAAAACCTAGAGTTTGACCAAGCAGTTAAAAATATCCAAATTAGTATTGTTGTTGAATCTGGTATCTATTTTGAAGACTATCCAATTCGTGTCCCGCCAAACGTTGCTATCGTTGGTGACGAATTGCGTAGATGTATTGTTCGTCCAGCGGACCGCCCAAGTCGCAGTCCATGGGTTGACGTTTGGTTCCGTAGAGATAAAACATTTGACGGATTAACTTTAACCAGCACAGAATACGGTTATCACTATCTAACAGACCCGTCTGATATTTTAAGTGAACCAAAGAACAACAGAGACCTTGACGTATTCTTATGTAACGATGCTGTTATTATTCGTCAGATTACCTGTCAAGGCCACGGCGGCTTTATGATGGTACTTGACCCAGAAGGTCAAATTTTAACCAAGTCTGCATATATTCAACAGTCCGGTTCTTTTGCAGGATCACTAAACAAACAACGTTTTGCTGGTGGACAGTATGTTGACGGCTTTGCTGGTAACGTTCCTCTTAAGATTCAAGAAAAAATCAGCGACACAGAATTCCTAGTAACAGGCAGTGAACGTGCTCCAACAACTCCTTGCTCATTTGTTATTGACGGAAGAACTTTTAAAGTTGAAGCATACACTGATGACGGCAACGGCTATGGAAATGCTAGAAAATTAATTCGTCGAAACATCGACTTTATCAAAGCAGAAGTTATTGGTTATATTAATACAGAACTAAGTCCACCATTTACATTCAACGAAACCAAATGTGCTCGTGACGTTGGATTGATTGTTGATGCACTAGGTTACGATCTAGCACTAGGTACAAACTTTAATGCTGTACGTGCTGGACAATCATACTATCGCGGCACACAATACAGTATTCTTCCAGACCAAAAAGATGAATACTTAGATGCGTTAATCTATACAAGAACATTAATTTCTGATGTATTAGCCGGTAACTCTGTTGCACGTCTAAGAGCAGAAGCAAGTTTTGATGAGATAACAGATATCATTGCTAACGGTATTATTTCATCAGATACAATTACATGGTCAGATCCGTCAGGTGCTCCTACTTCAAGAGTAAATGCAAAAAATCTTATTTTAGATAACATTGAATTTATTAAAGAAGAAATTATTGCCTGGATTGCTGAAGAATATCCAGACTTTGTCTACGACGAAGACAAGTGTCGTCGAGATGCGGCATACATTTTAAATTCTATTGTTTACGACTTACTATATGAAGGTAACTCGGCAACTGTAGAAGCCGGATATCAATATTACGATGGTAACGGAAGTTTGCAAATTCCTGGACAAACATTGCAAACCACAGAAGCATTGGCCTATGCCAGTGGTGTTGCACAGTTAGTTGTTACTAATACTCCTGTTCCGTTCCCTAAACAAAGTGCTGTAACACAGGTATTTGATTTAGTTAATCCAGGTAGCGCAACTGAATCTGCTAGAGTAGGTGTGTTAATGGGCTACATTAATACTATTATTTTAAGCGGACGTGAAGCGGCTCCTACTATTGAATATCCAACTTTCTATAGTGTGTCTGGTTCGTTAACAGACAGCAGAACATTATTGTTAAACAACAAAGAAAGTATCAAGTCTGACACATTAGTTTATCTACAACAAAGATATAGTTACAACCAAGATACTTGTGCTCGTGACACTGGATACATCTGCGATGCTATTGCACACGACATTTATTATAGCGGTAATTTAAAAACAGTTCAGGCAGCTCTAGCATACTTCAATGCTAGTGCTAGTTCTAAGATTGTTATTGACCAGCAGTTGGCCAACACACTTGCGGCTATTAACTACATTGAAACATTGATATTAAATGTTATTAATAACGAAGATCCAACAGTACGATATCAACAATCTGTTCTACAGTATATCGATACCGATATTACCGATGGCGGCTTAGCAGAAGCAACTATTCAAGATTTGTTTGACGAGTTCATTGGCATTTTAGAAAATCCGCCAAGTGCTCGTGGTGCTCGTGCATTGTTAGTCGATAATAAAGATTTTATCAAAGCAGAAGTTATTAACTACATTAACAACAAATATGTAGGATTTACCTATGATTCTGCTACATGTCAACGTGACGTGGGTTATGTAATTGATGCTATTGGTTACGACTTAATGTTTGGCGGCAACTTCCAGACAATTACAGCGGCAAGATCTTATTACAGAGCTTCAGCCGCTGTGGCTGTTGGCGTACAAAAAGCCGCAACTATTGACGCATTTACTTTCTTAAGAGATGAAATATTATCTGTTGTTAGTGCAAGTGCTACCGCAGTTACTAGTGTAACTACCAACATGAATATGTTCTTAGATGTTATTACTAACGGACTAACTCAAGAACCTGCAATCGTAACTCCTGATCCAACAGGCTACGATGTAAATTATAATCGTGCTAGAACACTGATTGAATCTAACAGAGAATTTATTAAAGCAGAAGTAATTCAATATATTTCTAACAACTATGTTGGATTAAGTTATGACCCTGCTGTATGCTTACGTGATACAGAATACATTTTAGATGCACTATATCACGACCTAACCTACGGTGGTAACATTCAAACATTGATTGCTGGTAAGGCTTATTATTCTTACACAACTCTACAAGTTGCGGCTCCTGAGAAACCAGCAACATTGGCCGCATATGGTTATCTACAAAGTCTAGTTGAAGACATTGCATTAGACTTACCTATTACTGCATTACAAGGTGGTGTTGCGCAGGTTCGCGGTACTCCAGGTAACAGTTCTGCCAGTGCTACTGCTGGACAGCGTATTGGAGAAATTTTAACAATTATCGACCTTGGGCTCGGTTCTGTTCCTTCAACAATTACTCCAAGTACTGCTTGGGTAAGTGCTGGCTTAACTGGTGCAAATTCTGCACTACAAAGTGCTAAGTCAACTTTACAAACTGCTGTAACAAATTATATCGATGCTAATTATACAAACACATTAGTTTACAATGAAGAAATTTGTTCACGAGACGTTGGCTTTATTGTTGCCGCAGTTTCAGCAGACTTGTTATATGGCGGAACATACTTAACAATTCGTGCCGCACAGCGTTACTATGTAGGTACTGCTAGTAGCCGTGTTGTATTAGAAAATCAATTATCACAAACATTAGATTCATTTGCCTATGCCAAGGAAGTTGCACAGGCTGTATTGAATCAAGTTCCACCAACATTAAATTATCAAGTTATTAACGATGTTGCTGTAGAGAATAGAGTATCACAGGTATTCAGTTCTGACTACGACGGCTCTGCATTTGTTACACGAGCAGGACAGTTGTTTGATTTATTAAACGAAGTTATTACAGACCCGGAAGTAGATGTTTCAACAGTATTAACTGGTGCCAAACCTATCGTTTACCCAACATACAGATTAGTTCTTTCTACAACTACTCCTGTAACTAACGACTTAGAATATACTATTTCTACCTTCACTAGCAAGGCAGACTCGGGCGTCGGGGATGGATCTTACGATGTAGTATTCAGCATTGTTACGCCCGTTGGAACTACTGCTCCTAGAACTAAAACACGTTATAGAGTGTTTGGCAACAGCAACTCTAACTATAACAATGATGCTGTAGAGTGTGTAGCATCTACACTAACTTCGATGACACTACGTTATCCAAGTGACCCGGGTGCATTTGGCACTGGCACTACTACCATAGAGTATGTAAAAGACTTTATGCTACTAAGTGCTGGTAACACCAGTATGTGTTCAAATGACTTTACACAGATTAACGACTTAGGTTATGGACTGGTTGCTACAAACATTGGTTTGATTGAAACAGTTTCTGTGTTCAGTTACTATTGCTGGACTGCTTATTATGCCAACAACGGTGGACAGATTCGTTCATTGAACGGTTCTAACGCACACGGCGAGTATGGTATTATTTCTGAAGGTAGTGATCCATTAGAAGTTCCAGATAAGTGTAACTTGTCAGACAACATGATGCAGGTTGCTCGTGTTTACAAACAAGGAATTTATAGCACAGACAACGATGTTGGTGATTTACAGGTATTTTTCTACCAACATGATTACTCACCATACAACGTATCTGAAGTTGAAATTAACCACGGCGCTGGCGTTGTTACAGAACTAGACGCAACTAGTTTAATCGGTGGTAGTGGTTATACCAACGGCACATATATTAATGTTCCGTTAACAGGCGGAACTGGTAGTGGTATCACTGCTAACATTGTTGTGTCAGGAGGTGTAGTAACTACTGTAGGTTTAGTTGCCGCAGGTATTAGATACAGCGAAGGTGATATTTTAAGTTGCAGTAATACAAACGTAGGCGGAACAGGTTCGGGCTTCTTTATCACTGTTAAAACTATTATTGGTAACGGTATTGCTCGTTACGAAGTTGCAGGTGTAACTGATGTTTCAAGTACCTTGGCACAGTCTGTTTCTGGAACACCACTTAAGACTGGGCCAACAGGCGGAAAATATTACGTAACATATTCGTTCACTGCTGAACCATATACACCAAGAATTGGTGTACCTTACACAGTTAGTGGATCAACAACTTCTGGGTTTAACGGTGTATATACTGCTACCGCTAGTACAACATCTAGTGTTACACTAGAGTACAGTACCAATCCTGGAACATGGGCAGGCGGTTTGGCTAGCCTATGGGGCCTAGGCAACGTTCTACGTCTAAACATCAACACTGGCGGTAATAATGATACTGCTACAAACGGCTTGGCCGTAGCATTGTCACATGACCAACCAATTATTATTCGCAGTAACCAAAACTTTAAGTTCTACGAAGTCGATGACACTAACCCGGTTCGTCCAAGTACTGCATTGACATTCGTCGGTGATCCCGATGCAGGTGCTATTGTTTATCGTGTGTTAGCATACGGTAACAAAGGTCCATTAAATGAAGACCTTGCGGTAGACGAAAGTATTCTAGGCTTCGATACAACTTACGATTATGTAAAATTACTAGTCAATGCAGAAAATGTATCTAACGCTGATCCAGATAATGTTGGACAGACTATGGGGTCGACTGCTGGTGATACTAAGATTGCCATCGACCGTGTAAACGAAACTGACATTGAAAGCAGACTTAATACCGGAGATATGATTACTGCCTGGGATGGCAAGATTCATAAAATTTTAAGTTACACTGACATGGGGTTATTAGCCGGTTACGCTTATGTTGAAATAGAAGATGTCGCTGATAAGTGTCTAGCAGGAACATCTGCTAGCGGTATTAATACACCAGTTGATCCAGACTTTAACTTGGATATTTCTGAACCTCCAACATTACGTGCAGGTTTATCTAGCACAGAGCCAGCAGAAGTTATTGTACGTATTAGTACTTGCCGTGTTACAGGACATGACTTCTTAGACATTGGTACTGGAGGCTATAACGATACTAACTTCCCAAGCAAGATTTACGGTGCTCCAAAAGAACCTAACCAAGCACGTGAAGTTACAGAACGTACAAGAGGACGTTGTTTCTATGTAACCACAGACCAAGACGGTATTTTCCGTGTAGGTCGATTCTTTACAGTTGACCAAGGTACTGGTCGTGTAACGTTTGCGGCATCTATTGCGTTGTCAAACTTAGACGGTCTAGGATTTAAGCGTGGTGTTACAGTTAGTGAATTCTCAAACGATGATAGATTTACTGACGGTGCTAACGATGCGCTACCAACTGAAGCGGCAACACAAGGTTACATTGACAGACGTCTTGGAATGGATCGTACAAATAACGTTCTAGATCCAACTGCACTAATTGGTCCAGGCTACATGGATCGTGCTGGTTTGTTAACATTTACTGGTCCAGATCCAATGGACATGGGCGGATTTGTTATTGCTAACTTAGGTAGTCCTACTGCTGATACAGATGCGGCTAACAAGTTATATGTTAGAAATCAAGAACTAAGCGATGACAGAGTTGATACTTCAACAAGTCCAGCAAGAAGTTTAAATGATTTATTAGTTTATAACGGAGTTAAATGGATCAACGCTGAAACAGTTAGCACAGGCGATATTCAAACTTCATTGACTCCTGGAACTAAAAATCTTGCTTTAAACATCAAGTCTAATGTAATTATTAACGCAGACGTTAATTCTAGTGCGGCTATTGCACAAAGTAAGTTAGACATGAATAAAGCAACTACTCGTGCAAATGCTACAAGTATTGCACAGGCAGATTTGGGTCTAGCAAGTTTCAAGAGTACAGAATTTACTGCAACTAACGGTTGGATTGAGTTGCAAACATCCAGTTCAACAACTACAGGTGTATTACAAACTAAATTACAGTATATTGCCAACGACACTTATTTAGGTAATAATACAGGCAGTGCTACATATCCTCGTCAAGTAACATCTGGACAGATTGTTACCAACGGCGATGGTATTAAGAATGCGTCATTTGCTCCAGGATCAGTAGGTAGCAATGGTCGTGCAATGATTTTAACTGCTATTGGTCCAAACGCTTACAGTACAACAAACATTAGTACAAGTGCTCAGGCTAGTTCATTGATACAATCTGATGGTAGCGGCCGTGTTGCTGTAGCACAGTTAGACTTAACTTCAAGTAGTTATAAGACCTTAAGCGTCAGCGGAACTACACTGACTATGACTACACCCGGTGCTGTAGACTTCTTAACAGCAGTTGGAACTACTTCAGCAGGCACAACTATTACCACAGTTGGTACTTTAAGTGCAAACGCAATAACATCAGCAAGCACTACAACATTTAGTCCTGCTAATGCTAACGTAACACTAAGTCCAAGTGGTACCGGTACTGTAACTATTGCTCCGGCCAGTGTCGGATCAATAAACAACGTAAACATTGGTGCAACTACTCGAGGTAATGGTTATTTTAAATTGTTGTCTGCTAACGATACAGTAACCTTAACTGCTAACCAAGCAGTAACAGGTGCTGCCAACGGTACTGGTACATTACAGGTTACAGGCGGTGCAGGTATCAGTGGCGACCTACGTGTTGGTGGAACTATCTACGGTGCTGTTACTGGTACATTGGCTGGTACACTGGGTCTAAGCACATACCTAAGTTTCACTGCTGGTTCAAGTTACGATGGTAGTACAACACGTACAATCCAAACTAACGCAACAAGTGCGGCCACAGGAAGCACATTAGTTGCACGTGACGTTAACGGTGACTTCAACGGACGTTATATTAACAGCAGTTACTTTAACAGTAGCGACGATGTAAGTGGTGGCACCATTACATACATAATGGCTAAGTTTGGCGATAACTACTATCGCTCTGCTACAGCCGCAAAAGTTGCTTCGTTCATTAGCGGACAGTCAATGAACATTGCAGGTAATGCAAGTACAGTTACAATTAACTATAACAACGATAGTAACAGCACATATCAAATGTTATGGGGTAGCGGTAATAGTGTATATGGCACAGGCGGCATTTATTGTAATCCATTTACCGACACACTATACGCAACATTATTCAATGGTACTGCTACAAGTGCTCGTTACGCTGACTTGGCTGAAAAATACTTGTCAGATGCAGAATATGAAACTGGTACTGTTGTAGTATTTGGTGGTGATGAAGAAATTACAGTCACTGACAAACATAACGATACTAGAGTTGCTGGTGTTATTTCTGAAAAACCAGCGCATTTGATGAACTCTGATTTAGCAGGAAAACATCCACTAGCAGTAGGCCTAACAGGACGCTTGCCATGTAAAGTACTTGGTAAGGTTAAGAAAGGTGATATTCTAGTTACTGCGGCTAAGAAAGGTTACGCAATAGTTAATAATACTCCATCTGTAGGAACTATTATTGGTAAGAGTTTAGAGAACAAAGACGATTTAGGCGAAGGCCTAGTTGAGATTGTTGTTGGTAGATTCTAAGGAAAATAACATGGCATTATATGATGATTTACAAGAGATTAACCTAGGAAATGTCGTCAACGACGGTACTGGGGACGACCTGCGTACAGCCTTTGAAAAAGTTAAAACTAACTTTGAATATCTGTACAACAACGGTTATGCTCCAGTTAGTGCTGAAAATATAGGCACTTCAGGACTAGGTGTTTTTAAACAAAAGAACGCAGACAGCAATCTAGAACTTAGAAAACTAGATGCGCTAGGACCACTAAGATTACAATTAGTAGGAGATGTGTTGCAGTTAGATTTACATCCAACGGCTACAGTTGACTTTAATGGGCAGGCTATTAATAACATTAGTACTGTTACAGCCACTACATTTTCTGGCACTTTAACTGGAAATGTTGTAGGTTTAATTAGAAACGGCGGAACTGCAACTCAAAACCCGTTTGTTGATGTAACACTTTTAGATAGACAGGTAAATACATTTGACTATGGACCCATTGCACCTACGTACTACGATCCAATTACTTATTTGTTAAATGAAATTGGAACGGACATGGGCACGTTTACCGACCCGAGCCCTATAAGTATAGACGCTGGACCCATAGCATAAGGAGAGAATAGAATGGCATTACAAATCCGTAGAGGAACAACCGCTGAGAGAACCGCAAGAAAATTCCTCGAAGGCGAACTAATTTATGATACAACACTTCAGCAAGTGTATGTAGGCGACAGTACCAACGGCATCGACGGAACAGCCGGTGGCAAATCAGTAACTGCGTTTTCAGACGAAAACGCAAGAGATGCAGTTGCGGCAGTATTTGCAACAGGTACACACACAAATATAAACTTTTCATATGTTGACGATGGCAACAATATTGGTAGTTTTAGTGCCGCTGTTAACTTAACATCTACTCCTTATGTTGGTAACGTGAATGTTACTGGTCTAGTTAATGCTAATGGTTTTAATGGGTGGCTTGAAGGTAATGTATTTGCAAGCGACTCAACTCTCCTTGTTGATTCGGGTAACGGAAGAATTCCAGCAGAAGTTGTTAAAGGTACGTTTACAGGCAATGTAACTGGTAATGTATCAGGCAATGTAACTGGTAATGTATCAGGCAATTTAACAGGAACAGTATTAACTGCCGCACAGACAAACATTACCAGCGTTGGTACGCTGACTAGTCTTGCTGTTAGCGGCGCTATTACTGGTTCTAGTTTTACTGGTGGTGTTGTTACAAGTTCCATTACTACTACTTCTGGGGATTTAACTGTAACTCCTAACACTAATTTTTCAAACGGTATCGATGTAACAGGTGCTTCTACATTTGGAAATGTAACAGTTACTGGCGTCGGTACGTTTAATGCAACTGCTGGTAGCCCTACATTATTAAAGGTTACTGATACTTCAACTTCAGGCGCTCGTCCTATAGCATTAGAAATTAATGGTCGCGCATTAGATTTGCTAGGATCTGGCTCTGCTATGGAGTTTAAAGTAAACAACGGTACAACAACTGAGCAGTTAGTTAAGTTAGAAGCATATACACAGTCCAACTTAATTCCTGCACTAAGTCCTGGTTTAAACTTTAAAGTTTACAATACTGGAACCAGCTCATATGACCTAATTCCCCTAAGTTTTGACGGAGACGGTGTACTAGTAAGCGGAAATTTTGTACTTAACGATTCTTTAATATTAAGTACAGCCACTGCACCTACTTCATCTAAGGGCGCATCTGGAGATGCTGCCGGAACTGTTATTATTACAAATTCGTACATTTATCGCTGTATTGCAGATTATACAACCGGCGCAGCCGATATTTGGGTCAGAGTAGCATTTACTGGCGGTACTTGGTAATAAATTTAATTTCCCGGTACCGATAAATACAGTATCGGGGATTAAACAATGCTTAATATATGGAATCAACCGTCTGGATACAGTTTTAATACTTACAACGAACGACAGACCCAGACTATACCTCTGCCTATAATTCCAAGCGCAGACTTAACCGGAGTAACATTTTCAGTTATCGCAGGCAATTTGCCCAGCGGGCTACGAGTCGCCTACGATACAAATTTAAGCACTTGGGTTATCAAGGGCTCTCCTTTAGAAGTTTCTACTAACACAACATCTACATTTGTAATCCGTGCATCTAACGGTACAGAAATTTCCGACAGAACATTTACAATGACCATTGCAGGTCCAGACGCACCTGTATGGATCACTCCTGGTCCAAATCCAGACATTCAAATCTACGATTTTGATCCAGAAGCAACTTATATCCCAGATACTGTTATTAGACATACTGTGTCTAACGAAAGTACACTATACAGAACTACAACTACTGTTTCAGGAGTGACTCCTCCAAACAGTACATATTATCAAGTTTTCACAGAAGATACCGGATTACTACCAGTCGGTCCAGTCACAACTAGGGTGTCGGCAGTTGTTAGCGCCAAACGTCAAAGTAACCTTGTTACTATAACTACTGCATCCGCTCACAACTTTGTATTTGGAAATATTGTAACTATTGCTACCAACGTTGCGGCATTCAACGCTGCCAATGTAGAAGTGCTACAACCATTGCCTTTAGACGGAGAACAGTACGAAGAATATCTAACAAGAATTTCTACTACAATTACCTTTAATAAACTTGGTGGCGACCTAGGTTCACAAACTGTTTCTGGTACTGTTACATTAATTAAAGATCCGTTAACATTTGTGTTAGATAATACACCTGTAGATTTTCAATTAGAAGCAACAGATACAGATTTGTCATCAACAGATACTTTGGAATATTTTATCGGTGACGGCGATGGAGAACTTCCCCCAGGTCTGTCTATGAGTAGCACAGGAAGAATTACTGGTATTATCGATCCTATCCTTGCCCTAGACGTAACAGCACGTACAGGATTCTATGATACAAACTTGTATGATGCCTATGCCTATGACTTTGGTAAGCGTCCTAACATAGGAGAAGAAGATTATTTAAATGTTGTTACTCCTAGAAAACTAAATCGAAATTACGAATTTATTGTTACAGTCAGCGATGGTGAATCTGTTGCTAGAAGAAGATTTAGAATTTATGTAGTAGGCGATGACTTCTTAAGAACCGACAATACACTTTTACAAGTTGGTAACGGTGCTTACACGGCAGACTCTACATACTTAAGAGCACCAATATGGTTAAGTGCCGCCAACCTTGGCCTAAGAAGAGCCAACAATTATGTAACTATTTTATTGGATGTTTTCGATCCTAATCCAGAAGTTGGTCCTGTAAGATATGAATTAGCCGCACTCAATGACGATTTGACTCCAAGCGTATTGCCTGACGGCTTATATATTGATTCCGATACTGCTGAAGTATTTGGATTTGCACCGTATCAGCCAGCAATTACTAAAGAGTTTAAATTTACAGTTAATGCCATTAAGTACGACAAAGAAAATTTAACAGAAGTTGAAGTCGCTATTGTAGTAGCAGACGATGCACCTATTGGTCAAACTTTCTTAAAGATACTGCCTTTACCAGAAGAAGATGTTGGCTTACTAATAGGAGACGTTATCCGTATTGGTCCTAGTATCTATACTATGACTGAATATATTAGTAATACTGTGCTAGGCGGAACAATGGCTACACTTAAACTATCCGATGCATTATTAACTAATGTAACAGACGGATTAATTATTAGAAAAACATATAACCAATCAGTTAGTGAGTTTTCAACACAGATTGCTCCGAAGACATTTACTATTGCTATCTTAGGCGAAGTAGATTCTGTAATTCAATTTACAACAGATAGAATACTAGGATCAATTAAACCAAGTTTCCCAAGTAACTTTTATGTGGAAGCAACTACAACCGTGCCTAATGCTAAATTAAGATACACATTAGTAGACGGAAGATTGCCTGAAGGACTTACATTAAAATCATCTGGTATTATTGAAGGAAAAATTAATCAGTTCCGTGCTAACAGCATTTCAGGATTTACATTATTCGACGGTGGCGATACCACATTCGACGGTGACTTATTAACCGTAGATCGTTCTTATAGATTTGTTGTTAATGCACAGGATCAATTTAGATATAGTTCAGTAAGTAAAGAATTTATAATTACAATCAGCGAAGGTACACTAACTCTGTATAGTAATATCTATACCAAACCTTTGCCTAAACAATCAAAGAGAGAATTGTTTTATAACTTTATCAATGACACAACTGTGTTTACTCCAGAAAAAATTTATCGCTTAGGCGATCCTAATTACGGATTACAGACAGAATTAAAAATGTTAATCTATGCTGGAATTGAGAGTAAAGCAATGCCAGAATATATTGCTGCCATATCAAAGAACATTCGACGTAAACGTTACAGAATTGGTAATCTTAAAAAGGCCATTGCTAAAGTACAGGGCACTAACGACATTGTCTATGAAGTGATTTATCTTGAAATATTAGATGATTATGAAATTGCTAATAAATCTGCGGCCAGCAGAATTAAGTTGGACAGAGGTGTAAACAGCCCAACAAAAATTAATCAAGCAAGACGTAATCCAGTGGACGGTTCCCTAGGAACTGTTGACGGTAACGGAACTGTTACCTACGGAAGTACATACATTAATGGCAAACTAAATGAACAAGCATTTGACAGATTTAGTCCTATGTCGACACCTGTGACTATCGATACAGCAAATGTTATGGTCAGTGGCAATGATACAGAATATGTTTACCCTAGCAGTATTAAAAATGTTAGAGCAAATATCTCAGAAGTAGGATTAACTGAAAATGAATTCCTGCCACTTTGGATGACTACTCCACAGGATGCTAGAACTGCGGCTACAGGATTTGTTAAAGCAGTACCTCTATGCTACTGTAAACCTGGCGAGGGACAGTATATTTTAGACAACATTATTAACAGAAACTTTGATTTTAATCAGTTAGATTTTGAAATTGACAGATTTATCATAGATTCTGACATCAACGATGTGCAGGAAAAATACCTAAAATTCTCCGATGCACGTTATAACATATGATAAATATCAAATAAAGGATACCCAGTAAAATGACATACCGCGAGACCCAAATAGATGAAGCGTTCCCAGTAGCGGGCGTAGACAACGAAAGCCAAGGCTTCCGTGATAACTTCTCAGCAATTAAAGATACGCTAATTCAGGCCAAGTCTGACATTCAAGATTTACAAGCATCTAGACTAGACATTTCTAGTCCAGAAACAGATCTTAGCGGAAACACCATTGCTAATGCAAACCTAAAAGGTGCCAGTTTCGAATTTAATGCAGGTGGCAACATTGTTGCTAGTCAAAACGTAAGTTTTACCAGCGGAGCATATCATGTGTACACATTGGCTGCAACAGATCCTGACGCAGGAAGTCCTTTAGAACTTACATTCTCTGACTTACCAGCAAGCGGAACATTGGCTGTTATTAGAGTTCATTTATATGGAAATGGTACAGAACAATTCTTTTCCTTTAACACAGAATCCATTGGTGACTTCTATGTAGAATCAGGATGGCCCGGTACACAAAGCGTTACTAGTTCGACAAGTCCAAAGATTTTTGAATTCTGGACTTACGATGGTGGCGTAAACGTATTTGGAAGATACTTAGGTAACTTTACAGCACTATAATGCACCCACTAGCAGAAGATTTTTCCAAACTAAAGGATGTGGAACTTGAAACTAAGATCCAAGATCTTAGTAGAAGATATTTCATGGCCGCTAGTAACTCTGGAGTTCAACAGCAGATTATTATGTTGTTGGACATGTATAAAGCAGAACTAAACATTCGCAGACAAAAACTCTGGGAAGAACAATACCAAAAACGAGACACAGATCTTGACAGCCTCATTAATGTAAGTTAAAATACTTGCATGAGGATTGATAATTTAGGTATTCCAGTATATTCAGCCAAAGACATCTTTGATTTAATTTACCAAGGTAAATTGGATGTCTTGCCTAATATTTTGGCAGAGCCTGACGATACAGACGTTAAGCAGTTTAATCTACATACTGAATCTGTAAAAATACGAGAATATCAAGAACCACAACTTTCTAAAACAGAGTTTGATTCCTTAATGCAGAGTAATTGGAATATGCCTGAGGAATACAAACAAATGGACATTGAAGGGTTCCTTGTTAACGAATGTCCTAAAGAAAACTACCAAAGACTAATAGAAGAATTACAAGAGTATAGAGAAAGAAATATGCTGGATCTACTACGCTGGCTAAAATACTTTGTAGATACTTGTCGTAAGGAAGGTATAGTTTGGGGTGTAGGAAGAGGAAGTAGCGTAGCCAGTTATGTACTATACTTAATTGGTGTACATAAAATTGACAGTTTGAAATATAATTTAGACTGGCGCGAATTCCTGAGATAAGTACATATATTAAGGAGGACATTAAAATGCCCATGAAACCAGCACCAAAGAAAGTTTATCGTACAGCCAACGGTAGAACTGTAGATATGGATCTATTGCGTCAACGCAACGAATTAACTCCAGCAGTAGGTAATGCTCGTGTTAATGCCCGCGGAGACGAACTAGGACCTGGTGGTCAAATTCTTCGCAAACGTGAAGATATTCTAAAAGACTTTTACGAACAATCCGAATTACCACAAGAAAAGGAATAATAAATGGCGGTAGTTAAAGGAACCATTAGACCGTTACATGACAAAGTCATTGTAACAGATATGGATTTCGGTGATACTAAAACGCAAAGCGGTATCATCATTCAAAGCGATGACGGCAAGGATCGCGGCATCCATCCAAGATGGGCTAAGGTATTTGCTGTTGGTCCAGAACACGATGAAGAATACGGAGTCGGTGATTGGATATTAGTTGAACACGGACGATGGACTAGAGGTATCAAGTACGAAAATGAAAGCGGTGAAGAAATTACTATTCGTATGATTGATAACGAAGCAGTTATGATGTGGGACGACGAAGAACCTAAAGACATGATTATTGGACACCTATGACAAACCCATTTCGAGATCAAGAAAAATTCATGGTTGCTTGTGACCAAAGCGTAGATGATTACGACTTTTCACAATATGACATGTACTTAAAATTAATTGAAGAAGAATATAAAGAACTTCAACTTGCAGTTGCCGCCAATGATGATGTTGAACAATTGGATGCCTTAATTGATATTTTGGTTGTTACCATCGGTGCTATACATAGTATGGGAGCAGATGCCGAAGGTGCTTGGAAAGAAGTTATGAAAACTAACTTTGCCAAGATCGACAAAGAAACTGGCAAGGTTCGCAAGCGTGAAGACGGAAAAGTACTTAAACCGCTCGGTTGGACTCCTCCAGTATTAGAACCATTTGTTACCAAAAAATAACACCAAAGGGTCTTGACGGACCCTTTTTTATTCTGTATAATAAAAAAATGAACTGTGATATTTGTAAAAAAGAATATAGTCCAGATTGCGACTACAAACAAGGAAGGTGTCCGCACCACAAACCAATGATAGATATTCAATCTAAAGATACAAGTAAGTGGCATTTTAGAATCAGCATCGTTAAAAGCGGAATGAGATTTGCCGCAGGTTATAGATTAATCCAAGGCGATTTAATTGGAGCAGGAGTGTTTATTATTATTGCTGAAGTATTAGGAATTGCGGAGGAATTATTTTGACAGACGAACGATTAGAAGAATTATACGGAACGTATCTGTCATTCACAGATACCATGGCTGGAGAATACGGGCCATTGCCTGTAGCGGCTATTATGATTGCACAGGCACTGACCATTTATAAATCTGCGCTAAGTCCAGAAGAATATGACACTATGGTGGATAATATTAGTGAAAGCAGAGATCAAGTTAAAACTTTTCAAAAGGCATCGTTACAATGAAAGAATTATGGGTAGAAAAGTATCGTCCTAAAACTGTAGATGGTTATGTGTTTAAGGATGAAACACTAAAACAGCAAATTGAAAAATGGATTAGTCAGAAGGCTATTCCGCACTTGCTGTTTAGCGGCAATGCTGGTACAGGCAAAACTACACTGGCTAAAGTATTGTTAAATGAAATCGGTGTCGAAGACACAGACATTCTTATTGCTAACGGCAGTAAGGAAGGTCGTAAAATTGAATGGATTGATAAACTAATCGGTTTTTGTCAAACTATGCCGTTTGGCGACTATAAAGTTGTGCTGATCGACGAAGCAGATTATATGAACAAAGATTCTGTTCAACCAGCACTACGTAACTTAATGGAAGATTACAGTAACAGCGTTCGCTTTATTTTTACTTGTAACTATCCACACAGAATTATTACTCCAGTTAAAAGTCGTTGCCAAGAAATTAAAATTGAACGCACAGACATTACAGAGTTTACTGCTCGTGTAGCAACTATTCTTGTAGAAGAAAATATCGAATTTGACTTGGATACACTGGACACTTATGTCAAAGGTACATATCCAGATTTGCGTAAGTGTATTAACAACGTTCAAATGAACAGTTTGGCTGGTAAATTAATACTGCCAGATGCTGTAGAAGGTAGTGCAGATTACAGAGTTGAAATGGTTGAACTGTTTAAGAAAGGCCGTATTCAAGAAGCACGTAAACTGTTATGTAGTCAAGCCCGTCCAGAAGAAATGGAAGAAATCTACACTTGGATGTACAACAACATTACTCTGTTTGGCAAGGACGAGCATACACAAGACAATGCTGTGCTGGTAATTAAACAAGGATTAGTGGATCACGTATCTATGGCAGATCCTGAAATTAATCTAGCGGCCACGCTGATTAGATTAGCAAGACTCAATGAAGCCTAAGTTAGTAAAAGCATACATGAAAACTGCGGAAACATTCGCAGAACTCAGTCATGCTCGTCGATTACACGTAGGTGCCATTGTAGTTAAAGACGATAGAATTATTAGTATTGGCTACAATGGTATGCCAGCAGGTTGGGATAATAACTGCGAATATGAGATTTGGGAAGATAACGGCGACGATGAACCTGAAACAGTTTTAAAAACTAAACCGGAGGTACTACATGCCGAAACAAACGCCATTGCTAAATTGGCCCGTAGTAATGAGTCTGGGCTTGGTGCTAATATTTTTATTACTCATGCTCCTTGCCTCGATTGCGCCAAACTTATCTATCAGTCTGGCATTAATCGTGTTTACTATGGTGAAAACTATAGAGATGACTCGGGGGTCAAGTTTCTCAAAGCATCGGGCATCGAAGTAAAACAAGTGGAGGGGGATTAACCCCTCCTAGGTTTAATCACCGTAAATAGACAACACCTCCTTTACTGCTTCGTGTCTTTCGATATCTTTCATACCAAATTGCACGACGCTTAACAAATCTAGTTGTTTATTTGCCAATCGCTCCGTGAAATCAATTAAACCGTTATCTTCTAATCTATCGGCTTGTCTTAAATCACCGGTTACGACCATCTTAGAGCCTTCTCCCAATCTCGTTAGCAACATCTTCATTTGATTTGGCGTAGCATTTTGCATTTCATCTGCAATAATGTATGCCTTCTTGAAGGTTCGACCTCTCATATATGCTAACGGGCTAATTTCAATAACACCTTCTCGGATCATATTCTCGATATCGCGAGCGTAATAGTACTCGGCTAGCACATCAAAGATGGGTCTAGTCCAGGGAGCCATTTTTTGCTCTAGGGTACCAGGAAGGAATCCATGATCTTCGTCTACAGAAACAGCAGGGCGTGTTACCACGATTTTATCTACCAACCCTTCTTTAAAGAGTTTAATACCGACTTGACACGCTATCAGCGTCTTGCCCGTGCCAGCGGGGCCCAGAGCAAAAACTATGTTTTTTGATGGGTCTAATAGTTTAAATAGATATTCTTCCTGATTACGGTTGCGCGGAATTACGTGTACGCTCTTTTTCTTCTGTGGAAGACTTTGAGGAAGTGTGTGTTGAAATGGTTGAAACTCAATAACATTTGCTCGAGGATTATTATAGCCCTCGTTGGCAAAACGTTTTTTGGCTCTTTTTGTCGTCATTAACTGCTCTCCTTTTGAGGCGTAGGACGTCATATTGTCACACTTCTTGTAGGACAACTGAGAGGTCCTACAAAAATATTTAACATCTAGAAGAAAAATAGAACTGATACTATATCAAAATCGTCTAGATAAATACTTCATCGAGGGATGACTGAAAAATGCACGATATTTTAGATATTATAGAAAACATCAACACCATATATAACAACAATAGTAGCCTTGCAATCCTTAAGGATTTCGAGCGTGTATTTGACGAGTTGGATATGTATGTATTTGAAAACTGGCGCGATGGAGAACTTATCAAAGGACCTGTCGTTGACCGTCATTGGGTCAGTGCTAGTTTTATGTGGCCTCACAAACAAATGCCTAACCCGCAGGCCGCAAAGCGTTTGATGGAATACGGCTGTCGAGTAATTTACAAAAAAGATACATTAGTCAAGCCTAGAGAAATTAAAGAACCTGACGACATTCGTCCAGGTACAAAACTTGGTAAACTAGACGAGCATCCAATTTGGATTGTAGAAGTACAGATGCCTAAGAAGTTAATGTTAGAAATTTTCCGTGGATATCATAACCAATTAATGGACGAACTAGAGCCAGCAAATAATGAAAAGGCGCCAGAGCTTACACCTCCACCAGCAGGTGAAGCCACAGCAGGCGCACCACCAGCGGCCGCAGCCGCTCCAGCACCAGGAGGAGAAGCAAGTGCCCCACCAGCCGCTTAATGAAACAAGTTTACTAGCCAACGATCTAGTTAATCTAGTAAATCGTGTATTCGAAGTAGACAATTATAAATCTAAAATGGGCGACGACGAAGATGTCGTTGTTTTAAGTTTTACTGTGGAAAGTCGCAGTCCGGCAGAAGACTTAGTTAGTTTTGTAGAAAAAGGTTACGACTTTGTTCTAGATGCTGACATGAGTCCCGGTGAATTAGAAGATGGAAAATATCGTGTGTTTGTAGAATTACAAAGAACAAGTAAAGTTACAGAACAAATCAGCGATATGTTATATGGTATTTCTAAACTAGCAGGCATTGACAAGTTTGCTTTTAGATATCATAAGAGTTTTGATAGCCTAGAGGCTAATCAAGAAAAACTAGATGAAATTATTCCTACTAATCCTATGTTGTACAAACAACGTATGCAGGAACAGGAACTAAATAGTTACGAACAGTTCTTCAACAATAGTATGTTAGAAAGTGTTCGTATGCACGGCGACATTATTGAATTTAAAAAGGTGTACGCTGAGCCATTAAAGTTCAAATATCTAGTTTCCGGCGGTACAAGAGAAGTATTAGAAAGTGTCGAAGACAGGATTGCTGTCTCATACAACGACATGGCCGAAGTTATGTTTTTAACCAAGTACATTGGCAACTACAACATTACCAAACTGGGCAACAAGTTCATGTTTGAAAACAAAGGCCGTGCAGTTATTTTGGAGAAACTATAATGAGTTTTACGTTTGATTTTAAGAAAGAGCATTTAGCAGATATTATTCATGGCAATCCTTATGTGGATCACTGGTATCATGCGTTATGCGAAATACTTCCAGAGTATGATATTAATACTCCAGAACGTGTAGCGGCTTTCCTAGCACAATGCGCTCATGAAAGTGGTGGGTTCAAATTCTTAAAAGAAAATTTAAATTACAAAGCCGCAAGTTTACGCAAAGTATTTCCTAAGTATTTTCCAACAGATGAATTAGCACAAGCATATGAAAAGAAACCAGAGAAAATCGCTAACAGAATTTATGGCAACCGCATGGGTAACGGACCAGAAGAGTCCGGAGATGGTTTCCGCTACTGTGGCAGAGGTCTTATCCAACTTACCGGAAAAGACAATTACAGTTGGTTTGCCGCTAGCCTTGAAATCCCAGTTGAAGAAGCATCAGAATACCTAGAAACATTTGAAGGTGCTGTACAAAGTGCCTGCTGGTTCTGGGAAACAAATAACCTAAACCAATGGGCAGACAAGGGCGACATCCTTACATTAACAAAACGCATTAACGGCGGAACAATTGGTTTAGAAGACCGTATCAAGCATTACAATCACGCACTACACGTATTAGGAGCATAATATGTGGCTACTTGCGTGGGTACCAGATAGTTTTTTACTGTGGATTATTCATACAGTTCTTCTGGCAGGTATTGTAGGAACAGTTCTAAGTTTCTTTTTATTACATAGAATTGTTCGCTGGTTTCCAGCATTAGCACCATATCACTTATTAATTCAAATAGTCAGCGTGACTTTATTAGTAGGCGGTGTTTATTTCAAAGGTGGATACGACACAGAAGCAAGTTGGAGAGCTAAAGTTGCAGAACTAGAACTTCAAGTTGCTAAAATGAACGACCAGTCCACAGAACTTAATAAAAAGTTAGAAGACGAACGAAAGAAAAAACAAAAAGTTCGTGTTGAATATTACAACACCGTTAAAACTGAAATTAAAGAAGTTGAAAAACAAATTAACGCAGATTGTAAGTTAGATCCTAAAGTCAATGATCTAATTAACAAAGCCGCTAAGAATCCGGAGGCAAAATGAAAAGATTACTCCTATTGATTCCCGCAGTATTGTTAACTGGTTGTTTAACAACAATTCCACCATTTCCTGAAGTTCCTAAAGAATTGCTGGAGGCTTGCCCAGACTTAAAAACTGTAGATCCACAAAACGACAAATTAAGCACTATTGTAGATACTGTAGCAGATAACTACAAACAATACTACGACTGTAAGGCTAAAGTTGACGATTGGATCGAATGGTACAACGGGCAGAAAAAAATCAGAGATAGTGTTAAATAATAGTATATTATAAAGGAGCCGAGAAGTGGCATTACATGATTCAATTTTAAAACTAATCAATAAAGAACCTAAGGACGAAAGCGCACCAAAGCCAGCACCCGGTTCTCGCAGTGAGCGTGAAGCAAAGATTAAAGATAAAGCAGGTATGGTTATTTCTGTATTTGCATTATTCCTAGCAGTAAACAGTTGGTACGGTGGTAAATTGTCTAGTACAGTTTTAAACAATACACTAGGTGCTAACAATGCTTGGGCACAATATCAAGCGAAAAACAATCGTTTAGTTAGTTACGAAATTGCTAGTAAGACTACTAGCGATCCTAAACTACGTGCAGAGTTTAAAGCAGAAGCAGAACGCATGGACAGTGATAAGAAAGAAATTGCTGTAAATGCACGTAAGATGGAAGCAGAGCGTGAACACGCTAAAAAATCTAGTCCATGGATTGGTTATGCTAGTACAGCATATCAGTTAGCCATTGTTGTTCTATCAGCAAGTATTCTTGCAGTTAGTATGGCAATGTTTTGGAGCAGTTTTGTAGTAGCAGGTATCGGACTAGTATTAAGCCTAAACGGTTTATTCCTCTGGTTCTAAAAATTAAAAGGAGCGAATATGAGCGAGTATAAAGATATGAGTGATTCAGAAAAGAAAAAAGAAGATTGGATGAACAGTAAATGGCGTCCAATGATGGGCTGGTTATACATGGGCGTTTGTGCATTTGACTTCGTTCTATTTCCAATCCTATGGTCAATGTTACAAGCAATTATGCACGTATCACAAATTACACAATGGCAACCATTGACATTACAAGGTGCTGGATTATTCCACATCGCAATGGGTGCTGTTCTAGGTATCGCGGCAATGGGTCGCACACAAGAAAAATTAGCAGGAGCAAACAATGGCGGAGCACCAACCACAGCACCAAGCGGCTTTACAGCACCTAGCGCACCTTCAACAGGATTTGGTGCCGCACCTGGGACTTTCGGTTCTGCAACACCAAGCCCAGCACCAGCACCAAGTGGCTTTGGCGGAGGCGGGTTTGGAAGCACACCTAAGGCAACTCCAGCGCCAGCAGTAGGATTCTCAAGCAGTGGCAAACCAATGCCTGTACAACCAGAACAACCAGAACTCTAAAAGGAGAGACAAATGAAAACATTCTTAGCATTATTATTAACAGCGGCATTTGCAATGCCAACAATGGCTGCTGAAGAAGCACCAAAAACTAAAAAGGCTTGCGTAACTCAAAAGGACGCAAAAACTGGTAAGGAAAAAGAAGTTTGTAAAACAGTCAAAGTACACAAAAAGCACGAAGGTACCAAAGTAGAAGGTACTAAGCCAGATACAGCGACTAAGAAATAAATTCTTGACATCCTAAGAAAGGTATAGTATAATTACTACTATACCTTTTTTCATCATACACTATGGATTATTATTCAATACTAGGAGTTTCAAAATCTGCTAGCCAAGACGATATCAAAAAAGCATATCGTAAATTGGCTTCAAAGCACCATCCTGACAGAGGCGGCGATACTTCTAAATTTCAACAAATTGAAGAAGCATATCGCACCCTTAGTGATGACCAAAAACGAGCTCAATACGACAACCCAATGCCACAGTATAGTTTTCATACTGGCAATATGAACGACATGAATGATTTGTTTGGTGCCATGTTTGGTGCTAATCCCTTTGGTGCTGGCTTTAGACAGCAGTCCAGAAAGAACAGGAATATCAATATCCGTGTCGAAATGACTTTAGAAGAAATACTTGTCGGCAAAGAAGTTACTGGCAGTATCAGATTACCTAGTGGAAAAGAACAGGCACTACAATTAAGTATTCCTGCAGGTGTACAAAACGGTGACTCAATTCGTTTTAGAGGATTAGGAGACGACAGCATTCCTAATATGCCTAGGGGCGATGTAATAGCACAAATTATTGAACTTCCACATCCAAGATTCAAACGTGATGGCAGGAACTTATATGCAGAAGTAGAAATTTCTGCGTTTGATGCTATGTTAGGAAAAACAATCCGCTTTAAAACATTAGAAGACAAAGAATTAGAAATCAAAGTTCCGGCAGGCATACAACCTAGTCAAATGATTAAGTGTGATAGTTACGGACTTCCAGTCGGTCCACACAATCATCAAAGAGGAAATTTGTTTATACAAGTACAAATTACAATTCCCAAAATACTATTCACGGAAGATAAGATTCAAATTGAGCAACTTTCAGACCGTTACAGAACCTAAAGATTTTTATCTTAGAACAGATCCAGACCCAATACTCTATACAAAATTAGAGCCCTTTGATTTTAATTGCGGCATCGATCCTAACCAAATAGAACAAGCCATGGTCGAGATAATGCTAGGCGGCCGTGGCATCGGCATTGCCGCTAATCAAGTTGGATTTGATCGCAGAGTTGTTGTAGTCAAACCTAGTGGGCAAGAACCATTTGCCATGTTTAATCCCGAAATTGTCAGCGGATCCGACGAGTGTATAGACGAGGAAGGCTGTTTGAGTTTTCCAAATTTGTTCATAAAGATTAACAGATTTAATAATATTACAATAAAATATCTTGACAAGACAGCAAAAGAATGTACAATTACATTAAGTGGTTATGACGCCAAGTGTATTCAACATGAAATTGACCACTTAGACGGCATTACTTTTACCAAAAGAGTAAGTAAGTTAAAGTTAGATTTAGCACTGAAAAAACAGAGGAAATTAAATGGTAGAACCAAGTGATCAACTGCAAGTAGTTTTTGAAAAGGCTGTTGCAGACTGTAAAAAATTAGGACACGAATATGTCACGCTAGAGCATCTTATTTTTGCTATGCTCTGCGAAGAAAAGTTCTACGAACTTCTTGTAAACTTCGGTGGTGACGGGGATTACATTAAAAAGAATCTCGAACACTATCTTAAAAATCAATTAGACGAAATTAAAATAGATCCAATTCCCAAAGGATTTAAACCTAAGAAGACTCAAACTGTTGAGCGTGTTCTTAATCGTGCATTCACACAAGTCCTTTTCAGCGGACGTCAAAGCATTGAGCTTGTAGATGTGTTTATGAGCGCACTTAGCGAAAAGCGCAGTTACGCTGTATTCTATATTAATAAGGGCGGCGTGGATCGTGAAAAGTTTGCTGATTTTATTAACAGCGAAATCGATGAAGACGAAGAAGAACAGGTCACAGATGCACAAAGTGAAAAAGCACTGAAAGCATTTACTACTAACCTCAATGACCAAGTCAAGAAAAATAAAATCGATCCAGTTATCGGTAGAACTGAAGAACTAGAACAAATTGCGCTAGGGCTCGGTCGCAGAACTAAAAATAATGTATTGTTAGTAGGCGACCCTGGTGTAGGTAAGACTGCTATCGCAGAAGGCCTAGCACATAATATTATTAATGGTGCTGTTCCTGACTTCTTAAAAGAATATACAGTCTATAACTTAGACATTAGTGCTATGCTTGCTGGTAGTAAATATCGCGGTGACTTTGAAGAACGTTTTAAATTAGTACTTAAGGCACTAACAGGCAAAGGCAAAACTGTATTGTTCATCGATGAAGCACACATGATTAGTGGCGCAGGCGCAGGTGGACAAGGTAATGCCAATGACTTGGCTAATATGATGAAGCCTGCTCTAAGCAAAGGCAACATTAAAGTAGTTGCATCTACTACTTGGGAAGAATATCGTAAGTACTTTGAAAAGGATCGTGCGTTAATGCGCCGTTTCCAACGCATCACTGTTGACGAGCCTACTCCAGAAGTAGCAGTAGATATTCTTAAAGGTATTAAGAAGTATTACGAAAAACATCACGGTGCTGAAATTACAGATGCGGCTATTGAAACAGCAGTTAAATTATCTGTAAAATATATGACAGATAAGAAATTACCAGATAAAGCAATTGATCTAATTGATGTGGCTTGTAGTCGTTTCAATATTAAGAACGCAGAACATAAGATTGTCGATGTTCCTGAGATTCAATACGAATTAGCAAAAATGGTTAAACTTCCCGAAGACACAGTCAAGGAAAAAGAAAACGAAAATCTTGTTAACCTTGAAAAGAACCTTAAAGGTGAAGTTTATGGGCAAGATGAAGCCATTGACGAAATCGTTGATAAGATTCTTGTAGCACAAGCAGGACTTAAATCTGATAATAAACCAGTGGGTAGTTTTGTATTCATGGGGCCAACTGGTGTTGGTAAGACTGAAGCCGCAAAACAACTTAGTAAACAGTTAGGTGTTCCACTTATTCGCTTTGACATGTCGGAGTATCAAGAAAAACACAGCGTATCTAAGTTGATTGGTAGCCCTCCTGGATATGTTGGCTTTGAAGAAAACGCTGGCTTGTTGATTACTAAACTACAAGAGAATCCACATTGTGTTCTATTGTTAGACGAAATTGAAAAGTCACATCCAGATGTAGCAACTATCCTATTACAGATTATGGACAATGGTTTTGTAACAGGATCTAATGGTAAAGTAGCAGATGCTCGTAACATTATTTTGATTATGACTACTAACCTTGGCGCACAAGATGCTGAAAAGAACGTTATTGGTTTTGGTAGTCAAGATAATGACTACGAAGATAAAGAACTTAAGAAATTCTTCGCTCCAGAGTTCCGCAATCGTTTAGATGGTGTTGTTACATTTGGTAAACTAAGCAAAGAAACAATGATTAAAATTGTTGGCAAGTTCTTAGTTGAGTTAAAAACACAGGTCAAGGATAAGGGCATTAAGATTACAATCAGCAACGAAGCAATTGACTACTTGGTAGATAAGGGCTTTGATAAGAAGATGGGTGCTCGCCCATTGCAACGTGTAATCGATAAGGATATTAAGCGTCCATTATCCAAACTTATGTTGTTTGGTGGTCTGAAACAGGGTGGAGCAGTAAACATCAATGTTGAAGACGATGAAATTAAACTCGAATTACAGAATGAAACTGTACAAGCAAACATCTAAATTGTTTTTTGACAAATATGTCAACAAGATTAGTGTAATAAATGTTTTTGCTTCGGAGTTTCGTAGCAGAACTATCGCTCGGGCAATGGCTTCAATCAAGATTCTTAGTGATCAAATTGAAGCCGTCCCGGATGGTAGAGTACAACTTAGATCCTGGCGTAAGAAATATGCTACAGTCAGTGATGTAATCTACATAAACAAACTTGTAGATTTACTTAATAAAGAAACTGATTTTTTGTTGCGTGTAGAAAGCGACACATTAAGCATTTACACCAACAGTGATTCTTTATTAGATGCTGTTCAACTATTAGGACATGTTAAAGAAGTAACTAAACCTGCAGACGATAAAGTTAGGAAGTTTCTATTAACTAACCCTAACTGTATTATATCTAAAAAGTATACGCACAAGTATAGAGTAACTGTAAATCCTCTACGTGATTCTAGCGAAAGTTTCCACGCATGGGCAGAGCAGATTCCCAGCATTAAACTGCTAAAGCGTACATACCACTCCGAAGGCTACTTTTACGCCGCAAATGAAAAGACCCTAGGAATGTGCAGACTATTCCTGGGCAATAAGATACGCAGAGTGGACGAAATGTACCTAATCAGCGAAATTTAATACAGTTGTAAAATAGCATAAATACTCTATTAGTGGAGTATGTATATCCGCGGCTCTATGCAGAACATGGTGATTATATGAAAATAAATGATGTAGATAAGCAAGCAGAACAGTTTAAAGACGTCGATTTCGTCGATGATTTAAAGTTTTTTATGCACAACGACCCACGTTTTTATCGTAAGGTAGTTTATCCTGTAATCGCTGAATTAAAAGGCAAGTTGAAATCCGGCGGCAAGTGCAACGAAATGTCATTTATGCCCTGCATCGATAAAGCCATACCAGTTTATTGCAATAAATTCAAAATCACCCAAAACCCAAAAGTATTATTCGATCCCGAAGAAGTACAGGACTTGGCTGTTAAAATGTTCCACGAAGAAAAACATAACATCGAAAACGGTGTTTATGATGGGAGAGATGAATGATCCTATTAGAAGGTGGAAATGTATTTCCTGATGTAGAACCATTTGGCAAGGATGAAGCCAAGGAAGTACTAGCCAAGGCGCAATCAATGATGCCGCAGGGCATTGATTTAATTCCTGTTGGCAGTGCCGGCCATAAAGCCAGTTCTGGAGACATGGACTTAATGGTCGACGAGCAGTCCATGTTAGACTTTTTTAAAGTTAAGACAGCCAAAGAAGCAAGACAAAAATTAAAAACATACTTTCAAGATAGAGGCACCGAATCTGCACTAACTGGCATCAATGTACACATTAAAGTTCCTAACGGCGATAAGTTTGCACAAGCAGATATTATGTTTGTTAAAGATGCTGGCTCTGTTAGTAAATTTCATCAACACGATTATAGCATTGAAAATACTCCATTCAAAGGTTTACATAAGCACATACTACTTTCCAGTATTGCTAAAGAAACTCGTAACCAAAGATATCCTTACGGACTAATGTGGAGCGGATTCCAAGGGCTGTTTGCCCGAGATGAAAATGGAAAGAAGGCAGACTTTGTTTCTCACAATGCAGACGAAGTTGCTAAAATTTTAATCGGTGCTCATGCTACTGCCGCTGACTTAGGTAATGTAGAAAGAATTATTGCCGCACTACCAGGTAAAGAACAAAATCCAAAAATTCAACACGCACTAGCCGATGAGAACTGGCCTGGCAACGAAGGCAAAAAGCCTGAAGATGTTAAAGAAGGTTCTGCCGAATGGTTCTCATGGATGCAAGGCGTAGTAGAAGGTACTTATGGACGTTACTGGTGCAGTACAGATAAAAAATGGAAACAACGTAAAGGTCCCAAGCAGTCAAGGGGCGAAGAATGAGATTAAGAGAACTATTTGTTGAATCCACAGAAACAGTTAAAAAGAAACTGGGCCGTGCATTCAACCATCTCGAAGATCTAGTTTTCTTCTACGGCATCGACGGTACCATCGAAGCATTAGACCACGTTAAAGAAATCGCTACACAAGAAGGTTCTGAAAGCATTCGCATGAAATGGGACGGTAATCCTCAAATCTATTGGGGTCGTGAAACAAAGAATGGACCATTAATTCTAGCAGGACACAACGGTTGGGCACGTGGTGCTAAGACAGATAATCCAGAAGCAGTAAAAGATTTTATTGCTAACAAGAGCGGTACACCTAAGACAGAAGAAGAGCGTAAACAACGTGAAGAATTTGCCGCCAAGTTTGCAAATTTATATCCAGCATTTGATGCGGCAACTCCAAAAGATTTTGTAGGCTTTGTCTATGCTGACGCATTATTTTTAAACAGGCCCGATTTAAAAGACGGAGTATACACATTCTGTCCAAATCCTAAATCACAAACTTGTTATCATGTCAGAGGCGACAGTGATTTAGGTAAGCGTATTGCTTATGCAGATGTAATGGTTGTCGGTCATGCTTATTTCCCACAATTTGGAATGGATGACAGTGAACAAGAACCGTTAGACGATTTTGATCAATTTAATGCTAATCCTAAATTAATTGTACAAGGTCCGATATACAATAAAAAATCTGTTAGTATCGATACTAAGATGATTGATAACATTGAAGGTTATGCACAACAACACGCAGAACAAATCGAAGGATTCTTGTCCGATACTGCTGGGTTAAGTGACCTTAAGAATATATTCTACACCTATGTAAATCAAACAGCAAGAGCTAAACAGTTAAGCAGTTTAGGTTTACAGAATTTTAACGCATGGTTGGAAAAGTCAAAAGTTAGTGCAGGAAAACAAGAAAAAATACAGGCTAAAATAGAAGCCCATCCTAACGCTGTAGATGCTATATTTTCTCTAGTTAAACAAATACAATCAATGAAAAACCAAATACTTGCACAGGTTGAAGGCGAGCAAGGAGATATCTGGGACACAAACGGAGAAGGTCGTGTACGCTATGCTGGCCCTGAAAAGAAATTCGGTAATGTAAAGTTAGTAAACAGAGACCAGTGGACTCCTGGGGAATAATATGAGATTAAGAAATTTATTTGAAAATAAAACAAGTGAAGTAGCCATTATATTTGGTCGATTCAATCCTCCGCACAAAGGACATAAAGCCGCTTGGGAAACTGCCGCTACTAAAGATGTATGGTACGTTGGTACTAATGAAAGTACTGTAGGACCAAAAGACCCACTGCCATACAATGTAAAAACAGAATGTATGAAAGTTATTTGGCCTGATGTTACAGGACATATTGTTGCCGAAACAAGTTGGTTAACATTAGCCAGTTATGTATATCAGAAACACGGTGCAGTAAAATTAATCATCGTTACTGACGAAGCATGGGTAGTTCCTACTGTACAAGATTATAATGGAAAGTCTGGTCCGCACGGCGAATACAATTTTCCAGAAATTAGACTGTTCCACGACAGTATAGAAGAAGCAAAATTAGAATTACGTAAGAGCTCTGCTACAAGTTTACGTGAAGCAGTAGCCAAAGGCGACAGACAAGCATTTAGCGATGCCGCTGGCGTAAGTTCAGAAACACCTGTTATGGGTAAACCATTCTTTGACTTAGTTGCCGAGTACTTGATGCCCTATGAAGAAAAGGCGAAGGAAAAAGCAAAGAAAAAAGATTCTAAGAAAAAAGAAGAACCTAAGAAAAAAGAAGAGCCTAAAAAAGAAAAAGAACCTAAGAAGGAAAAAGATGCTATGAAAATGTCAGAATTAGAAGAAGGCCGTTACGGTAGTTACGATGCGTATCAACGCGATTACGATTCTAGTCGCACAGGCTTTGGACGTCGTGAACGCGAAGATGATGAATATGTTAATGGACCGGATCCAGAAGAGTATTCATTCCGTTTTACTCTTATTGACAAGGACGGAAATGAAGTTGAAAGAACACCCCGTGTAACTACTACTAAAGGTCGCGAACACGCAAAGAATTATGCTCACGATCACTACGTAAAAGCAGGATTTACTGTTGTTAAGGTTTCATAATAAATGAAACAATATAGAATCAGTACAGAAAATTTAAATCAAGACAGTCCAGACGACTGCTTACTTGATCCTTCTGATCCTATATACGAAATTAAATCTATGCAGTATCTTGCAGGCTTAGGTCATGCCGCAAGACTACACGAGTATCAGGGCAGTAACATCAGTGTTACTGGCAGTGATAAAGGCAGAATACAGAGAGAACAAAACATTAAACCTGGAACACCTGAGTGGTTTCAGTTATGGTTTAGTTTACCTTACATGACAGGCGAAAAACCGGTAAATAAAAAATGAGAGCAAGCGATTTAGAATTACCCCAAGGCATGGAAGTCTATGTAGACATGGACGGAGTTCTTGCAGACTTTTTCACAGAGTATGCTAAACTTGCTGGCATTAAAAGCGGAAACTACAGAGACATTCCACCAGCGAAGACTGATCCTACATTAAACAAAATGGTAGGAACAGACTTTTTTGCACGTCTACCAAAGTTTCCTACAGCAGACAAACTAATTGATATTGTAGTTGATGTGGCCGGTGGCTACAATATTTGTTCTAGCCCATTACGCGGCGACCACGAAGGCAGTGAAAAATACAAACGTATTTGGATCGATGAACACTTAAATCAACTGCCAGACAACATTTACATTGTTTCAAACAAAGCCAAGTACGCTAGAAATCCTAGCGGAATGCCTAACGTATTAATTGACGACAGAGGTAGTAATATCAGTGCTTGGGAAGCCGCTGGCGGTATTGGTATCAAATATCAAGCAGACGAAGATAGTTTACAAGTAATATTAGATGGACTTAAACGTGCTAAACGTGTGGGACAAGGTGAAGAAGAACACGAACCACAGCAGTTAAAAAGTCTAGATAGAAGTCAAGGAAAATTAATTGCCACTAGTGGTGACAAAGATGTAGACGAAGGTCGTAAGAAAAAACGCAGAAACAAATACGGTGCGTTATATGGACCAGGTCCTTACGGACTATATGGTACCGATGCAGGCTACAGTGGTGTAGGTAGTGTGCCTGCGGGAGACGGCGGTGACGGCGGCGGATTGATGGAAGCATGGACTCCAGATAAAAAGCAACGTATCAAAGACTTTGCATTATGGGCTATCAAACTTTTAGAAATAGAACAAGCACCACGTATTAAATTAGTAGGTGATACAAAGACTACTGCACTTGGATACTTTGATCCTGAAACACAAGACATAGTTGTATCTGTTAAAGATAGACATCAAATGGATATTATGCGAACACTAGCACACGAATTAGTGCATCGCAAACAAAACGAAGCAAGAGAATTAGATGGTGCAACTGGCAGTCCAGACGAAAACGAAGCCAATGCTCTTGCTGGAGTATTGCTACGTTACTGGGGTAAAATGAATCCAGAACAGTTTAACGAACATATTGTTAAAGTTAAAGGCGGTTACGAATTAAAAAGCAAACATGGTAATAAGAACTTAGGTAAGTATCCAACTCGCGCCGGTGCAGAGAAACGTGAACGTCAAGTACAATATTTTAAACACGCAGAAGAAGACCAGCACCCTAATGAAAAACCAAGAGGTCCTGAAATTAAACCTACAATGCCTAGAGGCACTGTTAGAGTTGATGTAAGTGATGTGTATGATTGGTACAAGTTAGGTAAGAATATTGCCAACTTAAAAAATTTATCAAATAAAGATTTTGGTAAAGGGCCTCCTAGTACTATTGTATCTTTTGGCAGTGAAGAAGAAGAGCACAAATATATTGCGGCTTTGAAAAAGTTGGGCCTTGATACCACAGACATTGACCCGGTTGATCCAAAGCGGCCTAAGAATATGCCGCGTCAAAAAGTTGATCCGACATTTAATGTAGATGAAAACTTTGCCGATGGAAAAAATCCACAAGATAAAGGTGATAGTAAACGTCACGGCATCACTAAAGGCATGAGCATAGCACAGTTAAAAAAGATACGCAGTAGCGATTCTGCTAGTCCACGTAAAAAACAATTAGCACACTGGCAAATTAATATGCGTCAAGGAAAAAAGAAATGAGATTGATAGACATTATAAACGAAGGTGTTATTGATATGATGGCTTTGGCTAAACGTGCCAAGGCATTATTAGCACAAGGACTAAGCGAACAACAAGCACAGGATAAACTTGTTAAAGAAGGTATTCCTGCAAGATTGGCCGCGCAGGCTGTACAAATGGCACAGATGAGCGAAACTGTTGCAGATCAACTTACCTTAGAAGCACCTATTGCCGCTACAGATGATCCTATGGATCCTATGATTCACAGTCACAATAAAGCAAATCCTATGACGTTAAAAGGACGCATTTTGCAAACACGTAAACAGTTACAAGAATTAGCACGTATGGCAGAAAGCGATGACCTAGCAACTTGGCATCAAATTACTAAGTTAGCCAAAGGCGGCATGTTCATGGGTTTAGAACAGAATTTAGAGCAAGTACGTCACGGTTTAGAAGAATTAGCCGCTAAACGTAAGAAGGGCGGAATGCAGAGTCGTGGAATCGATAAGTTTGACGAAACTGCAACACCGGGAGGCACTAGTGCAGGTATGGTTAGTGTGGGTCCTGTATACAAAAATAAAGCCGGAAAAACACCTAAAAATAAAGACGGTACTGCTAAAAATGCCCTAGATATGAAGGCTAATCTGTTAACAGGCGGCAGTATAGCAAAACGATAAATACAACACCAGGAGATTTTAACCATGCACGACCAGATGAGACCAGTTATGCCAGGACCAGTGGACGACCACGAAGGGGCTATGGCACGTTCAGAACTATATAGAGCCGCAAAGTACTCTATGAAATTGTTCCAAATGATTCAAGACGGACAAGATTTAGAAGGTTGGGTACAGGCTAAAATTACTAAATCTGCAGATTACTTAGATAGTGTATATCACTATATGGAGTACCAAGTTAAGTTCGGCGATGGCAGCAACGCATCCAACATCGACGACATTACAGGTGATGCTGAACAAGAGCTACCAAGCGAAGAGCCAGTGTCTGACATGGATGACGAAGAAAGGAAAATTGACGAAATGACTACATATGAACAAAAATTAGCATCCTTGTTAGAAGGTGCTGTTAAAGAAGCGTCTGGTGTACGTGCAACTGACAAAAAGAAAGGTCAAGTTGATAAATCAGAAAAGAAACAATACTTTGTTAAACTTGAAAAAGATAACAAAACTCGTGGTGTTACTACTGTTGCCGACGAAGGCGAAAGCCAAGGCGAAGTACGTGATCGTATGAAACGCGACAATCCAGGTTGGACTGTGGCCAGCATCCGTGTTAAGGATGAAATCGACGAAGCCGCAGAAAAAATTGCCAAGGCTGAAAAAGACGCCAAGAACAAGAAAGAAAAAGACAAGATGATTAAGGAAGCCCTTACACAAGTAGTCGAAAAGGCTGTAAGCAAAGCACAACAAAAATTTATGGGCATGGTACACGCCGCAAAGAAAGGCGAAAAGCCAGCCAGTAAGGAAGTTGCTAAAGTTGCTAAAGGCATGAAAGACAAAGATGCCAAAGACTTTGCTAGTACAAAGCATAAAGGTCTTCCAGAAAAGAAAAAGAAAACTGACGAAGGTCAAGTAATGAGCCCACCAGATGGTGCTACAGCCGCTCCTAAGAAAGATCCAAAGACTGGCAAGTATCCAAAAGTAACTTCTGGTCCAAACAAGGGTAAAGAGTGGAGCGAAAAGACTCCTGGTCCTACAAATCCAGCATTTAAAGAAGGTGCTGAAGCAGATAGCCCAACTGCAAAAGCACTCGCAAAATACGAAGAACAATACAAAACTGCTACAGGTGCCGATAAGACAAACTTAGCAAGAACTATTAGTGCTCTTAGAAAGAAATTAGAAGCCGAAGGTGGTACAACTGCTCCTACGCCAGCAGTACAAGAATCTAACCTAGTTAAGTCTATTGTTAGAAAAGTTGTTGCTGAAAAGAAAAAGGGCGATGGTAACTTAGCCAACAATGCTAAACCATATGACAAAGTAACCAAAGGTGATGTAGTTGCTGGTCGTTTAGGCAAAGACGAAATGGGCGGCAAAGCAGATAAGAAAAAAGAAACAGTTAAAGAATCTACTGACTTATCTCGTTTGAAATTCTTATCAGGCCTATAATATCATGGACATGAAACAAATTTTACAAGCACTAGATAAAGCATCTAGTCGTAGAGTAGAAGGCGCAAATGACATGCGCCGTTTCGTGTCTATTGTGCAGGAAAACAATACATTAAAAACAGTTGCTGACAAAGTTGCGTCTGCCGCTGATGCCGCAAAAGAAAAACTCAGCGACTTTAGACCGTATGATGAAAAAGCAGTGGCTAAGATGTATAATATTAAAACTGCAAATAAAAAAGAAGACAGCGATCTAGAAGAAGCAGGCAGACCTGGGGAGCCGGGTTTTAAACCCAATCTACAAATTCCAAATGCTCCTGCATTTCCACAGGGCGATTTTTCTAAACCAGGTCGTTACGATTTAGAAGGCGGTGAGAAACTTACAGTAAAGCAAGACGGTACTAGAGTACACGATAGCGGGTTTGGTTCATTTACCTACGACAAAGCAGGTAAAGCAATCAAATATTCTAGTCCAATGTTTAACGGCTATAGTCAGGAACACGATTTAGTCACTGGCAATATTACTGTAAAGTATATGAACGGTCCATTAAATGTTGTTAAGACCTATGACAAAACTGGCAAGGAAACAGGTGCCAGTGATGCCGAATACGATTTAGGTGTTGCAAAAGTTAGACGTCAACAAGATGCTAACAAGAATGTAACTAATACAGCATCTGTTCCTGACGGTGCTGCCACACACGTAGTACAACAGCAACAACCAGCAACTATGGAAACTAAAAAATCTTTCTTAGACTACCTTACATTAGCAGAAGAAAAGCAAAAAGGTGTCGATGGTAAGGCTTGCTGGGATGGTTACAAACGTATGGGTACCAAACAGAAAGGCGGTAAGACTGTTGATAACTGTGTCAAGGATGGAAAATGAGAGCCCTTGTCTTAGCATTAGCAATATCATTAACAGGTTGCGCTACTGTTAAGAGTTGGATTCCTAGTTTCAGCGATCCTAATCAATCAGCACGTATTATAGACGTGCGTCAAAGTGTAGCACAATTAGATTGTAAACAAGCACACGCACCACAGGTTAAAATTATCAAAGATAATTTAGAATGGTTTCAACTTTATAGTGAAAGCAAAGGTTGGCGTCAACAGGACGTTCTTAAGTTAGTTAAACCTATGCAGGAAACTGTAGATGACTTTTATAAACGCAGTACAGAAAAGCAGGGTAGCGAAACTTACTGCGAAATTAAAAAGAAATTAATGGCTACACAAGCGGATAAAGCCGCTAGTGCAGTTCTTGGGAGATTCTAATGATAGAACAGTTGCAGATGTTAACACAATGTGGTCGCCCATGGGCGGCTGAACGTGCCGCAGTGGCATTGCAGATATGTGAAGCACGTCAGCAAGGACAAATAGGCGAAGACGAGTTTAGAGAATTAATGCTAGACCTAGTCAGAACAGATAAATTAGAAGAAGAGGCAGACGACATAAATTTAAAAACTATGTTAGTCACAGCCGTATACGCAGTAGCACAGGTGGCATAAATGGAAGAATTAGCAAAAGCACTTAAAATAGTATTCGCATCAGAATTTAGTTTTTATCTAAAGGCACACTACTTTCACTGGAACGTAGAAGGACCTGATTTTGCAGAATTTCATGAACTATTTGGTAACATCTACGAAGAAGTATATGGAAGTATAGATACTTTTGCAGAAAATATTCGCAAGAGTGGTAGTTACACTCCTGGTAGTTTTGAACGTTTCACTATGCTTACTAAAATTGATGATGAAACAGAGATTCCAGATGCACTATCTATGACACAAATTTTATTAGAAGACTCTGATAAAATGGCTAACTTATTTGGCCTAGTGTACAAAATTGCAGAAACAAACAATGAATTTGGTCTTGCTAATTTCCTAGCAGATCGTCAAGATGCTCATCGCAAACATTCATGGATGTTGCGAGCAACTCTAAAATAATGGAAAACGAATATCCAGTTTACCCAGAGGAAGATGGCTATGACCGTCCGAGAAACCCTTACAGCCCTGTTTAATGACATTGTAGAAGGGTTAGCTCGCTTTGGATGCGGATTAGCCGGAATTCCTTATGAATTGTAAGAACATACCCTAGGACCGTTTGGGGTTATGTGCCCGGCTGCTGGGCTAATCAACGGATTCGCTACCCTGACGATTTAAAGTGAGCACTGATAAATACTTAATAAGATTTTGGGGACAAACAAATGGATATTAGATCAATTCTAAACAAATTGGATACTGTAGTACTTGCAGAGGCTATCACAATCAAAGACGTTGAAGCCGCAGTTGCTGGTAAATCAGACGAGCAAGAACGTGCAGAGATCCTTAATGACCTAGCATGGAAACACAAACTACCAGGTTTGTATGATCCTGTTAGCGGTTACTTTGTTGGCAAGCAAGGACAGCCAAACAGCATGGGTGGCAAATACAGTATTGCCGCAACTGCAACATCAAGCGCAGATAAAACACTTGCAGATCTAGGTTTAGTTCCACAAAACGCAAAAACATCTACAGCACTAGGACGTATGTTCCGTGGCGACGACAAAGGCGAACACGATACCGCAGTTAAAGGTACTAGTGACAAAGTTAATAAAGATCGCCAGACTGCCGAAATTAAAGCAGAAAAACTTCCGCAATTAGCGGACTTGGTTAAAAAGTTACAATCTATTACTGGTGGATCAGATACCGGAACAGCAAGTAGCGGAACTGGACTTAAGATGCCAGGCATGACTGCTAATGCTCCAAAACTTGGTGGATTAAAAGTTGGTGAAGGAAGTATCTTTGAATCATTGATGAGAGAATTCCAAGACGTAGTTGGTGATGTACCAATGCAAGAGCAACTAAGTCCAGAAGCCAAGGCAGTGGCAGATCAAATTAATGCGTTAATTGACGAATTAGAAACTTTAGGAGATGATCCAGAAGTACGTAAAGCAATCGATGATGCTAAGAAAACTGTTGCAGATGTTGAAGCAGCCGAAAAAGCAAAATACGATGCAAAGATGGATAAAGACTTAGATGCCGCAAGTGCAGAAGCAGATAAAGTTGCCGCTGATACTAAAGCATCTCAAGACAAGACTGCACAAGATAAGACTGCACAAGATAAGAAGACTGCTGGTGCAGATCCTGCAATTCAGAAAATTCAAGAACAACTAAAAGCATTAGGTGTTGACCCTGGTCCAATCGATGGTAAGATGGGTCCTAAAACTGTTGCTGGTATTAAAGCATTTGAAAAGATGGCAGGCAAACCAGAAACTGGTAAAGTTACTCCTGAACTATCTACACTATTGGCAGACGGTAAAAATATCGTTGCACGTAGTCAGTTAACACAATCATTAACTGCTATCGAAGCAATCGTTACTAAGTACAAAATTTCTGAAAGTGTAACTGAAGAAGATGTATTAGCAATGACTGAAAACGAAGCAAGAGCGTTTGTTATGAAAAATATCAAATACTTTAGCGAAGCAGAACAAATTGCTATTACAAGAGATTATCTAAGTGAAGCACCTGTGCCAGCACTACCTGGTCCTGGCGGCAAACTACCGGCACTATCTACACCAGGTGGTGCTAATCCAAACGTCATCGATGTTCCATTCAGAGACATTACTCCAAAACCAAGTTGGGGACAACGTGCCATGGACTTTGTCAAAGGCGCAGGATCAAAGGCACTTGGTGTACTAAAGAATCCAAAAGCGGCTATTGCAACTGCCGCTGTTGGTGGGGCATTGGCACTAGGCGCACTATGGAAAGCATTTAGCGGCGGTGACATTGAAATGGATCCAAAAGATCTAGCAGAACTACAGAAGCATTTGAAAGTTCTAGATCAATATGGACAAGATCCTGCAATCAAAGCAGGCTTACCAGCAGATGTCCAAAAACGTCTAGATGTTGTAATTTCCAAGTTAGACAAACTTAAAAAGGCTAAGGCAGCAGGCGGACAACAACCTGCGGCTCCTGCGGCAGCACCTGCGGCTCCAGCAAAGTAAAATACTAACACTTAAAAAGCGGCTTCGGCCGCTTTTTTTGTCTTTTGACAAAATATTCGTTGACTCTGATCAAATAAACATATATAATTAAACTTATTACTAAGGAGATATCATGGGCAATAGAACCTATGGACCAGAAGAAAAGGCCAAACTAGAGCGACTAATTAACGAAGGCGTTCAAGTCAAATATGAAATTGAAAGTCTGACAGAAGGCTTAAAAGAAACAGTTAAGGCAGTAGCAGAAGAATTAGAAATCAAACCTGCACTAATTAACAAAGCAATCAGTATTGCACACAAAGGCAACTGGAACGATGTATTCAGTGATTTCGATGATTTAGAAACAATTATCGTTACTGTTGGCAAAGACAAATGATAGACGCTATTTTTGGGCCAACTATACAATGGATCAAGGATGACTGGAATAGTCATCCATTTCGATTTATTGTTGAGTTACTTGCCTGGGCTGTTAGTATTGGCTGTAGTATTACTATGGCCGTTACTGTACCTAATCCGCCATTGCTTGCTCTGTATCCTGTATGGATTAGCGGCTGTGCGATGTATGCGTGGGCCGCTTATACTAGAAAATCATTTGGTATGCTAGCCAACTATATCTTGCTAACCACTATCGACACAGTTGGCTTGATCAGAATGCTAATTAACTAATATAAAGAAAGGTTTAGTCAGCCACAAATGACTTGTTTGGTATTTGCCAGCCCTAAATGGCATAGGAGAAAAATTAAAATATGAGTTACGTTGACGCTCTCTTTGACAGAGAGAATGATATTATTAAGGTCGTAGAGCGAAACGACCAAGGCGAACGGGTTTTCAAAGAACATCCTGTACGCTACACGTTTTACTATCCGGATCAAAAAGGCAAGTTTACTAGCATTTACGGCGATCCGCTGACTAGGGTAGTTTGTAAAAACACCAAAGACTTTCGAAAAGAATTAGCCATTAACAGTGGTAAGGACTTATACGAAAGCGACATCAATCCAATTTTTGTACATCTAAGCGAAAACTATCTAAATCAAGATGCACCTAATCTAAATATTTGCTTCTTCGACATTGAGGTGGACTTCGATCCAGAACGCGGCTATAGCACTCCTGAAGATGCGTTTATGCCAATTACTGCTATCACAGTTCACCTAAAATGGTTAGACAAATTAATTACACTGGCTCTTCCTCCAAAGACATTAACCTTTGCTGAAGCCGAAGCGTTAGTAGCCGATATTCCAGATACACATCTGTTTACTAATGAAGCAGATATGTTGGAAACATTCTTAGATTTAATTCAAGATGCAGACATTATCACAGGTTGGAACAGCGAAGGCTATGATATTCCTTATACTGTTAACCGTGTGACACAGGTGTTAAGTAAAGAAGATACAAGACGTTTCTGTCTATGGAATCAATTTCCTAAACGTAGAGAATATGAAAAGTATGGCAAGACTGCACAAACATATGACTTAATTGGTCGTGTACACTTAGACAGTCTAGAACTTTATCGCAAGTTTACCTACGAAGAACGACACACCTATCGATTAGATGCCATCGGTGAAATGGAAATTGGCGAGAACAAAACTGTTTACGAAGGCACACTTGATCAACTATACAACAATGACTTTAAAAGATTTATTGTGTATAACAGACAAGACGTTGCACTATTAAACAAACTAGATGAAAAACTTAAATTCATTGACCTTGCTAATAAAATTGCACATGAAAATACTGTATTATTACAGACTACAATGGGTGCTGTGGCTGTTACCGAACAGGCTATTATTAACGAAGCGCATCGTAGAGGTTTCCAAGTTCCTAATCGTCCTAAACGAGATGACGATGAAAATACTGCGGCTGCTGGTGCTTATGTAGCACATCCGAAAGAAGGTCTGCAAGATTGGATTGGATCGCTGGATATTAACAGTCTTTATCCAAGCGCCATTCGTGCGCTTAACATGGGTCCGGAAACTATTGTAGGTCAATTACGTCCTACAATGACAGAAGCATTTATCCATGAACAAATGACTCTTAAAAAGAAATCGTTTGCAGGCAGTTGGGAAGGCAAGTTTGGAACTGACGAATACGAAGCAGTTATGGCACAACGTAAAGATGTGGAAATTACCATAGACTGGGAAGATGGCAACAGTACTGTACACAGTGGTGCAGAAGTATATAAAGTTATTTTTGATAGTCATCAGCCTTGGATGCTTTCGGCAAATGGTACAATCTTTACCTACGAAAAGGAAGGTATTATTCCTGGACTGTTAAAGCGTTGGTATGCTGAACGTAAAGAAATGCAGGCCAAATTAAAAGAATGTATTCAGGCAGGTAACAAGGTCGAAGAAGAGTATTGGGATAAACGTCAGTTAGTTAAAAAGATTAACTTGAACAGTTTGTATGGTGCTATTCTTAACCCAGGTTGTAGATTCTTCGATAAACGTATTGGACAGTCAACTACTCTAGTCGGTAGACAAATTGCCAAACACATGGCTAGTAAAGTAAATGAAATTATCACAGGTGAATACAATCACGTAGGTAAGGCAGTTATCTATGGTGATACAGACTCTTGTTATTTCAGTGCATATACTACATTAAAGAAAGACATCGAATCTGGAGTTATTCCTTGGACTAAGGAAAACGTTACTGCACTCTATGACCAAATTGGCGAGGAAGTAAACAGTACATTCGTTAAGTTTATGGAGCAGGCATTTCATTGCCCGCCAAGTCGTGGTGATGTTATTCGAGCAGGTCGAGAAATTGTTGCTAGTAAAGGATTGTTTATTACTAAGAAACGTTATGCTGTACTTTACTATGATAAAGAAGGCAAACGTGCAGACGTAGATGGTAAACCAGGCAAGATCAAGGCCATGGGCTTAGACTTGAAGCGCAGTGATACTCCTGCATTTATTCAAGACTTTTTAAGTGATGTACTTGAGAAAGTTCTAACTGGTGCTACAGAAGAACAAGTATTAGATCACATTACTCAATTCCGTACAGAGTTTAAGGCCCGTCCTGGTTGGGAGAAAGGTTCTCCTAAGCGAGCCAACAACATTACTGAGTACGAAGCCAAAGAAAAGAAACAGGGCAAGGCTAATATGCCTGGACACGTTCGTGCAAGTATTAATTGGAATACTCTGCGTCGAATGAATTCGGACAAGTATAGTATGCAGGTCACAGACGGCCAAAAAGTTATTGTATGTAAACTCAAAGCAAATCCGCTAGGGTACACATCGGTAGCATATCCTGTAGACGAACTACGTTTGCCTAAATGGTTTATGGAACTTCCATTCGACGATGCAGAAATGGAACAAACTATTATAGATAACAAACTAGAAAACTTAATTGGAGTTCTTAACTGGGATATTAAATCCACAGAAGAAAAGAACACATTTAATCAACTGTTTGAGTTTTAAAGACTTGACTTTGACCAAAAACCTAAATATAATCAACATTAAGGAGAACTATAAATGATTAAAGATATTCTAACCGACATCGTAGCACATACACATAGCCTAGGCTTTTTGCCTTTGGTAAAAATTACAGGTGCTAAAGATAGCACAACTATCGAATCAATGGCAGAGGATCGTAGCGTTATTGTTACTGCTACTGCACACAAGCCAGTATCAGAGTTTGATGGCACATTTGGTATGCCAAACTTGGACAAGTTAAATCTTCACTTGAAGAATCCAGAGTATAAAGAAAACGCAAAGATCGATGTAGTTACTGCGGAACGTAACGGCAACACAGTTCCAGTAGGTTTGCACTTTGAAAACCAAGCAGGTGACTTCCAAAACGATTATCGTTTCATGGCATCAGAACTTATTAACGAAAAACTAAAATCTGTTAAGTTCAAAGGTGCAACATGGGAAGTTGAGTTTGAACCAAGCATGGCGGCAATTGGTCGTTTGAAGTTACAAAGTGCGGCACACAGTGAAGAAACTGTTTTCCAAGTTCGTACAGAAGATAACAATCTTGTATTCTTCTTCGGTGATGCAAGTACACACGCAGGTTCTTTTGTATTCCAACACGATGTTGGCGGCAAGTTAAAGCACACATGGTCATGGCCTGTTGCACAAGTACAAAGCATTTTAAATCTCGATGGTAATATTACTATGAAGATTGCAGATGCAGGTGCTATGCAGATTACTGTTGACAGCGGTGTTGCTGTATATGATTACATCTTGCCAGCACAGAGCAAATAATCATGACTATTGAACAATTACTATACGCTAACATTGCCGCCGTAGTTTTATTGGTTATCGTTTATCATAGAACAGGTTGGCAAAAAGTTAAAGAATGCTACGGCATGTGGTTTACAAAAGAGTATTGGACTAATTATAATACTGTAGAATTTGTAAGTTGGTTTGCTAAGGCATTGATTATTGTGCCAGGATTAATCTTTGGCATTAGCCTTTGGTGGTTGTACTTTTTGACTTTGGCTACTAGTCTAGCATTAATTTGGGCCAGTAATAAAAAGTTTTTGCCAACTTTAGTAGGGTTTAATACTGTATGGACTTGGATTAGTTGTATGGTATTGGCACAGCATTTAATAAAATGAAACTATTTAATTGGAATCGTTACGAAACAATAACTGAAGGTCCAATGGCTCACGATTATACTAATGCGTCTGTTAGAAAAGAAATATACGAGGCTTATAATAAGCGTTATAAAATTTCAGTAACTCCCCTGACGCATCCAGAGCATTATGATCCGTTGGATCCTCCGTTAGGCTGGGCTTACGACCCTTACTACGAAATTTGGATACAACTTAATGAATAAAAATTTAACCGCAACACAAAACGACTACGCATACTTTTTGCCGGCAACTAGCGGTTTCTATAGTACCTTTATAGGTAAACAAAGATATGGAAACTATGTTGATCCGGCAAGAGTTCCTGCTAGTTTTAAAAACGGAGTAGAAAGTCTAAACTACTTAGAACCGGAAAAAGGTGCGTTCTACTATGACCACTGCTTGTATAGTGCAGGTCATGCTAATCTAGACCTTAACAAAGTTGATCACAGCGAAGATATGTTTCGTAATAGAGATCGCAGTACTAGTTGGGTACTAGGCGACTCCGGTGGTTTCCAAATTGGTAAAGGTGTATGGGAAGGCGATTGGAAGAATCCCAACTGTCCTAAAGCACAAAAGAAACGTGAACAGGTTCTTAAGTGGATGGATAGTCTAATGGACTATGGTATGTGTCTTGATATCCCTGCTTGGGTAGCTCGTAGCCCTGCTGGACAAAAAGCCACAGGCATTACTACATACGCAGAAGCAGTTCAAGGTACTTACATTAACAACGATTGGTTTGTAAACAATCGCAATGGTAATTGTAAATTCTTAAACGTTCTCCAAGGTGAAAATCATACCGATGCAGACGATTGGTATGACCGAATGAAGAAGTACTGCGATCCTACTGTCTACGGTGACCGTGCATTTAACGGTTGGGCCATGGGTGGTCAGAATATGTGTGATGTACACTTGGTATTAAAACGCCTAGTAGCATTACGATTTGACGGATTACTTGAACAGGGCAAACAAGACTGGATGCACTTCTTAGGTACTAGTAAATTAGAGTGGGCTTGTTTATTAACAGACATTCAACGTGCTGTACGCAAGTATCACAATCCTAACTTTACAATTAGTTTCGACTGTGCTAGTCCATTCTTAGCAACTGCAAACGGACAAGTATACGTTCAAACAGAAACACAAGACAGAACTAAGTGGGTATATAGAATGTTACCTAGTATCGATAATAAAAAATATAGTAAAGATACTAGACTATTCCGCGATGCAGTAGTACAGGACGGACATTTTAAAAACTTTGACAATAGTCCAATTATTGACGGGGTTCAAATTAAAGATGTTTGTATTTACGGGCCCGGGGATCTAAACAAGATTGGCAAGGAAGGTAAAACTTCGTGGGATAGTTTTAGTTACGCTATCTTAATGGGCCATAATGTTTGGATGCACATTAATGCTGTACAAGAAGCCAATCGTCAATACGATTTGGGCATTGTTCCTGCTATGTTAGTAGAAGAACGGTTTGATAGACTATTCTTTAAAGATGTAGTAGAAGCCATTTTTGCTACTAGTAGTCGTGCAGAAGCAGACAAAGTCGTTGAAGAGTATAATAAATTTTGGCAAAGTATTATTGGAACTCGCGGAGCAGTAGGTAAGAAGACTGTAAACGCAAGTACACAATTTGCCAAACTGTTTGACGAAGTAGAGGAAGAGAGTGTACAATTAGAGCACGGTGAAGAATTTACCGATGATGAAATTGCTAAACTTGACGAACTCGAAGAAGGCGTAAAATGAAAAAACTACTAGGCATTGGTGTTTTAGCAGTATTAAGTTTTGGTTTGTTTTATAAAACGGCAGATGCCGTGGGTCCAAACGACTACTATCTTGTAATTAAATTTGCAGAAACTGGCAACACCATTGCCCTAGCAGATAAATTCAATGGGCACGAAGCCTGTGTATCCTCTCCGGATTATGCGCTACATCAATTAGCGGGCAAACAATCCGGATCTCTTATTAAATGTGTTAACGAACTACCAACATATAGATGAAAAGTTTAGTTGTAGGAATGGGAATAGGACAGTTATATAAATCTGTCCTAACTCAATTAGGTTATGAAGTTTGTACTGTCGATACAGACATTAATAAAAATGCCGACTTCCCTAGTATAGAACCAGCCATATTACTTCACGGGTCTTTTGACACCGTACATATTTGCACACCAAATTTTACGCATTTAGAATTAGCCGTTAAACTGGCTCCTATCAGTAAAATTGTCTTTATTGAAAAGCCTGGACTGATTAATAGAAACGAATGGGCTAAATTATGTAAAAGATTTCCACGCACACGATTTATGATGGTTAAAAATAATATGTGGCGTGACAATATTGCAGAATTACAGGAAAAGGCTAAAGTAGCAAAGAATGTAGACATCGAATGGATTAGAAAGAACTGTATTCCTAGCCCAGGTAGTTGGTTTACTACACGCAAACTAGCATTTGGCGGAGTTAGTAGGGACTTAATGCCACACTTATTAAGTTTGTATATTGCACTACATCCAGACTGGCGCATAGAAAAAGTTAACGGCGAATCATCTATACAATCATGGCTGTTAAAAGATATCGAAAGCACAGAGTATGGTACTGTAAACCCAAATGGAACTTATGATGTAGACGACCAGTGTCACATTGGATTTGGTTCTAAATGGAACTGCCGTGCTAACTGGCGCAGTATGACTGTTGAACGTAGTGCTATTACATTTATTAATCAAGATAATACCAAAGATGTATTTGAGTTAGGCTGGTGTCCAGAAGAAGCGTACCTAAATATGATTAAAGATGCTGTAGAAAACCTAAATAATGACGAGTACTGGAAAGTACAGTTAGAAATTGACCTTTGGATACACGAAAGAATAGAAAAACTATGACACGCTGTCTACAAACAACTGGACAAGGTTACTTTGAAGAAGTAGAATATGCAAAGCCAGAACCTACGTCAACTGAAATTGAAGTTAAAGCAGTTATGACTGGTGTATGTCGCAGTGACATAGATATGATGCAGGGCAACTTTGGACCTTTACCACTACACATGCAAGGTCACGAAGGTCTAGGAATCGTAACTAAAGTCGGTGCCAGTGTATTAGGTGTTAAAGTAGGCGATTATGTTGCTACCCGCGGCGAACCAGCATACGCAGATTATTACAACTGTCGTGACGGTGAGTTTGTAACAGTTTTAGAACTACATCCACGTTACATTTTAGAACCAGTGGCCTGTGGTGTTAACTGTATTAGACAAGCGTATACTCTTTTTGAACGTAGACAAAATGGTAAATGCTTAATCCTAGGTAGTGGTTTCCTTGCATGGGTAGTTTTTAATAACCTGGCACATCATTTTCCAGAACTTGAAGTAGATGTACTAGGTTCTAGTAATCAGGAACTTTGGGGAGATGCGTTACTGTTAGGTACTACCGACAGTTACGATTTGATAGTAGATTTATCTGGAAAATATCAACTAGGTACCGACATTAATCTAAATAACAATGCAGTAATCATTGATGCTGTTGGTAAAGCAGTAAGTAAAGAAGAAGCACAACAACAACTTTGGAAGGCTGTTACTACAGTTAAACCAAGTCCAAGAACAGAAGAATTTATTGGTGCTATGTTTGAAGCACGTTGGATGATTGAAAACGGTAAACTAGAGGTTGATTCTTTCTGGACAAAAGGTTATAATCGTAACACAGAATGGCAACAAGCATTTGCGGATGGTGTGGATCGTCCAAATGGTTATAGCAGAGGTTATATTAAATGGGATTAAACACTGAAGAAAGACAAGACATTGTCTACTTTACAGGCTACGAAGTCGAACATACTATTTGCTATGGTATGTATACACTATTTGTAGTAGGCACTCCTCCGCTAGAAGAAATACTACGTATTGCTGGTGACACACAAGCATACTTAGACGAAAACAAACGCATTAAACAAATTTACTTTGGCACTAGTCAAAGTTTTAATCCTAAAAGTATTTCACACGAAGAATACAAAGCATGGGACGAAGTTATTATAGGCTGTCTAAAAGCAGGCTATTGGGTAGCTCTAGACTTTGGTGTTGAACACATCGAAGGCGTACTAGAGTCTGCTTATAACGAATATCCCAAGTTTGTACCTATGATTAGTGTCAAGTTACCCTACATTAATCAACTCAACTACAATGCCACACTCAAACTGGATGACCGAACTTGGGGTGCTACAAATCCAGGTGTGTGGACACATCATTTACAAAGCCTAATGACTAAAGACAAGTATACTCATTGGGATTTGTACACTCAAGATACACCAACATGATTATCAAACAAGACATTAGACCAAACAAAATGATCTGGGTAACTTTCCGCAAAGAAGGTATCCATAAGTATCCTGCGGCACTAACAGATCCTAATCTAGCAACAGGAGACGAATATGACGTATCGTTTTTGGGTCACCCTCATCGCCACATCTTTCATTTCAGGGTGTGGATCAGTGTGCAACACAATGACAGGGACATCGAATTCATCCAATTCAAACGATGGCTCGAGTCGTTGTATAATGGTCAAGGTGCCACTATAAGCCTTGACTACAAGAGTTGTGAAATGATGTCTGACGAATTACATGACATCATTAGCAAGAAGTATCCAAATCGCGAGATTTGGATTGAGGTCTCCGAAGACGGAGAAAATGGTTCATTCATCAAATACTAAAGGAAACAATGATGAAAAAAGAAGTCGTTCAAATTTTTGACGATCTTGACAATCTGCTAGATTTTTGCAGATTCAACCTTCTGCCTTACAATGAGGCAGACTTGTATAACCGCCAAAGTAAAACTTGGCAGGCTTACGAGGCGTCTAAGCGTCCTCGTCGTTATAACAACGACAGACGATTTGAAAATCGTCCCCGTAATAACAACGGGTACAATAACAACTACAGGAATGGTCGCCAATGACCGTCTACTTAGTAGACCTTGAGCCGGTAGAAACACGCTATACAGCGCAGTGGAAGACCCACCTACCGGCTATCCTGAGAAAGAGAGGACACGATGTTCAAGTTTTATCTGGGCCTACGGATATTCCTTCAGCCACTACTCCTGGTGCTTTTCTTAATTTTGGTGGCACCAATATATACAAGTCTGCTCAAGTTGAGCAAATGGGTAGGTTGTTTTGCGCCGGATCAGTGGCTCCTAATGATCACTTCATCTTTACTGATGCTTGGCACCCTGGTATCATCAACCTAAAGTATATGAGTGAACTGTTACAGATTCCTGTAACTATTCACGCACTATGGCATGCCGGTAGTTACGATCCACAGGACTTTTTAGGTCGTCTAATTGGCGATGCTCCTTGGGTCAGAAATGCTGAAAAGAGTTTCTTTCATGCTATAGATCATAACTACTTTGCTACAACATTCCATATTGAAATGTTTTGTCATAATCTTTTAAACATAGATTACGATACTGCAAAAGCATCATATATCGATAAAGGAAAAATTGTACGCACAGGTTGGCCAATGGAGTATATGGAAGATACATTAACTCCATATAAAGGGATGAAAAAACGTGATTTAATTCTTTTCCCTCATCGCATCGCACCCGAGAAGCAAGTTGAAATTTTTAGAGATTTAAAAGAACACTTGCCACAGTACGAGTTCGTAGTCTGTCAGGATCAACAACTAACAAAAAATGAATATCATAACTTGTTAGGCGAATCGAAATTAGTGTTCTCTGCAAACTTACAAGAGACATTAGGGATTAGTTGGTATGAAGGCGCTGTTGTAGATGCTATTCCTATGGTGCCAGATAGACTTAGTTACAGTGAAATGGGCTATGATACTTTTAAGTATCCTAGTGAATGGACTGAAAGTTTCGAAGCATATAAAGCACACCGTCCAGAAATATGTGCAAAGATTATCCAGTATATGGATAACTATGAAAAGTTTTTACCACAACTTAGAAAACAAACTCAAGACTTAACTGAAAATTTCTTTTCTGCAAATGGACTCTTAGAAAGACTTGTATGATATTAAAACTGTTAGAACGTCTCGGTCGCAAGCGTATTATTATGGATCGTACCTGTGACGAGCCGTTACTTACACGTTATTATCTATTTTTAAAGGATCGTAAATGGTTTCCATTTAATGTATTCTTACACAAGTTTCATAAAGGTGATCCAGATGATGTGCATGATCACCCATGGCCTTATGCCACACTTATTCTAAAAGGTGGCTATTGGGAATGGATTCCTCAATTTAACAGCCAGGGAGTAAAGGTCTGTGAAATTGCCAAATGGAGAAAGCCTGGACACTTTAGAATTTGTAGTGCCAACAGTTTTCATAGAATTGAAATTGATCCCAACGTAGAGTGTTGGACACTTTTTATGCCAGGTCCGCAAAAGAGAGAATGGGGATTTCTCGTTAATAATAAATGGATACCAAATGAGCTATACTTACAATCACGGAAGCGTAATACTTAATACAGCCGGCGGCATAGCAGGTTCCGGTGCCGGTTCAGGTAGTGTTTTAGTATCGAACGGCACAGGCGGCTCTGGCAGTGGATATACGATTTCAACCGGAGCCGGCACTACATCTGTGCCGTTAACTTATACTACAGGTACAAATGTAACTTGGGCTAATCCTACTACCAATCCGGTGATGGTTGCCAAAAACGATCCACCGGAGTTAGAAGTTAAAGGTCGAATGGTATTAAATGGTGTTGACCTAGAAGAAAGGTTAAACACAATTGAAAAAGTCTTGCAAATTCCCGAGCGAGATGTTAAACTAGAAAAGAAGCATCCAAAGTTAAAAAAGATGTATGATGACTATATTAAGGCATTAGCCAAATATAGAACGTGGGACGCAATTAAAGGAGATGATGATGGAACTACATGAATCAGTTAGAGATACTTATAAAGAAATGGTTGTCAAAGAACACGCCGGTTTTAGGCTAACATTAAAGAAACACGAAGTACTAAGCCCTAAAGGTTTGTTTAGTATCGATATGGTTCAAGAAAGTCTTAAAGACGGTGAAGTTGTTGGTACACAAACTTATAATTTCTTTATGACTAAAGAAGAATGTCAATCATTGGCCTATGGGTTAACTGCATGAAGAAAGTATACTACAGTTGGTCACAAGTTGAAGGCGCATGTTTAGAAATTGCTCGCCAAATGTCTGAACATAATTGGAGGCCTGACTATATTGTAGGTATTACACGCGGTGGTCTTGTTCCGGCTAACTTACTAAGTCAATATACTGGCATTAAGATGCACACACTTAATGTCAGCCTTCGCGATAATAAAAACGATTGCGAAAGTAATCTTTGGATGGCCGAAGATGCCTTGGGAGTTGTTCCCAATGACGAAAGGCACATTTGGGGCGATCACAAACATTTAGAACGTCTTAAAAAGAAAATCTTAATTGTAGACGATATTAACGATCAAGGATCTACTCTTAATTGGATTAAGAAAGATTGGCCCAGTGGTTGTTTTCCTAACGATGAAGCATGGAATCAAGTATGGGGAGACAATGTTCGTTTTGCTGTATTAACACATAATTACGGCAGTGAGTTTAAAGATCCAGACTATCATGTTTGGACCGTAGACAAGCGACAAGAAGATTGTTGGCTTGTTTATCCTTGGGAAGAATTTTGGTTATGACTGATTTAGAAAGGGCACTAGATGAACGCAGAGCACCATGGACTAGTATCGAGTACAGAACAAAAGACTATTGGGTCTTCAACGATGCCTACCCAGTTACGGAAGGACATTTGCTTTTTGTGCCAACCTATGAACGTTTTACCAACATCGTCGAATGTTTCAAAGGAGCATACAAGTTCGGGTTCGATGGTGTCCAATCTGAACGTTGGGACGCTTTTAATGTCGGACAAAACTGTGGCGAGACTGCTGGCCAAACAGTAATGTATCCTCATATACACATGATCCCTAGACGCAAGGGTGATATGGAAGACCCTCGTGGCGGGGTTCGTCACGTTATACCAAGTAAAGGAAATTATAAAAATGCAAGTAAGAGTACCTGAAGAAGGAAAGAAAATTGGAACTTGCGGTTGTGGTCGTAGTCCTACAGGAGACTGTATCGGCTGGCACGGATTAAGCGAAGAAGTATTTCGTGAAAAATTAGCCGTGTGGGAATTAGAAGACTATAAGCGCAGAGCACAAGAACTTTGGAATGATAGTTGCACCAGTGGAAGATCAGAATAATATCTACGTCCATTGGGACGGGCAATCAGGTTTTTGGTGGAATGAAACTTGCGCCATGGTGCTCGAAGTATTTGGCCTACCTGGCGGAAGATACGAAAGTCATCCACAACACGACTACATGAAATTTACATTCAAATCAAAAAAGGATGCTGACTTATGTCGGATACTATTATCGGAAAGATTACAGCCGCAGTCGCTTTAATAGCGGCTGTGCTTATTCTTATTTTTACCGATTACGGTAGTCAAACTCGCATCTATGATTGCGGGATGGCAGAATGGCATCCTGATATCCCTAATACAGTCAGGGAAGAATGCCGTAGATTACGATATGAACAACAACATATTGATAAGAAAAGTATACGCACTTAGTTGACAAAAACCTAAATAAACTATATTATATTACATAGACATCCTCGTCTATAACTCGGAGAAATAATGTCAGAAAAAAATTTAGCACAAGCGATTCGCGAAAAGATGGTCCTAGACGGAAAAAGATTCTGGGCAGGAGATAACATCAGCGAATACATCGAATCTGATCTAGTCAAAGAACAACTAATCAAAGAAGCAACTGAGGCATTTGAAAGTGTTTTAGACAAACTTCTTATTGACAGAGAGACAGATCCTAACTCGCACGGTACAGCGAAACGATTAGCAAAAATGTACTTTAACGAAATAATGGCAGGAAGATATGAACCAGCACCAGATGCAACAGCGTTTCCTAACGATAGCGAAGATCGTTATGAGGGTATGTTGGTGGTTAGGAGTGAGCTTCGTAGTATGTGTAGTCATCATCATCAGCCTGTTTCTGGTGTTGCCTACATCGGAATCATCGCCGCCCAAAAACTCATTGGGCTGTCAAAATACACACGAATCGCGCAATGGTGCGCTCGTCGTGGTACCTTACAGGAAGAATTGTGTAACGACATAGCCAGAGAAATTGAAAAGGCCACTGGCGCAAGTGATATTGGCGTTTATATTCAGGCAGTTCATGGATGCTGTGAGAATCGTGGCATTATGGCACATAGTTCATTAACTCAAACTACTGTACTTAAAGGTGCGTTCAAAGACGATGCTGGTACAAAGAAAGAGTTCTTTGATAACATTAAACTACAACAGGAGTTTGCACCAAGATGAATTCAGTAGACATGGCGACTAATTTAATTAATAGAGCAAAAAATCTACACAAGTATATTGTAGAGACAGATGTTCCCGAAGATTTTCGATTTAACGGAACTGTTCCGTTTGATATACAAATCAAAGACAATGTTATCAGTGCAGAAGTATATGGTATCGATTTCAATGATGCTGTAAATATTCTTGATAAATGGTTGGAGACATGCAAATGAATTTTGTCGATAAATGGTTGTATGGAAAAGTCCGCGATATGTGGGATAATCGACACAAGTACGAAGAAGCAACTATGAAAGAAAGAGAGTATAAATTGGCAATCGGAACAGCACAAGCAATAGAACGCGGTCGTGCAGAAGGTGAAGGACGAATCACTTTCGAATTAAGCACCGCCGTCGGTGGTAAAATTTTAAATGTAAGACACTACGATGACCGTAAAGATAGACACGAAAGTCAAACTTATGTGATTCCTAACGGAGAAGATATTGGCGAGCGTGTTGCTAAAATTATTAACTTAGAGATGTTCAAACAATGAAATTAGAGCAACCAGCAGAAGGAATTCTAAAACGCAGTGACTTTGGCGACACTAAGTTTTATCAAATTGTCTGCGGTTGCGGGCAAGAGTATCACGATCACAATGTAGAAGTTGAATCTAGTGAGACTGGTATTAATGTAAACATTTACGCAACTGCTAAAACTGATTATTGGTCTGAACTAGTTGAAAAAAGATACGATATTGATAGTCCGTATCTACAAGAGATTGATTGGTTTGTTAAAGATTTAATTAATGGGCTATGGACTCGTTTGAAAGTAACTTGGCAACTTTGGACAACTGGTGCAGTGACCGTTGAAACAACTATTTCTATGACTGAACAACAGGCACTGAATTATGCCGAAACATTGAAATCTGCAATTAAAGATGTTAAACTGTTTAGACAAGCAGGTAAAGAAAAATCAAGCGCCAGTAAACTGGCAGAACAAGGTGACTGTATATGAGCAAATTAAAAATTGCAGAATTATTTTATAGTATTCAAGGCGAAGGACGTTACATGGGTGTACCGTCTGTTTTCTTGAGAACATTTGGTTGTAACTTTAAATGTGCTGGCTTTGGATTACCAAAAGGTGAACTAAGTACAGAAGTTGAAGATATTGCAATCCAACATGAACGAACCCCATATAAAAAATATGAAGAACTTCCTTTGGTATCTACGGGCTGTGATAGTTATGCTAGTTGGGATCCTCGCTTTAAGGATCTTAGTCCAATGCTCACTTCAGACGCCATCGCAGACAGGATCGCAGAGATTCTACCCTTCAACGAATGGCGAGACGAACACTTGGTCATTACCGGAGGGGAACCTTTGCTTGGATGGCAACGAGCGTATCCAGACTTGCTCGACCATCCAAAAATGACAAACTTAAAAGAGATTACATTTGAAACGAATGGTACTCAAAAACTCACCGACGAGTTCAAGCAATATCTGCACACATGGAAATATCACAGCGATAAAGATTTTTGGCGAGAAGTTACATTTAGTGTTAGTGCTAAATTAAGTTGCTCCGGTGAAGAACGTCACGAAGCAATTCGTCCAGACGTAGTTTGTGAATACGAAGAATACGGTCATACATATCTTAAATTTGTAGTGGCCACAGAAGAAGATGCGGAGGAAGCAATTGAAACTGCTGACATTTATAGAGAAAATGGTTTTACCGGTCCTATATATCTTATGCCCGTGGGTGGCGTTGAAAGTGTCTATACTCTTAACAACAGGCGTGTAGCGGAACTAGCAATGAAAAACGGTTTACGCTACAGCGATAGATTACAAGTTCCACTCTTTAAAAATGAGTGGGGAACATAAATGGAAGATATAAAGTTATCCGATTTAATTTTTGTTGTTAGAAACGCATTAACAGAAGACCAATGCAATTCGTTAATTGACGAATACGAATTGCGTTCTGCCAGTGCGGTTCAAGAAAGTTGCATACACGCCGTAACTAATAAAATGACTACTTCTACTTTTAAAAGAGTAGAGTTAATTCCTGATACAGAAAACTTTTTAGTAGTACATAATCATACAAATAAAATTATCGAAGATTGGATAACATATCTAGAAGAGTTTAAAGCGTTTCACACTACAGCATTAAAAAAATCTTTAAGATTTTCCCACATGCACCGACTTATGAAATACGAAGTCGGCGAATGGATACATCCTCATGTGGATTGGGAGGAAATGATTCACGCCAGTTGTACTATTTCATTAAATGACGACTATGAAGGTGGCGAATTTACTTTTTGGAATGGCAGATACGAAGTTAAATTGAATAAAGGAGATGCTATGATTTTTCCAGCAGATCCTCTTTGGGTACACGAAGTTAAACCAATAACTAAAGGTGTTCGTTATAGTACAAATACTTTTATTCAATCGTTGCCACTAAATGAAAGAAATACAATGGGCAGTATTATTTGGGATATGGGGCAAAACGAAAACGCATTTTTTTATCCGCAATCGCGGGTATGGGGGAAACATGAAAGCAATTATTAAAAAATTATTTGGCATAGACAAATTAGAAGCAGAAAAAGAACGTCTAGAAAAAGAACGTGCAGAAGCACTTGCCCGTGCTGAAGAAGCAACAGCCAAAGAAGCAGTAGCCAAACGCGAAGAAGAATTGGCTAAAATGACTCCAAAAGACCGTGCTACAGCCAAAGGAGAACCTTGGGTCGCTGTTTTGGAGACACATGTCAATAAAGATAACTTAAAGAATGGTTTCTTCGAGATTGACTGGAACGATGAATTTGTAGTACAATTAAAACAAGCGGGTTATGGATTTGATGGCGATCCTGATGAAGAAATTGTGGATCGTTGGTTTAGAGAACTATGCAAAAATGTAGCCAGCGAAGAGGGCATCGATATGTCAGATAGAGGTGCTGGATTTATTAATGTTAAAAAGATTGCCGAAGGCAAGTCTGAGGTTTCATGACATATATTTTAGTAGATACTGCTAACACATTCTTTCGTGCTAGACACGTAATTAAGGGCGATGCTGACATTAAACTTGGCATGGCGTTTCACATCACTTTAAACAGTATCAAAAAGGCCTGGCAAGACTTTGGCGGTAGCCATGTAGTATTCTGCCTCGAAGGTCGCTCATGGCGCAAAGATTACTACGAACCGTACAAACGCAATCGTAGCGATGCTCGTGCGGCATTAACTGTCAAAGAACAAGAAGAGGATCAACTATTCTGGGAAAGTTTTGATAAGTTCAAAGAATTTATTATTGAAAAAACTAACTGTACTGTACTACAGCACGGCGAACTAGAAGCAGATGACTTAATTGCTGGGTGGATTCAGAGTCATCCAGAAGACAAGCACGTGATTATCTCAACAGACAGCGATTTTGTACAGTTAATTGCGCCCAACGTGAGTCAGTATAACGGTGTTCAAGAACATCATATTACACACGAAGGTATCTTTGACAAGAAAGGTAAACTTGTTATAGATAACAAAACTAAAGAACCTAAGGCAATTCCTGATCCAAAGTGGTTATTGTTTGAAAAATGTATTCGTGGAGATAGTAGCGATAACGTGTTTAGTGCATATCCTAAGGTGCGTGTAAACAAACTACAAGAAGCATTTAAAGACAGAGAAGCACAGGGATTCGCTTGGAACAATCTCATGTTGCAACGTTGGGTAGACCATAACGGAGTCGAACATCGTGTTAAAGATGACTACGAACGTAATAGACAGTTAATAGATTTAGCGGCACAACCTAGCGATATTAAAGAAAAAATCTTCGGTACCATTAAAGATAATATCGACAAAGAAAAGAATGTAAGCCAGGTCGGTATACGTCTTCTTAAGTTTTGTCAATTATATGATCTTAAAAAGATTTCAGATCAAGCACAGCAGTATGCCGAACCACTCAATGCGAGATATCATAAATGAAAATTTGCCAGTACGAAGATACTTGTGAAAACAAAACAGAAAATTGTTGGAGTCCTAATATGACAGAGATACACGCCAAACCCGTAGTCGATGGTAAGTTTTGGATAGTAGAAGAAAATGGCAATAAAGTAGGTGTATTAAAAATCACCGAACAAAAGAAATATATCTTTAGTTCTAAAAATGCTATTACTACATTCGATACAAAAAAGAAAATTGTAGAACGATTTGGTCCTGAATTTTTTATAAAGAAAACTTTAGAAAAGAAAGTTAAGTCCGAAGAAGATTTAGAAGTACACGGTTATCCAACTAGCACACTTCCATACAATCCGTTATTCGATGTTAAACGTCATTTACCGTTGTTTACAAAGAGTAATAAATCTAAAAGTGTTTACTGCGCCGGATATTATATTATTAAATTTGATAAAGGTTGGGTGCGTAGTTTCTGTCCTAAACTAATTACTATCGAACGTTATCCGTATGAAGGACCGTTTAAAACAGAAATAGAAATGAAACACAGGTTATCAAATGCAAGAAAATAAAATCAATACCGCGGTAATACAACAGGTGCTTCAAACCATTAAGGGTGCCGATTTAGGCAATCAAAGAGAAGTTAGATTCGACATGGCTACTGCTAAAAATCTTGCCTATACATTAGGTATGGTTATGACTAGACTAGCAGGTAACTATGAAGGTCTAATACAAGAATCTCGCAAGGACGATACTGTAGTTAAGGTCGAAATGGACGGAGGAAGTTGGGACCAAAAGATGTAATTTTTGGATAAATATATACGTATATTATTGAGGAACGTATATATGAGTCGCCCAAAGCCAACAGTTGTATTGGAAAAAATTAACAAGAAGACATTTAAAAGTGACCAAATTTTAGAAGCCGAGGCAATTTGGGCGGTATTCTATCAGGGTAAACCTTTTAACTTAAAAAGTCAAAATAGTCTTAGCGGTTATCCAGGAAGCAAATATAAAAAAGTTAGTTTTAGCAATCCTGGCCATGCACACAATTTGGCAAAGAAACTTAATACACTTTTCAATTCAACCGACTTTGCTGTTTACAAACTAACCACTGGCGAAGAACTTAAATGAACACCAAGCAGGCCTATACTAAGATTTTTATTAAAGAATCTGGAGAGGCTTTGAGCGAAGAAAATCTTAAAATTAAAACAAGATTGTGGTGGAAAAACAACAGAGCCAAAGAGCGTGAAAGTCTCAGACTAACAGACGAAGGCCTGCGTTACATAACTGAAGTTTTGGATATCAAAGTTTACGAAGTTCCGTTTCCACCTGATTTGGATTTAAAACCACAGGTACTATTATATTTGGACAAATTTTTGGACTGTCCATATCATCTTACAGAAGACTCAATTACAGTTTTGAGCGAGCGTAAAGCCATAGAACTACACTTATTTTCGGGCGATGTTCGAAAATATGGTTTGATTAAGGCTATGAAGCGCGAATTACCAAAAACCCACAAAACTTTTTAAAAATCACGTTGACATTCCTGCGGAGTGGCGTTATACTAATGATACTGCGAAATTAATTGCAATCATTTTTAACACAGGAGCATGTAATGGCAAAAGCAGAAGTAGTCAATCGTCAAGTTAGCCCGAACGGTGCAAAGAACGCTATTCGTAAGGCATTTAAGAAACAGCGTCCGTTGTTCCTTTGGGGTCCTCCGGGCATTGGTAAATCCGATATTATTCACCAAATTGGTGCAGAGATGGGTGCCCATGTCATTGACATTCGCCTAAGCCTTTGGGAACCTACAGATATCAAAGGTATTCCATATTTTGATACCAATTCAGGCACTATGGTTTGGGGTAGCCCAAGCGAACTACCCACCGAAGAACTTGCATCTAAATTCCCTAATGTAATTTTGTTCTTGGACGAAATGAACTCTGCGGCTCCTAGCGTACAAGCCGCCGCTTATCAACTTATTTTGAACCGTCGTGTGGGACAGTACAAACTGCCAGATAACGTTTTGATTGTTGCGGCTGGTAACCGCGAAGCAGACAAAGGTGTTACATATCGTATGCCAGCACCGTTGGCTAATCGTTTCGTTCACTTGGAAATGCGTGTAGACTTTGATGACTGGTCTTTGTGGGCTACTAACAACCGTGTACACAAAGATGTTGTCGGCTACGTTACTTTTGCCAAGAAAGACTTGTACGACTTCGATCCTAAGTCTTCAAGCCGTGCATTTGCAACACCCCGTTCTTGGAGTTTCGTTTCTGAGCTTTTAGAGGAAGATGACACAAACGATGAAACGCTGATGGATTTGATTTCCGGTGCAGTGGGTGAAGGTCTTGCTCTTAAGTTTATGGCACACCGAAAAGTGTCTAGCAAACTGCCTAAGCCAGAAGATATTTTGGCCGGTAAAGTTAAGAAATTAGATTCCAAAATTGAAATTTCTGCTATGTATTCTTTGACTGTGTCTATGTGCTACGAGTTGAAAGATGCAACCGAAAAGCAAGACAAGAAATTTGACGAGAAGGTTAATAACTTCTTCCGTTTTATGATGGATAATTTTGAAACTGAATTGGTTGTTATGGGCACCAAACTTGCACTTACCCAATATCAACTTCCGTTAGATCCAGACGAAATCGAGTGTTTCGATGAGTTCCACGAAAAGTTTGGTAAGTACATCGCGGCCGCTCAGGACAAGCGATAACCAAAATAGAGGTGCAGAGATGCACCTCTAACCTTGACAAAGTATAGAAGTGACTGTATAATATAAACATACAGTAAAGAAACGGAGCATAAATGTCACATTCACTAGATCCAATTATCGACAAGATTGTTGTAGCACGAGTTGGTTTGCTATTACGTCATCCATTTTTTGGCAATATGGCTACTCGCATGAAACTTGTCGATGCAAGCGATTGGTTGCCCACTGCCGCAACAGACTTCCGTAATTTTTACTTTAACAGAGAGTTCTTCGAAAAGATGACTCCTAGACAAGTTGAATTCGTTGTAGCACACGAAATTTTGCATTGTGTTTATGACCATATGATGCGTGTAGAAAGTCGCGATAAGAAAGTTTGGAATATTGCCGCTGACTATTGCGTAAACGGTTTGCTAAAACGCGAACGTATCGGAGACGATCCTCCAGTTAAATTTTTCTATGACCGCAAGTATGACGGTTGGAGTGCGGAACAAGTGTATGACGAAATCTATAGCAAATACGACGATGAACAATTAGCCGCACTTGGCGAACTGTTGGACGAACATTTGGATCCGGATAAAGACGGCGACGGCAAAGGTCCAAAATATAGTAAAGAAGAATTGAAAAAGATTCGCGACGAAATCAAAGAAGCAATGATTCAAGCCGCACAGGCCGCAGGCGCAGGTAATGTGCCTGGTGATATTGCTCGTATGATTAAGGAAATGACTGAACCAAAGATGAACTGGCGTGAACTGTTACGTCAGCAAATCCAGAGCACAATTAAAAACGACTTTAGTTGGGCTCGTCCAAGTCGCAAAGGTCAAATGACTGGCGCAATTTTGCCTGGTTGTAATTTTGATACTAGCATCGATATTTGTGTATCTTTGGATATGTCTGGTAGTATTACTGATGCTATGGGTTCAGACTTCCTAGGCGAAATTAAAGGCATTATGGAAGAGTTTAAAGACTTCAACATTAAAATCTGGTGCTTTGACACTAAGGTATATAATGAACAAGACTTTAACGGATATACTTCTGAAGAAATTGGCGAGTATGAATTAATGGGCGGTGGCGGCACTGACTTTGATTGTAACTGGGAATACATGAAAGAACATGACATTAACCCTAAGAAGTTTATCATGTTCACAGACGGTTATCCTTGGGACAGTTGGGGTGATGAAGATTACTGTGATACAATTTTTATTATTCACGGTAACGACACTATTGTTCCGCCATTTGGTACATACGCATACTACGAGTTTCCTGATAAGAAATAATGGCAAATAATGCTAAAATAAATCCACTTAATGTGTTAGGCTGTAGGGAGGTGCAGGATCCGCCTCCCTATTTCCATTACTACTATTTGGATCTAAAATATAATATTGTAGCATCCGTTAAGGATTGGATTTACGAAAATCTTAAACACCGATTTTATATTGGCGAGTGTTTAGTGTTAGAAAATAATCAATATCAAACCAAAATTAAAGTTGGTTTTGAAGAGCCAAAAGAAGCCAGTTTCTTTTTACTGGCGTGTTCACATTTAAAGTATCTAAATAATTAACTGCATATATAATAATACAAAGGAGTATAATTATGACCGAAAAAACCGAAACTCAAGAAGTAGCACAACAACCTGCGCCAGCAGAAGCGCAACAATCAGTAGACTTAAATGTTCAAGATTTAAACCTACTAAGAAGCATCATCGACCTTGCGGCACAGCGTGGTGCATTTAAACCTGGCGAAATGGCGGCCGTGGGCGGAGTTTATAACAAACTCAATGGATTTTTAGAGGGCGTTGCTAAACAAGGACAACAACAAAATGGTTAATTTAAAACACGTAGGACGCATTAAAGCAAACGGACGTAAAGTTATCGTTGCTTATAGAACACTACCCGGTGAAAGTGATGCCGCACTAGTTATCGATACTGCTAGTTTATCTGATGATCAACATGATTCTCTTATTAAATTAGTCGAAAGCCCAGCAGGACAAAGTGCATACGAATTTGCAGAAGCAATGGCTCGTACAAATTTCCCAGACGGTAGTATCATGCTTGCCAATTTGCATTTTAATAGCAAATTGCTTAAAGTTAAAACATCTGAAATTGAAATGATTCCAACGATGCAGTCGACTATTAGTTTAGATCAACTTAATCAAATCATTGCAGAGCAAAGAGGCATTAGTGTTAATGACTTAGCACTGGGCAATGGATCCCAAGCCACTGAAGTTGCTACTGTAAAAGACATTACAGAAACTACTAAGACAGATGTTGTAGCCGAAAGCCAAGTTGCAAAAATTAATGAGCAACCTTTATCTGACGAGGACCTAGCAAAGTCTTATCGAAGCCAAGCAGATCGTTTGAGCAAAGAAGCCGCTGAACTTCGTCGTCAAGCAGAAGCACTGGTACCGACTAAGAAGAAGGCTACTGCTGAAGCGTGAAGAAAAAATCTCTGCCAAAAGATGTTGTAGATCAATGGCCAGAGGTTTTTAGCGATGTAGATGTAAAAGCAATACCTATCCCATATTTGTATTCGATGAGAATCATCTTCAAAGATGGGAAGGTATGGGATATTAACATCGACGATCACGCTAGAAAAAACAGCATAGACGATCTTGAAGCACATCTTTCTGAACTAATCACAACCTATGAGGATTCTATTGAACATATAGACTTCAGGTTAGACGTTGAGCGTGTGAAGAAAGATGTAATGAAACAAACAAAGAGTTTTCTTAAAAAACCAAAAAAATAAATTATGATAGCGGCTTTATTTGCAGTAGATGATATAGGTGGTATGGGGTGGAAAGGGTCGTTACCGTGGCCTAGTAACAAGGACGATATGAAATGGTTTAAATCCGTTACACAAAATCAAGTCGTTGTTATGGGTCGTAAGACTTGGGAAAGTCCCGATATGCCTAGCCCATTACCTGGACGATTAAATGTTCTTTTTACTAACAAGTTTTTAGAACGTGAAGATATAGAACAAATTCGCGGCGATGCCTGCGAAGCATTAAAAAGTTTAAAACAGACAAATAGACGCAAAAACATATTTGTAATCGGTGGACCAAATTTACTATTACAAAGCAAACCAGTTTTAGATAAAGTTTACTTAACTAGAATACAAGGCGAATACTTAAACGATACTAGTATAGATTTAACAGAGTTCTTAGATGGTATGAAATTACATCAAACTGTTAACTTAGGAACCTGTATAGTAGAAGAATATCACAATGAAACAATATCACGAAGCACTAAAACAAATACTAGAAAACGGAAAGAACAAGACTGATAGGACGGGTGTAGGTACTCGTAGCGTGTTTGGTTATCAAATGCGTTTTAATCTGCAAGAAGGTTTTCCCGCAGTTACTACTAAGAAGCTCGCTTGGCGAGCAGTAGTTTCGGAACTTCTTTGGTTTTTAGAAGGTAGCGGCGACGAACGCCGTCTTGCAGAAATCCTACATGGCACAAGAGACTCCAGTAAAAATACTATTTGGACTGCTAATGCAGAAGCAGATTACTGGAAACCAAAAGCAAAGTTCGAAGGCGATCTAGGTCGGGTTTACGGAGTACAATGGCGTCATTGGCAACGACCTTTTCTAAACTCCGACATCGATCAACTTGAGAATTTAATCGAAGGGATTAAGAAAGATCCAGGTAGTCGTAGACATATTATGACTGCATGGAATCCCGGAGAGCTCGATCAAATGGCATTACCGCCATGTCATATATTAAGTCAATTTAATGTTACTGACGGGTATCTAAGTTGTCAACTATATCAACGTAGTTGCGATATGTTCTTAGGTGTACCATTTAACATTGCCAGTTACAGTTTACTTACACATATTATTGCTAGAGAGTGTAATTTAAAAGTAGGCGATTTTGTATGGACTGGGGGAGACTGTCACATCTACAATAATCATATTGACGCAGTCAATGAACAACTAGCCCGCACCCCAAAGCAATTACCAACATTGTTTATTACAGTAGGAAAAAAAATCGCCGACTATGTAGTCGACGATTTTATGTTGGAAAACTATAATCCAGATCCTGCTATTAAAGCAGATATGGCTGTTTAAAGAATTAAACACTCCACTATTTTAATATCTATATTATCGTTTGATTCTAACGCAATGGCAAATACATCTGCGTTTGAGTGGAATTGACCTGCTATAGCAACACCGCCTTCACTAGCAATCATGCGATCACCTTTCTTAACACGGCCAGTTACTTTAACTGGAACACGACCTTTTAGTGCAACATATACGCCGCCTTCTAAGCCGCTGTTCATCATATAAGCAGGGTTACCAGATATTGCGCCGATTGCACGTGAGCCAAATGTACACGCAGTGACTTCTTTTTCGCCGCCTACCATTACAACTGTTCCAACTTCGTAATTGTTATCTGGAATATACTTTTCTGCCAAGTCAGCGTAACGTGCTGAAGTAGCAGTACCGCTAAACACGTTAGCAGTTAAATTACCACTACTATCTCGTCTAGCAATAGTATCGCCTGTCGCAGATGTTGAACTTGCATATCCGTTTAATTGTGCGGCTGATCCAGAAATGTTAATGTTCCATGTACCACTGGCGTCTCCACCTGTGCGTGTTGGAACGTCTAAGTTAGATCTAGCATTAGCGGCTGTGCTTGCACCAGAACCACCTCTTGCAATACTTAATACACCGCCTACACCAAACTGTGCATCAACATAGTTTTTTGTAGCGGCATGATTTAATGATGTTGGATCGCCATTTAAAGTCAAATAGCCAGTCATTGTACTACCGTCTATTCTAACTTTTGTATCGTCTTCGATAATAATATTTGTAGTACCATCAAAGTTTACACCGTTAATAGTTCTAATAGTTGCTAATTTAGTAGCACTAGTAGCGTTACCATTAAATGTATTTGCTGTTAAATTACCACTGCTGTCGCGAGCGGCAATAGTATTAACACCTGCACTTGTGCTGGCTACACGATAAACTCCTGCTTCTACTTGAAGTGCATTTGCATTATCTGCAATACCGTAGAAGTTTGTAGCATAAACTTCTTTCCATTTTTTAAGACTAGTACCGATACTAAATGTGTTATCAACACCTGGTTCAAGTTTAGTTGCATTAATTGTTAATGGGTTCTTAACATCTGAACCGTCTCTAACTCTAAAATAAACTCTGGGACCTGTAGTATTTTGAATTACTGGCTCTGTACCTGTTTCAATGAATACTGCCAGGTCGTTACTGTCGCCTACGGTATAGCCTAAATCGCTAAAACGAACTGTGGCTGTAAAGTTTGAACTACCTGAACGTACATAATCTGATGCTAGGAATCCGCCTAGTCGTAATGCGTTACTAGATGTACCCCAATATAAGTATGTTGGAGTTCCGCTGACACCGGTTGTATCGTCTACTTCTTGTAGTGTTAAACCTTTCTTAATTAGATTAAAACCAACAATAATAGAATCAGGGTCGCTAGTATCTAGTGTAAATTCTTCTCTAGAAGTAATATAAACAGGAATATCATTAATATTAGCAATAATGATAGAATAAGTTTGAGGAGTTGTACTGCCTACAGGGAATCCACGAACTTGCTTAGAAACCATTTGCGTTACGCCAGCACCAGCACTTTGAGGTCCGATTGCTAGCCAACTATCTCCGTTTCTTACTTTAAGTTGATCTCGATTTACATCAAACCAAAAATCACCGTTGTTAGGATAACTTGGTTCTGTGCTGCCGTATTCTGCTCCGCCAATTTGCTTCCATTGCTTTACAGCACCGACTATATCGCCTGTATAAATCTTTAACTTTTTATTACCGCTATCGTACCATAACTGTCCACGTACTGCGTTTGCTGGACTTGTTCCGCTTGCGAAATTCTCCAACATGAATACTGTGTTTTCGTTCTGAATTTCACCGTAGCCGGCATAATTTTTACCGATTAACTTAATGTCTAAACTTTGATTGACGGTACCGTCTTCGATTACTGCAATCGCTGTTCCGTCCCATCGGTTTATTGTGTACGCCATTCTTATAACCCCTAATATATGTTATTTATCGCTGCCTGCTTATTTGAAGTCTGTGCTTAATAAGGTGCATTGATATCGCTCTCAAATCCCCATTGTCCTGGAGTAGGTGTTAAACCACCGCCCATAACAAATAATTTATCCTGTCTAACTACGCTAATTGACACGCTAGGACCAGTAATAGTTTGTCCTACTGCTAGGTCGCTTACAACTGCTTGATTTTCTGAACCGCCTGCTTTATCAACTAAAATAGTCTGGAACTCTACGCCCACTGTAGGACTGTATGTAATATTTCCTGAAGACGCTGATAGTGTAGTTGCATGTAAACGAAGTCTAGTACCGTCTTTGGCTACACCTTCTGGCGCTGTTATTGGATCATAATACGGAGCAATAGTATCTAAAATTGTAGCAATTTGGTTGTTTGATAATCCAGTTACGTCCATGCTCATAGAAAGACCGCGGTCAAACACACGAGCATCTGTATAATTTTTAGTAGCCGCATCCTGTTCATCTACAGGATCTGCTAGGTCAACAATTCTTTTACTGCTAATTGCAACGTTATCTGCAGGATTTAAAATTAAATTATTTGCAGAGGTACTAATAGTTGTATTATTGATATAGGTAGCATCATCAACGTTAAGAGTTTGTAGTGCTCCTAATGTTTGTAAACTAGAATATAACACACCTGCGCCCAGGGTATTGTTAGACAGTACAGAAACATTGTTAACTCTATAAGAGTTTCCTGTTGTTAAATTCCAATTAAGATTAGAACTCCAACTTACAGTTGCTAAATCATACAAGATACTTTTATCAGTAGTTCCTTGTAATATAATACCACCGCCATCGGCTGACGAATCTGTAGGTGTGCTAAGTGTTTTACCTAAAACTATGTTTTTATCTTCAACTTCAAGTACTGTAGTGTTTAATGTTACAGTATCTCCTCCAACAAATAAGTCCCCTGCAACTTTTAAATTGCCGTTGATGTCCATAGTCGATGTTGGAATTTCTTGGAAAATACCAACTCTTGAATTCACTGAATCTATAGTAATGGCTTCAATAGTACCTGTTGGTGATTTAATTTTAATACCAATATCTTGTCCTGTAAGTTTGTGCTCAATGGTAAATTTTCCGCCATCAACTTTTAAATCAACGTCTTCTGAAGAACCTATGATTAACCCTGCATCTGATTGTAGTGTTAAACTACCAACAATAACCTGATCTTCGTCGTTATAGACAATTTGTTCTGCTGATTTTAAATCACCTACTGCTGTTAAAATATTTTCAGCACGAGTCACAATAGCATCAAATTTCATGTCTGTTAACGAACCAGCATTAAATCCAACTTGAATATCTTTGATTCCTTCTGCATATCCAACAATTGGCTGTGCAGGTGTAAATGCATCTTTACTAAACAACCCTAGTAAAGTGCTGGCCACATATAATTTTGCAACTGTATGGCCTCTATTAAAGTTGTCCAGTACTGTTTCTACTACAAATCCTGTAGTACCTTGAATATTGTTGTATATAGGACCAGCAAGTGTTAAGTCAGTGCCATCATAAAACCATAACTGATTAGTTTCATTGTTGATCCACAAATCTCCTGCAACTAAATTAGTTGGTTCTCTGTTACTAACAATAGGACCACCGGCTGCTCTAAAGTCGCTGCCGTCATATACATTTAATCTTCCACTACCAGTATCGTACCACAACTGCCCTTTTAATGCCGATTCTGGTGCGCTAGAACTAGCAAAGTTTTCTAGCAACTTTACCAAGTTCTCATTGTATGCTTCTCCAAATGCTGTAACGTTTTTACCAATTAACGTTAGTGATGTTGTGCTGGTATCAAACGTACCGTCTGGGATATCTGTTAATTGATTGCCGTCAGTTTTGTTAATTCTATATGTCATAGTACGTTTCGTCCAGTATTAATAATGTAGTTCAATGTTAAGTATGGATTCATAACATTGAATTGTGATTGTATAGATTCGCCGCCAGCAGTTTTTGGATATCCTAAAATGCCACCAGAGTCTGACATGTATTGTCCTCGGGCTGTAGTAGTAGAACCTTCTCCGCTAATAGCATTAGTATCAGTTGGATCTCCTGGAACGTTTCTAAACGCATAGTATTTGTTTTCATCGTCGCCGATTAAATCGTGTACGTGATCTGGTATTTCAGAAGTGTCAATTAACTTCTTCTCAACGCCGCCGCCTTGGCCAACAATATCAGCAGTTGCATCTGTTACTCTATTTGCGGCGCCGCCGCCTGTGCTAATTTGCTGTGTTGGATCTAATTTGCTTGGAACTGTAATACCATTATTCATACTATCCATAGCAAGAGCCATTCTGCCTCGCATATCTGGAAGTTTGAAAGTACCAAGTCCTAATAATGTAGTAATGTCGCCGAACTGATATCCTATGATATCAAACAATTCTGGGTAGCTCGATATTAATACTTCTGAACCGTCGCAGAATAGCCATCCTGTAGGTGCAACTAAACCAGCAAATGGTAGCACTACTCCGCAAGGTGTTACAGGTATTGCTGTCCACAGACTTTGTTTTGTAATCTTTTTAAGACCTTCTGCTCCACGCTGTACAACAAATTCATCACCTTCTTGAATACTTGTAACTTCTGGTTTATCTGCAATAAAGGTTTCGCTTAATTGTGTGTAAAAACGTTTTCTATTTCCTGATAACCCAAATCTTGAAACAGCACCTGCCGATGTTTGTGGGCCAGTTTGTGTACTAGCATACTTAACATAGTCTAGTCCACCGTCTGTAACTGTGTAAGTTCCGCGATATCCTGTTGGAGCAACACCAGATACTACAATAGTAGATCCTGTTGGATACGGAGCAACTGTCTGTGCCACAAATGTCAATGTTGCTTCTGTGCCTGTACCTGATGCTGTTAGAGTATTAAGTGTCGGAGTACCTGTTTGTCCATCAAATTCAACTTCGTTAGATGTAATGTCACCGTCTAAGTCAAAGATTGTTGGAGATGCTAGTTTAGTAGACGATCCGCTGGCATTACCAGTTAACGAACCAAACACGTTTCCATAAAATTCACCGTCAAAGCGTGAACTCCAAATTCTTTGAAACTTTTTATCTACAGTACCAATATCTGCACCTAAGTTTACGTCTGGTAAAATAACACCAGATACTGTTACTGTATTTGTATTGTCTGTACCAAACGATACATCACCTGCAATATCTAATGCGCCTGTTACTGTAAGTCCGCCGCCAAATGTAGCACTACCGTCTGCGGTAATGTTACCGGATGCGTTAAAGTCTCCGCCTACATCTAAGTCAGTCTGTGGGTTAATATTATTAATACCAACACGCTCTGAACTGTCAACACGAACAACTGTACGGATAGCACCGTTGTTGTTCATACGAATATCTAAGTTACTACCAGATGTTTTGTGAAAAATTACACCTGCGGCACCGTCAATACCTAAATTTAACTGAGTATCTTCACCGATTGCAATACCGCCTGCATTTCTAACGTTGATTGGAAATGTTGTATTACTAGTTGCATCGCCTCTTAGGAAGTTTGATGCAGAAACTGTAGTGGTACCTACTAACAGCGCCGCTGCCTTTTCAGCAGTACCCCAATATGTATTGTAGTTAGAGTTTAAATTAACACCTGCTTTGATTGTTTGAAAGCCTGTGATTAAAGTTTTTGGTGTAAACGCTGTTTTACTAATAATACAAACACGCTCACCATTAATATAGTTAGAAACCACTGGCTGAGCGTTGCTTAATGTGTCTTCGATAAACTCTGGTTCAGCACCAGTACGAGCACCTTCACTAAATCTTGGACCAACTAAGATCCAACCTGAACCTGTGTATAGGTATAATTGTTGTGTATCGGTGTTTACCCATAGGTCTCCTGGTAAACTAGTTGCCAATTCTGGCTCAACGTTGCCTTTCTTTAAACCGCCAGCACTAGACCAACTAGTACCGTCCCACACTTTTAGTTGGTTAACACCAGCAGTATTATCGTACCATAATTGTCCTTCTATTGGATTTGTTGGTGCGCTGTCGTTAGCAAAATTTTCTAATAAGTGTAAAAAGTTTTCTGCAATAATTGTGCCATAACCAGTAACATTACGACCTGGAAATTGTAACGATGTTGAATCATTAATGGTATTATCTTCTACCGTTAATGCTGGTTTGTCTAAATTTGTTGAATCTGTATATCTAACTTGGTATGACATAATTAAGCCTCATTAAAACCGGTTAAGCTCTGTACTCTAACTGTGTAGTCTATTTGAATTAAACGGTTTAAACTCTTTTGTACAGGGTGGAAGATAACGTGTGTTAGTAAACGACCTGTTCCAGCAGGATCGTAACCTCTTAAACCTAGTTCATCAAACACATATTCGCCGTCTGTGTACGTGGCGTTGTCAAATGCGTCTTGATTGCTAGGCTCGCCGTAGTCTAATAAACAAGTGATTAAGATGTCTGTGTAGTTTGTACCAGTAACATGACGTGTTTCTATCTTATTTCTAGTTGGATCTAAATTATTTGTGCTTCTATCATCAACTACTTTAGTGTATGTTTCGTTGTATAAACTGGCATTAGACCCTGTGCTGTTAGGAGTAAGGTATGTAATAACTCCTGTTGGGTCCACCGAAGTGCCGCCATTGCCAAACACCATCTCATATATAAACCCTTTGCCTGCGTTTGCAAGACTTTCTGCCAGGGCTATACTCATATTTTCGTAGTGAATAGCGTTTTTCTTATCAATAAAGACTTCCTTAGTAGTTGGATCAAATATTTTTATATGTCCTTGTACTCGGATTCCTGAATTTTCGTTTGGTTTTGTTGTCATGTTAAAATCACCTGTATTCTATATTTATCGAGGCAAATTCGCAGTCTTTGCACGAACGAATTTTGCTTGGTCAGTTTGTGCATCAACAAGGCTCTGACCTTGTGCTACCCACGCTTGACCCACTTTCTTCTGTACAATAACTTTTGCGCCATTTGTTGGAGGCTCTGTTAAACGTACATAAGCACCCACATTCTTGTTTACTGCAAATTCTGCTTGTAATTGTTTGTCACCACTTGGGCTATCTGGGCCTAAACTTTCGTCCCATACTGATGTTGGATTTTTACGCAAGCGGCGGCCTGCTACAAACACTTCAATATCCAAACCTTCCCAGTATTCTAAAGGAATACTTGTATAGTCTAATACTGTACCTGTGCCTGAACCCACTGCTGTTGCTATAAATTCTGTACCAATTGTGTTAGAACTTGCGCCGATACTCATGTAATCTGTTGTACCAATGGTTTTAATCTTATAACCTCTTCCTACTTGAATATTTGCCACACTAATTTCGGCAGTTTCCTTATACCACTCACCAGTTTCTGCTGGGTTTCTTGTGGTAATAGTATTAACTATTGGGCTAAACGGTAACAAGATTTGTACATATTTTATAGCCGCTGGTGCTACGTAACTAGTTTGTGCCACTGTAACTGGTCCAACACTAAACGACGGATTTACTATTACTAAATCGTACGCACCAACTACTTCTGCTTGACTGATAAATGTCAATTCAGTACTACTTACATAAGTAGTGTTGCACTTAGCTCTCATATGAGAACCGGTCATTTCGCCAGTACTTACTGATAATGACACCGGACTGCCGTTTACTGTTTCGCTAACTGTAATATAATATTCTTCTGTAACTACATCCTGTCCATAAGTTAAAATATAATAAGAAATAGAAGAATCAATACCGCCAAAAACTGCGCCGCTGAATACAACTTCCTTGCCTACAAATAATCTATCGATGTTGCTAACAATTATTTCATTGGCAGAATTAACTTCTGTGGCTACAAATGTTGTTTTTAGTGTAGGGTCACCGATAACAACTTCAACGTTTTCCTTGAATCCAGTTCCTTTTACAGTCACAACTTGTCCGCCTAATGGGAACGCTGTAGTATTGTTAAAATTATACTTGACTGAAGTAACATTGATACCAAAACTGTTTTCATATATTTCAGATGCCTGTGAGTATCCGCCAGCAACTAAAACAACAGTTTCTGTTTCATCTTTATAAGGAACAGTTTGGTTTGTACTTGCATCAAGTACTGCTGTTCCTACTGGATGCACTTCAGGAACTCCAGTTCCTAGTGTACCTCTGCGTAGATATTTTAATGTATTTCCATCTTTTTCAAGATATTCTATACGCTCTTTATCAATTAGAACAATACCTGCTTGATTCTGACTACGCAATGGTTCAACTAAGCCGCTGGCATCTTCTAACACAATAGTTGTATCATAATAATTTAATGGCTGTGCTAATACTGCCGATGCTTCAGAATCTAATCTCTTATAGATTGTTCTGTTTAACATATCTTTGAATATTCTATAACCAAAAGGTCTACCAGTAGTTACATCGCTACTGAATACAATAAGGTCTATTACATCTGTAGATGTTAACACTCTGTTTCTATCAATTTGAATATAAGTTAAATTATCTTCTAAGATATAATCGATTTCAGGAGTTAACAATTCTCCGTTCAATGCTAACCAAATATACTGTGCGCCCAACGCAGGGTTTCTAAGTTGGATGCGTCCTGCTAATAATTGATTTAATCTATAGTAGTCGGTAGTTCCTACAGTCACAATACTTGCAGATGTAATATAATCACTATTACGTTCGATATCTAAAATATCGTGATTAGTAAATGTAGTAACTGCAAATTTATCGTTAACCGAGTAACTATCTACTAAGCGCAATTGAGCACCTGTTGAGTCTTCGTCAATGTAGTATTCTGCATTTTCTAAAATTACCAATGCAATTTTATCGCCAACTTTAGCAACTCCACGCTTAATTGTTAACTGATTGCTAGATGACTTCCAAGTAAATTGTCTTGAAATTGCTAGTTCGGTGCCGTTTAAGAAAACTCTAACCTTGTTTGCATCAATGGTATTAATAGCATAGTCAACTGTGCTTACTGTGTAAGTACGAACTGTTCCTACGACATCAAAATAAACAGTATCTGCCGGACGTAAAATTCTTCCAGCATATTCAACTAATACGTTATTATCAAACGGACGTAAGTTGGCCGGTGTATTTGTTAAACTATACACCTGACTTGTGCCGTCATAAACAACAGTTTCTGTTGAAACACGACTTACTGTGTTTAATGCTGTACCAATAATCGTGTAGTCGATAATTGCCGTATTGACTGGTGCTGTAGCAAATCTAATTCCAATGTTTCCAACTTCGCTGTAAGTATTATCTGTTACAAATGTTGTTACTGTGGCTGGTACACCGTTAACAGTAACTAGTGCAGAATAATCTCCATCCCAACGTGCTACTGTTACAAAATCTACAGAAACACCATCGCCAGTAAATGAATCGGAATCAAGAATGCTTGTACCGTTTTTGCTCATAGAAGTAATCACAACTTCACTGCCCACAGGCAAGTTAGTTGGGAACACAACTTTTTGCATAGCGTAATTTAGTGTATAATCTACATCTTGCTTTTTAATTAATCCGTTTAATTTAACAACTGCCGCTTGAGTGCTGTTTGGACGCTGTCCAATTAAGAACTCGTTTTCTGGCTCTGTTGTTATATAATGTCTTGTGACAATAATAGGTGTACCGTCTTCTACAGTATGGTAGACTGTAATTGCTACAGAGTCTACAACCTGTCCCGTAACTACTTCTTCCGGTGCATGGCTGTTAGTTGGTGTTACAAAATTGTCGCCGTCAAGATTGATGTCTTCTGCACGAATGCCTCGGGCAGTAGTATATGTAAAATCTCCGCCGCTGATTTCAGAGTCTAAATATTGCTGGTTTGGTCTAAAACTACCATCGCTGGTACTCTTACGGAAGATAATAGTATCTCCGCTGTTTACATCTACGTATGCAGGAATGACTATAGGAGTATCAGTGCTTCCGTCTCCTACAAATGTCTGCATCTGTGCATCTGGATTTGTAATTTCATCGGTTGCATTTAATGTTGCTAACTTTGCGGCAACATCAAGAGTTTTGTTAGCCACTTGTACTTGTTTGGCTGTTAGTAATGCTTCTGCATCGTCTAGTTCGCCTTGGGCAATGGTCAAGTCTGAAATTAACTGTGTTTCCTGTGCTTGATTTTCTGCCAATGTAGTTTGTAAAGCAAAGTATAAAGGATCGCTTGGGGAGGTAATTTCTAACTGTGCTTGTAAGTCAGCAATAACTGCCTGTGTATCAATAAGCTCTTGTGTTAGAGAATTAACTGTTATTTCTTTAGCGTCTTTATCTGCTTGTAGAGCAATCTCTTCAGCAGTATAAACTTCTAATAATGCGGCTGCGGTATTATATGCAGTTTCGGCACTGGTGTAAACGTCATAATTAATGTCATCAATTCTTACACCATTAATATAAACGTTAATCTGTTCTCCATCTGCAGGAATATATGGCAGATTATAAGAACGTGTTGTACCATCTGATACAACTAAAAAGTCTGTATAATCTTCATCGAAGTCGTCCCAGCCAGCAGTAAACCATGGAAGTCCGTCCCAACCAGAACTTATTTCAAATCCTAGCCCTGTAATTTCAACGCCGCCGTAGTCAACTCCAGACATTAACTGTCCTAGGTCTTTACCAATCTGTCCTGTTATTGGACTATAGTAATATTGAATTCTATCTGCGGCTGTAAGAAGTCTTATATCTTTAGTATAAGTTACAGTAATATTAGAACTGCCAACTTCTGCCGCAGTAGATAACTCTAATATACCAATATAACGTGTATATCCTAACGAAGTATCTTTCTTATTATAAACTGTAAAATCACTAGACAATAATTCTTCGTTAGATACTGTTACCGCAGTCTTGTTTGTTCTAATATCAATAGGCCAGTTTAACTGGAACAATGTTCTAGATCCTGTACCATCGAATGTCTGCGACATTGTAATAGAACTTACTTGATACTCCGGAATAATTCTGTCAAATTTAACACCAATGGTGTTTGTTCTTGTAACGCCTTCTCCAAGAATTGCTGTAGCCTTGGCTGTTACTCCGCTTGCGCCAACTGATCCGCTAATAACTATAGTAGGTGTAGTTAGGTAACCTTCTCCTTTAGTTTCTACTGCAATCTTTGTTACTGATCCTTGTGAAATATACGCTTTAGCAGTGGCTTTAGTTTTGCACACACCAACTACTTCAACAGCAGGTGCGGCTTGGTATCCTGAGCCACCGTCAACAACAACAATTTCTGTAACACGATATCCAGCATGATCTAACCAATCACTGTATGGTGCATTTAATATTGCAGATGAGTTATATGTAATTACAGAATTATTGACTTTTACATCAAACGGAAGAATTTTTCCTTCTTCAGTATCATAACGTGCTGGAAGGTCAAAGTCTGTAGTTCCTGTATATGTATTATCAGTTGCTGTGTAATTGCTGATAAATTCTCTAACTTTAGTTCTGTAAGGTTTTACTTCATTAATGTATTCTTCGTAACTAGCAAGATTGTCATTTTTATAATTAACTTTTTGTTTTAATTCGCCAAGGTTGTGTTGACTCTTAACGAACGAAGTCTTAAATGCCCAATCAACAAATGTTTGTTCTGAGAATACGTAACGCAGACTTGCAAAGAATAACTTATTATACTCTACTTCTAAATCGTCTATTAATAAATTATTTTTAATGACATCGAGAATAATTCTTAATTCTTCTTTTGGTTCGTCGTCGTATACATCGCCATCATAGGTAAAACTATCAAATCCAATATTACTATTTGTAAACTTGTACAAATTACTATTGAATTGGATTGTTCCGTTTTGACGACCTACTGTTGTGTAATTTAAAGAAATGTTATCTGTAACTAGTGTATTAATTCTTTCTAAAAGAATCCAACCACCAGATTTTTCATTTTTAATTTTTACTAAATCGCCTACAGCAATATCTATGAAACTCATTTCATATGAGAAGTCAACTAAATGGTCAACTTTAGTAAATGCGCTGTAGCCATCGGCATACCAGTCGGCATAATCCCAATGCTTGGTTACATCATAAATTTGAGTTTTTGATCTGAACCAGTCGCCTTTGACACTATCCCAAATGTATAAACTCCATTTATTAGCCGCTGTTTCATCATTGTTGACTAAAATTGTAAATGGTCTAATATACAATGTAGTAGAATCTAAATAATCTCGGCCAAAGTTATCAACTGTTACACCAGTAACTTCGCCAATAGTGTTAATCTTTGCTGTTAATTTTACGCCAGTGCCTGCACCATTAACTATAATTTCTGGAGCAATTTTATATCCACGGCCTGGATTTGTAACTACAACACGTACAATCTTTCCTGCTTCTACTACCGGAACAGCAGTGGCTTGAATAAATCCTGTAGAGCCAACAAAACGTATTTGACTTTGACTGTCGATTGCAATATCGTACTTTCCTGATAATTCAGTCGGAGGTTCTTCTTTAGAGTTTAATGCTGTAAAATCAAAGTCGTCAATAATTGCACGTTGTATTAATACAGAGTTAACACGCTCTATAAATTGTTTTAGAGCTTCAAGTCTGTTAACAAACATACCTTGACGAGGTTTGTTTAGAATACCGTATTTCAATTTAGCAGGCAATCTAGGATCTGGCACTTCTGCGCCGTTGATATCGTAACCGATTAAACTGTCAAACCATTTCTGTTCAACATACTTGTTAAGTTTTTTATTAGTGTTTCCTTCTGCTAATAACTGATAATGTGCATGAATATTGTTTTCAGTATTATTCACTGTCCAGTAACGAACATTTAGTGCAACATCTTTGCCTGTGATTAATCCTTTGCAGTTCACTAATGCAAATTGATTTTTACCTAATAAAGTAGCATACTGAATGCCCTGACCTTTAGGATTGGATATTAAATTTGCAACATCGCTGGCAGACGTTTTTCTAAAGGTAACGTCAGGTACTGTAGTTTTATTTTTAACCCAGAAATAATAAGTGTTGGTAAATGTTTTGCTTATAGTATCATATTTTTGTTTAATACTGTATGCAAGGTCGCCGTACTTAGATGTTCCGCTAATACCTAATGCTAGTCCAGTTTCAGTATCTGCTAACGAATCCCATTCGCTCGGTGTGTATTCAGATTCTACCCATTCGTAGATATCCACAGTGGAATCATTGTAGACATTATTCCAAGTGTTGGCTTTATATACAATAGATCCTTGTAGGGGATTAGCAAATTTAATAGTGCTGAGATCCCACCATAATTTACCAACATGAGGTGTTGTCCATCCCATTAGTAAATCTACTACTACAGATTCTACACCAACTGTATATATTGCTGGATCGTAGTATGTTTTGAATGTTAATTCTTGTTCAGCGATTCCTAAAATCTTTCCTGTAATTGGATCGATAAAATCTAAGTTGGCAACTACGCTGTTTGTTCTTGTATTATATAAGAACAATGATTTAATCTTAGATAAGTTAACACTAGGTTCCGGTTCGCGGAACTTAGTCCAAGATTTAGTGCTTCCAGAAAACTCATGGAATGATCCGTTAATCGATGTTTGATCGTTAATATAAATTTTTCTTGCTACAACAAACGCATCGCCGTAGTTAATTCCAGAAACTGCTGTTGGTTCTAATTCGTCGCCGATTAAGAACTTGGCGTCGTATTTTTCATAAACACGAACACTGCCAGTAAATTCTTGTTCTTCGATAAATGTAGTTACATTTAAATCAAATGTTGTTTCGCCGGAGTCAATTATTGTTTCAATTGTTTGACTACCACCGTAACTATAAATTACTAATCTATCATTGTCTAGATTAAATCTTACTCTATATCCAAATTTTTCACTGTCTTGGTTTAGCGGACTTGTAATAAAATCATCAGCAACGTATGTTGAAGCATTTAATTTGAATAGTGCAACTGCTCCTTGATTAGATGCTACGCCTGAATACCCTGGTACACCAACAGCAACAAAAGTTGAATCTTTTGTAATTGCTACAGATGTGCCAAAATTACTACCTGTTTCTAAAACTTCTAGTGATGTAAAATCGCTAACATTGATTTCTTGTACTGTTGTAAAGGCTGTTCCTGCTAAACGAACAACTAAAACAGATTCGTCATTTTTAGATATTGCTACAATATTGCTCGAACTAATATCTATGTCAGTTATACTAATACCTGTTGGTAGAGTTAGTGTTGCTAGGAAAGTGTTTGTTGTTAAGTTATACGCAGACACGGCTGCTGGAACTGAAGATCCATTGCCTTTAGAAACAATGTATAATACATTTCCATTTACCTGTATCTTCTGTCCAAAATATTGGAACTGTGTTGGTGTAGCACTTTGAATTACTCTTGTAAATTCGTAACTGCCGTAGATATTTTTTGTGTACTGTGCCACATAACCAATATCCACTTCTGTAATGATTGGAGGATCTGTTGGTAGAGCACCTGGTTCAGATGTAATACCGTAACGCGGTGCGCCTACAAATAAGTAAGATCCGTCGGCATTAAAGCATAAACTATCACCGAAACTTCCGTTAGTGTCGGTAAATGTTTCTGTCGATAATGGGAAAATAGAATCCTGGAACGCCCATCCAAATGTCGATGTAGGTCTGCTGTAGAACAAAACTGCATTTGTTGATGTTGCTGCCAATACTGTTTCTGTGTTATCAACCGCAATAACTTTTCCAAAATAATTTTCTTCACTAGTGATTTTTGTGCTAGTGTATGTTTTAGCAAACTTCCAGACACTCCAAGCATTGTTGACTCCGTCTGTCCATACTATTTCATTATTTTTCTTAGCAGAAACAGGCAAGGAATTTAAATCGTTAATTGACGATAGTCGTTGTGGAGTAAATTTAAACAAATTAATGTTTAAAAATAAATTAATTTCTGCAATTGCCGCAGTATCTAAATTAGCAGGCATGGTTATTTCAAACCAGTTTAAGCCTGTATCTAATACTTGTTTAATGCCTTCTAACGAAGCATTAGTATTATTAATTCCAATATAAGATCCAACTTCTATATCTACAGGTAGTTTAGTATTAAGAGTAATTCTTAAGTTAGTACCTTCTGATACACTCTTAACAGACTTAGCGAAATTAGTAAATCTATAAACATTCCAAGAACTGTTATCAAATCCTAACCAGAAATATGTACCTTCTACAAGATTTTTAATATTGTAGTTGGCGAATTCATCTTTAGAAGAAATAATGTAGTCAACGTCTTCATAGTTAACATAGCCCGCAGTTCTAATATATTCTTTCTGAGATGCTAGTACTGGGAACGGCTCGTGTGTATAGTCGTCAGGTTTTAAGTAAACTTGATCCTGAGTAATTCTATAAACAAAATCGTTCACTCCAAACGGAACTGCATTTACTAATTCAATTGGCTGTGGGTTAATTAAGAATTTTTCTTCATTAAGAATATATTCTACTTCCTCGTAGCCACCGCTGGCACCGTATTGTCCTAAGCGAATTGCCCACTCTTCAAAGAATTCTAAACTATCTGTGTTTGCATAGTTTAGTGCGTCAAACAATTTAGATAAACTGTTTTGTGTACCCTTTTCTTGAATCATACCTTGATAGAACTTGTACTGACTTACATCATCATTAATAATATTCTCAAGGTATTGGCGCTTTTGATAGCCGATTAAATGTTGAGCAAACTTTTGTTGGTCAACATCAAAACTATCTGTATCTAAATCATAAAAATCTTCAAACTGTGTAGCACGATAATCCCAGTTAGGAATTAATTTACTTTGTGGTCTTCCATCTAGTCTGTACCAATTATTGTCGTCAAACAATTCTGTACCTGGAACATTTGTTCTGGCACTATAATAAAATTCTTTGTATTTTACAGTTTCACCTAAGGCATAGTCTTTCCATGCTGTCCATTCTGAAACAACTGCACGGTCGTAGACAAACCCTGGAATACTAAAGTCGCCTGTCCAGTCGCTAATTTTATATCCAACTACTTTAATACGTTCTTGTCTATAGCCCTGTACTTGATCGTAGATAATGTCATTAAAAATTGTAGTGTCATCTAAAATTAAAACGTGTTCTTTTTGTACAAGATTCAATGTAGCATGATATAAACCGTCTGCTGTATTTTTTGGTCGCAGACTAAAACTATTATTTTCACGAATGCTATTAGTAAAACTTGGTTCTAATTCTACGCCGTCTTGTTTGAATAGGCTATATTCATAGAAAGGATCGTAAATGCTGTCAACTACAGCATAATCTTGTCTGTAAATCAATTCTTCTGCGGCAGGACTTACAGTAATAATCGAACCTTCGGCCCAGTTTTGTGTAGTCCAAAACGCAAACTCTTTGGCACTGGTTTGCCAGTCTGTGACTGTTTTTAAATTAGGATTAAAATATTCAAATGTGAAACCTGCATCTGTTAGATATTTTCCGTAACCTAATAAGAAATCAACGACTTCTTGTACTGTTCTTAATTCTGCGCCGTAGTGTAATGTGCTTACAGATTTTTCAAAATTTCTTCTTATTACAATCTGACGTCCGCCAACAATTGGTAGATATGGCAGTTTAACAAAATACTTTGATTCAAATGCCGTAGTACTTGTATGCGCTACAGTAACTCTAAAATAGTTTTGATCTGTCTTAACAATTTGACCTTTGCTGTAGAATTTATTTGAATTCCAGTCAATATAAGTTTCAGAGATTCCGCCCACATTGATTATCGGGTCCGATACTGTATCCAGAGCTTTTTTATACTTAAATTCTGGTATAGATTTATCGTAACCTTTAATAACAAAGCCGCTGGTTGTTTTTTCAATAATTACACCGCTATAGTTAATAGTAGTAACTGGTGTGCTAGAGTTTAAAATAATGTTATAGTTTTCCTGAGGAATGAATACATTGCCTTCATTCAAAGGACTACGACTATCTAAAATTAATTTAAATTTTTCTTTAGTAGTAAAGCCGGCTAATTTGCTGGAAATTTTTACTTGTAAAGAAGTTAAGTCTGATTTAAAATTGTCAAGTATTGCAAACGATTTGCTAATACCATAGTCTGACAAATAGTTTACTAGTCCGCTGGTAAACACTCTTGTGCTGTCTTTAACAGTACTTGGGAATACCATATTTGTGGTATTAAATCTCAAGTTACCTGTAGGAAGTTTATAAACAATTTGTCCTGTTTGATCTCTGTACTGGCGAATTCTATCAAATCCTAAAGCAAACATTTTTGCAGGACGTAATAGAGTAAGTGCAGTAATTAAAGAAAATGCGTAATGACTGCTACGTCTCCACGCTGTTTCAATAGGTGTTTGATCGCCAAAAGTGAATTCTTTTTCTGTAAAGACTGAAACAAAATCTGAAACTAGTCCAACAGTTAGTGGGTCAATTAATTCTCCTGACGCATTAACAGGTACATATTTTAACAATTCAGGTCTAGCATATAAACTGTTTCGTGTTGGTAACTGACCCGGAGCTCTTACAAGGCCTTCTGCTAGGTCATTCCATAGTAATAAATTATCTTTAGTATAAGGTGCTGGACCGTAGGTAGTCTCCCACCATTTTGGTTTAATACTGAATCCTAACATCTCCCATGGATGTGTGTGCGGACGATCTGTATCGTAGAAATATTTGTATATTCCTCTCCAGAAACCTGGCAACGGATTTCCTTGCGGGTCAGCAAATGACTTATAGTTATAAGTAAACGGCTCGTTTCTATCAAAGAAACTGTGTTTAGTATAATCGTCGTTGATTAAACTAGTCCAGTTTAAGAACTCTTGTCTTAGTGTAGAATTCAATTCGTCAACAGTAATATCGGCATTTCTAAAATATCCAGTCATTAATGTATCAAGATTAAACAATTCTGGATTGTAACGAATTTTAATATTATTATAGATACGTGTTTCTAATTCTAGTAATAACTCGTCTCTAAATTCATTTGGCTCATCTGGTTTTGAAAATGCAACAGTAATACTACCGTCGTGACCTTGTATAACTTTTGTAGGAGTAACATAAGTGTTATCGACAAAAATCTTTGGTTCAAACAATGGATACAATCCTAACTTAGTAGGAGTCGGTGGAACACAACAGCCCGCAGTTTGATCGTATTGATAAATTTTTAATATATCGCCAGTTTGTATTGCAGATAATATTCTAACAAAACTTGTATTGACGAAAATGTAATCTCTGCCGTGCAGTAAAAGATCATCGTTGACATATACCATTACTGCTTTAGAACTTGCTTCGTCTAAATTAAAATCGAATGTCAGTGGATAATCAGTGAAGGAATTATCAATAACTTCTTGTTCATAGACAAAATTAACTCCAAACGGAACCATGTCGCTTAGATAAAATGGAGACTCGACTGTTTTATCTTTGGTTACTTCTTTAAGCACCAAATCTAAATGTGTACGAGTTATACCATCGTAACCATATGTAGTTGCAGTTCTAATTAAATTACGTTTGAATTTAGAATATTCGTCTCTGGCATAACGCAAACTCTTAATAATGTTAACGTTTTTATTTGTAAAACTATACATGATTGGTGCTAAAGGTCCAGAATGCTGAACTATCTGTGTACCATATCCTGATATGTTTCCTAGGTCGCGCAGATTACTAATGCCTGGAATGTTACCTTCAAACTTAACAAAATTTTCTGAAATAGTTTTTAAATGATTAGAAATTTGACCTAAGGTCAAATCTTCTAAACTTAAATTTTGCGGGTTGCTTTCAAGATTACTTGGGAATTTATAATATCCGATGTTATCTAATTTAGTAGCAGAAGACATTGTTTCTATAACTACAACATCGTCTACAGTTAAATCTGCGGTAAACTGAATGTAAGCAATACTATTTTGTCTGTAAATTTCATAATCTGTACGTTTCTTATTGTTAACAAAAACCTTAACATCTAAGTCGTCTAACATTCCGCTCTTTGCATAGACGTCAATAGGGAATAAATTTAACAAATCTGCCTGGACATTGATTTGTCGTATAACCGGTTGTTTTGTTTGAAACTCAGATTTGACCCATCCATTAACAAGTCTATAGTCTGAAAGACTATCATTAATTCGAAGATACCCTCGGTCAAGCACTCGTGTGATAAGTTCAACTTCGCCTTGATAGGTAAATGAATCTTTTTGTAAATTGAAGTCAAAAACAATATCTCCAATATTACCAATGTTTCTATAAGAAATATTTTGTGTTAAAATATTATCATATGTGTCGCCTGGCTGGTAACTAAAAACTTTAGATCCGATAAATGAAGAACCAATATAAGTTGTTCTATCTCCAAAACTTGTGGCGTTTACATCAACTACATCAAACAATGGTGCAACATTAACTGCTGTTTTGTCCTGACTCTCTACCCACGCACCACTAGAATAGTGGAACATTTTTCCTTTAAAATTGTCGCCGTCTGTAACTAGTACAGTTTCACCGTCAATAGGAGTAGTATCTGTTTCTTCTAATAGTGTAATTCTCTTAACACCAAGGTGTGTAATAAATCCAATTTTAAAAATACGACCATTTACAATGGCATCAGTATCAGCGGCAAACAGAACACGCATGCCTTCTAGTAATAATACACCGTCAATATTATAACCTATACTACCTTCAACAGTCGAAAACGCATCTTTAGTATACAAGTCAACTAAATCAACGCTACGCTTTGCCTGACGTCCAAAATTCCATAATTGTAAGTCTGGTTTAAATTCAATAATAGGTCGTTTAGCTCTAGCAGTCTGATCTATTTCAACAGGTTGATTATTATATGTTGCACTGGCTTCTATGACTGAACGATGGAACCAGCGGTTATATCTCGACCAGTGATTTCTATCTCTGCTTGCTCTGCTGATAGTGATATAATCTTTTTCCGCAGGATAGTTACTATTAACATCAAAACCTTGTGTATCAAAGTTTTCTGTATCAAATTCGATGTCGCTGTCTAAGGCAAAAGATGATGGAGTTTGTAAATCAAACTCTGCAATTAATCTAATTTTATCACCTACACCTTCAACATACCAGTTGTCTGTAGCATACTTCGCCGGAGTAACATTACCTATAAAATAAACTTTCATACCGTTGGACAACTCTGTTGTACCGTCAATATTATATGTTTTCTTTCCTAGTATTTCTTTTTCGACATCGATAAATGTATTCTCGGCAATATCATAAATTTTAAAGAATCCAGATGTATTAATATTGTTAGCACTAACGTAATATAATAAATCTGGTGCATCGTCTGGAACTGTAAAAGTAATAGTTCCCACTTCTACATAAGGAGTATCGCTGATAACCCCATCAGTGTAGATATAAGAATCGGCCATATCTCTGATTGTCTTAAATGCGATTGCATTACCTGGACAATTAATATCAAACTTATAAGTTTGACCTCTATACAATTTTAGACTTGGGTTGCGAGTTAATCCGTCTGGACTGAAAACATAGGCAATATTGTCAACATCGCTGACAGTAGTCACAGTATATGTGCTAATAATACTACGAGATTGTCCTTTAACTGCAATAGACTGCGGACCTTTTGGTAGCCAGTAATATTCTCTATAGTTAACAAATTTGTCCCAATCTATATTAGGATTCCAACTATAAAACTCTTGACTGTTAATCTTGCTATGGTCTACCGCAGAAGAATTAAAATATACAAGTTGGTTGATATAGTCGTTATAATCACTGAAGAATGTTACATTCTCTAAACTATCTTTGACAATAATTGCTGGCTCAAGTTGGTAGGCAGAACGTTCTACAGATATTTCATCAACATAGTTGTCCGAAGGCACATAGGCTTTGCTATTTTTTCTACCAATATACGCATTAATTTTATCAACATTGCCAACAGAAATTAACTGATCTAATGTTCCGTTTAAAAATTTCTGATTGGTACTAGTTCTAAAATATCTAGGTAAAAAATTAACCGCGCTTCTAGTTGTATCTGTACCGATTGGCAGACTTGGTTCTTTTTGATCTTTAGTAAATGCCATTTACTGTCCTTTAGTTACTTACTATGCCGTTTGCTGAAGTGGTGCTAGATGTTAGCACAACTCCTGTTGTGTTTAATCTTGCCGCTGTAATTTCTGAAATAATTTCAACATTATCTACAGACACAGAACTGGCAAATATTTCATCCGGATTTGCTTTAATTTCATAAAGACTGCCAAATGACAAGTTTTGATTTTTAGGAACTAAAACAATATTTGCAATTCTTGGACTCATTCTGTTCATGATATAGGTTGCTAATTCTCCAAAGTAGAATGTATCTCCAAAGTCCCAGTTATCTATAGAAAAGAATTCCTTAATTGCGCTAACAACTCCAGTCTTAATATCATTGTCGCTGACTACTAATGAACTATTTTTAACAACTTTAAATGTTGCCTGTAGACTAATATCTGCTTTAGATCCAAATAAATTTTTATATTTTACAGGATGATAGATTACTTCGTCGCTAATTGCTTTAATTTTTCCTAACTCTGCACCAAAATTAATGAATAGTGCATCACTGCTTGGAGGCAGTGGCTTGGTTGTTATGTCACCGTTTAGCCACAAGCGATATTGCGTGTCATAGTTTTTTGTTAACATGAATACATCAATAATATTTGTTGCTGCCGGATCTATTCTTGCACTTTCATCTGCGGCGTGTACGTATTGGAATTTTAACATGTCTCTGCCCACAAATGCTCTGTACTCTGTAGTGATTACAAAACTTACACTTTCTTTATAGAAAACTTTAACAACGTTTTCATCCATAATATAGATTAATTGTTGGTTGTCTAACAGATTGCTGTCTACTACACCCTGTGTCGTAAAAATTTTAATTAGATTATTTTCATTCTTAATATAATAGTAATCTGTTATACCATCGATACTAACTCTGCTCTTTTGAAAAATAAATTTTTGTTCTGGGTTAACATCTGGTGCAACAATAACATCAAAAATTTCTGGGTTGTCAACTACACCGTCTTCGTCCTGATCGTAAAAACTAATTGAAATCTTTTTACTATCGATGTAGCCGTCAGATCCTTTATATTCGTCAACAATTTCCCAATTAACATCTTGATTAATCGGTGTTGTGGCATCTGGTTCTGGGTTGATTCCTAATACAGAAATTTTGTCTCTAACAATTTTTCCTGTACTAGTGTCGTATACTTTGTCTGAACTATCAAAGAAAAATCTAATTTCTTTTTCGCTTTCAAAAACGTAGCGAGTGCCGCGACTTGTAACAGTATAAGTTTCACCGTTAGTTTCAAATAAAATAATCCAACTGGCGTCTAATTGTTGGTTACTTACATCTCCTGCTTTACCTAAACTAAAATCGTTTTTCTTATCGACGTTGGTGTCTGTAACAATTTTCCATGTAGTAAGATTAGCATCGTAACGTAAACCAAATTCTTTATTAGCAAATATTAAATCAACCATTCTGGTAATTACGCTAGATTCTAAACCTGTTACAAATTTAGGTAATATAGAATCTATGTATGATCCGGTAGCAATAACATCGTTAAGGATAACCGGTCCGGTTCCGTCAGTTAATTGTCCTGTATTTGAAGCAGTACCATCAGAAATAACATTAATTACTTTGCTCCAAATGTATGTTTTTGAATTTTCATCTGCCGCTGTTGCATCTATAATATTATTATCTGCATCAAATACTTTTCCTGTCGGTGGAATAAATTTTGCAAGGGCACCTGGAATTAAGTATCTCAAATTAGAACTGGTAAAAGATCCTAACTTCTTTGTGGCTGCATTTTCAATGTCGCCTACATAACCTGTAGACAAATTAACTGCATTAGTCTTTTGATAAAATGCACTATAATTAGGTGCTAGTGTAACTGTTGGATATCTGTCAAGATAAAAATCAATAGTTTTTCTAAGAGCAAGTATAGGCTCTATTTGATTTAATACTACATTTTCGATATCAGAACGTGTGCTTACGCTAAAGGTAAAAATATCTACTATCGGTTCTTTATAGATAACTCCATCTGTACCAAACAAATTAGTCGTGCTGTATTTTCCTGTAGAATCTTTTAGGTCAAAATAACGGCTAATACCACTGCTAACTCTGTTAACAGATTTAATTTTAACAACTTCTTGATTAACACTTAGTGGAAGAATATTATAATCTTCACCGGTGATCATTCGACTCTGTGTATAATAAGTTGCAGGAGCATTGTTTTTAATTTCGTCAGATGTTTCTGCAATAGTCGCATTAGTAACTGTATATTTTAATCCTAATGCAACGGTTACAACTTCCTTCTTTCCTGAGCGACTGATGTAAGGAATATCAATGGTAACGTTTTTAATATCTGCTGGATTAATAGAATAAGACTGTCCATTACTTGTTCTGTAATAAACTTTAAAATTACCTTGTGGTAAATTTCCAAAAGTTCCATCAGAAAAGATTAATCTAATACGATCCAATGAACGTGTAAGCACAGAGTAAACATCTCTAATATTCTTAGAAAGACTATTGTAAATGATGTTGTTGCCTTCAACAGAATCAACTTTAGTCCATAGTGTGGATTCAAAACCAATACTGTCAAGTCCGTATAACCACACGTCTGTGTTGTTTACGTTAGGACTGTCAATGTCTAATGTTTCACTAGTGCTTGGTCGTTCAATTGTAAATGTACTTTCTTGTAATGTACCTTGACGGAAATGTACAAAGAAACCTGTGTTACTACTAGGAGGACCGCCGCCATCATCTCTGTATAAGAATGCTAGACTGTTTGTTGGAAACGGAGGTTCTTCATAGATAAAGTTTGCTCCAGAAAATGATGTAGATACTACTTCGAAATCAATATTTCTACCATCAATATTTTTGCTAAATCCGTAGATAGGCACTTCAGTATTTGATGCGTTGAATCGATATTGTTCGCAAGGAACACCACTAATTGTTGCGCTGTCTGTTGGTTTTCCAAATTGGCTGGTTTCTGGCAACGAAGCATTGATTACTTTAATAAACTGCTCGTACCAATTGCTGTTAGCACTGTCATTCCATACAATAGTCTGATTGGATAAATCTCTGCCGTTGCTGTCAATAACAGATTCTGTTGTAGATATAGAAGTGAACTTTAAAAGTCCGTTGGCTGGCTGATTGCGCTTAGGGTTGTAGGATAGTAAACGTGCTAGACGTAGCACACTTTCACGACGTTCTGCTAGTTCAAGGAAGTTATCACGAGCGTTTAAATCAAATCTAAATGCTAGGTTTTGTCCCAAGAAAGCAATAAGGTCAATAAGGGCCAAGTATTCACTTGACTCAATATAATCGTTAAAATCTTCTGGATAATTTTCACGTAGATACGTGATCATAGTACGACGAAGGTTGTCAAAGTCGTACGATTTAAAGTCTGCGTTTTTAAAGCTCTGGTATACTCGTTTCCAGTCTTCTGCCGCTATTAGTTTATTTTGTCTATCTACACTTGCCATAATCAGCCCTCGATATTATATTTATCAAGTCTAAAAAGTGGGTAGATTATTAACTGAGGATGTTATTTTCTTCGTCAAATCTGAAGCGTAGTTGTTCAGAAATATTATAAGGCAAATAAGTTAAGTTACATTCTACTTGAATGCCGCTTTCATATTGGCTTACTATAAGGCTATCTACTTTAACTCTAGGGTCGTAGTTCATTATCTGTGTAACGTTTTCTGCAATAATATCTTTTAATTCTTCTGTTAAAGGATCGAATAAAAGGTCCCAAATAATACAACCAAACTCAGGATTTTCTAATTTTTCACCCTGTCTAATATGTAGATGATTCACAATATCCTGCTTGATTAGACTTAAATCATATAGTGTAAAACTACCTGTTGGGTTGCTAATTGTGCTTAGTCCGCGGTACGCTCGGCCCGTTGGAACGGCATCTGGTATTCCGTTTTGAGGGATTACACTTCTACCTGAGACTGAGTTATAAGTTGCCATAGTTTAATATTTATTTCTTATTTTTTTGATATCTTTTTGAAGGTATCAACGATTTTAGACTGTGTTCCATCTGTTACACTTGCACTAGAACTAGAGTCTGTTTTAGCAGGAGTATGGCCTGCTGGATTTAAATTTTCATGTCCTGACCACGGTTCGTGCTGTGGAATTCGCTTGGGCGCACTAGCCGATCCGCAGGTCGATGCCGCAGGGCCGTTCATATGAATTTGGCTGGCTGTTTCAACATGGTTGCCGCCGGCACTGATATTGCTCTGTCCGCTAACTGTTAATTTGCTGTCTGCACCTACAGACACTAACCAGTCTGCACCCGTTTCCGTGTGCATTTTTTCTCCGGCAATTAAATTTATATTTCTACCGGCTTTCATATTAATATCTCTGTCTGCTGTAATATTTAGGTCGTTTTTAGTATGGATACTAATGCTGTCTTCGGCAAAAATATCTATCTTTCCGTTGCTAGTCAATTCGATCCAAGTAGTACCTCGAGCATTACCTATGTAAATTAAATCTTCACTATTGTGTAAAAGAATCTGATGTCCAGTTCTTGTCCTAATACGAAATAATTCATTGTGAGGTATATCTTTGCTGCCGCCTTTGTCATCTACAGACACATAATTAGAAGCAGTTTCTGAAGCATGTCCTGTTCGTAGATAATTTTCATCGCCGTCATCCATTACTAAAGTTGTGCCGCCTAAACGACTAACAAAGGCTCCTTTAACAGGATTTTCTTTTGTTCCAACTGTACCGCGTGCCTGTCCAGATAATCTATCTACAGGCCCTGGGGTACTAATACCAAATACATTACTTGGGCTTTCTCTGCGAGCAGAGCTAGTTGTTATGCCTCTAATTTCATCTGTTAGTAAACCTTGTGTGCTTAATACTCCTGTAAACGGATGTACAGGTTTTTTAATTTGTGTAGCATCAGGTTGATTTCCTGTATTAAGTTTTTTATTGTATTCTGCTACAGGTTCTTTTGCTGGAGGAATTTTTGTATTCAATTCCGTTGCGGCAATTCCAGGAATCATAAAATTCATGTATTCATCCTGAACACAGCCTAGCCAGAAACCTTTGCTAGTATCGCCTTCAATAAAAATAACAACAACTATTCCTCCTTCAGTTGGCGGCACCATCCACATACCGTAACTTTTTTGTGTGTCGTCATAGGTATTATTTTTTCCCACATGCTCTAAACTAGTAACACCATAAAATGGACTTAGATACTGTACAGGATATGTGCTACCTTCACTGTTTGGTATATTACCAACATCACGCAATAACTGTACATGGAGTGTGCCCATATATTTGTTATCTTCATTTCTAACTACTCTTGCCAAGTGAGGGCCTGGATCAACTCTTCCACCGCTTACTTCATTACTTCTATTATTTTCATTAGACATTATGCGCCGCCTCTTGGTCTTCCTGGAATTGGTATTCCTGTATTAGTGTATTCAACTTGACTTTCTCTCGATCCTTTAGAAACAGAATCGATTGACTTCTTAGCAGTTTCTCCTGGACGTTGTGTTAATGATTTACCTTCGTCTGTGTTAGGCGGTAATACATTTTCACCTTTATATCCAGTATGATAAACTCCAGTATTACCTGTCTTAGGATCTGTCCAAGTAAATCTGCCGCCGCTATTTCCTGCACTCTTTCTTGCAGATGCAAATGCCTGTGCAAACGTTTGTTGTTTTGGAGGTTCAGGTTTGTTTGTTGCTTGTTCTGCTACAGGAACTTCTTGTTTTTTAACATCTTGTTTAGTTTCAGCCGGTGCTTCTTTAACTGGTTCTTGTATTGGTCTGCGTATTGCTTTTAATGTTTGTGTAAATTTTCCGCCTTTAAAGACGTTTGTAACTTCTTGAACATTATACAACCCACTAAATCCTGCATTTTGAACACCAGACATAAAGTCCATGTTTCCGGTGATAGAATTATAATCCGATGGTGTTCTAAAATTAACGATAACATCGACTTCGCCACTTTGATAATTCATTGCGCCACTGGATGTTTCATTAAAGTTTGCAGGAATGTCACTGAAATTTCCCATACCACTATCGGCAATATAGTAAGGGTCTCCTAGTATTTCTATGTCTGCTGTCATTAAATCTGCTTGACTGTTTAGTAATGCTTCGTAAAAGTTTTTAGCAACTAAACTACGATAGTCATCGTTTGGACCGCCACCAGCATTTTTATATCTTCTAAATGTTTCGCCTACAGGAACAACTGGAGCACCTTTTTCAACAGCATTTTTGTTTGCTTCGTCGTTGGTCGGTTGTCCTGCGGAACCTACGCCTTGGCCATTAATTTGCGGGTACACCGCGCCGGATAGTGCGTTTTTATCTGCATAAGCCGTTGTAAACAATCCTGCTTTTAATTGAATATTAAAAGTAAGAATATCTACGTTTTTGCCAGTGTAAATGTAATTGTATTCTTTAACTGCATTCTTTTTTAATTCATCGTAACCCTGTGGCTGTGCGCCTGGAGGTTTAAATCTGTGCTCGTGTACAAGATATTCAACAATTTTAAAAACATAAAGTTTAGGAATCTTTGCCCTGTTATTGTTTCCAGGCTGTGGCTTTAAATTGAATACCTGTGTTTCAATTCTAAACCATTTTTTAAATCCCATTTTGTCTGAAGGCGCCGTTGTGTTTGTTTTACAAAATTCGCTCATCAACAATACTTCTGTAATAGCATTAACTATTGTTGTGCCTTGGCCAAATTTAAAAACTTTATCCTTAGGATCGTAGACGTTGTCTTTTCTAGAGTTAGGCTTGTCTGGGTCTTTTTGTATTTGATCTTTAGGTTTTAATTGACTGTCTCCGCCAGTGTCTAGGTCAAATCCCATTTTTGATTTACCTATATCGTTTAAAGATTCTGAATTCTGCACGAGCATTTTTACAGATCCTGCTGTGCCGCCCACAGAGTTACTACTTTTGTTTAATGTTAATTTTTCTTGAACTTTTTTATCTTTTGATTCCGACGATGGATTAACTGTTGCTGATTGTCCAGCATCATCTTGAATTTCTGTAGATGATATCTGTGCGCCGTCTTTAGGAAAGATTATAACAATTTCGTCTGGAACATATTCTTCTTTGCCTGTTTCACTTCCTTGTTTGGCCATTTCTTTTGTACGCTCATTGGCCCATCTTTGCAGACTATTAGTACCCGACTGTAATATTTCCTGAACTGTTGTGCCGCTGATTTTTATATCTGATTTTAATGTGTTTACTTCGTCTGACAGTGCAGATTCGTTGTAAGGAATGGCTGTGCATTTATATCGACAACCAGAGGCAGAAATATCCATTTCTATCTGTCCCCAAGTAAAAGGAATGTGTCGATTTAAAACGTCGTCTACAGGAATAATATTTCCTGCGCTGTCATAGCCAATAAATTCTATGGTTAACAAAAAAGGCATTTCTGTATAGTTAACCATCATACCTTGATCCGATTGTGCGGCGGCGGCTAATTGTAATGTCTGTAAAAACATTCCTAAACTATAAGGTTCAAATATTTCAAAACTTATATTTGTAGAGTTTGTTCCTTTAGTTCTTTTATCGTAGGTTATTAAACTACCTATTTCAATGTTGTCAATATAAAAGTCGTATTTTCCTGTTGGGTTTGCCGCTGAAGTATATGCAGTCATAACTCTGTTGTCGGGTCTGCCTGCACCGCTACGTAAAATAATCTGTCCTAGTTGATTATTTTTATAACTTGTAGATGATTCTGGAAAATTTATTTGTTCACTAGTTAAAGCACTAATTGTAAAAATGCTGTTATAGGAAGAAAATTTTTCCAGTACATTTCGTTTAATACCGATACTGTCTGTTAAAGGCATATTATAATCCTAACACATCGAATAAACTAGATTTTTTAGGAATGTAAATTTTTACTCCAGATCTAAAATCAAAAATTGGATCTTTTATAGTGTCCATATTACGTTGCATGAACACCCACCATAATTTAGTAGAGCCATACAAGTCATATGCTAATAAATCAGGTCTGTGATTGTACTGCGGTTCAATTGTATAAACCCAATCGTCTGGCTCTGCACTAACTGGGCGCACATTGATAGGTGCAAGAAATCCTGGAAGTTCTTGTGTTTTAAACCACGGGCTTTTATTGTTATACGTTACCATTAAATGAATCCTGATTTATTGTTACCTGAACCAAGTACATAGTCTCCTTTGATAAACTTATCAAGGCTAAAGTTTCTAACTTGTTCTCTACTGTACAATGGCTGTACTGTAACTGTAATTGTACTTTTAACTGGTGCCCACGCGACACCTTGTCCTACGCTGGATCCTGGAATGTTAATTCCAACTAAAGATGCTGCCTTTGATACTACACCTGCACTAGGTGCGCCGGCAGATAGTCCTGTAGAAATATAATCACAATCATTAGGTAATTCTATTGAAAAGTTTGTAACTACCACAGGCACATCTTTGAATACATAATCTCCGTATCCGTTAAGTTTTAATACTGGAGGAGGTGCTCCTGCATTTGTGTCAGAACCGAATGCCATCTTTGTTACTGATTTTAGATAATGTACTGCGGCAATCCAGTATGCGGCTTCCACAGCATCTTCGCAGAAAAACTGTCCTGTAATTGTCATTGCATCAACTTTGCTGTTTTCATAAGACAAGAAAGGATAATTATTGTGTACAGGTGTCATTGGCTGGTAGTTTGCCGTATGTTGCATCTGTATTGAGGGCGTAAAAGGAAACACCATACCATTGGTTTCTATCAACGGACGCATAATAGAACTAGATTTATATGCTGGGTTAGTTGGGAGGCTTAAACGCACTCTCCAATCTCTACTTGCAGATGAACTAAAAATTGCAGATGCTGGATTACTTTTTGCGCCTGTTTCTCCGCCCGGGAGTAAATTAACGCTACGTAATGCCGCGCCAAACCCTTCCGTTTTTAATGTGTTTACCGTATTCCCGATAGTACCCAATGTACCGGCTACAGAGCCAGCAATAGATCTAGCACCGCTAACAAAATTGTTTAAGTCTAATGGCATTTTTGGTTATCCTTGTTAAACATATTTATTGACTTTATTAAGTGCATAGTTTATAATTTATAGTGAGGAGTCATAATTATAATGAAAAAAGTTAACTACCTGAATAACAAAGATTTGTTATCCGAGATACACAAAAGTAAGAACTCTTACTGTAGTTTTGTTAAGCCAGAGTACCATCAATACGACTTAATACTACCAAGTTTAGAAAAAATTAACATTAGAACCATCGCAGAAGCCAAAAGAGTTAAGGCTAAACGACAGCAACAACAAGCATTTGAAGCGGCTAAAGCCGTAAACCCCAAAGTTAAAGTAGCCGAGTTTGAAGTAGATTATAAGAAAATTGAAAAAACTGATTTAGTTTTTAGAATTATGACTTACGATCACATTCCGCTAGAACCTGGGCGTAAACGTACACCAAAAAGTCAGGCGGATCATAGAGAGAAAGTAAATTTTCCAGCGTTCCAGCACTGGAAATTTGACGACAATGACGAACTAATATGTGTAGGTAAAAGCCACTGGAAGGGCGGAATGATTAAGGGCAAGTTCAGTAAAGATCATGGTCAAATTACAGACACACTAGCCCGTATGTATATCAAACTCTGCGAACGATATGCTACCAGAGGTAACGTTAGAGGTTATACTTACAATGACGAAATGAAGGGTCAAGCAATCCTTCAACTTACACAAATAGGATTACAATTTGATGAAAGCAAAAGTGATAACCCTTTCGCATATTTTACCGCGGCAGTCACGAATTCGTTTGTCCGTGTCATTAATATCGAAAAGAAAATGCAAAACATCCGAGACGATATCTTGCAAGAAAATGGTATGAACCCAAGTTACACCCGTATGATTAATCAAGAATACGATAACGCAATGAAACGAGAGAATACACCGGCAGAAGATTGACACGGCTGTTGTATTTTTGCTATAATA